ACCTGTGTCTAGGCGATCTTCTTTTTCGTTTACAGACATAGAGGTCAGTCCGACCTTTTTCTCCATGTCGTCAATTTCTGCTTCGAGGTTCGCATATGGATCGAACACCGGGCCGGACGCTTTTACCGCCGCTAACTTCTTTTTCTCCGCAGCCGCAGCCTTGGGGGAAAGATCGAGCTTTTTAGATTTTACAACCGCTTTTGGCATAGAGTCTCCAAGGTAAGTGGGGCTACCGAAATAGCCCCGAAGAAATCACAGGTTATTCATCATCCCATGCGTTCTTCTTTTTACCCTTTTTTGCGGTCTTCTTTTTAGCACCGCCTTTCTTTTCTTCGACCTTGGCCTTTTTCTTCTTCGGCTTTTCGTCGTCGTCTTTCGAAGATTTCTTTTTCTTCTTTGGCTTTTCGTCTTCGTCGTCATCGTCGGACTTGGACTTTTTCTTCAACTTCTTCTTCGGCTTTTCGTCTTCATCATCATCCGACTTGGACTTTTTCTTCAGCTTCTTTTTCGGCTTTTCATCTTCGTCGTCATCATCGTCCGAAGATTTCTTTTTCTTTTTCTTTGGCTTTTCGTCTTCGTCGTCATCGTCGTCGAAAGGCTTTTTCTTTTTCTTCTTCGGCTTTTCGTCTTCGTCGTCATCGTCGTCGAGCGAACGGGATTTACCCTTGCCTTTTTTCTTCGGCTTGTCGTCGTCATCGTCGTCATCGTCCAGCGTATTACCGCCGACCAGTTCCATACGCTTAACGTCTTCCAGCGCTTGCTTTTCAGTCATGCGACCGGTTGCGTCCAGAAGTTCTTCAGAAAGATTCCAAGTCAAATAACCTTGTTCTTCTTTCGTCAGTGCAGCGGCGCCATCGGCCTTGTCGATGCTGTACTTATCAGTACCCGGTGCATCTTTCTTGAACTTCACTTTTACGTCGAAACCGTAACGGGCATCGGACGCGTCGAACTGCGCTTTTTTGCCGGTCTTTTTGTCTTTGACGAGGTTGTCTTCCGACAGTTCCTGCAAACGCAGAATCGAAGTCATGGTGAAACGTGCAACACGAACCGGAGTCCACGTTTCGGAAGTGATATCTTTGTGACCAGATTTCGCTTCAGCTTTTGTAGGCTTCGACGATTTACGCGGTGGGCCTTCTTCCTGCATGTCGCGGTCAATGACGTTGAACAGCCAGAAGTCGGAAACGCGTACCGGGCCGTCTTTGTCAGTTACCAGTTCCGAGTACGGGCAACGCACGCCTTTTTTCGGAGTATCTGGATTCGACGGATCGAAGTTTACGACATAACGCGGAATCGAAATTTCTTTCTTTTCTTTACCGGCGTAGAGTTTGATCCACGCTTGACGCACTTGCAGCGGGGCGAGAGGCAGGACGCGAATCGTAACCCACTTTTTATCAACCCATTTGATAATGTCGATCACTTCGTCCAGACGGACGGAATCGTTACGGCTGTTGGTCTTGATCGAACCAAAGCCCTTGAAAGAAGCACTCATGAATTTTCCTCGTTAATTCGTTTTTTCAATACGCGAAAGGTTGCACCATTCGGTATATCGTTTACAGTTTTTGCGATCAGTGTTTCGTCGGAGTCAACGAGCAAAACCAAGCAGGGAAACCAACTCATTATTCCGCTTCTCGCACAGGTGCATCATCAGGATTTGCAATCGCACGGGCCAGTGGCTCGGCGCGATCTTCGTCCGCGTCTTCAGGTTGGGTAATTCCGTGCGTTGCATAGAAATCCAAAACCGCTTGCTTCGTATCGAACAGATAATTTTCTGTGACCAAAGCAGGACGACTCCAGTGTGGAAAATCTGGATCGTTTTCAAGCAGTTCCATGCGCGGAATGTAATGCGTTTCCGGCGTGTACGGAAATTCAATGTAGCAGCGACCACCATTGCCACCGGTATAACTGCAACCGTTAGGATCGACAGTCACATAACCGTCGAGGTAATAGGCGCGGCCATCGGTGGCATCTTTGAAGACTGCACCGTTGCGTTTGTTCTGGTACATGTCACCCATTTCTTTACCGTGATAAAACCATTCGGCATCATCACCAATCAAAGGCGCCACGTTTTGTTGCAAAGCCAGACGACGAACAAGATTCAGAAAATAACCGATGCTTCCGCCAGATTGGCCGGTCGTGTTGATTGCTTCCAGAACCTTGAGAACATCCGCAGTCATGTGCTGTTGCATTTCCAGACAGCCAGCCGGGTCTTCGGTATCCGCAGCGGCTTGCGCTTCCAGAATTGCGAGTTCCCGGCGAGCGTGCGAAATCAAATTGCTTTCTTTGCTTTCACTCATTGCCAATCTCCATATGTGTTTGACCGGTTTATTTTACCAGTTCGATTCTTCTGCTTTAGCAATGACTTTTGCAAGCGCGTCACTGTAGGCTTTATCTTCGATTTGCTTTGCAAGCTCTTTCACGCTCGGGTGCAGGATAATATTTCCATCCGCATCGCGAGGCTGTTTGAAATCTACCACGGCAACATTTGATTGCGTCATGAATTTCTCACTTTTAATTAGGCGGTTCATCTGGTCGTGTACTCGCTAAACAAAACCGCGTGAGGATGCGCGGGGGATGCGTTGCAAGCAGTACACCGTTTAGCCTTGAGGGCGAGGCCGCATTACCAGACAAACCTAACAGTTAGAAGCGTGGGTAAAGGCCCATCGTTTCTATGTAGGTTCTTTACAGTTTTTAAAGCAGCCCTTCTTCCGCCATTTGATTACGCATTACCAGCTTTTCGTAAGGAGAGAAATATTCACCAATTTCCAAACTCAAGCGGGCGATCCCCAGCGGGTCTACTTTCTTCGCGAGACGTTGCACAAGCGTGACGCCCTGTTGCTTTTCAATGTCGTAATCGAGTTCTGGATTCTGGCTAACAATGCTGTGCATCGCCATGCTGCCGTCTTCGTCGTCATCGCCAAATAAAGCATCAAGACTTACGCCGTAATTCACCTCGGTGCTTTTCCCTTCGAAAAGTTTCTTCCGTTGGGTTTGTGGAATCGTGTATGCAATTCCGTATTCGTGTTCTTTCGTCGTCGTGGTCGCGTTCTTCGCCCATGTCTGGATGTAAGAAGTGAGCGCACCTTTTCGACTGTCGTATTTATCCAGCGCCGTGATGATGGATTTTAGAATCGACTGCACCAAATCTTTGTAACTGGAATTGCTGTGCGTGTTGGTGACGTGCGCCTTCGCCAGCTTGTTACTGTTTTTGATGTAGTGGCCGATCACGGTGTTACGGTACGAATAAAAACGTCCGAGATATGCGTTCGCAAGTTTCAGAGTTTTGTATAGGTCTGCGCGACTGCAATGCCCGACTTGCGTGGCGATGCGATCTAGCTCAACTTGTGCCGGACGCGACGGATCAGTGAGAAACTTTTTATATTTCTCAATGTAGTCCATGTTATCCGACAGGAATTCGTTGATGAACCGATGGATAAAGTACCGCTCTAGTCGCGCTTCACGGATGAATTCGAATTTCTGCCGACGATCAGAAACGGAGAGATAAGCCGCGAGTTTTTCCACGACCACTCCCCGGTCAAGGGAACTGAGTTTGCGCTTCCGGTTGGTTGCGATCAGCACGAGCAAATATTCAATCTGCGCATCGAAAATATTCGTGAAAAGAATCAGCGGTTCTAGAGCCTTGTACAGAAACATATCCATAATCTGCTGAATCTGTTCCCCGGTCATGTTTTTATCAGCAGACATTCTTCCCTCCATCAAATTCGATTAATTAACGATTTCCCAATCCCCGGCCATCTGGTCGCCCATAGATGCCAGCCAGCCCGGTTGGTGTTTGCCTTGCGCGTTACGAATTACAAAGACAGGTTCGAATTCGATTTCACCATGACGCAAACCTTCGACCAAATAAACGTACTGGCCTGCACCGTTCCAGCCAGCGCGAGCAAGACGTTGTTTATCTTTGAGTTTTTCCAGCGCTTGGCTGTAGGTCATCGGAGCCGGACGCAGCGCAGCAGTCAGAACGCAAACGTGTTCGAAATCTACGCCCATCAAAACGATACTGCGAACATACGCACGTTCGCCACGGCGGTCGTCTTCGAAAGCGGATACAGCCAACGCGAGTGCGGCGTCGGCGCTGCTTTTTGCTTTGCCGATATATTCTTTTTCGAACAGTTGCACACCTTCGTGCATCGGGATTCGACCTTGCTGCACGATGGTTACTTTGCCGTCGATTCGTTGCTGGATTTCTTCGTCAGTCAGAACGCGAGTTGTCATTTTGTTTTCCCGATAAAAATATAACGGCCACAGGTGCAGTGGTATGATTGTTCGTAGCAGCGGACACAGAGCATGATTAATCCTCAGTCGTAAATTTGAACTGGTATCACGAACACGTTTAAGTCGCGCACCTTCAGTTCTTCAATCTTCTGCATTTTCTGTTCGGTGGTTAAGCGATTCCAATCTCGAACTTCTGCAATTGTTCTTTTGCACCCCTTGCAGATATCGTCGCCAACATTGTGCGAACATTTACCGATGCAAGGAGTGGTTTTTGGACGTGTTACGCTCAACGTTTATTTAGCCGCGTTGAACACAGCAGCCGCTACGCCCGGTTGGAAACAATCGGTGTGATTTTCACGCAGAAACTTTTGGAAAGCACCGATGTTTGCGTACTCACCAGCGGCCAGAATATCCGCCAATTCGGTTTCAGTCAGCAGCTTAGGCAGGTATTGCATAAGCATTACCGTCTGCTTGTAGAGGTCGTCAATTTTTGGCTGGTGCTGGCCTTCGGTATTGGCTTTCATCAGCAGGGCGATGGTTTCGTTATTCGCGTTTGTGATTTCGCGAACGCAGGCGATCATTGCGCTGTCACCAACTCGTGGTTTTTTCAGCGTGGCGCCGGTTTGGTAATTGCCGAGAATCTGCGTCAGAATCTGGTAAGTGTTTGTGTCTTTGTCCTGACGTGCGATTGCGCGGTCAGCCGTGATACGATCAATAACGGACATTTCTTAATCCTTTTTGTACATTGCAAGTGTGATGGTAGCAAACCAGTCGCCTTCGATACGGTCGCGAAACACAACAGCGCAGCGAACCGAAGCGGAATTACTTTCACCCTTTACAGATTGCACTTTCTCCAGTGCTTCTGCGAACGCTTGTTCCGGGGTTGGGTGCAGACCGGAGATATACGATTCTTCCGGCACGAAATTGTTATCGACGATTGCGATTGCACCGGGCGCAAGGAACCAGACTTTCAGGTCGAGAGATTCCAACACAGCGCGTACTGTGTCTTGCGGAATCATGCCGTTCATTTTTTCCAGTTGTTTTACGTCGATGCTAAACATTTTCATCCTCCAGTTCGATGATTGGATAGACCGAAATATCAATGTGGCGATACCAGCCGTTCATTTGAAGGGTCGCTGCAATTCGCCCGTGTGGTTTCTGCTCTTCGTCAACAATCCGTGCGTCCAATCCACGCGCAAGATGTGAAAGCAAAACATCACAATTTACCGCGTCGTTTGTCCACGGTGCGGCGATCACGTCCAAGTCACGTTCTTTCGAACCATGTTCACCGATTGCGTAACCAACTTCGTGCGCCAGCTTGCGGATTAAATCTACTGGCGGCAATTTCGGCCAATCCCATTCAGGATGCGGCTCGTGTGTCGGTTCGTTGCAGCGTGCGCACATATCAGTCATGCGCGGCGAATTACATTTCCTGCAATGGCGATAATTCAATTTCGTTCTCCAGTGGCAGATAAACTTCGATGGCGTAAACGCGCTGTTGCATGTCTACGAATTCACCGTAAGAGCCGGAGCCTTCGGGTGGATTATTCAACCAACGAATTCGATCACTGTATACGCCGATATGCTGGCGAATGATTGCGTAAAATTGTTCGTCAGTCAGCGACGACATGCGTGCGTCACCGGCTTCCATTTTCGCAGCCATCAAAACCTGATTCAGTGCGTTGAATCTGTTGCGGTCGAATTTAAACGAGGCGTCACGAGCGCGGATAATGCGTTGAAACAATCGGCTGGTCATATGCGGCCTTCCAGAACGAATGGTGGAACAAATACACGATGCACGCCGAAACCTTGCGTGGTGAATTCCGATTTCGGCCACTTGGCAGTCGCGCCACCTAACGGCAGGTACGAGGTGTGGTAATGCGTTTCGTCTTCTTCAACAATTTGATAAAGTTCAAGATCGTTTCGCGAAGTTGTGTAGTAGTCACCGGCGATTGGTGCCCACTGGAAATTCTGATAGAAACGCAACGCCAGTGCAGCCAGCTTTTGTTTCTCAGTCAACACTGTGTACGTCATGATTTAAATTCCGTGAGTGATTTCCAGTTTGTGGAACAGCGCGGCGCTGCCTTCGGTTGCTAGGGTTTCCGTGGTCGGGTCTTCCTGATTGTAAACACCGGCCTTGAAATAAATCCCTTGATCCGCCCAACTTGCATCGAATTGCAAAGTGAGATTACCCGTTTGTTTTTGCCCGTTCGCATCGGTGAAACTCGACGAAAACAAAACCGCGCCGGATGCCGTGACATGAATGTTGAAAGTGAATCGCGTACCGACCGGGATGTTATTCATCAACACGAAATCGACAGGATTAACCTGATCGAAAACTTCACGGAAACCAACAGTCAATTGACCTACACCGTCAGCCGCTTTATCGAACGAAAGTTTTACAGGTGGTCGCGTGTTTCCGTTTACGTGGATTTGACCGACAACAGTTTCACCTTTTTTCGGAACTTGCAGCACGGTCATTGCTACGCGCAGCCAGTGGTGCGGCTGGTCTGGATACTGCCAGTTGTAAACTGCGCCATTCGCCAAACATTCGCGCAATTCAGTGCGTGTGCGGCTGGTCGATTTCGACGATACGCCTTTCGTTGGTGCCCACAGTTTCAGGTCGCCATTTGCCAGCACAGAAAAGAATTCGTTTTGCGGGAATGTACCGGGTGCGTAAATCATGTTTACGCTGGTGCCCGGTTTCGGTTCCGGCGTAGTCAGATTAAGCAGGTCAAGATTAATCACAGATTTTCCTCAATTCTTTTTGATGCGGAATCAAGCGTGACGTGGCACGCAGTCCAAACGGGCGGCAGTTTTAATTCTACACCAGCAACTAAGAACGGGTCGAGGTCTGGTCTGGTCACGATATCAAGGCCCAGCAACATTCCCAAATAACCACGTTCTTTATCAGAAGCAGACGCATGCAGATCAAAGTAATCCGTGAACGGCGTAGAACCGTTTCTATCGAAATACCATTTGCCCAGCGTGTGATAGAAATGCTCTGCGATCTTTGGGCCGACCACGAAAATATCAGCTTTTCCCACATTGCGTATGCGTTGGAACAGTTCAACCGTCATCGGTGGAAATTCACCGTCATCGCACAGAAATTTGACAGCGCGGAAATCTCCAACGTGCCTGTCTAATTCGTAGGTCATAGGTTTTCCTCAATGCAGATTTTCGCGAGCGCAATCAAATGTTTGCATAGGCCCGTTACCATCGCCGGGTTAGTCCACGCTGGCGGCTCGCCATTGGAATAAATCAAATACGCCGCGCCCCATCGTGCGTTCGCATATTCGAAGTTGTAGATGTACGCTTCACAGGTACACTGTGCAATTACGCGCTTGTGTTTATAAAGCGGTTTATTTTCACCGCCTTTATCCAGACCGACGATGTAGGTTTCGTGATAGCGACGAACCTTCAGCGGACGGAAAGGATCGTTTGTCCACATGATGCCTTTGACGGCAGGCTTTCCAGCCTTCGTGAACATCCGTTTGTATTTGTGTGCTTCAACATCAACCGCGTTGTTTACGAAAATTCGCGGAGTGTTTCGGATCAACTGTTTGAGGCTTTGCCCTTCGCGAGTGAAATACGTTTCGGGCAATGCACGTGCGCCAAGGTTTTCGAACTTGCGCAGCTTGTACGGGATACCGCGTACCTTGACCACACCAGCGCTTCGCACCGGGGCCGCTGTACTTGTGCGTTTCCGCTTTGTAATCTTTTCCGCGTCACGTTTCGCCGCTGTCTTTTTCGGCTTCGTAACAATGCGTTTTGTTTTTACAGATTGGACTTTGATCTTCTTAGTCTTGACCGCCATCGCGTCAACCTCCTAGAAGATTTTTGACGATTTCGAATTGCCGAGCGTGCCCAGTAAGCACGAGCATTTTGTTATCCTTTTTCCGCTTCTCAGTGTGCTGCAATTTGATGCCGGAAATATCCAGCACAGCAGAACCGGACTGCGGAATCTTTTCACGATAGCCCTTGTACAAAATGTAATGGGCCTTTGCATCCGCGTAAGCAAACGAGCAAGTGCTGTACGGCTCTTTCTCGAAATACTCAAACGTAAACGGTCGCACGTCGATTTTCAGTTTGAGTTTTGCAGCCTGATAAACGACGGTGTTAGAAACGTCAGGATCGACGATGATGGAAATATACCCGCCCGGTTTCAAAACCCGTTTCAGGTGGTACATCATTTCCATCTGTGTATCGCGCCAAGCCTTCGGAGTAATCCATTTCATCGCAGCCATAACGTGGTGTTCTGGATACGCGAAAATGTACGAGAACTGTTCATCCTTTAAACGTCGGAGGTTATGCAGCAAGGTGCCTTGCCACACAGTTCCGCGCTCGCTTTTAAACGAACGTTCTTGAACATTTTGATTGTGGCAAACCACGACAAAACCGTTATGCTCTTCGCAGCGGCTCAGGGTTGGGATATCTCCCTCGACGTGGCAACCACAACTGAAAAGACTAATCATCGTGTCTAAGCGACTCATGTAATTCCCCGCCGTATTTCCATCCTTCGACGTGGCCTACAAAAATTCCGTAAGCAGCAAGCACGGTCGGAGGTAATTCGGATAGCGCGTAAATGGGTGTGTTATCGCACGTCACGTTGTAAGCCATCACCGGCGTTTCCCCGTTTGTGTCTAGGGTCGCGATGAAAGTAAAAACATGTTCATTGTGCGGATGGATTTGGTGCTGGCATGCCAAGTCCTTTACAGTCTTTAACTGGCTCGAAAACTGCAATGCTTGTTGGGATAAGTCCGCGAAACTTTTCATCGGAAAACTCCAAAGACAGAGCGTCTTTGTACGAAATTAAAAGTGGTGAAATTTCCAAAACCTGAATTGCGCGCGCATAAAGTTGGTCTAGGACTTTTGAAGTCACAGACTTGTGCGGGCTTTGATTGAAGGTTTGCAGGAAGGTGTCGCGGTCGGTCACGTCGGTGTAATTCGGGGGCGTGAGGCCGCGCAACAGCATGTCAGAGCGCGTATCGAACGATAGCTGCGTGTAGGTATTGGTTTCGACAAAACCTTTCCACAGAACCGCTAGAGTGTTTTCGATTTTTTGACATGCGTGAAAAGCGAGGGGGATTGAACCGTGTACATCTGGCTCGACTTCAGCCAATAAGGTTTCAATCATTAGAAGCTCTATGCGTGCCGCTTCGAAGGCAGGCCGAGCAATAAGATGGCGTGCGCTGTCTTCCATCACGACAGCTTTAGCGCGTAGGGTGTTGGTGGGCGTTTCGTCTTTTGTTGCAAAAGTTTTGCGCGACTGTTCCTGTCTGGATTGGCTGCGCAACGATTCAGCAAAAGCGGAAGCCATCGCATGTTTTCGGTCTTCGCGAAGTTCGTATAGTACGCGTGCGAATTCCGTTTGAGTAAAACACGCTGCACCGAGTCGATAGACCATTTGGTCGAGGGAATGTAGCCAGTGCATACAGAAAAAGGGGCACTATGGCCCCTTCCTCTTAGCTCAGGTCACAGCTTCGAAATTAATCTTCGAAGTCGTAATCTTTTTTCTTGCCTTTCTTGCTGCTGGTTTTGTCAGCTTTCTTGTCCGATTTCTTGGAGGACTTCTTGCTGCTTTTTTCGTCGGAGTCTTTCGACTTCTTCTTTTTCTTCGGAGCGTCTTCAGCTACGTCCTTGGATTTCTTTTTCTTGGCCGGGGCTTCGTCTTTGTCAGCCTTTTTCGATTTCTTGGCCTTTGGGGCGTCGTCTTCGTCTTTGGCTTTCTTGGCTTTCTTGGCTGGCTTCACTTCTTCTTTCGAAGCTTTCTTGCCTTTGCCTTTGGCCGGGGCATCGTCTTCGTCTTTCGAAGCTTTTTTGCCTTTGCCTTTGGCTGGTTTTTCTTCAGCTTTGGCAGCGCCTTTCTTGCCGCCTTTGGCTGGCTTGTCGTCGGCCTTGGCTTTGCCTTTACCTTTGGCAGCTTTCACCGGCTCGCCGCTCATTTGCGAATCGAGGGCTTCGATTTGGGCGTTCACTTCGGCGGTCTGCGATTGCAGAACTTCCAGCGAATTTTCTTGAGCTTTGGTAGCTTTTTCCAGCGACTTCTGCTGTTTACGCAGACGGGTGATTTCAGCTTTGCCGTTGATGGTTACGTCGTTCTTAGCCATGATGAAAATGTTCCTGTATTTTTTAAGTAACCCGGCACACCATGCACCGGGTTAAGAATTCGCGAGAATCAAAAGGGAAATCGCGAAGGGTTTTTGTGAATCAGATTAGAGCGAGGTTGGTGCCGGAGGGCAGACGATTATTCGTCGTCTTCGTCTTCTTCCTCTTCCTCTTCTTCCTCTTCCTCTTCCTCTTCCTCTTCCTCTTCCTCTTCCTCTTCCTCTTCCTCTTCCTCTTCTTCCTCTTCTTCCTCTTCTTCCTCTTCTTCCTCTTCCTCTTCTTCCTCTTCTTCCTCTTCCTCTTCTTCCTCTTCTTCCTCTTCCTCTTCCTCTTCTTCCTCTTCCTCTTCTTCCTCTTCTTCCTCTTCCTCTTCCTCTTCCTCTTCCTCTTCTTCCTCTTCTTCCTCTTCCTCTTCCTCTTCCTCTTCCTCTTCCTCTTCTTCCTCTTCTTCCTCTTCCTCTTCTTCAGCCTCTTCGCTCAGTTGCGAAATGGCGCCGAGAACGTCTTCGATGGTTTCGAAACCTTCTTTGTCGAAGGCGAGAAGAACTTGCGACAGAATGTCGAGGTTCAGCAGGTTCAGCACGGCTTCGCTGATTTGTGGAATTTCGCGCTTCTTGGATTTCTTGGCAGGAGCGGATTTTTTAGCAGGGGATTTTTTAGCAGCCATGATGTAAAACTCCAGATCAATAAGTAAGTGTTTGTCGCTGATGATTGTTTACAGTTTTCTATGTCAGGTGATTACCCAACATATTTACAGTATCCGTTGACGCTGTGTTGCAAGTAACCTTTACAGTATGCGAGGACTCCGTTAGAAGTCCCCGACGTACCGCGTGTTTGTTACTTTTTTACTTTTTTCTTCGCGCCGTCTTTGATGTTGGTAACTTTCGAAGACTTCTTGCCTTCTTTTTCGGAAGACGATTTAACGCCACGGCCCGAAGCTTGGCTGCCTTCCAGATCGAACGCTTTCACTTCGTATTGAGCGATATCGTTCTGCGAGAAGGTGGTGATTTCGCCGTCAGCATTTTTGACGATGATATCGTTACCGCTGAATTTCAGGGTGCCGGTTGCGCTGGTGAAAGCTTTGCGCTGAAGAACGGTAACGGAACCGCCTTTCTCGTCGCCCAAATGATCCAGAACTTGGCCGACCGGGAAAACCGATACAACCATTTTCTTCGATGCGCTGGTGGCCTTGTGGCGGAACACAATATGCGTGGCGCTACGTTCGATCAGGTAGCCCGGAATTTCTACAGGCTGTTGCATGTAACCGGTCACGGTGAACTGTGCGGATTTCATGCTGAAAGGAGTCTTGGCGCTGGTGCCAGTCAGCTTGCGTTCGACTTTAGTCAGACGCGAAACTTTGGTACGTGGAGCGGACGATTTTTTGCTGCTTTTTTCTGGCTTGGCCATTTGTTTCTATCCTTTCGAATTAATGTCGAGGCTAACGACGATGTTAGCTTCGTCGGGTAGGTGAGTTTCGTTTTGTACGACAGCGACTTTACCTTCACTGATTTGAATCAATGCGTTGAACAGGTTCAGAACGCTAGGGCGTACAGAGAAATTACTAGCGTCAAAAACAACGCTCAGTTGTGTATCAATTCCGCTAGCCCGTGCGAAGTTACGAATTACGGTGCGGTACTGTGTCTTTACAGTATTCGCCATTTCCGCAATGTCGGTCTTCAGGCTAGTCAAGCTGCCCGCGTGAATGTAAACACTAACGATCAGTTGAATGTCATTTACAGTTTGCAAACCGACGGTGGTTTCTACGACTTCAAAAGAAACCGTAGTGGTAAAGAAATCGCGTCGGGCAATGGAGAATTCCATACCTTCTTGTTCCAGCGGATCGCCGCCGAAATGTTCCAACAGTTGCGCATGAATGCTTTCAACCGTGGTAGTGAGTCGATCATGGATGGCCGCATCATCGGCAGCCAGCAGCAAATAATTATGCTGCGTAATATCCGACAGGAATTCGTAAAGCTTTTCCATCGGTTCAATTGCAATGCCGACCTTTGCACGAGACAAAGGGCGAAGCAAACTGATTGGGTTATCGAGTGGATCAGTTACAATCGGGTGCGCTTCTACAACATCATTTACAGTATTGCAGATGGCGCCCAAATACACTTCAACGCGTGGCGTGAAGCGAATAGGGTATTCCGAATTAATTTCCAATGCGGCTGGAATGTTGTGACGGGTGCGCACGGTATTTTCTGGTTCGTGCGCAACGCCGATTTCAACTTGTTCCGAATGCAATTGCTGAGTTTGTTTAGCTTCGTAAGAAATATCGTTACTCATACGTCAATCCTCGTTACGTCCACAAAGCGAACGGTCGCGTCTGTGCTTGGCTGAATGATTAAGGCGTTAACCTTTGCGTCTAATGTCTTCTCAAACATCTTTACAGTTTTCGGCACGTCTTCGTGGTCGGCTACCCAACCAACGGTTTCAAGCGCTGCGTGCATCAAACTGGTGAATCCCAACGATTGCAAATGCGTCTGCATAATGCGACTCATTTTAACCGTCTTTAATCCGTCACGGTTCCAGCGGTAAAGCTCGTGCATTACAAAGCGCAGCCGGGATTTAGGCAGCGATGCAATATAGGCTTCGTATTCCGCTTGTGGGTCTGCCGCCTTTAATGCGTTTGCCAAGTCAGCGTAGCGAGTTTCTGCCGAGCGTAATTCAGCGCGTTGCTCTGCCGGAATTGGTTTACTCAAATCCGTGAAGCGTTGTTGGATTCGCTTGAGTCTGTTTACAGTTTTCTCAAGTGCTTCCAGTTCGGTCACGTCTGCATCGGTGTCGAACTTGTCACGCGTTAATGGCGGATGATTGTTTGCCAAAAATTCGTGGAATGTATCGACCGTTAATGCGGAACCGCCTTTCGATTCAGGAACGTAAATCGTACCTGCAACGACGTACATGGTGTTTTCACCAAACGGCGTATATTCGTTGATAACAACGTTGCCGCGAATCTCTCCGAAATAACGCGGGGCGCCCAACTCGATTAATTTGTCGAGCGCAATAAATGTGTCTTCGCCGTCGCGATAGAATCCCGCGTACAAATGCGGAACGGTGCCGGGATTGTGCCGGTAAATCAAATAAACACGAATGCCATCAAGGCGCGGCATTACATAAGTGCCGGTGCGCAATTTGTCTTCGTGTTTGTGGTCGTGTATCTGGTCGATGATTGCCAGACAAGGGAACACGAGACTGTTAGGGTAAATCTCGGGCGGATTGTCGAAGGCTGATTGCTTCGCCGCCTTACAGCACGCCTCAAAGCCTACAGCGGCCTTAACAAGCGTTGCATGGTGCGCCCATGCGTCGGCCAGCCTTGCGTCATACGGAACGCCGTAGCCAACGTTATACAGCATGGCAAGCGTAACCATGTTTTCCATGCTGCCATTGCAGGCCGCATCAACGATTCGGATCAGGTCTACTTTTTTCATGCGCGGATCAACCGTAATACGCTGGGTCGTAATCCGGCCCATAAACTCATACGTGTACGAATTGATAAATTGTGTCGGGTCGCAAAGTTTAATGAAACCCTTTTCGTACAGCCGGTGAATGGTGCTATTCAGCATCTGCATGGTCGCGCTCGCTCAGGTCTGTAACGTCGGAAATGAATTCCTGATATTTGTCGGCACAGGATTTACGATAAATCAGAAGCGTGTCGCCATTAGTAACGGCAACGGCCACGTCGCTACCGTCTGGACGCATTGCCAGAATTTCCAGTATGCGCGTGGCCGCTTCAGCAATCGGCAAATCCAGCGCGTTATCCACAATTGCAATTTCATCATGTTGAAGAAATCCAATCAGTGTTTCCGCAAAACGCACTGGCTCCATTTCTTACGCTCCCAACAGGCCGACGATATCGTCAAACGACGACATGATTTTCTGGTTGGAGAATTTCATTTCAAAACCGCCGGGAATCTCGGTGATGAAATAGGCGACGTTTTCTTTTTGCAGAATAACGTTGTTGCCCATTGTCTTGCCGCCGATTTCACCGGCCAGCTTGTGGCATGCGTGCAAAGGACTTTCGAGGGTTTTCATGAAGAACGTGAGGAACGCGTTATTATCCGCGAAACGGTGACGGAAACCGTAGGTATCAAAACGCACCACGCTGCCTTCGAAATCCACGGTGATAACGCCCGTGTATTGCGGAGTGGTGATTGTGATATTCGGCCCGATTAGGGAGGTGTATTGCGTGGCAACCGAAAAAGATTCTTGCTTGCTCATTGCGAGCTTTTCAGCATCACCAATGACAAGGTTCAAAAGCAAATCGAGGTTTTCGATTTTCTGCGAGCGAGTGAGCGAATTCATTTTAAATCCTCTGAATGCAAAAATGGGGAGGGGCGCTAGGCACCCTTCCCCGTTGCGTAAATAATTACAGCGCGGCGATTGCGTCGAGTACGGCGTTGACGTTGGTTGCGCGCAACAGTTGCAGACCAGCTTCGTCGAACAGATAGAACACGTCCATCATTTTGATACCGGCGAAGTTTTCGTGTTCAATTTTTACGCGCAAAACGTAATCCTTGTTCACACCTTCGACCGACCGGGAAAGCATCACGGTTACTTCACCGTCGCCCAGTTCGGAAATGGTATCGGTAGGCAGCTTGGCCGCGAAGTCTTCCAGCGTGCGGTTAAAGCGCGCTTTGGTAAGTTCCGGGGTTTCTGCCACGGTTTCGGCTGGCGCAGCTTGTACGGGCGCTGGGGCGGTTGCAACGGCAGGTACGGCTTGCCCTTGATCGTCGATAAACGATTCTTCGTGCGCGTTGTCCGGGGCGCCGATAGCGGCATCCTGTTCGGCTTCTTCGTCGGCCTGTTCGGATTCGTTGCGTTGTTCTGCTTCGAAATCATCAGACGCCAAATCAACATCCGAAACGGCTTCGGTTTTTTCACCTTCGGCAATTACTGGCGCTTCTGCTTCGAAGTCATCCAGCGCTTCCGGTTCGAAATCGTCAGCAACAACCGGCGCAGGAATTTGCGGAACCAGAGTCAGCGGAGTTTTACCGGCTGCATTTTCTGCGTCGTCGGTTTCTTCCTCTTCTTCCTCTTCTTCCTCTTCCTCTTCTTCGGCGTCGTATTCGTTACGCAGCGCGTCGAGGCAATCGTTGGTGATTTCCAGTTCATCGGCGCTTTCGTTGCCCATGAAGAATTCACGCAGCGCGGTTTCGTCGTCTTCGTCGAAAGTAATATCGTTGAAGATTTGTTCGCCTTGCGTGGTACGAACGAAATTCAGGAATTGAATATCGTCGTCTTCCAGCAGCGCGAGCGATTGACCGACTTCGGCGTGAGACGGCAAACCTTCTTCTTCGTCTTCTTCGTCGTTGAACAATTCGCGAGTGCGATTTACGTCAACCGGGAAATTGGAAATGTACGTGATGATTTCCCCGGCGCTGCCATCGACAAACAGACCGATGTTCACGCCATACGCTTCTTCGATTTCCGTAGCGGCGTTGGTGGCGTATTGTTCCTGCTCTTCCGGGTTGATAATTGCGAACATCGGAAGCGCAACGCGTTTCATCAGAATCGGCGGATGATTTTCGGATTCGTCGATATCGTATTCTGCCGGGTCAACCAAAACCCAATCGACGATTTCTTCCGGTTCGGTTTTCAGCGCGTTCAACAGCAGGCCATAGAAAAAGCCTTGGCATTGCGAAACGGCAGCAGCACGCAGAGTAGTGAAAAAGTTCATGGTGTGATTCTCCTAGCGATTTTTACTTAGGCGGAGGTATGCCCCCGCCAGTGATTTAATTAATGAGCGCTGAAATTACTGCGCAGCAACCCATTCTTTCAGCATGTCGAAAGTTACGTCAGGGCGGAATTGCATTTTGGTTGCGTGAACGAGGAAAGGAGCGGCTTGCAGTACGCCGTCGATTTTCTGTTCTTTAATGCCGACCAAAACATATTCCTGACCTTCGACAGTCAAAGTGTTGCCCGGTTCGATATCGTATTCAACCGCGTCAAATGCCGCTTGCGATTCGTACCACGCTTCAGCGTAACCGGTGAGGCTTTTGGTTGGGAAAAGACGTTTCAGACGGCCATCGGCACCGGCTACGTCTTTCGAAGTGTCAGCAGGGAAAGAAACGTTGGTAGGCATTGCGTCGAAATCGTCGTCGTTTTGCAGCACGGCGAATTCTGGCTCTTCCTCTTCCTCTTCTTCTTCCTCTTCCTCTTCTTCGCGCTCTTCTTCTTCCTCTTCCTCTTCTTCCTCTTCCTCTTCTTGCTCTACGACTGGCGCGTCGGTCAGTTCGTGTTGCTCGAAATCGCGGGCTTCGGAATCAGCGAAATTTTCATGGCGCTGTTTTTCTACAGCAGCTTTAACCACGTCCAAATCGGCGTCGGTTGCTGCGAAGCTAACTTGGAAAGTCAGCATGTTTTCGTCATACGCAACGAACACGCCAGCTACGTCGATATCGTAAGCAGTGACGATTGCGTTACGAACTGCAACGTTCAACAAATCGCGAACGTCTTTTGCAGTGTCGCCGTCGAAAGCGGAAACGCTCAGAACTTTCGATTGCGGTTCTGGTGCAGGGCGAGCTTTAGGAAGTGCGCCGCCTTTTTTGGTTGGCATTTCGCCGGTGTAGATATAGCCACGACCTTTGCGGGCGATATCTTTAACGGTGAATTTAAAACCGTGGTCGGTTTCAACGTTGCCGCTCGAAAAGGTTTTTACGATCACGTGAGTAACATCACCCACTGCGATATTTTTGTTCTTCACTTCTTTTGTGGTGATTTCAGCGGTGGCTTTCGGCGCTGCGGCTTTCGGCGCTTGAGTCGCTTCCCACAATTCTTGCAATTCCACAATGTACTCTTCCGAGTAAACGCAGAAGGTGCCGTCGAGACGGGTACGCACTTCGGAGACGTTGAATTCAGAACCGTCGTCAGTTACGCAACGACCGGAAGTGAATACTTTTTCAACGGTGCTTTCTTCGCCGTCGATATCGACGATTTGATGGCGCACGTCTTTGGTGGTGTATTCGCCAGCAGGGCCAAAGGTGGCGCTGTCGAAAGTTGCCGCTTTCACTTTTGGAACCGCGCCGCCTTTTGCAGAAGGTTTTGCGCCAGCGGTTTTACCGGCTGGTTTGGTTTCTTCTGGCATTACTGCCGAATCGGAAACATAACCGCGACCTTTACGAACGATGCTCGACAGTTCAACGGTGGTGCCGTCTTCCAGTTTTACTTTCCCGGCCTTTTTCAGAACGCGTTCAACACGGGAACCGTTTACTTTCGCGCCTTCCAGTTCTTCGGCGGTTACAGCAGATGCAACACGAGCGGCAGGCGCTGGCGCAGCAGCAGGTTTTGCAGTTGGAGCTTTGCGGGAATTGTCAGCAGCGACGGCAGCAGGCTTTTTAGTAGCGCCGCCTTTCACGTCAACAAAAACGCCACGGCCTTTGTTGTAGATTTCGTCAGCGTGGAATTCTGTTCCGTCGCCAGTACGAATGGTGCCGTTCTTCAATTGCTTAACGACGGTTTCTTTAACGACGCCTTTTTTAGCGCCGTGGTTTACGTTGATGGTTTTGCCGACGTAGTTAGTCATGGTGATTCTCTCCAAACTTACTTTAATGTGTGAGTGCCTTTTCATTCAGGCAGGGGTTTCGAGGTTTCAATCTATCAAAGGAACGCCAAACACACAAGCGGCATTTGAACGGCGCCCTATAAAGGCAAACGTTCCTTTGAGCCGGAAAGCATTGAAACGGTAACGCTCATTGCTTCGGCTGCAATCAATCAAGGTTCGAAGCGTGCGCCCTATATAGAAGCGCATCGTCTGAAACTTCCCTTGATCCGTGAGCGTTACGCTGAAGGCTCGAAACGTTACGGACAACCCACGGTATCAAAGGGCCATAGGGCAGTCAAGCCCGGTTAGCGCCTTTGCCTTCGTTTACTGAATGAATCGACGCCATACGGCTTTGAATGGCCGTAGCGTCTCGTTTCCGGCTATCAAGCAGGTTACGCAGCAGTTGTGCCTGTTCAACGGTTACAACGTTCGAAACGCTATAGTCCGCTTCCAGTTGCGCCAATGCTTCAGCGTTGCGTTCCAGAATCTCAACCGTATCGAATGTGTTTTCGATCAAAATGGTTGGCTTCACGATTTGCTTCCGTGAAGATTTACCGCGAATGATGCAAGGCGCACCATTCAAAACATCGCGAGGGGTTTTCGAGAAATTGTGCAGCGACATGCGAATCAGCTTAATCGAACCATCAAGCAAACAGATTACCGGGAAGCAAACCATTTGCGATGGAACAACGCGATTCGAATTGTTGAAAATGGATTTCATGCTCAACACTTCGCGAAACGGCGCAGTTGTCATCGGCTGCGGCCCTTTGCTTTGAAGCATGATTTCTAAACGGGCGTAAACTTTATCCCAATTCGGCAAGAAGGCGAACGGTTCGTTACGAATGAGCGGCAGCGCTTCGCTTGGACGAATGCGCATAAAGTCCGGTGGTGATGGATGAATTCGTGCATCGTTAGGAACTACTTGAACGTTGTCACCGTCGAGAATCAAACGGCAACCCATCGCGAGAAATTGATTCACGATGAAATTGAAATCGACAACGTTAGAACTCAACTGCTGCATAGTGGATACATCGCGCAGCAATTCGGTGTAGGTCAGCTTGCCGTTCAGAATATCTTTGATGATTCCGCTAGCGTTAATCATATTTGTCCCTGCTTTTCCGCGCTGGAAAGTAAAAAAGCGACCTATCTCTAGGCCGCTTTCGGTTTCATTGCCAGTAAAGCAAATTGCTTAGGCTTTTGGAGCCTTGGCAACTTTGGCTTTCGGTGCAGCTTTGGCAGCGACCGGGGCAGCAGCGGCTTTAACAGCTTTTGCTTTCGGGGCAGCTTTCACAGTGGCAACAGGGGCAGCAGCGACTTTTGCAGCTTTTGCTTTCGGTGCAGCCTTAACAGCAGGCGCAGCAACCGGAGCAACAGCAGGTGCAGTTTTGGCAGCTTTGTCAGCCAGACGCTGTGCAGTTTTTGCATCGCGATCTTTTTGTGCTTGCAGAGCTTTTGCAGCTTTTGCAGCAGCGGTGGCCGCGTCACGTTCGGTTTTGATTACCAGCGCCAGTGCAGCTTTTGCATCGGCAACTTCGGTGGTCAGAACGGCAACGGCTTGGGTGAAACCTTCGATGGAAGCTTGCGCATTTTTCTGCACGGTAGCGACAACTTTCGGTGCGGAAAGAACCAGTTTGCTTTGACGCTTGGCGGTAGCGTTGGCGGCGGTCAGGTCAGCTTTGGCAGCGGTCAGTGCGTCGGTGCGGGTAGCCAGCAGTTTAGTGGCGGCGGCAACAGCTTTCGAAACTTTAACGATTGGTGCGGTCATGATATTTCTCTCTTCTTTCTAGGGTTGGCATATTGCCGTGGTTTATGTAGTTATCTACACATTTATCTGATTGTCTTCAAAAGTGAATTCAATCGGTATCGGTTGCAGATTTTCGCGAATTCCTTCACGTCCATCTTGGAAATTGATAAATCCAATTCCGTGTTTGCATCATACAGATCGGAACGGATTGTTACAAGCTGCCGATTAAGCTTTAGCAGTTTAGGAATGTTTACAGTTTTTGATTTGGGAGGGAAACGATCCAATGGAATCTTTTCAGCCCTTCCGAATTCTTCCAGCAGTTTAATTGCTGTCTTTGGCCCAACGCCGGGAACGCCATCAATGTTATCAATTTCGTCGCCGTCCAGCATTAGGTAATCAATCATGTGTTTCGGGTGAACTCCGTATACCTCTTTACAGTTTTTATAGGACACGGTGATCTTTTTGTTCGGATTGATTAAACGAACGTGTTTGTGAATCAATTCCTGTGCGAAATCTTTATCCCCGGAAAGGATGTATGCGATTCCGTCAGTGTAATTCACAGCGGTACTGCCGATAATATCGTCAGCCTCGATATTCTTTTTGCCTACAAACGAAATGCCCATCGCTTCCAGCAAATCACAGATGATTGGAACCTGTGCAGCGAGCGCAGCACTCTTCACCGGGTCTTTGTCACGTGTGCCTTTGTACAACGGATGCAATTTCTGTCGAAAGTTTTGTCCGCCAGTACGGTCGAATGTCACGAGACATTTTTTCGCGTTGATTTGGCGTAGATTCGAATTCAGGATTGCAAAGAATCCGATAATTGCATTCGTTGGTGTGCCCTTGTGTTCCATGTATCTGACGGCATGGTGTGCCCGGTGGATTGCGTTCGTGCCGTCCACAGATAGAAGGGTCATTAGTCGTCCTTATAGACGCGTGTCGGTTGATAAGAGACGGGCGCGTTTATCAAATCTTTTTCGGACTCGATTAATCGTACAGGCGCTTTGATTGTGCGCAGGGTGCGGGCGCTACGGATCAGGCTTTCACACAGCCGACCTTTTGCATAAGAAACAATTACGAAAATCATTTCGTTATGCTCGCCTATCACAGCCTTTTTCGTGCCCATCTGGTTAAGTATTTCATCCAGCGTTTCATACGCAAGGTCTTGACGCACCAGCGCAGTCATTCCGCCACGCACAACAAAGTGCATTGGATTTCTATCACGGAAAAGGCGCACAAGTAATTGCTGCGCTCCCGGCCCTTCCACTGTGACGGACTGCAAAAACGTTTCGCCTTTCTGCGTGCGATTAACGGTTCCGTATATGCGCTTGTCCATGCGTCACCTTAGTGTTCAAAAATTAGGAAACCCAAATAGTTCCCGGCGTCCCGTTCGTCAGTGGCGAACTGATGAATGTTTGTGCGTGCCCGACAACGAACAGTCAGACGGTTTCTGTGATTGCGTACAAAGAATTGCACGTAGGCATTTTCTTCGTTCACTTTCGCAAGAAATGTCAGCAGCTTGTGTCCCGACACCATGCTCAATAATCGCACCGAATGAATTTCGCCAAAGTCATGCACGTAAACACATTCGTTTTTCGACGGCGGCAATGCGCAGTTGCTGACCATCGCTTTCAACATGCCGTGTTTTGTCACAAGGTCGTCGATGAAAGCTCGGGCCGTGGTTTTCGCCTTGCCGCTCATGTACTCCAGCGTTTCGATTGGCTGGTGTGGATTATTCACACGGAAAAACGAAATCATTCTACCGTCTTTCAGCAAACCGAATTCGTTACGCTTGCATAGCCAAAGTTCCATCGCCTTCGACCTCTTCCGGGTTTTCTTGGCAGTAGACTTGATAAGCGCGTTCTACAACGGCCATCGGGTCTTCTGACAGTAGGAATACTTTTGCATACATGAACAGCGAACGCGGAATGCGTTTGTTCACGATTGCGTTTTTTGCAATCTGTTTCAGCACAGCAACCGCTTCCTTTACGTTGGTCGGTTTGCCCGTCTCGCTGTTGTATTTCAACGCCATGTAATAGCCGATTTGCATGTCGGTCATGAGGCTGTGCAGTTCGAGATTCTGTTCCATTTCATTTCATCCGAGAAAGTAGGCGAGAACAATGTGCGCTCGCCTTTTCTTTACAGTTTTAGTCGCGGGCGCTGCCTTTCGACGCAATTGCCCAGTGACCAGTCAGTGGCGGAATGTACAAAGTATTATCAAACGCTTTGTAGAAACCGGCGATAGGCTCTTCACGGCTGTAGATAATGTCGTGACCGAATCCAATTGCACGGTCGTTGCTTTTGCCGTAACGAATGCAAAGCTGTTCCATGTAACGCAAAAGGAAACGTTTATCCATCGGATGTTCTTGAGCCAGAACATTATCCACGAAATTACAAACAGCAGCGCCTTCGATGTAGGCACGTTCAACCGTGGCTTCGCTCATTACCGTATCGGCAAACGGCATTTCACCGTTTTTCAATTGAGGCAGAGTGAAATGCACGCGGGCCACGACCATATGCGGTACGCACTTGCTCACGAATGCTGCGTGAATTGCGCCGTAAGTAATTACGTCGGTTTGTAATTCCCGACGCAACACGTCGTAAGGCGTAAGGTCTACGAAATCTTGTACGCCTTCTTTTAGTACGGCACTCATTTGTTACGGCCCCCGCAGGTGGTGCATGGTTTCGGTTGAATTTTCTTGCGAATTGTTTGGTACGTGATGTTCGACGATTCGATGTTCATCGCCATTGCTGGCGTGGCTTTCGCATCGCGGTAACGAGCGGCTACAGCGCTTTTGTCGAACATGGTTTCGTAAGGGAAAGACTGCTGCTTTGCTTTTTCCCACACGGAAATATCGAACGCTTCTTTTTTCATCATGTCGAGTTCGAAGTTGCCGAGTGGCGGCGTAATGTGCGGATTCACACGATGCGCTTTTACCACAAGGCCGTTCTGGTCGATCATCATCAAAGCGGTCAATTCGATGTTGGGATTTGCAAGCGTAATCATTGGCCCGTGCTGCACAGCCGGAACCATGAACCACGTATCTTGCAGCGGCAATTCCTGATCTTCCAGAATCGGCAGATGGAAGCTACGCATAAAGCAGTAAACTTTCGTGTTGAATTTCACAGGCGAGCCGTGGACGTAAATCTCTTCCGGCTCTTCGATTTCAACGATTGGCGTTTCGTCCATTTTGTTCTCCGGGTTATTCGGGGTTGACTGGCAATCCCGGTTGGGTTGGGTCTGGTTTTTTCAAGTAGGCTTTCACGCGTGCTTCGGTATCGCGTGCAGCCCGTTCCCCCGGATTCTTTTGCTCAGTGAGCAAGGTTTTGATATCGGCTTTCAACCCTTTGATTTTTTCTTTCAGGGCGTCAGCTTCCATTGCAGCCAATTGACGGATTTTTCGATCCAGAATAATTGCTGCGTCTTCGACCGGCATTTTCAACGCCTTCGCCAAGACTGCTTCCGGGTCTTTTGCCGCGAGTGCTTTCGGCAAAATCTTCAGAAGTTCTTTCATGTTCTGTACAGCGAACAGATAGACTTCCTGCAAGTGCAATTGCTCGCCAATGCTTTTCAGCTTGTAGGCAATCAGGCGCTCTTCCAGTTTGATGCGATATTTGATCCACGCGTTGAAGTACGTCACGTAGTCCAGATAACGGAATTCGTTCGGTGCATCTTTTTTACGGATGGTCACGCCCAGTCGATAATGCACGGACGATTTAACGATGTTGTCTACCGAGTGGCAGATTTCGTCGAAGCGTTCGTCGGTCGTGTTCTTCTGCGCATTGATTTCACACAGCGCACCGAATGGCCCCGCGTTCTTATTCTTTTTACCGGGCGAGTTGTATGCGTTTTTCACGCCGTCCAGATCGAGAATTTTATTCAGGGTTTTGTCGATGCTTTCTGTACCAGACAGCGTGGTCGGCACAAACGATTGCAGGTAGATCGTGCGCTTCGGTTCATCGTATTTTGTCAGCGGTGCATAACTGACTTTACCAGCACCGGTTGCCATCAACTGTTCGATATCAGAATCTTTCGAAACATCGAGGCATCCATACGGGTGATAAATTTTCAACGAATCGCTGAGTTTTTGCGCGGTGTACGTTTTGCCCTTCAACATATCGACAATTACTTTCGCAACAGTCGGCATGCTGAATGCAGGGTTGCCCGCTTTAACACCGTAGGCCGGGGCCGGGATGTTGGTCACGAAAAGCAACGCTGGCAAAAGTGCAGGAAGGTACAGCGGCAATTGATCGTCGTTTGAAAAGTTCTGTTCGTAAGGAACAACTTTCAGGTAATCGGGATCAAGCAAAAACGTGTGAGCGAATTTCGACATTTTCGCTTCGGTGTATCGCGCAGCAGAAGCAGGGGTATCAGGCGAACCGAAACCACCGCGACCATCAACGAACGGCGGCACCGTGTTTGTAATTGTCACCATCGCTTCATACGCAGCGCTATCGCCGTGCGGGTGATATTTACCGATTGCATCACCAACAGTTCGTGCAGATTTTTTATGACCAGCAGACGGACGCAAACCGAGTCCAGCCATCGACCACAAAACCGCACGGTGAACAGGTTTCATGCCGTCGCGGAAATCCGCTACCGCTCGCTGTTCAACCACATACGAACCATAAACTTTCAGAGCGTCACGCGTGTAAACGTCCAGCCCTTGTTCGATTACGCTGTTTGCTTTCAGCGGGTACATGGATTCCGTAATGAATTGCAATCCCGCTTCCAGCATTTTGTCACGAGTGGTCGGCGCCTTCGTAACGCTTTTCGATTTCGATTTAACTACAGCTTTGGAAGCCGCCTTTTTGGCGACTCCCTTTTTCGGTTCTGGTTTTTTAGCAGCCATCAGTCTTCAAGCCCCAGCAGACGGCGACGGTGTACGGCATCTTCTGCCACAACGCCACGGAAAAATTTCTCATGTTCGACACTGGAAAATGCGTCAATTCGAATAAGCTTGCGCTGCTTCGGATCGAATGCAATTGGGCCGACGTAATCTTCGTTTACTTCTCCCCAACCTTTGATACGAACAATGTCCTTATCCTTTACAGCTTTTGGTGCGAGGGTGCGGCATTCGGTGAAAGTCATTGCACCATAAATGCGTTTATCATGCAGCGCAGCATAAAGCGGAGCCTGCACACACCACACACGACCTTGACGGAAAAGATCAGGCATCAAACGCCACAGCGCCGCCATGAACAGTACGGCAATGTGTCCGCCGTCCGGGTCAGGGTCAACTAGGAAAATGATGTTTGCAACGCGGAGTTTATCCACGCTGATAATCGGGTTTTCTGCTTTCGGATCAAGCGTCTTCAAATCCGCGCCGAGAGAAATAAGCATGTTGCCGATTTCTTTGTGGGCGAGAACTTTTGCAAGCGGTGCTTTCAGGGCGTTAAGTGGCTTACCAGACGCGGCCATTACTTCCTGATTGTAAACGTCGCGGGAGTTAACAGACGGGCCTTTTGCCGAGTCACCTTCCACGATAAACAATTCACGTTCGTGCGGTTTGCATTTCGGTGCAGCAGCGAGCGCAGCCGGGAGAGCAGAACCGTTTTTCTTTTTCTTCACGTCAGCCATCGACTTAACGACAGCAGCCAGTTCCAGTCGGCCTTTGTTAAGAACCTGCGCACGTTTGATGATGTTTTTTCCGACCGATTTGTTCGTGTCGAAATACTTTTCCAATTCAGGCAGCAACGCGTCGTAAACTTCTTTGTCTACTTTCGATGCGAGTTTGTCTTTAACCTGAGACGTGTACTGTGCGCCGTGCATACGCCAGTCGAACATGCCGGTCAAACCCGTGAGCAAATCCGAACCGGTAAAACCTTGACCTTTCTGACCTTTCTTCGGCGCTGGCATGAATTTCTTCAGCGCGGCGGAAAGTGCAGCGGTAAATCCTGTCACGTGCCAGCCGCCGTCAGCCGTTGGCGAAGTGTTCACGAATGTCAGGAAATTATCTGCGTCGGTATGGTCAGACCAAACAATGGCACAGGTGATGTTGTCGGTCTTGAACGTGAACGGTTTCCCTTGTGCGGAAAGTTCGCGGATATCGCACATGTATTTCGGTACATATGCCAAATCCTTTTTGTTCATGAAAACGTGGTCTTCACGTTTCTTGTTGCGAATTTGTGCGAAACGAATTTCCAGACCGGGGTTAAGCATTGCCACGTTCTGCAACCACGATTGCACGTCAGCGGCAACCGGTTCTGCTTTGCGGAAATTCTTCGGCAGTGCTTTGCCACGGCGGCTGTCTTCGGATACAACTTCTTGATCCAATTTCAGCGCAACGATTGTGCCGTATTTTTTCAGCTTGTCTTTCAGGTGCGGCATCACGTCTTTATCGACGGCTTTCACAGGCAGCGGGTGTTCACCTTTCGAAGTGATTTTACCTTTGCCGTATTTCTGGAAATGCAGTTTGCCTTTGTACGTTGTCCAAGCGCGCATTTCTTCGCAGACGGCCATTACCGCAGCCATACCGATACCGTGCGTACCTGCCGAAGTTTTATACGCCTTGTCGTTGAACTTGGCGCCTGCGTGCGTCTTCGTGTAGGCCGCAGTCATGATGGAAATTTTGTCGCCGTTTTCCAGCTTTTTGAAGTCTGTCGGAATACCGCCCGCTTGGTCAGCGATGATATAAATTCCGTTGTCATAATCGACGATCACTTCGATTACAGAGTTACGCCCTGCAATGTGTTCATCGTAGGCGTTGTCCACGGCCTCTTTGATACAGCGATAGGCCATCGACGGGCCTAGTTCACCGAGATACATTGTCGGGTTGTGACGAACGCCCATCAAGCCTTCCAGAATCTGGAAACCGTCTTGACTTGCGGATTTCTTTTTGACCGTTTTGCCTACAGCTTCAGCGAGAGGTTTTTTCTTTGTAACCTTTTCCTCGACTGGTTTTTTCTTCGCGACTGCCATTGGTTATTTTCTCAATTTGAGTGCGGATTTTCGAATGTCCGCAAAAGCATAAACGTATTCACTGACGAACGTCGGGCCGTCCACGTATTCGTAAATCACCAGCGCCGGATAGGTGACTGCACCGCTGAATTCGCTGACGTGAATATTCGCTTCTTGTGGTCGCAGCGTTGCAATGAAATCCGCACGCGCAGCCGCTCGGCCTTCGTCGTCCATGACCATATAGGCCGGGGCGTTATCCGGGTGAACCTGAAGCTTTTCGAAATTCATTTGGGTTCCTCACGAATCCAGCGTTTCGCTTTATAGTCGTAACCGATTGCCGTGTAAAAATCCCACAATGATTCATGGTGGAAATGCGGATACTCGGCCCACAGGTCTTCCGGTTCTTCGCCGCGTTCGTACCACCGTTTGCGTCGGGAGTCTTCCATCTTGTCGAAGAAATATTTGTGTTCAAACAGTCCCACGTAAAATGGTGGCAGAATCTTTTTCGGTTTATCGCCGTAGCGCAATTCCAATTCGCGATCCTGAAACCATTGCATGCTGACTAACGCACTGTACCGACTCTTTTTCGAATCAGGCGGCTCAAGCGTGAACGTATGCACTTCCAGAATTTCACCGCGATACATAAGCAGGTTGCGATAGGTGGGATTTTTAACCGGTGATTTCATGAAACTCATGATGCCTCCAGTTTTGCCAGCACGTCATCGGGAATAGGCCACGTTCCGTTGCCGAAACTTTCGTGTTTCCAGTAGCCTCTAACTTCCCAATGAAAACCGTAATCAATTTTCTTCATTCGTCCGCACGTGTAGCATCGCACTTCCCCGCTGCTCGGTTGGTGGCTTTCCGTGTAAAACAAATGACGAAATACAAAATCACGATTGCAGCCACAGAAATCAGGAAGCTCTTTAGCCGGTGGGACGCTCATACAGCAACCGCTTCTTTTTTCGTCGGCTTGCGCGTCAGGAACACGTGCATTTTGATTTGCGCCAGCGCTTCGGCCATTGCATCGGAATAAATTGACGAATCCATTTCCGCACAGACAATGATTTGTTCTGCATCGGCGTTGGCTTCGACCAGCATTGCATAATCGCCACGCTTTACACAGGCAAGAAAACGTTTGCCGTGAAGCGATACGACTTTGTGATGTTCGAATTTATATTCTTTGGTAAACAGGCGCTTGTCTACCTTGAATGTGGCGACCGTGTTCGCAAACTTCGCACGGGTATTGTTATCGCCGTTAATGTCGATTCCGTTGATTACGTCAGTCAGCATAAAGGGAATACTCCTAGTCGTTTGCGTATATTTACAGTATTTGAATCCATACGAAAAAACCGCAAACAGATTGCTCTGAATGCGGTTTGTTTGAATCACGCTTTCCACGCGTCCGGGTACGGCAGCGCTGAGCGAATTGCTTGGCGTTCCGAATATGCAGAGGCAACGGCTTCGATTGTCGCTTCGATTTTGTTATCCCCATCTTTTACGTTTGGATCGTCCGGGGTATTTTTCAAATTCGATGCGGTGTTATCGTCGGCGTTGAGATTTTCCTCTTCTGCTTCAGGATCAGCCGGTACTTCTTTAAGCGGAAGGATTGGCAAATCTGGAACAGCTTTTTGCGCGTCAGGATATGGAAGTGCGGAAGCGGTTGCTTCTTCGTCTTCCTCTTCCTCCTCTTCGTCGCCTTCGTCCTCTTCTTCGTCGCCTAAATCTTCTTCATCGTCTGCACTTTCGTCGTCCGAAGTTTCGTCATCAGCAGAATCATCGGAATCGTCGGAGGCGTCGTCTTCACCTCCAGAATCGTCATCATCGCCATCGCCCGTATCGCCGCTAGCATCTTCGCCACTCTCCTTTGGAGTTTTAGGAACTTTCTTCGCGTCTTCTGCTGCTTTTTTCGCAGCGTCTTTACGCGCTTTTTCTGCTTCTTGTGCTTCGCGTTCTTTTTCTTCGGTATCGCGAATCGCCAGTTCTTCGTCTGACGGTTCCTGTTGCTCTGCACTTTCCATGCTCGGCGTGCTGTACACACTGCCTGCCGTGCTGGTTTCGTTAAGGTTTAATTTGATTCTCATTTCTTGGCAATCCTCTTAGGCTTCTTGGCCGACTTGATTGGATCGAGCGTTTTCTTTTTCTTCGCAATTTTCTTCACGACCGGCATGTCTTCGTCTTCGACATAATTCCGCATGTTGTTTGTCAGGTCTAGAACTTTGATAAGCTCGGCTGGCTTCAACGCGTGCAGCATATTGTCTTTAAGATCGCGCTTGTTGAAACACACCTTTTCCATCGGGCATTTTTCGTAAGCAGGCATGAGGCGTTCGTAATCGTCCGGCACTTGGCACGGTTTGCATTTCATTGCGATTTCCGGTTTGTTCTGAATGAACGAGTTCACAGCAGCCCGGTAGATTTTCTTCTGCGACTTAATCAGTTCCTTGATTTCGTTGCGACGGCGTGGCCCCCACTGTTCGGCGTACTCCCGATATTCGTAAGGGTTGTCGCGACTCAAGTACAGCAGCGAGAAACCAGAAATTTTCATTCCGTATTTCTTTTCCAACACATAGCAGTATGTAGGAACCTGCATCAAGTGTTCGCGCTTCGGCAATTTGTTTCCTTTGATTTGCCCTTTCGTACTGGTCTTGTAGTCCATGACCCAATAGGAACCGTCCGGCATTTCATAAATGCAGTCGATGTGTCCTTTCAGGCCGTTGTAATTAATGCACTTCTCGACATACTCACACGCGACCTTGCACGTCGGACACAAATTGTCTGTCGTGTTTTTCGCTGTGAGAATTCCGGGCCGGTAAATCTTGCCCATTTCATCGTAAAGATCGCGGGCGTCGTGGTGCCGTTGACATTTGTTGTTGCGACATTTCCAGTCACCAAACGTTTTCTTTGTCTGGCCGAAATAATACTGAATGTTTTCGTGTGCTGCTGTTCCGACAGTCGTGAAATATCCACCGCCTGCAAACATGTTGCTTTCATAATAGCCATCGCGTGCGGCTTTAATGAATTGCATATGCACGAGTACAGGGCAAATCGGAAATGAGGATGGTCGATATTCTGGCCCGCGTCCATTCGGCGTAAAGATTTGAGAATCCATTACCTGTGCATAGACTTTGCCAATGTGGGATTCCACATGTGCGAACCTTCTATCGGCCCTTATTTTGGTAGCAATGTCTTTAAACACGGGCTTCACCTACTGCGAGTGATACTGTAAAGGGTGTACATTGTTAAATTGATATTTCAGGTTTACAGTTTATGAGCATGGAAGATGCGTTTACGATTCTCCATGAAGAACTGGATAAAATTCAAGGCTATACAAAACAAACACATTCCAGTTTTTCAATCTGTTGTCCGTTCCACGACGAAAAGACGCCATCGTGCGGTATCAACATTTCGTATGAAGCAAAAGTCCCGTTAGGTTTTTTCAACTGTTACGGTTGTGGCGAAGCAGGCCCGTGGAATAAGCTTGCGGAAAAGATGGGCCTGCGCATCATTAAAGAATGGCAGAATTTCACAGGCACAACTGCGGGTGACATGGGCCGCGTGTTGCGTAATAAAAGCGCAGCAGAATCCACGAACAGTAAAAGCATTAAGCGTCTATTCGAAGAGGTCGGCGGTGCAGTGCTTCCGTGGCCTGAGAAAAAGGAATGGCGTGGTTATCCCGGCAGCATGATTAAGCGCGTTGATGGCTACATGTTCAACGAGGGAAAACGTGACGAATTAATGTTGGTGCTTCCGGTCTACATTAACGGTCGATATCGCGGCGGTGTGAAAGCGTTGTGGGACAAACCAGAAAAAGGCCCGTCGTATCTCAACACCGGTGGCGACTGGGTACAGAATTATGGATTGCTCGGTTATGATTTTGTGCGCAAGCATGAATTGTTCGGTTGTGATTCCGTGGTGCTATGTGAAGGCCCGCGTGACTGGCTGCGTCTGGTGCTGAATAAAATCCCGGCAATTGGTATCCTCGGTTCCAAAATGTTTGGCGAACGGAAACTCATGCTGTTGATGGGATTAGGCATCAAGAAAATCTACACGCTGACGGATAACGACAGTGCAGGTATTGGCATGGCGCGACTGGTCGAATCGTTCTGTGAAAACATGATTGATTTCGAGGAACTGAAACTGCCACGCAAATTCGATGAAGAGGGCAATCTGATTAAGCTTGACCCGGACGATGCGAGCCAGAAGATCATCGACAAGGTGAAGGAAATTGTTTACGCGGGTGCAATGCCAGTAGCACCGAAGAAGAAAAAGAAAGTCATCGCGACAGAAAAGAAAATGAAACCTAAACTGAAAATCGAACAGAAAACCAAACGTATCGGAGTGAAGAAGAAATGAGCGCAGAAGGAAGAGAGTTAGCCGATTGGGAAACCATCAGTGCTGTGCAGAAATTGATGGAACGCGAAACTGAATTTGATTACGCGCTGTATGCGGAATTCGGCATCGGCAATAATCCATACGGGCGTGGTGCATCTGGTCTGCATGGCGGTGTGACAAAAGGGCAGTGCCTGTCGTATGCGCTGGCGATTCAAACTTCGATTGAAAACAAAATGAAACAATTGCTGTCGTTACGCAACGGTGGATTGGTCGGACGTACTCACGCAATCTGCGCAGCCATGATGGAATTCAAACCATGATTAGTGACGAAATTAAACGCTACCTGTGTTTGGCGACTGATAAAATTTGGGCGCTGGACGTGAAACTGCATAAAGAATTCAATGTGCCGAAGAAAGTGTACACGCGTTGGACACGCAGCCATCCGTACCCGACAACAACCGTCGATGCGTTGGATGTGATGCGCACGCTGAAAAACGAATTCGATGAAAAGGCAATTCTTTACGAGGTACTGACAATTCACGGTGTCGAGGAAACCATTGCAATTCTCGCATCTGAAATGAATATCCCCGTTGCTGCTGAATGACAGGCACAAAAAAGGCCGCTTTCCTTAATTGGATTGCGGCCTTTTTTTTGCTTCAGAAAAACATTACGCCAGTTGATCTACGATGAATTGCTTCAGGGTAGCGTCTTCAACGTTGGTCGCGATGAATTCCAGATCGTCGGTGCTGAGTGTGTCGCGGTTGGCTTCGATATCCATCATCAAATCGGCCACGTCTTCGGAAGCGGCACGGCTCACGATACCGGCAGCGAATGGCGAAATGTTGGAAGCATCGGATTCAACGCGCTGTTGCAGCGAACCGCCGGTGTCTTTCATTTCGATATAACCGCTGTTACCAGCAGCGCCACCGGCCACGTCGTAGTCGGTATTCGACGACAGAATTCGCTTCTGTTCTTTCTTCGCGTTCGGGTGGGCTTCGATTGCTTTTTCAGCATCGTCCGGGTGAACAATTACCACGTCGCCACGGACAACCAGTTGACGGAAAATCTGGTTATTCAGCAGGTTTGCGCGGTTGATGAACAGAGTCATGTCAACCGGGATAAAAGTTTTCGGAATTACAACCGATTGCATTTGGCCGTCTTCGCCTTTTGCAGTCAGGTTGATATTGCCGCCCGGTTTTACGATGTTCATCACGTAAAGGCACAGGTCGTCGCGCTTGAGGGCTTCAGGCACGGTCAGTTTGCGCATCAGGGCTTTATTCGAACTTTGAGCAGTCATTTCTTTTCTCCGAGGCTAGGGTAGGCTTGTTCCATTTCCTTATCGGAAACATCGAACAGGGTGTGAATTTTCGGGTTGCCGAATTTCGACATGAATTTCGGATCAAACAGGTAAGGCAACATCCACTCTTCCATCCCGATATCGGAATCTTTGAACAGAGGATGCGACACAACTTTTTGCGTGACTGTGTTTTCTTCAGGGAAAACGTCACTGTCTTTTTCTTCGCGGCAAACTCTCACCGCTCGGTACAAAGCCATAACGGCCTGTACGTTTTCCAGTGCTTCTTTTCGCACTACAAAAACTTCTCGCTTCGAATGCTCCGGCAATTTCAGTAGCCGTAACTCCGCGTCAGTCGTGCCCTTGTCCGTGGACGAAAATACCGTATCGAGTGCCATGCACTTGTTCGCAGTTTTTTCCGTGTAGTATTTGCAGGTTTCTACACGGCATTGCGATTTGAAACGATAGGTATCCAGCAGGGGGCATTGCTTGCTTTTCAAGACTTCGGAAATTCCGCGTCTGACATGTAGCAGTCAAAAACAAAACGTTGCAACGGAACCTCGTGGTCGCCGTGCATTGCGTAGCTGGCACCGGCTGTCTTCAAACGCAGACTGGAAAAAGTCCGTTTAGAAACAACGCGGCCAGATTTGGTTTTGGTAATCAGGATCAGATTTTCTGGCGACACTTGACCGAATGTAATGGCGTTCAAATCTGCAATGTTGTTTGCAGTTTCCATGAACGAAACGATTACGGTGTGCGGACGCTGGCGATCAGCTTCAAAGCGGCGTTCAACTTCATACGAAACGTAGAAGGCGCGGCTCAAAATCGTCGGCAGGAAATCCCCTTCGACTGCGAAATCGCTACGTCGGAGAGGGGTATCGGTTGTAACGGTAAACCCTTTATCAGATTGCATAAATGACCTCGGAGGTTTCTGTAAAATACCCCCTTTATTTACATTATTTATAAGGTCGGTGCATCGCAAAGAACTTTGAAAAGGCGTTCTTCGTCTTTGAAACTTTCAATGAAATCGAATGGTTTGACACCCAACATTTTCGCTGCGTGATAAAGCGCAATGAAGAACGAATCGAGTTGGTGAATCACAATTCCGAAGGCTTTGTATTCTTTCAAATCTTCGTACATTGATTTCAAATCAGCTTGCGTTCCGTTGAAAGCGTTCTTCCACGTCGCCGCTGTGTAATATTCGATTGGTGTATCTGGATGAATTAGCATCATCGCGCCCAACATCATCGAGATAGCTTCGACGGTTGAACCAGTGGAGCCACCGGGCCGGGATTGATACCGTTCCGCTGCAATGTAATCTGCTTCAGGTAAACGTTTGTATTCTTCGACGAACAAAGCGCATTCGTTTTGCGCAACTTTCACGTCATGGATTAGGTTCACCATCATTTTCGAACCCAACACACGGAAACGGAAACGCCCGTCTTTAATCCACGCTTCAATCTGCGTTACTGCGTAGTTCTTTGTTCCCATATCTTGCCCGGTAACGATTACCGAATTGGGATACTTGCGTTTCAGCTTCTTGCGTTTGAATACCAATTGCGGGGCGCTGCTTACCTGCACTTTCTTTTTGCTTTTACGCCGGGCCATCTTGAATCTCCTTGAGCATACTACTGAATTACTATCCGCAATCTCACTTTTTCAGGCGTAATTTATAGGGAACGGAGGTATCAAAAATGATTAAACGTGGCCCGTCAAACAACAAGCGTGTTCACGCCAGAAACATTATCCACAAACAGGCGCAAGCCCGAATGGATGAAACAGTTGCGGCGTATAACAATCAGGTTTCCAACAGCCTTGCCGTTAACGCGGTGGGCATTATTCTTTATCAGGTCGAACGTTTGGTTGGTCGGCCTTGTACCTGTTCAAAAACAAACGTGCCGATTCATCCCGGTTCGACTGAAGCGCCAGTGATTCCGCATAAAGATCGTGTGACCGATACGATTGATATTGAAATGCAAGACGACGATTTGTTCGGTTCTGATTTCAGTCAGAAAATCATGAATGATGATGTTGTCGTGCAGGTCAGCGGCGGTCGTGCTGATTCCAATGAAGGACTCGTTGCCGTCACCACATTTGCCGACGACGAAGACGATTATCAAGATGGCGTTTCGCAAGGCAGTATCAATTGCGGAATTTGCTATCGCTCATTGCGTCAGCCGGGTTATCAGGCTTACGGTTTGCAGCGTCGTCTGTTTACCAATTACGATATCGAAAACATCGACGGTTTCCATGTCGATTCCACAAGCGCACCGCATGCGTTTGTAAAAGAAATCGCAGACGCTTACGTGTGTTTCAAATTGCTGGTGCCGAAGTATTTCAATTCGGCAACCTACAGTGTGCGTGAAGACCTTTTCATTCTGCGTGATCGCCCGTGTCGCAAGGATGGCAAAGCATTAACGATTGAAGACCTACGCCAGCACGCCGGTACAACAATTGATTTTTATGTGCATGCCTCACGCTTTACGCATGTGCTGTTTGAATTCGATTTGGGTATCCAGCGAATTAACGCGAACATCGGTGGTGAAACGACCACGCTGGATTATGACCGGCTGCAAACCATGAGCGATATTCCAATCGTTCTCGGCCCGGAAGTTTCCGAAGTAAACGAAGGCGATATCGTTTGTATTCCCGAACGAAATCTCTATCTGAAAATCCGCGATAAAGAACGGAAGATTATGCAGGATCAGGCCCGGCTTGAATGGGTTTGCTCTACGCGTGTGCTGCAACCGACAGAACCTCTAAGAAATATTGCCAAGGGATATAAGTTGCGATGAAAGAACTCCAAGTAATGCGGTTGTATTTGCACGACGACGATGTGCCACCGATTATTACTGCCAATTCCATTTCCGTTAAAAACGAACCTGAGTCACTGGCGGTTTTCCGTGGTCACACCCTTGGCGAAATCATTAACAATTCGAAAGGCTGGTTGAATTTCGATTTGGATCGTGCCTTGAGCATTGGCACTGCCACCATTCGCAATATCATCCTGCAAGAATTCTTGCGGGTGAAAGAAATGAAAGCGTGGGAAGGTCACGAAGAACTGGTGCGCGTGGTGATGGCTTCACGTTGCATTTATTTGTCGTTTGATTGTCCGCCACAATCCAAGATTACTTTGTCACCGATGGAAATTGAATCGTGGACGCCGATAATCAACGCATCGCAGGATTTGTTTGCGATTGGCGTAGGCCGGATCATCAGCGGTTCGCCACACGGCGGCACAATTCAATTCGCATATTCTTTGAGGGATTAATATGGAACTCGCAACCTACCAAAGCCACAAGCGTGTGAAGGGTTTTCAAATCGGTGTTATCTACGCGCAAGAAAAAGGCACGTCGGACGGCACACGTGAAGAACTGCACTACGTTGACGGCATTCTGGCCCCTCAGAAAACCGAATACGTTATGACCTCGGCAGCCGGTGAATATTCGGTGATTGTGAGCGATGCGTATTACAAAAAACACGAACCGTTTATTGGCGGTTATTACGTGCGCTACGAAAACGGCTACGAATCTTTCAGCCCTGCCGAAGCGTTCGAAGACGGTTATGCGAAAGTTGCTTCCGGTTTTAAATGGAAGACGATTATTGTCTGGCCTGAAGGCACCGTGTTTCCTGAAGTTTATCCCGACTTCGAAATCCACGTGGAAAACAATTCGTTGCCTTCCAGTCTGCGGCCTATTCGCGGACGTAGTGTGAGCCGGGTAATTCTGCGTGGTGATTTGGCGCCAGCGGATATTACCGAAGAACTGCAAATGACAATCCATTTAGCCACGCGCACGTATTGCCATCACCACGGCGCCGAAATTGATTGGGAGGTTCAACCGTGAAAGAATTAGTCATTGCGTCGAATATGATCGCACTGGCACGCAATCGAAAAGGCGGTAATAAACGTTCTGCCATGCTCAGAATGATTATGCCTTTTCTCAGTCGTGAAACCGGCGACAAACTGGCAAATGCCATTGCAGAAAAAAGCAGCAAGAAATTCGCGCTCATGTGGGATAAAGTGAAGCACGAAATTCAAGCGAAGTTGCAAGGGCATCACACCGCTACCGCATCGGATGGAACTTATGCCGACGTGACCACGTTTGAACGCGATGGTGAAACATCCGTTTGCATTCAGACTTACGGGCCGAAGAAAGTTCGCATTTCCATGAACGGAATTACTGTTCTGGATGGCGTACCTGAAGACGGAACATTTGTCCCGGCAAATCCAATTCAAATGGCCCAACCGGAACGGGTTATCGAAGCGCCAGTGCTGACACCCGACAATGGTTGCGCGCCTTCTGATTGTCCGCAGACCGGGAATGTCAAAACGACAATTGCTTTCGAGACAGAAAACACCGGTGAAAAATACGTTATCAATGACGTAAATATTTGCCTGTTGATTAAACTCGTTTGTGAACGTCTATTGATGGATGCAGACCCGTGCCCGATTCCGCCGTGTGATACCACACCGGTTGCTGCGCCATTAATGCCGATGGCAACGCCTTGTAAAGCTCACGATTGGTTTGATTGCCGCGAATGCGCAAGCCCTATTCCGGGTTTCGACTTTGATGCAAACATTCTGGAACTTTACGACCGTTTGGTTACATGCAAATCGCTTTAACGTACACCTAAAGGGAGCCATTGCGGTTCCCTTTTTTATTGCCTTTTATTCGACTTTTATTTGAATGATTGAAACAAATGGTTATTGTATGGAATGTTTTTCGGTCTAAAATGTGTCCTTTTGAAAACTGTAAAGGGTGGCTTGTGTACTCGTTGCGGAATATTGAGTGACAGAACAAAATGATTATTTGGTTTGGAACGGATCGAGACTGCTTCGTCGAGCCATGATTGTTTGCGGTGATTGAGTTTAGGAACGGATTGATTCTCGTGTTGCTCTGGCGAGCGCAGCGAGAGAAGCGAAGCGAAACAGGCTCGGAGCGCAGCGACAGAGACTGGTTCCGTAGGAACACAGTTGAAAAAGAAACCGGCACATTTACCAGCCAGCCAAACAAAACAGAATTAATCCACTGCATGCGTTTGCATTGAGCGATGAATGTGCAATCTTTTAAGGATAGCTCTGTCCGCGTTATTTGTATGCACAAATAATAGACCTTCGGCACGTTAAAAAGCGCGAAGCGCATCCCATCCCCCATTCCGCTCGCCCCCTTCCCTTCAATCACCCGCGCACCAAACCCCCGCCCCGGCTTACCGCCGCATTTATGAGTGAAAAACATGAAATACTTCCAGCCTTCCTACGTCCGCGTTGCACAGAAATTCAACGTGAAAGCGCTGTTCTCCCGACTGGGCGAATACCAATCCGCTTTCCGCTTCTGCCTGTACGCTCACGCTTACACTGACGGCGCATATCAAGCCGATGCGCAGCAACACAACTTAGAACACCATGAAGAAACATTGAAAAATGCGATGCAACATGTTGAAGAAGTTTTCGACACGCTGGACATAAATACCTATGACGATTACATGGTGCATTTGCAGACCATTCTGCATTGGTTTGGCGCTACGGTTTATCGTGATGGTGTGGAATTCGTTTTGCTTAACGATTTGTGGTACGAACGTCACTGGAAAAAAGCCACGGTGAAAGCCCCGACTTCCAAAGGCGCTGTACTGTTTTGGCGAGACTACGCACGCGAAAGTGCCGACGCTGTTGGATTGGCCGTTGCACTGGACGGAAAGAAAATCCAAACCCTGCAATATGGCCGGGGCATGGAAAATCAATCGAAGAAAATCCTTAGCACCGCTGGCAAGTTTTTGCGGGCAATGAAGGACAAAGACGACCCGGCAGAATTGCGCCGACGCATGGAACGTATTCACTCGATTGACGATCAGTTTCATCGCGAACGAACTGAAATGATTAACAAGGCTACAAAAGAAATCCTCGGGCATTCGCGCTATGTTACGTTTTGTGGCCCCCTGAATAAAACCGATGCGGAATACTACCGCCGCTGTGGGTTTGACGTACTGGCGGATTTTCTAAAGCTGGTAGAAGTAATGACGCGCAATGAAGCCAATCCTGTCAAGTTTGTAGAATACGACACGGCAATGCTTTTGTTTCAGTTTGAAGAATCGAATCAAATGCACACAGACTTTGCAACCGCCCTTTCGAAACTAATGGTGCCGTCTGCCAAAGCTCGAAAAACTGTAAAATAAGAACAGAGCCACGTTAAGGAACGATCATGCTTGAGGTCAATATATTTGATAGCCGTTTTGTAGCCGAATGCCGCCGCCGTTTTGCGGAGCGCCTTACCCTCGTTGATAACAGCTTGTATGTTTTCAGTGATGGCGTAGCAATCGGATTTAAAGAAGGTCGGAAATTCGCAAAGGTTTGCGACGATGGATTGGGCACGTTGTTTTTTGCGCCAACGCCACGTGCAACCGAAGCCATTGAAGAACTGAAGCGTGTAAATGCCGTGCTTGAATTGCGGAATTACGTGCGGCGAAATTTCGATACATTCGTTTCGAGTATGACCTACACAACTGAGGTCGCAGACGTTTGGCAAAACGCCAACGTGTTTGTTTCAGATGATCGTGTGTACGTTGCGTTTCCCGATGCAACAGGCACCGCCGTTATTCGCAATCGCGAAGAGAAAGTAAAACTGCGCCGTCGTGGTCTGGCAGTAACTGTCATGCCGGAAATCGTTGAAAAATTCTTGGGCATTTGCGAAGCCGCCGATATAGACGTAATAGATTTAGATGCAGTCGAAATCATCCGACGCGCCTATTACGGTCTGGCTCCAATTGATCCACAACATATCCCGGCGCACGGTTACGCGCTGGTACTTCTTTTGCAAAACAGGATTATTTTATCGTGAGCCGAATGTATACCGAAGAAGAGGCAACCGGCCTCGTGCAAACCGCCCTGCACTACAACGCACAGCAACAGATTTACAACGCGTATGTAAAAGACGGCGATGTACATTACACCGTTTGCAAACCAAACCTGCACTGGCTGCGTGACAATGTGACCCGTGAAGAATTCAAAGTGGTTGCAGCCGATGACGCTGTGATTTGCGGCCTGAGTGAATCGGGTAAATCTGTTTTGATTTATTCGCACAATCTCCCGGCCTACACCGTGTTTGTAAAGCAAACCGAAATCAGCACGCCAGCGGATATGGAATTTGATATTCCGCCAATCGGCAGTGTGTTCACGCACAAAAGCGGTCGGCCATACCTGATCTACGGTTACGGCAACATGAATGCCAACGCGCAGAACCGCGAAAAGTATCCGGTGAATATTCACTACATCGGCGCGAATGGTTACACGTGGGATAAGCCGCTGGAAACATTCAACGATTCCATGACTGTTGGCGGTCTGTTCCGTTTCAACGAAGGTGTGGAATTCGAATACATGGGCATTTGCAATAACGAAACTTTGGTCGATGGTTTCCTGACTAAAGAAATCAAAGCGCTGTTCGCATCGGCGGGCCGGTCATGACAGAAAAAGTCGAATATCTTTATCGCTATCGTTCGTGGGATTCTGGTTGCTATTACGGCGTCCGTGACAAAGACAGCATCGACGTTGCCGGTGCGTGGGACGAATGGCGATTCTGTGACGAAAACAAATACAACGAAATTTGTGACGCGATTCGTCCGCCGTATCCGAATCATTATCAAGCAGAAAAAATGCTGGTAACAATCGTCGAAGCGGAAAGCTTTGATCCTCACGCATGGATTGAAGACCAGAAGGCGCAAGCTGCGGCTGCACGCCAACGTGTAAACCCACACGCGACCGGGCCGGGAAACACTCCGGTTTATTTGGCACGCGCAATGCTGGATAGTGGATGGACGCAATGGTTTGTCGTCGCGCATCAAATGTTTTTGCAAGGTAAAACGCCGCTGCCCGATGTGAACATTACGTCGTTCCGTGCCGCCATGCAGTCGGAAGGTTTTTTGCGTGACGACTTTATCGACGGCGTGCGTGTAAAAACTTTCACATTCCATGAACCTGATCCACACGAAAACGAAATGCCTAAATCTGTGTCTGGTGCAAATTCGTTTGCGTCTAGCAGTTCCATGTCCAGTGCTGACGCGGGCGGAATCCTCGACGGCATTGGCACAATCGGGCGCGTTGTAATGAACGCAATTGCAGATGGCGCATCGTCAGTCGTAGACGGCATTGGAGATATGTGTGACTGAATTAATCGAGTTGATGCCGAAGCGCACGCACGGTTTCACAACTTATCCCGCCGTGAAAACTACGAGCAAAGATATCGAAACGATGTTTCACCACAAAGTATTCGGATATCTGGATTTGCCGCCGACACATAACGTCGTGGTGACTAGCGAATATTACGGCCACCTAATCACATTCGTGGAAGAGGAAGACGGTACACAAATCCTCAGTGTTTCAGATCACCGCGACGACGTGTGGATTGCAGCACAACCCCTGCGCAAACATTGGCTTATGCCTTAACAACTTGGAGAATGTAATGAGTGACGACCTGAAGAAAAAGAAAAAGAAGAAAAAGAGTAGCGAAGAAAACACCAGCAAGAAACTGGTGAAGAGTTCCGGCCTCGATACCAAAATGAAAAAGAAGAAGAAAAAGTCTTCTGAAGAAAGCGGCGACACCATCGTCAAAGTCAGCGGCGGTAAGAAACTGGCGAAGAAAGAAGAAGCGCCAGAAAAAGCAATGCTGCCCGTCGAGAAAGACGATTTCATCATCGTTCGCATCGGCAAGAAAAACAAACTGTGTTTTGCCCACTCGCCAAAGCGTAACACTGCGTACATCGAAGACACGATGGCGAATGACGAACCTCAGACCGTCGAATATACCGCTGAAACTCTGGTGGCAAACCTCGGCAGCGATCCGGCACCGGGCAAAGCTTACGGTGTAGATATTCAGCCGCATTACGGCGAAGTTGCAACGCCTATCGGGCCGATGCACATTTACCGCAAGCTGGAAGACGAAGAAAAAGAAGCGATCACTATCGCAATCAAACGCATCAAGAAAAAAGTCGAAGAACAGGGACTCGGAAAAGTATTCCCGTTCACCCGTCTGGAAGTCTTGAACGCGAAAGGCAAATGGGCCGGTACTTATTCGGTCAGCTTCAAATCCGGTACGCCTGAAGACATGGTGAAGCTGCACCCGAAAATCATCAGCGATCAGATTTACAACCAATACATTTTCGCACACGAAATCGGCCACGGTATCTGGTTCAAATTCGTCAGCGAAAAAGTGCGTGCGGAATGGCTGGAAATCTATAACAGCCTGACCAAAGTTTCGAAGGCGAAGAAACAAGAAATGGAAGACCTCTGCACCTCGTTGGTTGCCAGCCAGCAAAGCGTGCGTGAATTCCAACGCGATATCGAAGAAGACGAACTGGCGCTGTTCAAAGAAGCCCTCGGTTATTTGAAAAAGCATCACAAAATGTCGCCGGAAGACGTGAACACTTTGCTGAATCAAAACAGCAAGGCACTCGCTGCCATCTGGCCTACGTCGGCATCGTATTCGAATTCGGAATCGCTGATTTCGGAATACGCAAAAGTCAGCGTGCAGGAAATGTTTGCAGAAGCTTACGCCTATCACACGACCGGTAAAGAAATTCCGAAGAGCGTGAAAAAGCTGCTTGAGAAAACGTTGAAGAACGCCCAAGCGTCTGACTAATCGACACGCACGCATAGCTGGCACAGATCGGCATGCGTGCAATACTGTAAATAAACATCACATCCCTAGAGTGTGTCGTAATGGCTAAGCCTGAAAAGAAATTGAAGAAGACCGGTAAATCCGTTGTCGAGAAAGACACGAAGCCGAAGAAGAAAAAAGTAGGTCTGGTTAAAACCGGCCCGCTGTCTTTGCAAACCGTTCAACTGGCAAACGAATATCGTCCGCAAACTTTGGATGATGTTGTCGGCCAAGATCAAGTCGTTGCTACGCTTCAGGGGGCTTTTAAGCGCGGCAAATTTCCATCTGCAATTATGTTCTCCGGTCACTACGGTTGCGGCAAGACCACGATGGCATTCATCGCGGCGCGGCAAATCAACTGTGAAACGTTGAACCTTTGTGGCAAATGTTTTTCCTGCCAATTCGCCAAGCACCCGGACATTATTTATTTCGATGCAGGGCAAAGCGGCAAGATCGACGAAATCCGCTCGCTGATTGCAGCAGCAGCAAACGCACCGGCTACCCGCAAACGCATTATCATTATCGACGAAGCACACACCCTTCGCGATCAATCGGAAAAAGCGTTGTTGGTTGCAACCGAAAATCCACCGCCGCATACAATTTACATGCTGTGTACGACGCACCCGGACAAAGTAAACAAGATGCTGAAATCGCGTTGCATGCCTTTGCATGTTCGACCGATTGAGCATGATGTTTTGATCGACCGCATGGCTGCCATTGCCGAGAAGGAAGGCGTCACGCTGAAAAAAGAAGCGAAGAAATCGCTTAACACGATTGCAGAATCCAGTAACGGCAGCATGCGCGAAGCAGTGTCGAAGCTGGATATTTTTCTTTCTATCGTCGCTTCCGGCAAGAAATTCGATCCGACAAATATCGCATCGTTTATGTCTGACGCCGACGTTGACATGGAAGAAGTCGCAGCACATTTCCTTGCCGCTGTACTGCAACGCGACATGGAACAGGCCGTGATTCAAATTCGCAGCGCGGGCAACGCTCGTGGCCTGATTAACAAAACCCGTTGGCTCATTGATTATCGAATCGGAGTCATCACGAAGACCAACAAATTCCGTCCGTATAGCGGCAAGATTTTTGATGATTTGAAAGTCAAAAACAAAATGCTTGCACTGGTGCTGATCCAGAACCTGCTTGCGGAAATCGAAGTCAAACTGAATAGCATCACGATTGACGAAAGTGTATTGTTTTACTCCAACGTCGGTGCGTTCATTGCAGAGTATGAGTAATGGAAAACTTGTCCACATTAGAGGCAGCCCTGCTGCTTCATATTCAGTGCCACCCCGGTAAAACTCTGGCGGATTACACCGCAGAAATGGGTGAGAAATATATCCAACTGATTCACGCTTCGAATACTTTGAAGCAGCAGAAACTCGTGGTCATGGACGCCGACAATAAGTTCACGATCAACGAAGATCACGCACGGGAAGAAAACGCGGCAATCTCGAAAGAGTTTGCTTCGGAAAATCCGGTTGTTCACACGCTGCGCAATGACATTCCGCCGAAGGACATGACGTTGAAACCAGACATGAATAAACCGTCTGAAGAATCCGTTTTACAATTGCTGATCGACGCCAACGGTCGCCCGAAAACGGCGATGGAATTGGGGGCGTTCTTCGGCAAGAAGGGTAGCGCACTGACGTGGATTCTGCGCAATCTGATTGACCAGAAAAAAGCGACAAAAGAAGGCAACACGTATTCGATGCACACGCCTGAATCTGAAGTGGTGCATACCGTACCACCGATTGAAACCCGGCGCATCCTGACTTCCGATGGTGAAGTGCGGGCCGTGATTCAGAACATGAAAGACGCGTTCACCGCCGACACATGTCATGCGGAAATTTCCAAAGCTTTTATCGTCGAGAAAAACTATTTCCTCGAAGTGTTTGGCGACCTGTCGATGGATGGGTATTTCAACGTTAAACAAGACGGCGAATATGTTGACCCGGCGCTGGATTTTGACCCACGCAATCTGCACAGCGTTCGCCGCATCATGAATGCCGAAGCTGTCGCGACTGTGCTGGAAGAATATTCCCGTGCAATTCCGCCACCATACGACTTGCACACGATCATCGAAACCACACATCTGTCGCACGATATGGTTCTGAATTATTTCAGCCATCGCGGATTTGATATCGGTAACGTTCGGAACATCGCAATTCGCGCAGTGCTGGAAAAGTTCATTGAAACTGAAACCGCGAAGAACGCAGTGCCTCGCACGATTGATCTTGGCGGCATCAAAGTCGTTGAACAGCCAGACCTGAAACCGAACGAAATCAAAGTAGCTCCGGTCGGGAAACAACCTGTGAAAAAAGTCTACAAAGAATTCTCTACGCTGGAAATTGCAGACGTTGTGGATTATCTGGAAGGCGGCGTGCGTCTTCAGGTTTTCATGAAACGTTTCGAACTCGATCCGGCGAAAACCGAAGAAGTAAAATCGAATCTTTTGCTCGCTGGTATCGCTGAGTTTGTTGCAGTGACCGGCTTCCTGTTTCCAAAGCGCAAACCTGCCCCAGTCGGTAAGCCTGTTGAAGCAGTTGCTGTCGTTGAAGAAGTGCAAACGCCGACTGAAATCCTGATGGAAAGCGCCGACGAAGTATTGCGCGAAGCCTCGGATAAATTCGTTTCGAAATTCATGAGTCCTGACGCGCCGGTTGAAGTGCGTCCGGCGCCTACACACATCGAAGATAAAAACGATCCACATTACGGTAAGAAAATCGTAAGTGTTAGCGCTGGTGGGCAAGTTCAACTTTCCTACATGCCTGATGCAACGTGGATCGCAGAACAAGTCGCGGCTGAAATGATGAAGAGTCCCGCGATTATTGAAGTGCCTGTGAAAGAAGGCGAAAAAATCGACAGCGGCGTTCCTGTGAAAATCGTTGATGGTTTCGCAGTGAATGTAAACCTGCAAGCTCCGACCGGCCAGCCTCCGCATAAATGGTCTGAGCAAGAAAAAGAAAGTCTGGTTTCTGCGTTGAAAACTGTCGCTGCTGAAGAAGGGCGCGAAGTAGAAGACTCGCACGAAGTATTCGACATTCAAGGAAAATCAATCGGCGTGAAAGGCCCAACTGGCCCCGGCCCTTGCCCGACTGGTGAAAGCGCAGAGCAATACGCCCAACGTATTCAGGAACAGGAAGACGAAAAAGAAATCGACGAATACGTTGAAAATCTTGATCGTGTTTTCCGCAAGTCTCCCGGCGTATCTATAAATGAACCACCAGCGTCCGGTTTTTACGGCGACCGTAAACCCGGCGAATGCCTCGCAAATCCGCCAAGCTTGGAATGGTTGCTGACTCTGGAAATGCTGGAACAGCGCCTGACCTTTGAACATCAAACTCGCGCAGCAACAAACTTGCGCGATATCAGAAAGTATCTGGAAGCATTATGATTGATATTACCGGCAGTCGTTTCAATGGCGTTGTATCGTACAAAGAAGGTGCATTTGATTTCACGAATAACTGTGGCTTCACCGTTGTAAGCGGCCACAACCGTGACTCTCTGATTTCAAAGAAGACCAACAACGGCGCCGGTAAATCTGTTTTGTTTGGCATGCTGCCCAACGTGCGTTTTGAACAAATGCCGTTGGCAGATACTCGCAAGAAAAACCGGATTCACTCGAAAGGTTCCCATATCGAAATCGACGTGGAAAACCTCGGGCACAAATGGACGATTCGCCAAAGCGGAAGCGGCTACAAAATCATCCGCGATGGCACCGATTTGGAAGTCCGTGGTCAAGCTGCACAGCGCGAATGGATCGAAAAGATTATTCCGCTGACCTCGGATGAATGGTATTCCTACGTTCACCTCCAGTCGCAGAAAAAACTCGACTTTATGTATGGCACGGCGCGAACGCGTATGTCGTATATCACTGCCGTGTGGCGACTGGATCAATTCGATATTCTGCGCAAGTATTTCGACAAGCAAGTTGATGCGGTCAAGATCGCGCAGAACAAAGCCGACGTGCATAGCAAAAACCTGCTTAACACGAATGACGCGCTGAATAAAAATGGTTGGAATCGACACCGCCAAAAGGAACTCGACGAAGCCACCGAGGTTGTGAAATCTCAGGCCAAGAAAGTTACCAAATTGCAGACCCGCACACAGGAACTCCGCTCGCTCATGAAGCAAGTGGAATTTTATGCGTCTGCAAAGTCGAAGCTGGCGAAGCTGCAAAAGAAAGCGAAATATACAAAGCCAGAATTGAAGGCGATGTACAAAGAACTTGAGGCAGCCGAGTCGTATCACGAAGAGTTGGACACCTATACCAAAACTGCCAAGCGCCTAACGAAAAAGCTGGAAGAACTTGGCGATTGCGGCGGCGGTAAAAAGCTGAAGAAACGCGTCAAAGAATTGCGTGCTGAAATTGAAACGATGGAAGTTGAATACAAGCGGCAGACAAAAGTCCGCGATGAATTCGACGCAGCCGTGCGGGAACTGGAAAACCTCGACGATCACACTGAGCCAGAACTGCGCAGCTTCTTGAGTCGTTGCAATAAGCAAAAGCTTGATCCGATGGAAGAAATGAAGGAAGAATTAGGCATGGTGAAAACCACGCTGAAACTTTCTGACTTGCTGCACGAACACGACGACGGCAACTGCCCGACCTGTATGCAGAAAATCAACCTGAAAGACCTTGAGAAAAGTCTGAAGGCTGCGAAGAAGCGTAAAGGTTTGCTGCTGTCGATGATTCACGCTTTCGAAATCCGTGAGACGCGCACGACCAACAAAGCGATCATCGAAAAACTCAAGTTTAACGAGCGTGATTATTACGCGCTGAAAAAGACTCTGAAGAAGTCTAACGAAGAACTTGAGACGCTGACCGACAAGCTGGAAAACGCTGCACGCTTTGACGAAATCACTGAGCAAATGTCCGAACTGAAGAAGCCGAAAGCGCCTAAAGTTTCTGTCAAACTCACGCTGGAACAAATCGAAGCACAGGTTGAAATCCTCGATGAAATCAAAGCGCTGAAAGAGCGCCTTGCTGAATTCGAAGAAGTGCCAGAAGACAAAGGCTTGACCGCCGAGCTAGAAGAGACTGCCGCCAAGCTGAAGAAGGTCGAAAAGAAATACGAAAAAGCGTATGAGATTTCCGTCAAGCACGGTAGCCGTCGCGCTGAATTCAAACTGCTGTCGAAACAACGCGATCAAATCAGCGGTGAGATTGAAAAGCTGGAACCGCTGACAAAGAAATTGCAGTTGTACAAAGCAATGTCGAAAGCCTACAGCAACAAGGGCTTGAAGCTGCACGCGATGCACCAAATCGTTTATCAGTTGGAGCAACATTACAACCGATTTGCCAACTTGATTTTCGCTGAGCCATTCAAGTTCAACGTAGTGGCAAAAGACGATGGCGTGCATATCATCGTTGACCGGGGCAACGGCAACGTATCCGACGTTCGTGAATTGTCCGGCGCAGAATCCGATAGTTTCCGTCTGTTGCACTTCCTCGCTTGCGTGATTATGGCGAAGGCTGATCGACGGGTTAACATCGCGATCCTCGACGAACCAGATGCACACATGGACGAAACAACAATCACGCTTTTTGCTGATCGTTACATTCCGTTCCTGCGTACCCTTGTGCCGCATGTTTTCCTGATTACACAAAAGGGCAAACACGTTCACAGCGATTGCAGTTACGTGACTGTCGAGAAACACAAAGGCGTTTCAAGAGTGAAGCTTGAACAATGAAAATTCAATGGAAATGTAACGAAGAGAAAATCGGCTGGCGAGTAGCGGCGGAACTGCCGTTGCCCGGTGGCGTGAAAATTCAAACCGACGTAGTTATTCCACGCTGGCGCATGAGTCCTACGGCCATGATGGAAACCATCGTCGATAGTAATCGTGCCATTAACGAAGCCCGGATGCGCCATGAGCAATTTTGCAAACATTAAACCCGGTCAATATTTCGTGACTGACGCCAGCGAAGTCGAACGCGCTGTGCGTCATTTCAAAGGCGAAGAATTGCTGGCGATGCTGACGCAGATTAATCCGAAGTATGGCGAGACTGCGTATCACTACAGCACCAACCTTGTCGCTGAATTGGAAACCGTCGAATACCCGCGCATTATCGGTCTGCAATTTGACCATCTTGGGCACGTCGAAATTGTTTTCAGTTTCGGCTTGCTCGACACAATCAACCTGACTGCGAACTTTACGCAGCGTGGTTATTCCTGAAGGGAAACAACAATGTCTGTCGAATTGCGTCACACGAAATTTCTGAACAACTTCACGTATTTCCGGGCGCAGAATCACTTCAACCGAGACGCCCGCCTCGCTACCTCTCGCCTACGTGCCAACGAAGAACTGGCTGCGATCCGAGCCAAATGCCCGAAGGATAAATAAATGAAAGTTTTTGCGTTCGCCCATAAGGCACCTGACGAAGTATTGCTCAAGCTACGCGGCGAAGGTATCGAACGTTCTGACGTTTATATCGTTGGTGATAACGAAATCATCGACCGCAAAAACAAGCGTGCGCATTTCATTTTTATGAGTGTGCATTCTTTTCAGCGGAACCGCGAAGGACTGGAACTGCGCAAAGCACAGTCCTACGTGTGCGACGATCCAATCGCGCTTTCGCAATTCAGTTTCACGCCTGCCGATTACCGCGCAGAAGAATTCTTTCACATCGACGGCTTCGCATTGACGCCGTGTGTTCGTCTGGATAAATGCCCTGACATTCCAATCGTGCGCCTGCCTTTCGACATTGTGAAAATGGCAAAGGATCACGCGAAGCAACAAGCCACATTCCTGATGCAGTTTATGACGTTTGTTTATCTCACGCCAAGCGAGACGCACCAGAAGCCAATCAAGGAACTGGTGTGCAAGTGGATGGCTTCGAAAGAGAGTTTCAGTCAATACTGTAAACGATTGGATAAGCTACGCCAGACCGTGCCGCTCACTGATAAACAAGTCAAACGAATGAGTGATTTGTTAACCAGTCCGACAGCGATCCTGTACCGGGAAGCGTTGCAGATGGAAGGTGAGGAAGACGATATTGCAAAGCAGTTGAAAATCAGTGCTTACGAATTGCGATACATTCGTGCGATCAACAAAGGCGTGGTCGTCAAAGGTATGAAAAAGGCGAAGGCAAAATGATTACAGATAATCGCGAAAAACTTACGCCGTGCCTGTACATCGTGCGGACGCAAGCAGGCTTCAAACAAGCGGCCAAAGAATTCTGGAACAGCGACAGCAAACCAGATATCAAAGGCTACCCGAAATCGTACCCGGCTCTGGTTGTATTCTCCGACGGTTACGCTGGTTACAATTACGTGCGCGCAAATTGCTACGCTCTGAATTTTATTACAGAGGCGATTGCCCGCCATGAAAAGGAACACGCAAGTGGACAATCCGACTCTGGAAGAAATGAACCGACAGAAGCTGGCAGCGCTGGGCCTGTCTGAAGAGTTTTTAAACGGTGCAGTAGACACGTCGTCTTACGCTGCACAAATGGCTGTATCGAATGCACGCTTTGTAGAATTCGCACGCGTGAAACAGAAGCAAATGATGGATTCGCTGAAGCGCGTAGCCCTCGTTAGCTCGCACCGTCGCGGCGTTAACGTCCACACGATCTACCCGATCAGACAGGTTACGAAATTCCGTTCCCGTCGCTATGCGAAAATGTGGGTAAAAGAATTCAGGGCATCTATAAAATGACGACTCAGAATTGGGATTTGCGTAGCATGGTTCGCGATGATGGCATGACGCTTTTGAAGTTGTACCAAACCCGTCTGCCTCAAGCAAAACTCGAAACTGAATACCGTCGCAATCGCCGTGCTGTTGCGCGCATTGACGCGATGCAGGTTCCCGAAGACGAATGGAAAAAACTTGCGTGGGATTACGCGTCTGTGTATTCGTCGAAGTGGGGCGCGATTGTTTTCCTGTTGCTGCCAAAGGGTAGCGTTCTGAAATTCCGTAGCCTGCGTACCGCGAAGGTCTGGATCAAAAATAGAAGGGCGAAGAAATGAAAAAGATGTACATCGCAGTCCTCGACGACGCTCCCGACTACATGGTGCCGACGCTGGTTGCGCATTCGATTCTGACGGCACATATAAGATTCGCATCGCCACTTCGGCCAGACGCAGAGTTCCTTTGCTATCACAAATGGTTGAACGATTCTTTCCGTAAAGTTGTGCTGCGTGTGAACCGTCGCGAGTTTGATAAAATTCGTGAAACTCTGGTGTGCCACGAAGGCCACGAGAACACAATTTGCGATGCACAGCCTTCCTGTCTGGTTATCCTCCCGGTTGAATCTGACAACGTGCCGAACGTTCTGAAGTTTGCCAAGTTGTGGAAACCAAAACCGGTAGAGGCACAGGCATGATGGACGGGATGAAAGGATGGGTTTTAAGTGAATTGGAAAACGTGCGCTGTACAGAACAGCGTAACGAATTACCGCGCATGAAAAAAGGCGGTGGCATCTACACAATGCCGATGGATTATCCGTGGTCATTACCAGCGCGGCCATGTGAAGCGCATTACGGTACGGGCGCTGCTGAAACAGTCGAACCGGTTCCCGTTGACACTGCGCCACTGTTGACCGGAAGCATAGGCACGTTGACCGGAATTTCAATTATCTGCGACGTGTATCAACCGAATCCGAAATACCAAACGAAATACATTTACTCGCTCGTGCATCGTCGCGGAAAAGTTATGGTTTATGTTTGGGAACGTAACCCGAAAGACAATACCAGCACGACTTATTGGTACGAATATCGTTCTGCGCGTGAAGCCCGCGTGGATATGAAAAAACACGGCATAGGAAGACGGGGATGGTAGAGCAAAGTTCACCAGCGAATTTGATGGACGTTACCGGTCACGTGTGGATTGGCAACGTTGCACCAAAAGAAACAGCGCAGAAATGGACGATTGAATTTGACGGCATGCCGCTGTTCGAAGTTAACGCCCGTCACCCCGGCGTATTCCCTTCGCAGATGATGAACGTTACGCTGAATGCGGACAAAGAAACAGGTTCGATTTTCCACGAGCGTAAACCATCAAAACCGGTTTCGTCACACAGCTATTTCGAGCAATCGAACGCCGCACACAAATTCATGCAGAACTGGTACGGCGCAATTAACAATCCGCCAGATTACAAACGTTTTTCGGTTCGCTCCCACAAGCGCGGCGCTACCCTGATTTATCACACGGGTATTGCGAACGTCGAAATCGAATTCCGTAGCCAGCGTCTCGCTCGTGTTCACGGCAAACGTTACACGCTGAATTTCACACATTCGTATTAACAAGGAACCGTCATGGCTATCCCAATTCGCCCGCCCGTAAAGTTTCTGGCGCACTGTATCCAGCAAGCAAACCTCGGGAATTTCGAACCGCAAAACGCATATGTTTATCAGCGTGCCGCTTATGACCAAATGCTGCGCCAGTTCAATCAGCACATTCGCAATCTCGACGAAGAAGCCAAGCTGCAAAAGTTCGGTAAGAAATTTCCGAATGTTGGCACTATCGGCCACGTCGATCATCCGTTCCACACCGAAGAAAGTTATGCGCAAGATCAAATGAGTGTCGAAGGTTTGAATCGCCTGCGTGCCAGTATGTGGGCCGCACGGAATATCAAAACTCCCGAAGAACTGAAAATCGACGAGGCACCTGCAATCTCATGAATACCGAAGTCAATATTTCTGCCGGTAATGTGAATATCAACACGGACGGCAAAATCTCTGTGTCACCGGGCGCAACAATCGTTGCTGCAAATCATGCGATTAAAGATACCGTCGCTCGCCACACTGCGCATGGTCTGGAAATCCACGAAATCACCGGCGAAGAACTGAAAACGCTGAAGAAAAAACTGCGTTATGCGGTGTCGAAAGAATACGGCATGTACATTGTGCAAGAAGGCGATACGCTCTCGCACATCGGTGAAGGCACCGGCCATTCGTGGCGCACTCTCGCTACGTTGAACAATCTGGAAAATCCACACCTGATCTTCCCCGGCCAAGTAATCAAACTACGGTGATTGAAATGAACGCAGCAGTCGAAATGGATCGTGAAGAATTAATCGAACATCTGATCGAAAAAGTACACGTTAACGACCATCCGATTTTCAGGAAGCGTTGCGTCTACACTCTTCCGGCTGATGCGTTCAATGAAATTCAGTACGAACGTGATTTGGTGGAAAGCTTCGGCATTTACCACATCAAAACGAATGATACGCTCGCAGAAATTGCACAGCGTTTCGAACTCGACGAAGAGCGTTTGGCGTTCGTCAACAACCTGCACAACAAACAGATTTATTTCGGTTCATGTCTGCGCACAAAGGAATATAAACTTGAACACTGAAGAAGTATTCGAAGTCCACAACGATTTCGCAGCACGTAGCGCCATCGACGAAATCAACGTGCGCAGAATGGTGCAGCATATTAGCGAGCAACTGACTCCGCTTATCGGTGAACTGACCGAGGACGCGAAACCGAAAATCAAAGAATTTCTGAACGATTTAAAAGAGAAGCGCGGCATTAATGATTTCACAGTCGGCGGGCCGGGTGAAGGCATCGTCGAATCCTATACTGTAAATGATGAAAAACGAGGAAATCGACGTGGCGTTTTGGTCGGCGGTAACACTGCTGACGGTGAACGAATTACGCACATCTTTCTGCGTAATAAACGCACGGCGAAAAAGCGCGGACGTGGCCTGATCGGTATGATGGTTATGCCATATTCATTCAAGCCTTCGCGCCCCTTGAAGTTTATCCAATTCACAGTGGAAGTAAAACGTGGCTGATCTTGAAGGCATTGCATTTTCTGACGTTCACCTTGACGGTTTGAACAAACATTTCCCCGATGCAAATGATCGCATCTTGGCGGAAATGGAAAAGATTTATCAGTACGCGTATAGCAACGGTATTAAACACGTATTTATTCCCGGCGATTTGTCTGATACACCTGACCTCGATTGGGATACCTACGGCAAGCTGTACGATTTGTTTTTGCGTCACGATGAAAACCTTTACACGTATTACATCATGGGCAACCATGACTTCGGTGATATCGAAAATACGTCGATGAATTTCATGCACAAGCTGGCAACGTCGAAAGCGTTTAAGCGTCTGAAAATCATCCTGAAACCGGAACGCGTTGTAATCGAAAACGTACCGGTGAATTTCCTGCCGTATCCATGCCTGAAAACCCTGTCCACTAAACAGGGTGCATTAAACTTTGCGCACGTTGAATACAGCGGCGCAATTGGTGACAATGGTCGTTCATTGAAAACCAAACATGAATTGGAAACCCACAAAAACGATTTCACTATTTCCGGGCATATTCACCAATACCAATTCATGAAAGCAAAGCGGGCCGTTTATTGCGGTAATCCATTCCAGAAAAACTTTGGTGAAGCATTGCCAAAAGGCTTTATTCATTTTAAAGCCAGCATGGATGGAAACCGGGTTGCATTCCAACATAAGTTCGTTGAAAACAAACCAAACTTTACTTTGCAGAACGTTGAGATTAATGACCTCAATGATTACAAGAAACTGGTTTATGCAGATAACGTTCGTTACAAGCTGCACGTAGCTGAAGACGTTCCTATTCCAGCCGACCTGATGATTCAATACCCAAACATTACCGGTGGCATTCATAAAGCTGGTGCGAAAAAATCGAATGTTTCCGAAGATGAATCAATTAAAGTGGAAAACATTGATATTGATCCAATGTTTGGTTTAAAAGAGTTCATGGTGGCAGAAGGCTTTGATAAAGAAATGATTAAAGCCGGTCGAAAAGAAGTTAAAAAGGCTTGTGCCCGGCTGGGCATTTCGGCCTCGTGATTAAATCCGCGATAATACTAATTTATTATTAGTTGGTACATCGTGGCGCTACGATTGTAGGCCAACTACCAAAACCCTATAATCGAGGATGCTCCGATGGTCACGAAAGTCGTCCGTAAGGACAAAAGCCCCGAGGCGCGCATCGCCGCCAAAAAGGCCAAACAATACCGCAACAAAAACAAATCGAAGCTGAACAAGGCGTCGAAGAACCGCTACAAAACCATGTCGCACGGTGAAAAACTGGCGCACTTGGAAAACGTGGTATTCCTTCGCGCCATGCGTCACGGTGCTACCGAAGCTGAAGCGAAAAAAGCTGTTGCGGCCTACAAAAAGAACCGCAAAATGCGCCACGCTGGTAAGCACGCTTCCGAACAGAAACGTCAGGCTGTTACTGCTCAGAAATCCGTTCGCGGCCAACTGAAAGCAAAATCGCAAGCCGTTTCCAGCGCCCACAAAAAGGCACTGATGAAAATCCGTACCGCCAAGGTTGCCCCAGCCGTTCGTATGAAAATGCGCGCTGCTGAAAAGCAACGTTACGCTTCCGAGCGTAAGACTCTGGCTGGCGAGCGTATGAAAGCGGTGAAAACTCACCAGAAAACTCTCGGCAAAATCAAAGCTGCTTCTGCCAAGCGTGGTGTTTTCCGCCTGAAAGACTTCATCGGCAATTTCAGCGCCAAGCCAATCTCCAAGAAAGGCAAGCGTCTGAAAACGATTGATCCGAAGAAAGCCGCTGCTGCGAAAGTAGCTGCTGCAAAAGAAACTTCGGCTATTTCGACTAAGCACTTCGGCAAAACCGGCGGTGCTGTGAAAAAAGCTCGTAAAGTCCCTGCTGCTGCCCCAGCCGCTGAAGCTGCACCTGCCAAAAAGCGTGGCCGTCCAGCCAAGCCAAAAGCTGATGCTGCCCCAGTTGCACCAGTAGCGAAAAAACGCGGTCGCCCTGCAAAACCAAAAGCTGATGCCGCTCCGGCCCCAGTTGCGAAAAAACGCGGTCGTCCTGCAAAACCAAAAACTGAAGCTGCCGCCCCGGCTGCTGCTCCAGCCGCTAAAAAGCGCGGTCGTCCGGCCAAGCCAAAAACTGAAGCTGCTGCACCGGCTCCAGTAGCGAAAAAACGTGGTCGTCCAGCGAAACCAAAAACTGAAGCTGCTGCTCCAGCCGCTCCAGCCAAAAAACGCGGTCGTCCTGCAAAACCAAAAGCTGACGCAGCACCAGCAGCACCGGCTAAAAAGCGTGGCCGTCCAGCCAAGCCAAAAACCGAAGCCGCACCAGCCGCAGCCGCTCCGAAAAAGCGTGGCCGTCCAGCCAAGCCAAAAACCGAAGCAGCCGCACCGGCCAAGAAAACTTCCAACGGTAGCAAAACTTCGTTGAAAGCCCCAGCCGGTAAAACTGCACCGGGTAAAGCCGGTACTAAAGCCGCTGTGAAAAAAGCAGCCGCTCCAAAGGCCGCTCCAAAGGCCGCTCCGAAAGCAGCCTCTAAACCGAAAGGTGGCGCTGTTCCGAAGAAGTCCGGTAACAAAAAAGCTTCGTTCGGTTAATAGCTGAATGATTGTTTTGCAATAAAAGAAACCCGCCCTTCCCTAGTGGATCGGCGGGTTTTTTGCTATCTGGACGCTAATTTTATTGTATATCCACTTATTTGGGTGTTCGAGCATTGCAAATACAATCAAAGTATATTGATGACAATCCAAATGTCATTGATTTAAAGAACGCCCGAAACGCGAATGAAGTCATTACCGTATTGTCAAAGATTAATACGACTTTTAGCGTTTTGGTATCGAAGTTCAATCAGAAAAAGCTTCCATATTTGAAAGTGTCGGACGCCGTGGAAGCCTTACAATTTTGCGTTGATTCGTTGGTTGAATTGCGCTGCGCCCGTTCGGTCGCACAAGAGTTTTCCGATTCAAAGCGTGATCGTTGTTTCAATATGATTAACGCGCAGCAAACAAACATCCGGTCGTTTCAAAAGACCGTAATGGATTTGATCGACGGCGTATGTGCATCCCGTATGGATAAACATTTGTCGTATCTTTCCGAAACCGTGTACCGCATTCTTTCGCGTATCAGCCCGACGACGCAACTGCATATTCGTCTGCCTGAATATCAAATGATTTGTTTTCGGACAGATCATGGCGTGACGGATAAAAACGGTTTTGTTTCTGGCCCAATCACCGTAAAGCTTTCGCTTATGGGTGGGCAATACCGCGTGTCTATTCCTGACTCGCCTTTTGTATCGTCCGAAGAGTCCAATGTGGACACTGCAAAAGACGTGCAAACCTACATCATGGGCAATCTGTCTGATTTCGAATACGTGGGTAAACCCGAGCCGAAAGACGATTCGCTGCTGGCGTCAAAGATGGTGCAGAACGTAGAAGTAACGGACGATAAATTGAACGTTATTCTCAAACCTTTTGTGCAGCCTGACGACATTAACAAATTCCTTGCTCAAGTTCTCCCGTATCTGAAGCGCGCTGTGAATTTGCCAAACACTGACATTATTCATCGCGTCTCGCAGTACGGTGAAAACCGGATGATTTCGTTCATCGTCGGCAAGCGCAAAATCTATGATGCGCGCTCGCTGAGTAAGCTGACTAAAATCTTGAATGTCAGCAAGGATGAAAAAGTAAAACTCAACACAATTATGGAACCATCATGAGCAAACAGAACGTTGCCTTCCTCAAAAAGATGACCGACGAACAGTTGTTGAAATATTACAACAAACGCAAGCCTGCGTATCGTCGTCTGATTTCCAAGTTCACCAGTCTGATGAAACTTTTCAAAGGAAAAGTATTCGGTAAGAAAAACCTCGCCACCGCATCGGATCAAGACGTTATTGCAGACGTGTCCGGTCGCAAAGGCACGAACACAAAAACCAGCGGACAAAAAGGCGGTAAAAACGCTGGCTTTGGTCTGATCGTTCAAAAGGTCGATACTCCCGGCCCGCGTGTTCTGAAACAGTACATCGACGGTTTGGATTCTCGCCAAGCAATCGACGAACTGGAAGCGATGATCGAACGTTTTTCCGAATCGGAAAACAAAAGCCTGAATAAACTCGTGCCGAATTTGAATCGCGAGCGTGATGCACTGATCGACGCCTACACTGAATCGCTGCAAAACATGTCTGACGTTGCCGACAATCACATGCCGGACGCCGTTGGTGATTTGTTTAAACGCGTGCAGAAATACTTCGATGGTCTGGATGCGGATTACATCAAAGCTCGTGACGCCGCAATTGAAGCAGCGAAGAAAGCGAAAATTGATCCTCCGTATTTCAGCGATGCCGAACTGGATTATTACATTAACGTCGGTATCAAAAACGACGTGATGGATTTCGTGTTGAACTGCGATATCAGCCACTGGCCCGCAGCCGGTGTTGTTGGTCGTGCAAAGGTTGTGGTTGTTACCGCACGCCTGACGCCAACCGACGACGCATTCGAAATGAAAGCGTATGTTTCGATCCACGATAAAGTCGGTCTGCCGGGTTTGTATTCCATCGGTTCCGAACTGAAAGGAAACGACACTGCTGCACTCGCAAAAGAACTCGACAAAGTAATGCCGCGTAAATTCGCAGTCGCTGACGTTGTAGCGTTCGCCGCCCCGGTAGAACTCGACCTCGACGCCACCGAAGTTACCACGCGTCTTTCTGCAATCGAAGGCGTTACCGGCGTTAACGTTGACAGCACCGAAGTGACAATCGAATATCCTGATAATGATCGGGAAATTCAGGCTCAAGTTCTGCGTGTGATGGGCGCAATTCCGTCGATTAAACGCATGCTGAATAAAGAATACACGCCGACTCTGCGCACCATTGATCCGGGCGTGCATACCTACAGCTTGACCCTCAAGGATTAAGTTGTATATTCACGCGCCAATGCGGTTAGACTTTCGTTTATCCGCATGGCCCTACGGCGGGGATCGGTACGTTACAACGTACAACACCGATAGATACCTCATTGATATTCGCGCAATTCTGGATTACTTGGAATTGCAACTGCGAAAGACTCCGCTAGCATTTATTTTGAAAACGAGTTTCACACTGGTTAACGTTTATTCACAATACACGCATACCAGTGTGGGATTGGTTTCGGAGCCTGACGAAAATGTCCGGCGCAGCGGCCTTGTGTTCACCTTCGCCCGTACACGAGATAATAACGGGCCGGGAAATGCAAAGCATGTTTATTGGCTGCGCGGCTACACAGCGATTTGGGGAAACGACACCGAAAGCTCAAATGATTTTATAAGTATTTCCATTCCGTTAAATATCCTCACTGCTGCACGCATGCAACAGATGATGATTCGGGATCAGCGATATTTATACGACATTGTTGGCGGTTATACCAAAGCTGTGATTCGGTCGATCAAAGAGTTTCATGGTGGCGTGCAAGTCACTCGGAAATATCTCTACTACACCATTCCGAAAGCCATGTTTTATATGGCGATGACGGACTGGAAATATGTATTGGATTTCTGGAAGAGAATGCCCGACCTGTTGCATGTTGAATGGACACCGAAATTTATTGAATATTACGTTCGGTACATTGCGGACAAACTGCCCATGCGACAGCGCAGCAAGTATTACGCGCAATATGAAGAAGAGGTGCAGGAACATTTGCGCCAATTCATCCTGCGTTATTTGCAGAACATGGTGCAGCCTGAAGAAGCTGATCTGGTCGCATTGCTACCGGCTGACGAATCGCTTATTCACGACGTAGAAACATTGGTTGTGAATTTGTCGAAAGGGATAATCGAATGAACGTATACGAAGGTCAAACGTGTACGATTACGGAAGAGTTTTTCGATGCGTTTGACGATCCAGTCTTGCCGTCGGATAACTCCCCGGCGCCGTTGGTTCGATTATTCGACACCGACCGTTCTGTAATCGCAGAAGTTTACGCAAAACCTCACGCGACAATGCCCGGTAATTGGATGGCTGACCTTCCAATTCCAAACATGAATTTGCGTGACGCTGTTGAATTGTTTGCGCGGTGGACTTACGAGGGACAAGACGGGAATTATCAGGCACGAACTTCTATCACTGTCGAGCCTGCAACGCTTGGCCGTGAATCGGATATCGTGATTGTTTGCGGACGTGATTCGCGTATGCAATTAACCCTGCCGATTTCCTACAAAGCCCCAGTCGCCGCAGTGCCTGCCAATTTGGCAAAGGGTACAAAAGCACGAAAAGAAGTCGAAGGTGATAAGTTAACTCTGTCGCTTTACTTCAACAACCGAGCGGTCTACGAAAACTGGAACGTCGAGGATCAAGGAATTAATATCGAAGCGATGAAAAATCGCACCGTTATTGATATGCCCGCAGTCGTCGGCACTCCGCAAATGTCACCGCTGACAATGCTTGTAGAACACACACCAACGCGCAAACTGGCAAGTAGCACACTGTCGTATAAAGTGTGGGCGGTAACTCCGCAAATCCTTATGGCTGCGCGCCAGCTTGAGGATTTTATTAACCGGGCGCGAATCGCGAACATTATTCCCGAATTGGAATACACACAATCCGATTTGATGGAATCTTTGTCACGTGGTTTGAATATGTTTAACTCCCTGCAACCAAACATTTCGAGCTTCACCGGCACGAATATGCAGGGGCCATTAATGGGTGCATGGCTGACGTGTTCTGCCATTTACGCATTAGGCGCACAGATTCAAGCTGAAGGCGCATTAGCATTCGATTTCGGTGGGCAAACGGTTAGCTTAAACGTTGACCGAACGCCAGCATTGGAAAGTGCTTTGGGCCGACTCGATGCGGAAATAGAAAGTGTTGTAAAACCTCTCAAGAAGTTGTTAGGCCGAGCCGGTGTTTTGAGTGGTGATGGTTCTGCTGGTGGTGGATTCATCGACAGCAGTAAAGCAATCGGGATTCTCGGAGTTTCAAACACACCAATGACTCGATTGCCGGGTTTGCCCGGTCGTGGATCAACTGGCGGATTCTTCCGCAATTTCTTCTAAAGTTAATTTAAATAAGAGTAACACTTGGCTTACTCTACTGGAGATAAACAATGACTTTTTCCCTCAATCGTGCGCAATCGGCTTTGGCCCACAACGTCAAATCTGAAGCCACTGAAGTAAATATTCGTGAAGCGTATCAAGTTGATGATCGTTTCATGCGTATCATCGCAACCGCTTCCGTTGCTGCTACCAAAGAACAAGTGTTCGCCGGTATCAAAAAACAATTCGCACATATCACGCCTGTTGTTGGTTCGTTTGTTTCGCTCGCTAGCGATGCACGTACCCACATTTTCGAAGGCATCGTCGGCGTTGTTGCCGAACGTATTGTGCTGACCGACGAAAATCGCGGCGCTTACAAAGCCGTTGCTGCAAATATGTTCATGGACGATACCGAATGCCTGTGGGCACTGCGCAAAACTGCGACCGGTGAAGTTCTGGTTAAATCCGCTGTTGCTGACGACCATCTGGTTATGCAGCAATTGCTGGCCTGTGCTTCTGTTGACCACAACGATTTCGTAAATGCGAACGTTGGTGCTGATACCGCACAAGCACGCGCAACCGTTACCGGTGGCGATTTGATTACCTACATTTCGCAGCAATCTTGCGATTTGAACGTCGGTATTGCTGTTGCTTCCATCGACAACGAAGACGGTAGCCCGACTACTGATATTCAGGTTGTTCGCCCGAACGGCCAGCAAGAAACTCTGCACCGCGACATGATCGTAATTGCAGCCGCTGACCACGAAATCGAAGCTGACGCGGAAGACGAAATCGCTACCGCTGCAACTCCGAACATCGACCAAATCAGCGCCTATTACGCTCGTGTTTTTGCACGTCGTCCGGCCTACTACGAAAAATTCATGGAGCGTGTACGCGCCCACGTTTGGATGTAAATAACACGCAATAAACAGAAGGGGGCCACGTGCCCCCTTTTGCCGATTTAAGCCGGGGGAAATATGAAAAAGAATAGTGGGGATTCCATTCACCGCGTAAGTGGTGGACAGGGCGGCGACATTGATGAACGCGGTAAATTCCGCAACAAGGATGCCGATGATGGTGGCGGTCGCGGTTCTTCTATTCTGAAGACGAAGAAAAAGAAGAAAAAAGTTGAACGTGAAGTCATTGTGATTGAAGACAACACGTACAAGAAAGGCAGTGAACTGAAAAAGAAAAAGCGCAAGACCCCGGTAACAATCGAAGGTACGGTCGAACGTATCAAAGAAAAGAAAAAGTCGGTGAAAACCGAACTGGCGGTAATCCCAAAAGTCGCCGGAAGTGCAGCACTGAAGAAAAAGGCGAAGGGCAAACAACAAGTTCTCGATGCTGTCGAAGTGTTCGTAGAATTGCCTCCGGTTGTCGATGAATTCGATGCCGAGTCACGCCGCATATTCGAAAATCTGATTTCTCTGGCTGGTCGTTTCGAAGAGCAGATGGAAGATCGGATTTACAACAAAGACGTTTACGCACTAAACGTTATTTATTCGCAGATTCGCGAAGTCATTGCCGACCTGCGAGCCACACGGGATATCAGCGCACAAATTGCTGAATTGGAAAGCATTGTAATGCGGCCATACCAAATGGTTGTGGCGCAGTCGCTGACCGACCTGTATTTCCACATTGACGGTGCCGTTTCGAAATTCGTTAAAGACTCGGACATGCGCCTAGAGATTCAAAAGAAGTTGAAAAATACTTTGGCTGAATGCGCAGATAACCTCCAGTCAGAATACGGCTTGGCACTCGACCGGGCGCGGAAGGTTCTGCTATGACCACACCAAAACGCATTAAACCTTTCAAGGCGAAAAGCGTCACGAAAAAACCTGCTGTTGTTGCCAAGGTTCGGCGCACGTCCGTACAAGTTTACGGCGAGCGTTGGGATTGGATGGCAGTACGTGAAAAAGTTCTGGCTCGTGATAATCACACGTGCCGAAAATGTCCGTGCAAAACAAATCTGCAAGTCGATCATATTCGACCGGCAGCACGCGGCGGACAAACAACCATGAGTAACCTTTGGACTCTGTGTGCCGATTGCCATTCCAAGCGACCGGGACATGCAGCCGCTAAACATTTGATCTTGGCGAAAAAGAAATGATGAAAATGCCATCCGATATTAGCGACGATTTTCAAGGATCATGGGAGGCGTTTTTAGAGCTGCCCCGTACAAGCAAACTTGAACCGCTTGTATTGGGTGAATGTTTTCGCATTCTTTTGCAGCAAGCCGGTGTTAAAGTAAAAACCAAGAAATTGTTGGCTGACTTTTTTACTGTAAATAAGCAGTATCAAGCCTTCGCCAAACAGGTGCATTCAAAGTTTCTTTTGTATCACCTTTTGCCCGTGCAGCACCAGTTTGAATTCGTTTGGAATGCCGATGAATTGGTAAATGTTGTAAACGGATTCACCATTCGCGGTACAGTGAAACTGAAGCCGCAACGATTCGAACTTGATTACCTTCTGCGTCGATTAGTCGAACTGAAAGTATTCAAAACATTGCCCGAGGAATTGAAACTTTCGTCGCGTGTGAAAATGCACGCGGGTGAAAAGAAAACGGTTTACGCTGATCGTTTTCCTCCACGTGCCGATAAGGTGCGCGAGTCAATGGAAGTTAGCGTGATTCTTAACTCGGACATGCGAGTCAAAATTGCACGGTTGAAAAACGATTTCCTCGTGTTGAAATACGAGCTTTATTTTGACAACACAATTCCCATGTATCCAAACTTAGATAAACAGCTTTTCGCCGTTTGGCGTCGAGCTTCAATCGGAGATTTTCGATGACAGTTCAAAGCGCGTTGAATGGGTTGAATTCCATTCTGGCGGTTATCAGCAAAGGTGATGCCGACCCGGCCACAAAGCTACAGGCAATCCAAGACCTTGCGAACGTCGCCCGCAACGATATTCAAGATTTGGCCGATCAAGAATATTCATCCTATTTGCCGGATCGTAAACAGCCTACCTTCGATATGAAGAAAGCGGTTGATGATTTGTACGAGCCGCTTTCCAAACAGATTTATTTCAATCTGTACGATTACTATCACCGCACGACATTACTGGATGAACCCGATCCATTTATTCGTGTAGCCCTTTGCCAAGCGCTGATGCGTTGCGCTGTTGACCAGAAACAAGAACCCAACCCACTGTGGGCCGCTGTTATTCAGTGCGATGGGGAACTCGACGAGGTTTCAGAATGAATCGACAAATTGTGTGGCGTGAAAATTCCATCACAGAAGCAATGCGTCTTCACGCTGCTTACGAACAGGAATATGCGGACGAACTCGCAATCGCTCGTGCAAGTGCTGACGACGAAGAAGACGAAGCCAACGAAGAGTCGGAATTTGTCCGTTCGATTCGACCGGTAAATCTTGAGTCGGATCGCAATGCGGAATATGAAGGTTTCTTTTACCCGAGTGATCGTCAATTCCTCGTGGCAATTCTGGAATCCCTCAGTGACGTAACGTCGAATATCAACTTGTTTTTCCGTTTCATGCGCGCGTGCATGGCTGACGCGAACTACATTTCGGGTATGGACGAACAGGCTGCAAAGGATCGTGTAGAGCGTTTGTTCTACGACACCATGCAGCGCAAGCGTGACGAAGCATCCGTAAAAAGCGCAGTTGTTGGTTTCCTCCGCGCAATTCGTATGTCGCAATCTGCTTTCCACAATATCTATCGTTCGAAGCGTTACAACAACGGTATTGATATCGTGCTGAATGGCACCGGCACCGACGTTCGTGCAGACCATGTACCTGCACCGTATTTCGGTACGGATGATGCGAACATGGGCCAAGGTGATTTGCTCGCGAACAATGGCGCTCAACATTATTTCGTTGAATCGCATCGTCGCGGTCGCTGGCAGTCTCCGTTCGGTGAAAACATTCTGGCCGCTGCAAAAGAAATCACGATTTTCCTGTTCGGTTCTGCTGCAATTTCCGAACGTGTGATGCACCGTGGCCTGTCGGTAAATACCAAGTTCACCGACATTGAAGATATCTGGACAAAGCACACCGGTTTTAAACTGCCGAAATCCATCATCACGGATATGGACGTAACCAATCACCTTGCGGAACAATTCCTGCAAGTTGAAGTTATGAAAATGCCTTCGGAAAAAGCTGTTGAAGCTGCTGCTGATGCACGCAATCAGGCCCGCATGGGTGAAGCTGCTGCCAACAATTCGATGGTCGAAACCATTCTGAATAGTGGCACTGCAAAACTCGCACCTGAAGCTGAATTGATGAACCTCGTTTTGCGGACTTCGATTCGCTTTACTTTGGAATCTGACATTGCGCATTACGTCAGCCAGACCGAAGACAGCGAGCGTCCAAACCTGAGCCGCACCAACGCGTGGTTCTCGGTTTACATCGGTCAAGTAATTCGTGCGAAAGTTGCGGCAACCCGTAAAGGCGTTCCGTCGTACAGCAACGAACGTGCAATCAAAATGGTAAACATCCCTCGTTATTCGATGGGTGCTTCCACGCTGAAAAAGATTTCGGATATTCGTACACAGCACGGTTTCGTTGTCGAGAAAACCAAAGGCAACTCGGAAAACATGTACATTCGTCCGAACGGGACGATGGCTGTTCGACCTGATATCGAGTCCTTCAAAAACTCGACGCTGGCGAATGACTACGAAAAAGTTTCCGAAGAAATTCTGGAAATTCTCGACCGTAACGATATTCCAATCGCTGGTTTCAACGGCGACCCGCGTCCTGAGAAATGGCCGCACATCGACATGCACGACGTTCAACGTCTGAATGATTTGATGACAGAACTGAAAAGTTTTGATGGTTGCATTATCGGTTATGATTGGGACTTCGGTATCACCATGACTGCGGGCGATATGCCCGGTTCCGCGACTACCCGTGTTGACGTTGGTTCGGTTACTCCCGATTCGCTTTCCATCGCGGATTATCTCGGTTACAACCTTTCGAAAGAAGGTGAAAAACCGATGGTGCGGAATTTCGCATCGACAATGTGGGTGCTGACCAAATATCAAAACCTCAGTGAAATCGGTTATAAATCGGAACGTGCCTACGGTTCGAAAACTGCCGCATCGACATTTGCAAACAGCGATATCGTAACTGATATTGTTGACGTGTATTTGAAGCTGGCATACGCCGATAACAAAGCGCCGAAGCTGGAAGCAATTGCCAAGGCTGCAATCCGTGCGCTGGGCTACGAGAAACTTCCGACCGAAAAAGGTCACGATTATTCGACGACGTATTTCGAATATTTCAACGAAGACGGCTCGTTCAAAGCTTCGCAAGTGAGCATGACCAAACGCGCTATTTCGTCGATTCTCGGCGCGGCCATGACTCAAGCATCGGGTGAACAAGGTTCGCAATTGTGGACGGAAACGTTCAACGATATGCGCACTGACGATTACAGTCCGAAAAGTTTTGAAGTACAGGAAGAACTGTCTGCGCATCCGAACTATTTCAACGCTTCGACTTCGACCACTGCTGATTTCGCCAAGCTGTACAATTACTTCGGCGGTCAAGTATTCAAGCAAATTCTGGACGCGATCAACGCAATTCCTGCTGGTGATTATTTCAACGAGCGCGGCGGCCGACTGCAAATTGCTGTAGGTCAAAACCCGAACAATCCAGACGTTGAATATAAGCTGGATATTCCGAAGCTGAATAACCGTCGCATCATGCACGACGTTCTGCCGTTCACAACCATGCTCGGCAAGTACGCACCAAATCAGGAAACCATTTTCGCAGAAGCAGACGAACAGGTTGAATCTATTCGCCCTGATGAATCTTTTTCTTCGGAAGATATTAAGGTTCCCGGCATGGTTACAGATTCTCCGCGTGCAGTGTTCCCGCACCAAGCGTCTGTGCAATCGTATCTGCGTAAAAAAGTTCCGCCTTCTTTCGCAATTCTCGCACTTGATCCGGGTGGTGGTAAAACCGGCCAAGGCGTGATCGACATGACCTGTATGGTCAAAGACATGCTGGAAGCTGGCACCGTTGTTAAGCCGTTGGTAATCTGCCCGAATGGTCTGATTAACCAGTGGTGCGAAGACATGAAATATTTCGTTGGTGAAAACTGGAACCCGTTCCCGTTGTCCGCTGACGTGATGAAACGTTGGGGTGAAAAACGTTTGCTGGAAGTGGCAACTGCTGCGCCGCCGAACACAATTTTCATCGCTTCCATGACGTTCATTCAGGGCCGTAACAAACGCGTGTGTATCGGTAACGCGCAAGTGAATTTCTCGGCTAACTTGGAATTCATTCGCCGCCTCGGTTGCAACTACATCGCAATCGACGAATCGCACAACCTGAAATCTTTCAACTCTGCGCGTCACCGTGCAACAAAAATCCTGACCACTTCGACGATGGTTAAATGGCTGCGTATCCTCACCGGTACAATCATGCCTGACCGTGCGAAAGATATCGAAGGTCAAATCGCTCTGAAAACTCCGCACGTTTTCCGTGCTGGTGAAATTGCGAATATTCGTTCCGATGCAGAAGCCTCCGGTTCCGATGTAAAAATCGGTGATCGTGTTGTTGCCACCTACACGCCTCTCAACGGCAAACGCGCAGTGGATAAGCTTTCCCACTACACCGCGTTCATCGTGAAAAAGCGTAAAGAATGGGCGTTCATGCTTCCTGCACCAATCGAAACTTTCCACGCAATTGCACTGGTGGATAAAGACGGTAACGACGGTACTTCTCTGGAAGAAATCGAGCAGCAAAAACTGCACGAACAGTTGTACAAATTGGTACTGGATAAAACGCTGGAAGATTTGAAGCCTTTGCTGGCTCAGAAAAAGAAAGCGGAAGATGCAGCAGACCACGACTACGACGAAGAAGGCGAAGGCGAACACGGTAGCCAAGAAGAAAACGAAGGTGGCGGCGGCGTTGGTTTGATCGACAACGATGCTGACTTTGCTGGCGAGAAAATCAAACAGGCACTTTGGGAAAAGAACCTTGCACGTTTTGAACGTCTGATTATCGCCCCGCAATACGACGAAGCCTACGAAGAAGTTTTCGGTAAAGGCGCAGTGTTTAAATCGCGTAAAGCGAAATACATTGCCAACCTCGTACACCTGCACTTCAACACTCCGGCATGGCGTCGCGGCCAGCAGTACACCGAATACGATTTGGTTTCTGTTGGAAAAGATTTGTACGTCGCGAAGAAATATCACTCCAGTGCGGAACACATGGCCCTGCCACGTGACCAACTGAATACTTCGCCAGAAGAAAACCCGGACTACTGGAAAAAAGAACCACGTGGCAAGCTGATTATTATCACTCGCTACAATCACAGTGCCTCGGCAATCTTTGATGCACTGCCAGAAAACTACAAGCAAAAAGCCGTGAAATTCACGGGTGACGAACCGGATAAAGTCAAATCGTTTAACGACTTTAAAACCGACGACCGCGTGCAGATTCTGATTGCTAACGAACAGGGTATGTCTGAAGGGCACAACCTGCAAATGGCAAGCCGAATTATCCGTGCGGAATCGCCGTGGGGGCCGGGTGCGCTTAACCAAACAAACGCCCGTATTTTCCGCCCTGATCCAAAGGGTGCAATCGCAGCCGCCAAAGGCGAAGGCGAAATGACTCGGGATGTTATTTATCTCGATTGGGTACTGGCAAACAACACAATGGAAGTGCCGAAACAGGCGCGTGTAATTTCCAAAACTTTCGGTATCGCTCGTTTCACTGAAGCCGATAACCCACGCTACAAAGAAATGCTGACACGTCGTAAAGTTCCGACAGAGCGTGAAAACGCTGCACTGTCGCTCGGTATCGACATGCTGAAGAACATCAAAGGTTTGAACGATGAACCGTTCCGTGGCATGCGCGAAAGTTACGAAGAACTGAACGAAATCGAAAACAAAGAATTCCGCGACATGCGTGCAGAACAGGAAGCGAAACTGCTGCCTATCGAAGCATCGCCAAACGTTGCGGGCGCAAGACAAATGGACGTTCGCCCATTCGTTCCGAACATGCCTGTGGCTGACCCGAACAAATGGAAACTTACCAACGTTGAAATTCTGCTGCGTGATGAAAAGATCGCAAATGATTTCGTTGAACACCTGTCGAAGAAACCTGTGTTGACCGAATGGGGCACTGGCAAAATCGTAGGCTTCAACAAGAAAGACGGCGGTAAACGTTTGTCGTCGCTGATTGTGAATCTGAAAAATCCACCGGCTGGCATGCCTTCCCGTGTGACGATTCAGCCGAACATGTGCTACGTCGCGATGGAAAACATTACTCCCGACCAAGAATCGAAATATTTCGATGTTTCGACGGCTGGTACGGACACCGAAGAGAAGCGCCAAGAAGCACGCGATAAGCGTTTGGAGAAACAGCAGAAGGCGCAAGAAGAGCAGGAAGAAAAAGAACGTCGTATTCGTGAGCGCCAGCAAAAAGAAACCATCGGCATTATCAAGAAGGAACAGGCCGACGGCGAGAAGCGCAAGGACAACGAAGCGAAAGGCAAACCGCTCAACGATGGTATTTACAAGGTCAAAGACGCTGTTATCAAAATCGCACCGACCGGCAAAAAGGTTATTGCGACAGATGATGCAGAGCCGGATATTGGCCGAATCGTTCCAGTGGATTCTGACCTCGACGTGTGGTTGTCGCCTGCTTATTACCACGGCTTCGCAACGCTGGAAGCGGAATTCGACGAAGGCGATGTAAACTTGAAATCCCTTGGCTTCCAATGGACTCCGAGTTACGCGTTTGTTACCGTTTCCAACAAGAAGAAATTCCACGCAATTTACGAGTATCTTGATTCGAACTTCGACCTTCCTGATAAGACGGTTGATTTGATTCAGGAAATCAACGCTGCTTTCGAGCCGGGTTTGAAAAATACGCATAAATTGTGGTACAGCTTGGAGCTTGCTCCAGTCTCGGAACTGCCTGCATTCTTCAGCGTTGGCAAACGTGTCACCAGCAACCGCCGTGCAATTCGCGTCTTCCCGATTTTCATGGAAGACCACGTAATGCTCTGTGTTGATATTCGCACTAACCCTGCGATTGTTAAACACATTGGCAAAACGATTACCGGCGCCGGTGTGAAGTGGCAGAAGAGCGAAGGCCAGTGGTTGTTCTTCGGTAAAAACAAAACCGACCTTAAAGACATGATTTCGAAAGTCGGCAAGGCTGGTTACACTGTGGTGAACAAAGCTGCGGCCCTGAAAGAATTGGCCGAACTGAAGTTCCGCTACAAGAAAACCAAGTAAGAGATAAAGGCCAAGGAAGGCCACTCTTTTGGGAGAATTAAATGTGTAATCCGCGATATGAAGGTGACGACGGCCCGGCGCGTTATTGGGCGGGTTTACCAACTGGCCCTGAAGGTCAACCGGGAATTCCCGGCCCCGATTATATTCCTGCGCACATTTTAAATGGTCGCACGCATCCGCTTGCAGGCCCACCCGGCCCCAACCATGTGTGGGATGATCGAACTGGGCATTGGATTTTGGAGAAAAGAAATGCAAACAAGTCAAATCGAGTTAAGCGCACAACAGTTAGTCCTCGCGTTTCTTGGCTTTTACAAAGGGCCAATTGACGGGATTTGGAGTACCGACAGTATCCTCGCGATGAAAGCTTTTGAGCGCGATGATTCTTTCTGCCCCGGCGTTCCAACCAACGGTCTGCCATTCGGCACGACTGCCAAACTTCCGAAGGGAATGTATTGGGATAAAAAACTGGTTAACCATCGCAAACTTTCCCCTGAGCAAGCGGCTGAATTGCTGCGCACTCAAGTGAAAGCAAAAGCACCGGCACCAGTTTCTGCCCCAGTTCAAACGCCGAAACAAAACGTGCAAACTCCAGTGAAAGCGCAGCCGGTTGAAGAATCGGAAGCAGACGACGATGCACAAGAGTGAAATCCATCTGCATTACGCATATCTGAAATTGCGTGGGCATAATTACCACTTGCTGACCACAAACTTTAAAGAGCTTGTGGCCGGTCACGCATCATCGGATTTCATGGGTTATTTTGGATTAGGTTCTGGCGAAATGGAAGGCGCACGGATTGATGGGCTAACCATGCCAATCACAACCGTTGAAGTGCCCGATACAGAAGTCAGTCTGTTGATGTGGAAAGACAATCCGCGCTTTATTGGATTTGTTGATGCACGTCCTGAGCATCCAGTGAAGGTGGTACTTTCTGGCGGCACAGAATCCGTTTACGAATTGCCGATTAATTGGCAAGTCTATACACGGCTCGGCGTTCCAGCGTTGGCGACACAACATCTTGGCGCAATGCGTCGGGCGTGGATCGCTTACGAAACACCTGAAGAAAACTATGACCGTATGACCGATTTCATGCGCCTTGTGAATCTGTTCGGTTAATCAAACCCGCCTTTCCTCATTGGATTGGCGGGTTTTTTCGTTCTATAGAAAACTGTAAATACACTGTGAAGGTTTTCTATACCGGACACTACCCTATGAAGTTTGATTATGTGGAGTTTTCCCACAAGTACGGCAAGGCGTTAAAACCTTACGACGTTGTGGGCTTCGACAAAGTTGAATTGCCCAAACACGTGACGAAAAATGCACGTGGCAAAATCCTGTTTGTTTTGGATTCGATGCCGGGCGAAGCAATGCGCCGTAACAAGTTGTTCGATGGTGCGACAGGGGAATTGTTGCGCAATCTGATGTGGTGTGCTGAAGAATATTATCACGCACCAAATAAGCTGGATGATTATAACTGGATGGCCGTCAGTTATAACAGCATGAAAACTATGGGCGGTGCGCCAGCCTTCTTGGAAATTGCAGCACAGGAATTCAAGAAGCGTTTGGAATACATTATCAGCGTTTATAAACCTGATACTGTAGTGACATTCGGGCAAGACCCGACGAAGGCGCTTAACGGCGAATTCATTTCCCAACACACCGGGAAAAAAGGTATCCAGTGGCAGCACTTCTACGGAGTGCCGATCAAAACCAAACTGGAATACAAAGGGAAAGTTCACAAGTTTAATCACGTCTCGACATTGAGTCTGCGTAGCTTGCAGAAGAATGACGAAACGATGGCGGCTGCTGGTTATGTGGCGCGCAACTTGACGACTTGTTTGAACGACGGCGAACTGATGTACAAAGTGCCGAAGCTCAAATACGATATCGTCATGGTCGATACGATTAAAAAGTTCGACAAAATGTACAAGGATATCGTCGAAGCCGAAATCGTTTCGATTGATACGGAAACCCGGAACCTGAACCGCCGTAAAAACCACACGGTAACTTGGCAGTTCGCAACGGAAACCGGTCGGGCATACATTCTGCCGTTCCTGCACAAAGATTCGCCGTGGCTCCCGAAAGAACTCAAATACATCAAGAAGAAACTTCGCGATTATTTCGAGTGGGAAACGAAGAACAAATACAACCTGTATGCCAACGCAGCGTTCGACCTTATTGGTGCGCGTCGTGATTTGGGCGTGCGGTTCTTCAAAGCGAATTTGTGGTGTGTTATCTCTGCTGAATTCGGCAAGGATGAAAACCATAAAGCAATCCAGACAGTGACCGGGCGTAACTATTATTCCCTGTTGAATATCTGTATGCAGTACGGCTGTCGTGCGTATTACGAATCTGACTTCGGTAAAGAAAACCGGGCGTTCATCGCGGACGAAGATTTGGAAGGGCCAGTGTTAACGTACATGGCGCTCGACGTAATCACGCTGCTGCACATTCAAAAGTTGCAATTGAAACTCGGTAAAACAATCGGCTTTAAGAAATATGAGTCGCTGGTTTCCGAACAGCTTAGCGATCAGATTCACACGCTGAGCAACCTTGAATTCAACGGTTCGTATCTCGACATTGACTGGCTGTTCAAACTCAAGTCGAAAGATTCGAAAATTGTTCAAGAGAAAAACCGCGTTACGAAGTTGCTCTACGAATCCGAAGGTGTGAAGAAAGCCAACAAAGCATTGGCTAAGCAGAACGGTGCGCCTAGCATGGGCATGTTCGGGCGTTCAAACCTGAAGATTTTCAAGATCAACAAGTCCGATCATAAACAGCTTTTGTTCTTCAAAGTGCTTGGCCTGAAACCGGTCATGTTCAACAAGAAGGGCGAAGGCAAGATCGACAAAGATTTCCAGAAGAAATATGCAGACGTACCGGAAATCAAACTGTTCTCCGAACTCACAAAAATTGAGAAACTTTACAACTCGTATGTGAAGAGCTTTATTCTCAAGTGGGGCGAAGACGACGACTTCCGTTCCGACCGTTGCATGCGTCCGCGATTCGGTTATCTCGACGTGGTGACAGGCCGTACTTCGGCACGTGACCCAACACTGCAAACAATCCCGTCGCGTTCGGCAATGGGTAAACTGATTAAGCGTTTGTTTATTACGCCGAAAGGTCGAATATTTATCAAGGTGGACTACGCGGCACACGAAGTTCGCGGCTGGTCGCTTATCTCTGGTGACAAAGAGGTGGCAGCAGTATTCCGTGAAGGTCTGGTATTGCGTGAGAAGTTCAAGAAAACGCCGACGCAAGAATTGGCCGTTGATATTGAACTGAAAGGTGACGTACATAAAATTAACGCTGCGTACTTCTTCCGTATGGATATCGACAAGATCGACAAGCCAAAACGGAACAGCGTTAAGCAGGTAATTTTCGGACTGATTTACCAACAGGGTGAAAAGGGTACAGCGAAGTCGATTGACGCGACCGTGGAAATGGTTCGTGATTTGACTGCGAAATTCTTTAAACGTTTCCCGGTTGGTGCTGGCTGGTTTGATAAAGCCAAGGCTCACGCTCGTGAATTCCTGTATGTAGAATCGCCACTCGGACGCCGCCGTAATCTGTGGGGTTTCCTGACTCCGCAATCGCACGAAGACGCAGGCAACATCATTTCGCGTAACGAGCGTCAATCTGTAAACTCTCCGGTACAGGGCATGGGTTCTGACTTCATGATGACCGGGGCGCGTTGCATTGAAAAACGTCGCTTTGAATACTATCAAAAGACCGGACATTACCCGGACTTTGTACAGGCCAACAGCGTACACGACTCCCTTGAATTCTCCTGTGCATTTGAAGACTTCTGGCTGGCCGTGGACATGATCGAAAAAGGTCTGACTTACGACGTTGCTGCAATCTCGAAAGAGCGTCACAATTTCACATTCGAAATCCCGTTGGAAATCGACTTTGATTTTGGTTTCTCGTTGGATCAGTGCGGCGGCTGGAACATGGCGCTGACTGGTAAATATCCGATCAAAGAAAAAGACAGCCTCGACCTGTTGTTGCGTGAAGCAATTGAAGGGATGAACTCTGAACTCGGTTACGATTTGGATATGAAAGATACGCTGCGCAAATTGCACAGTAAATTCGACGAAGGCCCGTCGTGGGCAATCAAGCAACGTGCATTCCTGATTGAACAAGGTCTGCCCGATCCAATCGCAATCGGCGGCAAGGTGAAAAAGATCGCAAAAGATAAAGACCCTATCAAGCTGACGAAGCCGCAGAAACGCCTGTCCAAAGCATAAAGGAAATAAGCATGGGCACAATCGAAATACCCGACGAAGCATTTATGCAAGGCGTGCCGCGAATCACAAACGTGATCGTCGATATGCACGGGGGAATGAGTCCACACGATCCGTTGATTGAGGATTTTGTCGGATTCATTCAGGGTTTTGTTCTTAACGTCCATCACGGCATTTCAAAGGTCTATGTGGACGATGCTTTCCTCGACACTTTGATAAAAAATATGGAAGCGGTTGCAGTGATGGAATTCAAGGTAAACGTTTTGTGGAATTACAAAGTGTTGCTCGACGATGCCGGACAACACCACCTTGAACTCACGCTGCATCCGTACAGCCATGCCGAACTTGTGGGATACACAGTGCAATGAAATTAATCGAAGGTAACGAACTGAAATTCAGCGCATCCGGTAAGGATATCGCAACGGGTTTCACAAAGATTAACGGCGTGACTACCTACACCAAATCCGACGACACGAAATTCGTGATCGCTGCGATTAAAGGCCAAGGGAAAAAGATCGACGGCGTTTATCTGATTGGCACATCGACTGACGCGCTGGCGTCTATGAAGATTTCCGGGGAAGTAGAAAAAGCCGGGACAATTCGCGTTGATGCCAACACGCTGACCGGCCTGCTGAAAGCGCGGACTGAATGCAATTTCAAAACCGGTGGCGGTAAGATTGCATTCAAGGAAAAGAAAGGGAATTTCGAAGCGCATTTGGACGCTATGGAATTCGATGCTGACGATATCCGCATGCTTGAACACCAGTTGAACGGGGAGAAAACCCCGCCGATGGATAAAGCGATTGTGGAACGTTTGCTGGCTGCTGTGCGCCGGGTAAACATCACCGACTTCTATGCGAAAACCGAACTGCCGGTGATCTTTGATATCGGTGAAAAAATCATGCGTGTTTATTGCTACGATGAACACCATGTTGCGCTGTACCGCACCAAAGTGAAAAACAAAACGCCGATCCGTATGGCACTGCCTGCGAAAGCGTTTACGGTGATCGACAAATTCATTGAAAGCGACGAAGTTTCGTTCTCGACTAGCGGCGGTCGATTCCGCGTGACCAGTCCAGAATTCACTGTGTCGATTCCAGAAACTCAGTTGGAAGAAAGTCATTACACGATGGCTCTTCAGTACAACAAAAGTCTGGATGATTTGAAGCCACGCACCACAATGAAATTCGACACGAAAGCAGTTGCTACCGTTTCGAACATGGCGGTTCTGACTGACGGCGAAACGCGGATGGCGATTGCCATTGCAGACGGCGAAGTCAACATGCACGTGCAAGGTAAAGGCGGTAAAGTATCGGATAAATTCAAAGCCGAAACGACCGGTAAGCCTTTGCAAATTCGTGTAGACCCGCGCATTTTCATGGACTTGTTCAACAAGGCGAAAGACATGGAAATCAATATGAACTTCTACAAAATCCCGGCAGCAATGTCCACCTACCGTTTCATTACGAAAACGGACGAAGGCACACTGACATTGGTCGGCACTTATGATGAAGCGAAGTGATGTAAGTCCGATTTTCAGTCTGGCGGATACGTTCGTGCATACGGTTCGCAAAGTAGACACTTTCGAAGATTTAGGTGGCGCGCACGACGGCCACCACATCGGCCTCTTTTTTCGCAAGCTGGTTAAAACGCCGATGCAAATTGACTACCAGAATCCGACGATCTTAAATCGGTTCTGCAAGATGTACAATTTCGTCAATGGTCGCGGTTCAATCTACGGCCATTTGTTCGTTGTAACCGATACGTCAAAAGTCGATCTTGCCGAGCATCGGCTTATTGTGAAGTGCAATAAAAAGGAACTGTACGATTACGTCCAGCAGCCTTTAACGTCAGACCGACAAAAACTGTTAATACTCAAGACAAGCACCGGTGCCGTCTTGGCTATTAGCGGTAACGCGCATTCTCCTTACCTAGTGACGGAGCCATCATGAAAACGTTCACGCATTTATCGAACTGCATTTTCCTGCACCATTCGTTGGCAGGGATTGAATTGATTTTCGATCATAATCCGGTCGAGTGGATCAACGTAAGCAACGACCGTCGCAACATGTACGCAGCCGCAATCGTGGATTTGCAGGACATGACGGAAGTTGAAAGCTGGTATGCGGACTACTGGCAAATGTTCCCGTTTGGCGAACCGAGTTTCGACAATCTGTGCGACCTGAAAAAAGATATGGTCATGCAAATTGCTGCCTCGTGTGAAGCGCTGGCGGAACATTACAATGCTCGCTTGCGTGATGTGAATGAGTAGTCGCGAAGAAATTAAAGCAATACGCCGGACGATCAAGAAGAACAAGCGCTATCAGCAGTTCCTTGAAATGTTCGAAAGAAACCCGGCGTATGCAATTGATTTTGACGCCTTCCATGAAGAGCTACAAATGCTCCACATGACACGGCAAACTCGCGAATTACGACGCAAGAAAAGTCTGCGCCAGTTCCCCGAAAAGGTTCTGGATTCCATGCTGCAAGATCAGTCCACACGTTCACGCTGCACAGAGATTCGCGGCCAGTGTGTAAAGATCAGCAGTGCAATGGAAAAAACACTTAGCAATTTGCGTGACTATTTGCTCTCAGAATTCGGACACCATCTGAAGAGCATTGGCGCGCAGGCTGAGCGAAAGGCGTTCATCGAATCCATCATGAAACCATTCTATGAATTCCTGCATCAAGTACAAACACTCGACAAATCAGCCGCCCTAATTGTGGAAGACATTGACCAAGCCGGTTACATGTATACCAATTTGGTGAAGCTGGTTATTGTCTTAACCAAACCCGAACAGGTATCGTTATGAAAACGGCATTCGTGTATTCAACGGAAGATATTTCGGCGCTCGAAGACAAAGCAGAAATTGCGAAATCTTTTGAAGGGACGAAACTACAATACGACACAAACCATCTGGTGGTTCTTCAGGCTAGCGCAAGCGATGACCTGTCGGAATTCCATGAGCAGGTTGTGGAGTACGCGAATGCCAACACTTTTGTCGAAGTTTATTTCTATGGCCTCGACATTCAATTCATCCGCCGCGTGGTTTTCGAACTGATGGCGTTGGGTGCTTCGGTGGTGTTTCAACTCACACCATTTCAACGTGATTTTGTTTGGAGTCAAACGGCATGAAAGTAATTAACCTGCATATCCGCAGCACGCAATCTGTGGAGGGCACTGGCATTGTCATGGCCGGTTATGGCCTGAATAAAATGCAAAGCGCGGATACGGTAATCGTCCGCCACGAGCAAGACGCAATCGAACATCTGGAACGCCTGAGCCGTGATCCTGAATCGCTGTTGGTCGTGACCACGCGTGTTCCTGTCGAAGTGTTCGAAGCCATTTACAAACACGTTTACGACGTGCGAAATATCCTGTTGCTTTATCCTGAAAGTCAGCCACGTGCAAATCCGCCAGCGCCGCAAGTTGGCTCCCACTATTGGTACGACAAGGATAGAGGGTAACTGTAAATGGAACCTGTAGACCAGACACTGCCGACGTTCCAGTTTACACCTCCAATCCCGATTATTGCTGTCTTGGGTGACGTGGAAAATTTCACGTATTACACGAGCATGCAACAGTGGCTGGAAACAAACCCGGATCGCAAATCACACATCGGAATTCTCGCACACCATTTGCTGTTTCGCGTAGGAATGATTTGCGTATTTACCGTGGCAGATTTGGAAGGTTTGAAACGTGCGACGTTCCGTTACTTGCTCGACTACAAGCCGAACCATTGGCAGACGGTTTTCCCGATTGACTGGACGCCAGAACTGACCAATCAATATCTGGATTACATTGTCGAATCGCAGATGCCACTTCAGATTGACGTGAGCCGACCGGAAAGCATGTGTGCAGAACATCGCCAGAAATTCTTTCCAGTGGTTGAACCGTACAACATCGAATACAAACGGGATATTGCGAACGTCAATAGCACCTACGGGGAAGCGCCCTTCAGGAAAAAATGGGAAAAATAATCGTATCGGATAAGTTCTATGTGCCGAGCATTGATCTTAGCGAGAAGCGGGTAAAGAAGGAATATTTTAAAAACTTCTTTTCGGACTTCGGCTGCAAGTCCTGTGACTTCCGCCCGAAACGTCCCGTGCCTGAGTGTAAGGGCTGTGAGAATTTCAACGGCTCTTACCAACTTGCTAACAAGCGTGTTTTTGGGAACATCGAATATATCGGTCTGCCGATGGGCGACCGAAACAACATCGAAGAAAAGATGAAAATCGACTTCGATGATTACACCGTCGTGGATAAGCGAACCCGCGTTCCATTTGACTACAAGATTAAAATCAGTTTGGGCGAAGACCGCGACTGGTATTCGTACCAATTGAAAACCGTGGAGAAAATGAAAAAGGCCAAGTACGGCCTTTTCGTGCTTCCGCCGCGTTCTGGTAAATCTTTGACCGCGTTAAAAATCGCAATCGAACTGGGCTACAAAGTCCTGTTGATCGCTGACCAATATGACTTCCTGAATCAGTTCCTTGGGGACATTCGCGAAAGCACGAACCTACCTGCACTTGAGAAGAAAACCGGGAAGAAACTTTTCGGATTTATCAAGACAGCAAAAGACCTCGAAGACATTCAAATCGGGATCATCACCTACCAGTCTTTTCTGAGTCCGAAAGGTCGGAAATTCTTGGCGAAGGTGAACAAAGTTTTCGGCACCGTAATTGTGGACGAAGTACAGGCCACCGGTGCGCCTGAATTCGCTGACGTAATGAACAGCATGAAAATGCGCGTGCGTATGGGTTGCACTGGTACGGAAACCCGGAAGGACGGAAAGCACATCATCACCGCGCTTGTAATTGGTGAAGTGAAGTCGAAAATCAAACGTGGTCAAATGGTAGCGAAATTGCTAGCCGTTGATACGGGTGTGAAATCGAAAGGTGCGTTCAAAGGGAAACCGGGCTTTGTGTTCCTCGGCAAAATGCTCGCGAAGCACAAGAAACGAAATGACCTGATTATTGATTGGGTTATGAAAGATTTGGAAGCCGGACATTCCATCGTTATTCCGTGCCACTTCAAAGACCACATCGAAGAACTGGTAAAACGGATTAATGATCGTGTCGGTTATGAGGTTGCCGCAGCATTTACTGGCGGTAGCAATCCGAAGAAAAACAAAGAACGTCGCGACTGGATTAAGCAGCAAGCGGGCGAGCGTAAAATCCGCGTGGTTGTCGGGATTCGTCGTCTGTTGCAGCGCGGTATCAACATCAAACCGTGGTCGTGTCTTTACTACGTCATGCCGATGAATAACGAACCGAACTGGAAACAGGAAAGCTCGCGTATTCTCACACCTGATCCTGCAAAACGTCAGCCGATTATTCGATTCTTTGTAGACACTAAAGCGAACGCCTCTTTGAAGTATTGTTCGAACACGTGGAATCAGGCAGTTGAATTTAACCACACGCCGACGCCGGTTGCATTGGAGCGGATGGGCAAATGGCTGAAAAATGTAAAGCGTGACATAAGTTACGAAGAAGTCGATGCTGAAACAGAAACGAGCGCAATTGCGCGTATGCCTACCGGTGGCTTGTTCGGCGGTATCGCTGCTTCGATTCACAACAAGCGCAATGACGCAAAAGAAGACCGTTACTCGAAAAAGAAAATGAGTTTCGAGAAGGGTAAACAAAAACGTATTGGAAAATAACTCATGCAATGGTTACGCAATCTCCTTGGCATTAAAACCCCGGCTGAAGTTCGACAGGCTGGGCGTGATTACGTGGACAAATCCTACGCGAATTTCGGTGAGGATAAAATCCGCATGAAAGAACTGTGGCACTTGTGCGATCCTGCAATTGACTACGGCGATTTCGACAGGGGAATGCGTGACCGTTTGCTTGAGTTGAAAATTCCACATCCGCTGGATACTCCAGATGGGTACTGAAAAGAAATGCACAAAATGCGGATGGTATGAATTCGGCTGCGTATGCGACGACACTGATAATCCGCCGCCCGTCTTGAATCGCGCCCAACGTCGAGCGCTGCGCCACAAAAAGGAATTCAAATGAATCAGTTTCCTCGCACTATGGCAGTCCGCACTTCGAACGGCGTTGAAATGCGCGAAGTGGATTATTTGCAATGCGCTGCAACGTCCAAGAAAGTCGGCATTCACGCGTCCGGCCTAACCTCAGTTCCAAAGCTGAAAGCGGGCGAAGAAATCCGCTGGTGTTCAAATGGTGAATGCCACGTTATCGTCACGCATGATTACGGACGAATTGTCACTGGCCTGCGATACGATTACGACGGCCAATTAATCATGCGCATTGTGGAATATTCGGACGGCACGTCTTACGAAACGCAAGTGGCGCAAATGCCTACGCGTGAAGAATTCGAAGCGGAAAAGGAATTGCTAAATGTCTTCCGATAAACCATTTGACCTCGGCCACCCGATGGTTCCCGGCGAATACGTCACGCACGTTAATTACGAATTCATGGGACAGGCTATTGTGATTGGCGCTCCCCTTGAATACGAACGTGAAGTCATTTTTAATACCGGGCGCAAACTTTACAACCGTGCCTATTTCGAACCGGGCGTGGAAGTGTGTGCAGAAAACGACGAAGAAGAATTCGTGCGTAAACGCCCACCGATTGGGCACGACTGGAAAATCACTGAAGAAATGATGCCACCTAAATTCAGTCGTGGTTGCTCTATGCCGCCCGGTGGTTTTTTCGATCAGGAAATGATTGACGAAGCGCACATACTTCCGCTGTTCCTGCGACCCGAACATGAAATCACGGCGTACATTGAAAACCGAGTGAAAACGCTTTCGCAGCAGATTATTGATATGCCGGATAATCCCTACGGGCGCATGCTTCTTGAGCAATTGTCGAAGCAGGAAACACAAGAGTTTTTCTTGCCTAATATCCATCACCCTGTTACCGGTGAAGTCGTCACGTTGGAAAGCCTGACGCCCGCAGAGACGGCGTTGTATTACGAGCAATGCAACGAACGTATATTCGGCACTTCGAATACTGTAAAGAAGTATCAAACCCACCCTTCCGAGAGTCCAGACCTTGAAAGAGTTAAAGACGATAAAGAAAACGGAACCGGTGACAAAACTCAAGGGCACTAAAAAGAAAGTGGAACCTGTCGCCGGGATGAAAAAATCGAAGAAGACATTTGCACCTGTCCTTCGCATTCCAGCACCTCACTTGAAATTCCGCTTTGATTCGGATCGCGTAAAGACATTAAAAAACCAAGGCGTTGATGGTAGCGCTTTGCAAGTCATGCGCAGTCCGTTTCTGCTTGACGATGCACTGGTTTCCATTACGCCATTTGTTCCGAAATGGTTGCCTGAAGATTATCACTTGCCGAAAACAAGTGTGAAAAGGCAGATTGATACTTGTCACCGAATGCTGACAAATCCTTTGCACGGTTCGCCTATTATTGGAATCGGTTCAATGGCAACGGATGATCGCGCAAAGTTTCTGGCAATGAGTTTCATGGATTCGGCAATTGAACAGCAGCGCAGTGGTTCACACAAAGGCCGACTGCTGCCGGTTTGGCACCGAGTCATGGGCGGTTATCAGGATGATTTGCGTGACGAAAAAGTAAGACGAAATATCTCCATGTTAATCATTGCGAATGTCGGGCCAGATTCCACTCCGCAAAAGATTGAAAAAGTCAGAGACTTATTGGAGAAGTATGACCACATTCCGCGCATCGTTGTAGTTAACGGGGCTGACCCGGTTACGTTCTTCGCGGAAAAGATTCGAATGACTATGCAGTTTGCTTTGTTCTTAAACAGCAAGCGCAGTGACAAACAGGACTTAATGAGTATTCTATGAATATCACCCTCGACGATATCGAAGAAATTCGGCGTGATGATAAAACGTTGAAACAATTGATCGTGACAATTGAAACGGGTTATAGCTGGCTTTCCGCTGAATGCAATTATGCAATGGGCGGACATACCGGCGAACACGAAGACGTTGACGCGGACGACGAAGAAACTCGCGACATGAAAGCCGTGAATAGAATTGCAAAAGGTTTAATGGTCGTTGACCAACCTTTGGCAATCGCGGACGAATACGACGTTGATACTTCTTTCCCCGGTATCGAGGATGAATTCACAGGCGACGACGATACGATTACCTTTGATGGGGTTGAATCGAAAAAGAGTGATGAAAAGGAAGATGAAATCCCAATCAAAACTCTTTACCGCATGATTAAACAGGCTTCACACCCTGACAAGATTATGCGTTTCTCTGCCGAACAAAAGAAACAAATTCTCGAATGTTTCCATGAATCAACGGAACACATGGAAGACGAAAACATGGAAGCATTAGTTTTCTGTTTCGTTCGTGTATTCCTGATTCGCGGTGAACCGAAAAGGATTACTTATTGGTTGTGGAAATTCGTTAGCGAACGGCACAATCAAATCAAACATCACATGCGCTATTTGAATGCGCGTCCGTATATGCCCGCGATTAAAGCTTGGAAACGGGGCGATACCGAATTGGCAATCCGCGCATTCAAGTATTACCTAAGCACGATTCATCCTGACAATGATGATTCGGATTGCTTTGACGATTAATAAAAGTGTCAAATAGAAGGGGCCATTGCGGCCCCTTTTTTATTGCCTGAAAAAAGCTTAAAACCCCTTTGCGTAATTTAAATATAGTGGAATGGCATTTCTTTTGGGATTTGCTCTCTCATATTCCCGTATACCAACCATACAAGGGGTTCTTTTCATGGCATTTCCTAATACGAGTGCTGGCGTTTACGATCAGGATAACGACCTGAGCCAGCGCGGCGGTACGGTGATTAGCTCCATTGGTGCAATGGTGGTCGAATCGCAAATGGGTAGCACCGAAGAATGGACACTGGTCACTGATAAACAGGACTTGAAAACCAAATTCGGTATTAAAAACTTTGCGAAATTCGGCTTCGGCATGCACTGTGCTGAGCAGTTTCTCACCGAATCACGCATGTACATCAAACGTGCAGTTGACGTAAAAACTGCATTGACCGCTGGCGCTTATTTGTCCGTGGACGATAATGCGGCAATGGAGCCGGTTTTGAAACTGGTGAATTTCGACAATGGCGATAACACTCCAAAAGGTGTTCTCGGCAATCCAATTAACGAAATCGGTTTTACCGTTGGCACACCGGGCGTTGAAAACGTTCTGATGTTTTTCTGTGCCACTTCGCCGGGTGCATGGTCGAGCAGCATTTCTGTTCGCGTGCGTCCAGCAAACCAGCAAGGTACATCTGTCGGGGAATTCAGCAACCCGAAACATTTCTACGTCGAAGTTTTCAAAGATTACAAAGGCAACGGTTCGATTCCGCTGGAATCCTATCTGTGCAGCCGAACCGCAGAACTCGATGGCATGCAACAGCAAATGTTTGTCGAGTCGCGCATTAACGGCAACTCGAAATTCATCAAAGTGAAAAACAACCCACTTTGCCCGCTGATTGATATTCGCACTTCTACTTTCGAAACCCTCGACGGTGGCGCGGATGGCAATCGTTGCGTAGATTCCGATATCATTTCCTCGTGGGATGGCATCGACAATACCGACGATTACGCGGTGCAAATTCTGATTAACGGTGGTTACACTTCGCCGTATATTCAGCAGCACATGGTTTCCGTCGCTGAAAAGCGCGGTGACGCAATGGCAATTGTTGACCTGCCTACAGAATTCGAAGAAGTTTCGAAGGCTGTTAATTACCGCCGAAACATTCTGAACATTTCCAATTCTTACGGCGCGCTGTATGGCCCGTTTGTGGAAATCACCGATGACGTTTCCGGTCGTAAATTCATGTGTCCGCCGTCTGGTTTGGTTGCCGCAGCTTATGCGTACACCGACCGCGTGAAGGCGTACTACTGGGCACCGGCTGGTATTAACCGTGGTCAGTTGAAAGTCACCAACCTGAACCGGAAATACAATCTGCAAGAGCGTAACGCGCTGCAACAATCGCAGATTAACTACATCCGCCGTATTCCGAAACGTGGCTTTGTGATTTTCGAACAACTCACACTGCAAAACTTCGAATCCGGTTTCCAATACGTCAACGTGCGTCGTCTGGTTAACGGTGTGAAAACGCTGATTCGTAAAGCGTTCCTGCCGTCTGTTTTCAACCCGAACGATAAATACGAACGGGATCAACTGAAAAGCATCGTAGACGCTGAAGCGGCGAAAGTGAAACGTGGTCGCGGTATCAACGATTGGGAAACCATCTGTGACGAACGAAACAACACCGCCGAAGTAATCGCGAATAACGATATGGCGATTGATTTCGTAATCGACCCGGAAATTCCAGCCAGCCGTGCTTCCCTGACTGCTGACATTCGCAATTTCGGTTCTTCCATGACCTTTACCGAGGCTTAATTAAAATGGCTGAGAAACAACTCGAAAATATCCGTGATTCTCTGCTTGTCCTGTCGGACATTCAGAACATGGACGAAACCAACCCGATTACCACGCGCATTTCGAACAGCACCGTGCGCCGGGTTCAAACCGTGGTTTGCGCGCTGCGTGAACCATTCAGCGAAATTCTGCCACTCAATGTTGTTTGGTTCGATTTCAATCCGCTGAGCGCTTATTACAAAGCCGCTCGCCGTCGTGTTTCGAAAGACCCGGATGTTAGCGCCGGTACGAATCACACGTGGGAAGTAATCGACACAATGCTGCAATTTAACGAGGATCAATTCTACGATGACGAAGACGCCGCGCTTCTGAATCAAACGAATCCGATTCCACCGGCCAGCACTTCCGTTCTCGGCATTGCGCGCTTGTCCGTTGCTCCAAAAGACGGCGCAAAACCAATTGCTGTAGGCGAAGGCGATTCGCGTCTGACTGATGATCGTGTTCCTACCGAACACACGCACGCAGAAAAACCTGCAAATCAGTTGAAAACAAAAAGCTCTACAGTAACCATCGGTGATAGCCCGTCGCCTGTAATTGGCGCGACTCTGGTTGCAACCGGCAATGGCACCGCTGTATGGCGTCAACTGTCTTCCACCGACATTCAGAAATAAGGAATCGTCATGACTTTGACCGAGTTTATCGACGAGAAAATTGCGATTGCTTTGCAGTATCGCGGTCTGTCTCGCTTTAACCCGGTTGAGATTCTGATCGAGGGCAACGGAAAACAATTCGTTGTCCTCGTTTCACTTCTTGAACCGGATACCCTCACCGTTCCTTACAACGTGACTTGGATTAACGCAAATCCAGAACACGAAGACTACAAAGTTTTGATGCGTCGTGTTGATGCTGAAAAATACGACGATAAAGACTATCGCGGTTCGTGGTCGGTGCTTTCGTCCATCGACGAAATCTTTGAAGAAGTTCAATACTTCAAAAAAGAATCCGATCCGATCTTGGGTGAAATTCAGGACTTTTTGCCGGGCCTCGCTTCGGTAAATCGTTACGGCGGTTTCGAAACCTCTTTCGATTCGCTGCTGCCTCCGGGTGATCGCGTTGTCGTTGGTGATAACGATATTCGCATGTCGAATCCACGTGCCCCGCGTCCGCATTCGCACCCTGATATTCCGCGCACGATGTTGGCTGCTGGTGACGGCTCCGATAAATTCGTGAGCGTAATCGGTAGTGATCCGAAAAACGGTGAATTGCTGTTTGTTACCGGCGCCGATGAAAACGGAAACTGGATTGCACAGTGGATGCCCGCGACAACCGAATTTGCATACGTCGGCCCGCTGCCAACTGGCATTGCTGTTGTCGGCCCTGCTGTTCATGTTCCCGGTGCATCGAATCACGTTCTGCGTGCCGATGTAACGATGGACGATGGCACGAAGTTTTTCAGCGTTAAAGCAACGTGGACACTTCGCGATAATCAAGACCACGCAGAAATCGGTGCAAATACCGGTGTGTTTAAAGCTGGTTTGGTTGCCGTCGATACTCCGGTAACTGTTCGCGCATCGTGGACACATCCTGATTCTGGCGTTACTGTTTATCAGGATTTTGTGATTACCATTATTGGTGATCCGACGTTGGTAATTCTCGACCATATCGAAATTGTTGGCCCGACTCAGTTCCTGAAATCGGAAACCGGCATTTACACCGTGGTTGCGCATTTCACTGACGGTTCGACAAACGTTGTTACGCCGAACGCTTTTGTTTCGAGCAACACAAATGCGGGTTCTTTCACCGCTGGCGTGCTGACTCCGAAAGTGAATCAGGTTCGCGACGTTAATACCAGCCTGACTGCAACTTATGCAACAGGCGGCGTGACTCGCCAAGCAACCGTTGCCGTGACGATTAAAGACCCGCTGGTTTATCCGAATAGCGTTGCAATTATCGGCGCTAATTCCGTCGATCAAAATGCTGCCATCGACTTGAACGCTGCGGTTTCTTTCTCGGATTCCACAAACGGTAACGTGGCTGGTGTTTGGTCGGTAACTTCCAGCACCTACGCAACAATTGACCAAAATGGTTTGCTGACTGCGAAGCCGCTGACTGTGCCGGGTAGCAAAACCGTTGAAGTGAACGTTTCGTTTACTCAAAACGGCGTGACTGTTACTGCGAAGAAAACTATCGCAATTGCTGACACGAAAAACTGGCCTGTTTCCGCTGCAATTTCCGGTGTTGCTACGCTCGCTCCTTTGGGCAAAGCGATTTATGTTTACACCGTGACTTACGCTGACGGCTCGCACGTCGATAAAGCTCCGACCACTTGGAGTACCTCGGATGTAACGAAAGCCACAATCGACGCAGCGGGTGAAGCTACCGGCGTGCAGAATGGCAACGTAAGCATTCGCGCAAACTACACCGAAGACGGCGTGGTATTGAACGCAACAAAAGCAATTGTTATTCAAACTGCTTCTGTTGTAATTCCGCCACTGCGTTACGGCGTAGCAATGTTCTCCAACGTGAATTTCACTGGTGGCCCAATCGTCAGCGAAATCACTCAAGACGAACGCGACTACGGTGTGACCGACGAAACTTCGGCGTCCGGTAAGCAGTACACCCACTGGACAGGCTTCACCGATTTCGTTTCGGATGTAATGACAAATACGTTGGATATTGCAACGGATGGCATTGCGAAAAACATCACCACTACAATCACTGTAGACGAATACGTTTACCTGATGTGGGATGCTCGCGCTGGCAGCACTTTCATCGTCGATTTGGCGAACTCTTTCAACGTTACTTTCGACGGTATCAATTACCGCAACGATGTAATTGGTAACGAAGAAGGCTTGCCGGGTTACGATGCGAACTTGCCGAAAACTATGACCGTGCAATTCGACGACGGAACTGGTGTGCGTCCGTGGATTGTCGTTCGCAGTGAGGCAACCACGTTGCCGCAGTTCTCGCCGCGTACAGATAATTACTCCATTAAATACGTGTAATTGGAAAAGTAAGCTAGCCATCTTCGGGTGGCTGGCTTTTTTCAGTTGCAGACTTCGGAGAATAAATAATTCATGGCCGATACTAGCTTAGAGGAACTGTGGCCGGTTCAAATAGATATCATCGGCCCCACCGTTCCTGTCGCAGAAAGATCAACTTTTCAAATGCGCGCAATCGTGACATTTGAAGACAATTCACAACACGAAGTTGTTGCCACGTGGGCGGCTGTTGCATCGCCCTTTGGTAGCATTTCTCCATCGGGTTTATTTACCGGTGGCACGGTTCCGACCGGCACGCGTTCTGTACAAGTTTCCTGCCAGTATTATCACGCAGGTTCTGATTCCACGCTGACCAGCACAGCGATTGTGACTGTTCGCGATATCGACACCCCGCCCGCACTTGTTTCCATCATCATTAGCGGCAAAGGCGAAGTCGAGAAAAACACGGTTGAATCGTATGTCGTTACCGCTCGTTACGACGATAGTTCCACCGTTGAAATTGTACCTACAACTTTTACCTCAAGTCGGCCAAGTATTGCCACAATCGACACAACCGGTATTGCCCATTTCCAAAAGATTCGTGGCAGTGCATTAGTGCGGTTCACTGCGACTTACGTTGTCGCTGGAATTACCCGCTCTGCAATTCTTGATGTTCTCGTTGTAGACTCCGCAATTTACCCGGTCAAAGGTTTTATTTTTGGCCCTTCCATTATCACCGAACTAGGCCGCGCAAACTTTGGTTTCGAAGTCCTGTTTGATAACGGAAAAAACCAGCAAGTAATTGCACAGTGGTTTAGCACGAATCCGAAAGCCGGGGAAATTTCCTGTGACGGAACATTCTGTGCAGCCGCAGTAGATGGCGTAGAAAATACGACCATTATTGCTTCTTACGATTTCGAAGGCACCGTGACTAGCGCGTCAATTGAATTGAGCGTGTTGGATATTACTGTGCGTCCTGAGTATCTGTCGATTGACGGCCCTGCTCGTGTGCGTGAAGGTCTGGTCGTGCAGTATTATACGACTGTGCATTTCACTGACGGCACGAAAAAAGCAGTGCAATCCCGAATTCACACGAACACAATTGCTGGCGTGATTGATGACGGGAATCAATTCTATGCAGCATCGAAAGTTGAGACAGAAACTTCGGTAAACCTCATGGCGGTTTATGAGGGATTACAAGTGACGCGAAATATCGAAGTTGTTCCTGCACTCTTCCTGCCGGTTAGCTGCTACATAGAATTGCGCAGCCCAATGCACGTAGGCGAATATCAGTCTCTCAAATTCCACGTGGTTTACGAAGACGGCGCCGACATTGTATTGCCTGCAACTTGGAAAGTTTCGAACGAATATATCGCAAATGTTTCTAACAGCGGCATTCTGCATGCTGTGCAAGTTCATGAAACGGCAGAACTGGTAATCAGCGCATCGACCAGCATTAGCGGAGTCACGCTGCACACCGAGTTGCCTGTAACCTTGATCGACAATAAAACTTTCCCGCTTTCGATTCGCATTGAAGGGCCAGAATCTATTCGTGCAAATACCCCGAATTCTTTTACCGCTGTTGCAACATTTAGCGATGGAAGTGAACGAGTTGTTTCGCCGCTGTGGTACTGCTCGGATGAATTGGCAAGCGTGAGTTTTGGTAACGTGAATGCAAACGTACCGGGCACTTATAACGTGAGTGTTTCCTATACGCTGCAACACGAAACCGTCACCACAACGAAAGAGATTATCGCGTTATGATTATCGCCCTCGCCGCAGTACAGGCAGACTTCAAACAATTTGAATGGATGTCAAATAAAGGGCCGATGTTTGAACTGAAACTCGATGCTGATTTGCCGCTCAAAGTTGAGACGGATGATTTGATCGGTTTGCGGAAAGCTACACGGGGGCCAACCGCTGGTGCATATCAAGTGGTATTGGCGAAATACCCGCAGAAGATTTTCCGTTCGATCAAGCAGGAAAAAATCGACGAGTTTATCAAGCATTTGAAACCCTTCCAAGGGATTCCCGAAAAGCCTGCAAAGACTGGTCAACGTCAGGGCCAATTGCGTAAGCAGCATTTGGAAACTGGCGACAAACAAACCGCGCAATATTTCGTCGCTCGTGGAAATATTAACGAAGCGTCGTCGTATGATCGTGCGAATTACCAATGGCGGAAAATGGTGCGTGTTGTAAACGTGACCACAAAACTCCACGGTACTACGCGTGCATCGCTGCGTGAAGACGACACAATTGGCATTCGTTATCTGCGTAAATCGCACGGCGGTTATGTGCTGATGCCGGATGGCGAACGTGTAAACATCGACCACGATACATACGAAAAAATCACACTCAATTCTGACATTCTCCCGAGTGCGCAACAGCAGCGCGGCCTTGTGGATTTGAAAGACTTGCTGGCAACACTTCCAAAGCGTGCGCGCCGTCCGCAGATTCGTATTCCGAAGCCGCTGGTTCCGGGCAAAGTAAAGATTCCGAAGGTACGCGAATCGCAGCACGATCCAGACAAATTTGTAGACCGAACAAAACCACTTGTTTCGGATTTCCACTACAAAGATTTGGAAGAGGAAATGGATTTCGACGAGGACGAAGAAGAAAATCTGATGAATCCTCCAGACGATGATTTCGAAATGGAAGATTTGGATACTGTAAATACAACAGGTAAACCGGCGATTACACCTCTGGAAGAAGAGGATGATTTTGATGAAGAAGACGATCCAGAAATGGACTTCCACCAAGATCATGATATCGACGAAGAGACTGGCGAAGAGCTTCCCGAACCTGATGCAATTCTTGCAGAAGAAGGTGTTGTTCTCGCGGCAAAAGACGGCGTGGAATGGACAGTTGTTTCCATCGAACCAGCGGGCATGACGGATATTCTCGCACTGTTTAATGCTGATAAAAAATCTCTGCGTCATTACAAAATCCCTGCCGGTGAAGACTTGCGGAATATGAAATCTGTAACTTACGTCAAGACCATTAGCGGGAAGGCTCTCGACAAGGTTATGGAACAGGCCGCTGACCACGACATGACTGCTGGAAAACGTCTATGAAATTCACGCTGGAACAGAAGCGGGCAATGCGCCGCAACCCTCTAGATTTTGCGAAAGGATTAACGCTTACTCAGTTGAATGCCGTATTGCAGGAACTCGACGACCGCTACCGTGACGGCGTGGAAGTTGTTGGTGATGAAACCTACGATATCATGGACGATTATCGTTGGTCGATTTCCAAGAAAAAGAAGACTGCTAAAAGTGTCGGTGGTGTGAAAAACGCCGACATTAAACTGGAAGTGCCGATGGCTAGTCTGGATAAATTCCGCACTATTTCCCCGGCACGCCAGTTGTCTTTCATGAAAGCAACGTCGTATGTTTTGTCGGATAAAGAAGACGGTATTTCCCTGTCGATTACATATGACGGGGGCGTGCCTGTTCTCGTGACAACTCGCGGCAAAGAAGGTACGGTCGGTAAGGATGTTTCGAAGTCCATTCCGTATCTGCGCATTCCGAAAAAGATTGCGTACAAAGGTCGCTTTATTGTGCGTGCGGAATTCACTGCTGATAAAGCCGTGTTCCTCAAACACTTTGCAGCCGATTTCAAAACCAGCCGTAACATGGCCGGTGGTTTGTTGAACCGAAATGAAGCACACGTGAACATGAAAAAGTTCCGTGTTGTTTGCTACGAAATCCTGAAGGGCATTACCGCTGGTGGCCCACTGGAAAACCAACTGCTGAAACTTGAACAATACGGTTTCGACGTTGTGCCGTACATTGTCGTGAAGAAAATCACGCCAGAAATTCTAGAAAAGTATCACGATCAGCGGAAGAAAGAAGCTGGCCGGGATATTGACGGCGTTGTGGTAACGCAGAACAAATCCTACAAAGTGACGGCGGGTTATCCGACCCATGCCTACGCATTTAAAATCAACAGTCTGGCGAACGCAATTGAATTGGTCGTCAAGGATGTTGTGTGGGAAGAAACTCGTTACGGAAAATGGTTCCCGCGAATTACAATCGAACCGACCATTATCGGCGGCGTTGAAGTCTCGTGGTTTACCGGACATAACGCGTATTACATCGAGCATGGTTATCTCAAACCAAAGCCGAAAGAAAAAGCTCCATATGCAGCACGCCCAATTAACAAGGGCACAGTTATTAAAGCTGTTCGTTCCGGCGATGTAATTCCGTACATTATGGAAGTCGTTAAAGGTGCGAAGAAAGCTAGCATGCCGCCCGGCCCGTTTGAGCGGGAAGCTGACGGTGTGCATTTCCGCGTGGTGCATGACGAGAAATCGAATCTGCGAACCATTAAGGAACTGTCTTACTTTTTCACGGTGCTAGAAGTTGACGGCGTTAAACAAGGGGTTGTTACAAAACTCGTTGATGCTGGTTATGACACCGTGAAGAAAATCATGAAAATGACGATGCAAGATTTGCAGCAGTTGCCACGCAGCGCAGATACCAGTGCGGCAAAACTCTACAAAGCTTTGCGCGATGCACGCTCACGAATGACTTTCCAAAACGTGGCTCAGGGTTCCGCTGCCTTTGGCGAAGGAATTGGGGAAAAACGTTTGCAATATATCGTCGATGATATTCCTGACTTACTCGACCGCGATTGGTCGATAGCGGAATTGACCGACCGTATCGCGAAGGTCAAAGGATTCAATAAACTGGCCCATCAAATTGCCGAAAACTTCAGTGTGTTTTTGAAGTTCTGCAAACGCAACGGAATCAAACTGACGCAAGCAGAAAAAGCGGAAGTAACCGGTTCTAAAATGAATGGCCAAGTTGTTCTGTTTACGTCCGTAAGGGACAAGCAATTGCAAGAATGGATTATCGCGAACGGCGGGAAGATTGCCTCTACGGTTAAGCAGGCAACTCTGCTGATCGTGAAAGACGACAATGCTTCCAACGAAAAGACTAAAGAGGCGAAATCCCTTGACAAACCAGTTCTCTCATTAGCCCGTTTTCGTAAGAAGTATGGAATATAACTCATGCCAAATATCACAACACTTGTACACGACTTAATTCACCAGCGTCGCCTGAAACAAGACGTAAAGATCGTGGAGCATCACGAAAAACAAGATTGTCCCTCGCGTGTTTCCGTTATGGTTTACGGTGGCCGCGTAGGTTTGGCAGTTGTAACACTTGAACGAACTGACGTGTGGCGAATCTCCGATGTTAAATCGGACAGCCATTACCAAAAAGTGCAGTGGCCGCGTCAATTGACCGCTGCTGCTACTGACGACGGGGCGCTGGAATTGATCGACAGCGTACTCAAATCTGTTGTTGTACTTGACGAAGAAAAGCGAGCTTAATTCACATGAAAATTGCCGTGTACGCTATTGCGAAAAGCGAACAAGCCAACGTTGCTGATTGGTTGGAAAACGTTAAGGATGCAGACGGTATCTTTGTTCTGGATACCGGCAGCAAGGACGACACTGTTCGCCTGCTTTTGGAAGGTGGTGCAAATGTAAATCAAATGCACACTTCTAAAACATTCCGTTTCGACCGCGCACGTAATGAGGCACTGTCTTATGTGCCTGATGATTTCGACGTGTGTGTTTCTCTGGATTTCGACGAACGCCTGTCACCTGATTGGCGCGCTGCAATCGAAGAGAATTTCACCGATGAAATGGATGCCGCAAATTACACGCTGGTTTACGATTTCGACGATGCCGGAAATGTTCGCGTTTCCTATCCACGTCTGGCCGTACACCGCCGCGATAGCGCTGCATGGCAATACCCTGTGCATGAACTCTGCGTTCCCTACGTCGAACAAAAAGCGGTAACTCTGCCGTTCTTTTGCGTGCATTACGGGACGCCAAAACAAGCCGGTCATTATCTCGACTTGCTGAAGTTGGGCTACGAAGAAAAACCCGAGGATGCGCGTACTGTGCAGTATTTGGCGCGGGAATATTTCGCGCTGAAGAACTTTGCAATGGCCGACATGCTGTACAAGCAACACATGGAATTGGAAACATACGCACCATTTCGTTCTGAAAGTGCGCGCCGTGTTGCACAAATGGCGAGCGATTACGAAGTGGCTGAATGGTGGTTCCGACAGGCCGTTCAATACTGCAACAATATTCGTGAACCATATTGTGAATTGGCAGACTTTTATTTCTACCACAAACAGTATGAACACTGCATTGCGTATGTGCGTTCGGCCATGTTGGTAGAGCGCCCGACATACGACATGATTTATTCGGATAAGTTTTACCACGGTTCATGGTGCAATCATATGTTGATGGCTTGCTATCAGCAGACGGGCAACCTTCGCGCAGCACAGGAACAAAAAGACATTTTGATCCGAATGCACGACGGGAATATTCCTCAAAACATTGCAAACGATATCGCCATTCTCGACCGGGCGGTACAGGAAGCTCTCTATGTATATCTCTCTAGCGTGGGCGTTCAAAGATGACGACTCCGGCAGTGCGCCAGTTAAAGATATGTCGCAATGGCGGAAACGCCTGAGTAAAGGCGAATTTCTGAAGCTGGCAAAACCGGCACGTGAGCGCTACATTAAACTTTATCCGCATTCCAGCCACCGCTTTCTTATGGGTGGCGATTCGAAAGAAAAAGCGGATGATTTCAACGGTGCATTTGTACCGAAAATGCCGAACAAAAAGAACGAAGTTGTGGTGCATGGCGGCGACCGCTTCCCGTCCACAAAAGAAGTTCACGCAAAACGCATGGAAGTTGCAAAGGTGCGTCGTGATATTGCCGATTACAATAAAGCAAACGTTGCGGTAATTAATCCGCAAAGTCTGTCGGCGTTGAATCAGGTAAAAGACGATCATCTGCGCGAAGCCAGCGACACGATTAAAAAGAACAAAACCGAAATCGCTACTGTCGTGCAACAGCAGGCGACGAAACAACCGGTTATGTATCGCAAAGGTTTGGACGCTGTTAAAAGCCTCATGAACGGCGATAAAAAACCTGATGAAATGAAGACCACTGAAAAGCACGCAATGCAAAAGGTGCTGGCCGGTGTGGCGACAATGGCATTGTTTGGTGCCGGGATTATGGCTTGCAGCATGGCCGCTGCGCCGTTGGGTGTACTTGTCGGCAAAGTAATGTTCGATATGTGGGCCGGTTCTAAGCACGGTAAAAACTTGCGTGATGACATTGACGAATTGCGTCAAGCGCGTGAGAAGAAACGTCTACGGGAACGCAAAGAAGCAGCCGCAGCAGCGGGCGTTAAACCGGAAGATTTGGACGAAGACGGCGACGATCACGATTCGTTTATGGACGATGCGAAATCCGGTAAATTCCGTGTCTCTTCTGCCGAGCGTAAACGTCACACCGATATCAAACAGCGTATTGCCAATGGCGACAAAAATATCACGCCGGAAGATAAAGACTTCCTTAAAGATGTAAACGGGCGCGATAGCAAAATGCGGCACGCTGCTGAAATGCACAGAAAATCGGGATACAAAGCTGCTGCATCCTCGTTCGATGGTGACGACGATCATTCGGATACCATTAATTTAATTGTAGATCAAGTGTCGGATATTTTGCAGTATCATTCCGCACGTGATTTCCAAGTAAGTCGTGACGAAATGTTTGCGTCTGCTTCCGATAATGCGCTGGAATCTCTGCGCTATCTGCTGAATCTTGCACAGTGCGAAAACTACGAAAAATGTGGTGACGGCGTTGTGTTCGATTGCCACGGCGGAATTACCGCGTTGCAAAAGCTGTTCACTGGCATGGAATTTATGCCTAGCACTACCTCTGATGGCGAGCGCACTGTTTATCACTTCGAAACTGATAATGCGCAAGCCAGCATCGGCGCTGTGGACAATCGTTATTACATTCGTTACGACGGCGATTTCGATTACAGCACTGACTGAGGTATTTATGCTGACTTTTCTTGCTGACCCGGAAGAAAGACATTTGCCAATGCACGAACGGACAAATGTTTGGGTTTGCGACGGGGAGAAACGCATTGCCACCATATCCGCCGTGGATGACGAAAGCGTTGATCGCTCTCAAACCACGGCGATGTGGACTGCGAAACTCCACCATAAACAATTCGATCCATTCTTACACGATCATGAATTCGACGAAGAAAATCCGAACGTTCATGTTAGTCAAAGTGAGGAAGGATTGTTGTCGCTAAAAAACCCTAATCAATTGTCGATTTCCGATGCCCGCCAATGGGTGCGCGATCACTACACTGGAGGCAAATAATGGAAATCAATATGGACGACCAGTTTCAAGCAACAGCATTCAGCATGGGCACGCCTTTAGCGCCTACTGAATTACATGGCATTACAAAAAACGGTGATGGTTCTGTTACCGTAAACGGTACTGTTTCTGGTACTGGTGAAATGCAAACGTTGCAATCGAATATTTGGTTGCCGCGTGCTGCTGAATACCACGGGCTTTCCAAGGATATTAACGATTATATTCTGGTTCCCGTTCCTGCAATGATTACCGATATTCCGAATACAAACGGTGATTCGGTTTCATTGGCGGAATTCCTGCGTTGGAATGCCGATCAAAAACAAATGGCATATAAAACGTGGGAAGGCGCCCCGATGTATGTTGAACACCAGCACAAACCTGAATGGGTACGGGGATTAATCCTCGGTACTTATATGCGCCCTACGCCGTTTGAAGGTGTGCAAAAACTGGTAATGCTGGCAGCAATGGATCGTACCCGCGACCCGGTGCGCGTTGCTCGTGTATTGAAACGCGAATTGAACACTTATTCTATGGGCATGTTTTATAGTGCTTATAAATGTTCTATTTGTTCGCATCAAGCAGGTAAAGGCGTTGGTTCCCCTTGCAGCCATACCCGCCCGCGTAAACCGACGTACAAACTTCTGGATGGTCGTTTGGCTTATCGTCGTTGCGAAAACATTACCGGCTTTGAATTGTCATTGCTGGAAAACATTGGTGGGCGTTCGGGCGTTGATGGTTATCGTTCGGGTTATGGCGATCCTTCTTATGTTTCCGCTATTGGCGATACCATTCTCGATCCAAAAGGATTGCACATTTAAAAGGAATAAATGAATGGACGTTCGCCCGGACATTTAAACGAAACAAACGCTTTAATAGGGTTTGAAAAAGACCTTAATTTAATATTAGCTTACTAGGGTAGGCTGATTCGCTCCATATGTGTTTTACCACTTTAAGCCCTTTCCGGTTCCCCCGCCGGTTAGGGCTTTTTTTTTGGCCCGCATTTCTGTTTGGGCTAATTTATAACTGTAGCGTTTAGGAGTCTGCTATATGGATGTACAAATTGCACTAGCAGCCTCGCCATTAAACAGCATGCACCTGCCGCAATCATTTGATTTACGCAATCTGAAGTCGCATATTTCTGACATTCCCGAGATTCGAAAGGGAATGCTTAAATACGAGATTGAATACGATCACGTTGGAGCGGGTAAACCTCACCATAGCGCACAGATTGATTTCGTTTCAGATATGGGCACCGGATATATTGCCTTTGTTCGCGGCGAAACCGATTGGCAATATAGAGGTGAAACAAACATTAATGGCGAAGTAATCAACTATGAAGGCAGCACGGTTCATTCCAGCGTCCAAGCCATTTGCCGAAAGGTTCGCGGCTTTGTCCTGAAACTGATCTAAATCTGTTTTTGTTAATTTTTTAATGTGGGTTTGATTCCACGCCTCTTATGGGAGCTAACCATGTCTATTAAACGAACCTCGCGCCTACGTGGGATCGTCGTGGCAGCCGACACTCAAGAACAAGCAATGGATCATTTCCGTGCTGTTGCTTCTGGTAGCTATCAGGTATTGGAAAGTAAAGATGGCGAATTCGCTATTGCTACTGCACAAACTGTTGGCATGCAGCTTTTGAATCCTCTTAATGGGGAAGAAATGGTCGCTGTACCAGAAGACGAAAAACACGAAATGGTTGCGACCGCTTCCGCCGATGGCGATTTGGACGCATTTTATCAAGCTTGTGCTTCGGGTTGCGGTTCTCACGTGTTTGCGGATAGCGAAGAGCTTCTGCAAAATTGCCCGTCCTGCGCTTCCGCGTTACCACAAATGGAAGACACCGACTTGAAAACCAATCAAAGCAAACCGGTTAAGGAAATTCTGCTCGCTGTTGCAAGTTCGCGTAAAGGTGCTGCACAAGCCTATCGCGCACTGGCTACCGGCGCGTGCGAAACCTTCGCCGCACAATGCGATGACGTGATGGTTATTTCTAACCAGCCACTGAATTTCGACATTTACAAAGGCACCGAAGCCACCGCAGTTGCTGACTACGTTCCGCAAATTGCTGTTGCATCGGAAAATGGTCAAGTGAAAGCACACTATTTGACCACTGCTGCTTCGACCGAAGAAAATGGTCAACTGCACATTGTTTGCAGCGACCAATCTCCGATTTTCTGCCCTGCAACTTCGAGCGGTTTGATTGATCCTGCTGACGTAATGTCGGAACAGGAAAAAGCTACTGCTTCTGATGATTTCTCCGACGAAGATTTCGACGAGGAAGAAGAGGAAGAAGACGACACCGAAGACGAAGAAGAAGACGAAGAAGAGGAAGAGGAAGAAGACGACTCCGAAGAGGAAGAGGAAGAAGAGGAAGAAGACGACGATGAAGACCTGTCGCTTTCGCTCGCTTCCGACACCAAAAAAGGTGGCGTTCGCCGCAAGCAAAAAGTCGCAAAAACTCCTGAAGTTGCAACTGCTTCTGCCGTAGCAACTGGCGAAGAAGTTAAACCAGAAGTGGCTACTGCTGCCGCTGCCGTGGAGCCAGAAAAAGTGGAAATCACTGCTTCTTTCGTTGCCATTGCTTCGACTGACATGAAAGACGACGCCGTTGAAGTTGCCTTCGCTGGCACCATTCAAGGCGAACCAACGTGGCTTGCATTCCACAATGGTATTCCTTTCGCAAAAGCAATCGCTTCTGCTGCTGAAAATCCAGCTACTTTTGCTGATGCGCATTTCGGTCGCGCATTTAAAGCAGTTGCTGCTGAGCAAGGCATTCCTGCTGCAATCGAACAATTGCGTTTCGAAGAAATCAAACCGGTTGTTTCGGTTGACGCCGTTGTCGCTGCAAATATCGCCACTCAAGTAAGCGAACAAACTGCAAATATTGCAGAAGCTGCTTCGCGTGACGGTAACGAATACGCCTCGCGTTTTGAAGCTGCTCTCGCTACCGCCGCACAAGGCGTTAACGGTGGTTTCTTCAAAGACCTGAAAAACCCGATTCGCGTTGCCATTGCTTCCACTATGGAAGAACTGGGCATCGTCGGCGGCGATGATTTGCTGCAACGTGCATTCGGTGAACATTCCGACGCGTACAACAAACAACTCATTGCAAAAGCCAGTGAAATTCTGAAATACGATCTGACTGTGCAAAACCAACTGGCCCAAGCTGTTATGGACGTTGAGCCAGTGAATGTTGCTACCGCTTCTTCCATGAGCGTTGGCCGCCCTGTTGAACGTCCGCAACAAGTGCAACAAAAGCCACAAGGTTTTGAAGCTACTGCATCTTCTGCACAGGCCGCCGAACCTTCTTCTTTCCAGACCAAACTCGCCGGTCTGAAATTCAATTAAAATTGGAGAAATTCCATGCTCGTTCAAAAATACACTCGCACTTTCAACACTGAATTCCGTGACGTTGAGCCGGGTATCGTCATTCAAGAAGAAGGCGTTGCTCTGGTCTGGACTAAAGTCAACGGTCGTTCGTATGTTCGTCCTTCGACTGGCGCCAACGGTGAAATCTTCGCCGGTTTCGCACTGAACCGAAATTCCCCACCTGCTTTCCTGCCGAAAATCGTTTCCGGCGTTGTTGTTCCAGAAAGCGGCGTTGTTGATCTGGCTCGCATGCCAATCACCGGCCAAATTCTGGTTCAAGTTGGCGGCGACACTCTGTCGATTTCTGCAAACGCTCCGGTTGAAGGCAAAGTGCAACTTGTCGGCACCAAACTGTATTTCTTCCTCGGCACCGCTGCCGAAGGCGCAAACCCTGCTGTACCGGGTGACAACGGTAAAGAATTGTTCGTTCAATTCATGTACGAACCAACCGTTTCCGAAGCTCGCACCGTACTGGGCGATCTGCAAATCGGCGGTTTGGCTTCGACCGAACAAGAACGCATTGGCGTTACCACTCGCGCCGAATCGTTGGCTACCACTTTCTACGACGCCAGCACCGACTGGGCCGCTGTAGTACATCCGAAACTGGGTGTTGACGGTCGTCTGACCGCATCGGGCACCGGCACCACTCTGGAAAACGTCATCGTCATGCAGACCCCTGTTGCTGACGCTGCTTCCTACGGCCCGCTGGTTGTTAAAGTAACCAACGCCTAATCTTTCGATTAAAGAAAAAATCGAGAACAATTCTGGAGATTTACCCATGTCTGCTAAACAATTCAAAAACGCTCGTATGGTTCTGGCCAACGGCAACCCGCTCGAAGAACTGCGCTACAAAAAAGGTCAGGAACTTGCACTGAGTTCCAACACTGGCGAATTCAACGCCCATGACAAAAAAGACTTGGCCCGCCAAGTTGGTCTGTTCATGGAAGCTTTTGCTTCCGGCCAAATCGTTCAAGAAAAACAACCAGAAGTTATCGCTTCGCATCGCGAAATTCTGGCTGACGCTCTGTCGTCCGATGCCAACTGGAAAGCACTGGGCGCAAACATCGCCCAACAGGTTTACGAGCAAGCAGACCGCGACGGTTTCCTGCGTAAAGTTTCTGTCGGTAATACGCTGCGTACCGGCGAAGTTCAACGCGTTCCGATGCCTCCGCATGACGCAATGGCTGTAATCGCCACCGGCCCTGCTGGTGTTGGTTATCAGCAAATTCGTAACCGTACTTTCCAGCCAGCAGAATTCGAAATCATCGCCAACGTGCGTGTTTCGGCTCTGGACATGGAACAAGTAAATGGTGATTTGCTGGAACATGCTTACAACGATGCTCTGCAAGCCATCATGGTTCAAGAAGACCGCCTGTGGAAAAAAGCTGCTGACGCCACTGTCGGCATGATGAACCCACTGGAATACATCGCCGGTGAACTGACCACCAAAAACCTCGGCAAACTGCGTCAAGCCGTTGCTCAATGGAACCTGCCAGCCACCACCGCAATCATCGCGAACGATTACTGGTCGGACATTATCGGTTCGAACGATTTCGCAACTTTCCTCGATCCGATCACCAAATACGATCTGGCCCTGAATGGTCAACTCGGTACTCTGGTCGGTCTGAATCTGGTAACTGACGCATTCCGTCAGCCGAACCAAAAGGTTCTGGAAAAAGGCGAAATTTACATCGTCTCCGATGCACAAAACCACGCTGCATACTCCACTCGTGGCGGTATCCGTTCGACTCCGGTTGACGGCGCCTACGAAGGCTCCACCTCGAAAGGTTGGTTGCTGAGCGAAATGTTCTCGTTTGTACTCGCGAACAACCGTTCCATCGCCAAAGGCAAACGCCTCGTGTAAATAACACCTCCGGTCGCGGTAATTAGGAGCGCCCCTTTTTACCGCGATTAGAATTTAGGAGAATGTTATGGATATTCAGGCACTGTTTACCCTCGCTGCATTGTGCTGCAAAAACGGAAGAAAAGAACTCGCCTTGCAAGTGCTTGAACAGGCTTGCAACTGTGAAGAATTTTCAAATGTTTTGAACAGTTCTTTGCAACCCGCTTTTCAGAGTTGTGGCCCTGCGCAAGTAGGATGCAACGAAGCTAGCGGTGCGGACGGTGACGGTATGGATGGATTTAATTCATACGTTGACGACGTTAACGTAATGATGCCGAACGCTAATCACGGCGGCACATCCCCTTCAGAAAATACATGGAGTCCTTCCCTTCACGGGAACGATTCATCGGCACTCGGACAAATTGTTTCGATTGCTAGCGCGGTTCATGCGCATAAACGTTTTCTGGAAGATGGTGAATCCATTATTGTCGATCCTCAACTATTGGCAATTTCTTCCTCGGTCGATCTTGAACCCTACGATGATGAATCGTTGGTGAGAAAAAACCGCGAAGTAAGCGTACCGCTACAGCCGGGCCGTGTAACGATCAAGCTTTAACGAAAAGGCCGCTGTGAGAAATCGCATCGGCCTTTTTTCGTTTGTGGAGCGTAAAAAATGTCAGAAACGAAAGCTACGCAAGACATGCGGGAGGAAATGCGCAGAAAAGATTTGTTGGGCAATCAAGCGTTCAAACAAACGCACTTGTATGCAAGCTTTCACGGCATTCGAAAAGCGTTTAAGAATTTCTTCAAAGTGAAAGAGTTGCCGTTTGTTCACAACAACGATGTGAAACAAATGCTGCGCAATCATTTTGAGCCGACGTATCCCTATGCGTATATCAGTTTTACTTCCATCGGGAACGCAGAGAATCATTTGCTGTCGCCAAACCTGCGGCGGCACAGTGCTGGTATGTCTTTGTCCTCAAAGAATAGCACCATCACAAAGCACTTCATGTTTCCCATTACGTTGCGTTACGAATTCCATTACGTGACGAACGATTACACAGACGTAATTCGTTTTATTTCGCAAGCCCTGATTCTCACTGACGCGAAGTCGATGAACATCCGGGTAACGAGTGATGCTGTATCGTCGTTTGTGGATATCAAACCTGACTCAAAAGAAATCGCAATTCCGCGTGCTGATAAAGACGCTGAAAACGATCCTGAAGGTTTCGATATTCAAATTTCGTTTACGTCGAATACGTGGACGGGCGTTAGTAAGGAAGTTGCCAAGGTTAATAACTTGGGCGCTTTCGAAATGGGCGCAATCATCGTCACACCTGATGGCGACATTATTGACGAAGAATATACCGAAATCCAGACGGCGGATCACTCATGAAAGTACGCGACATTTACAAACCGCTCGCTAAAACAGTCGTGACGGAAATTAAACACTTTGTCGTCGATAAAGTCCGTCGCATTGGACAGGGTGATTTCTCGGTTGCTACGAAAATCACCGAAGCATCAATGACGCAAACCGATATCACCGTGGGGCCAGATAATCCCTACACAATGAAAGACGTTCACAACCTCGTTTCGATTCAGTGTCCGTATGAAATCACTGCTGAATTTACCAGCTTTGGTTCCATCCCTGAGCCGGAAGTGCGCACCGAACAAATCTATTTCGATGCGACGATGGAAACTGTAGGCGCTACACAAGCGGGCCGCTTTATTACCGTGCGGGTTACGGATAAAGACGTTTACACCGCTGCACCAATTTCCGTAGACGTTATGAACTTGCGCACGGGCGAGACTGAAACAGCAAATCTCAATCGTGAAAGTCAGGGCGTTTATTCTGGATTTTTCCAGACACAAAACAACGATGCAAAAGGTGTGGATTTCGACGGCGTAATGTACTGCCAGAAAGACGACACCCTGCGTATCAGTTACGAAGAAGCGTATGCGGCTAATGGTTTGTCGCGTGAAATTTCCATCGACGTAACTGTGACGCTGGACTTCGCAGAAACCAGCATTGAAATGCCAACGTCTGCACCGTTCGATTCCGCGTTGAATTTGCGCGTAAAGAATCCAGCAGGAACCATGCTGTCGATTACCAACAATCGCACAGGCACATCCCTGTCGAAAGTAATCGGAACATTTACACCTGTTGCACTCTCGTATGAAGACACACCAGATTCGTTTGCCGTACAAGAAGGCGACGAATTAACTGTGGTTGTTTTGGGTAAAGATATTTACGGACAAGTTCTGAATATTTCCAAAACACTGACCATCGCCGCCGCGCCTGTAATGCCAGTAATGGACACCGTTGCGATTGCCGATGTTGCTAAACCGTTCACCGTGAATATTCAGGATTACAATCTGCCCGCAACGGCGTTAATGAAATTCACCAATGCAACAACTGGTATTTCCACATCCGTTCCGATGGATTTGGCGTATCAGTATTCCGGGCTTTTTTCGCTCACACTTCCGACGCTGGTTAATCTTGCGTTGCCCGGACAACCGCTCACATTGAGTTACGAATCAAACGGTTTAATCGTAACCAAAAACATCGACACAATCATGGCTCCGACTGCGGAATGCGAAACGATTGTGGACGATACGAACGTAGAAAGCGCTCCGGTTGTATTCAAGATTAATGGTTCATTTTTCCTGAATGGTTCTTTTGCCGGAACAATCAAGCTTTACGCAGACAAACCAGTTCGCTGCACGTTAATAAAAGCGTAATTTATAAGTAATCCCATTGAGTGGGAGATAACTGGAGAAAAATACCATGCCCCTTCAAAACGGCAGCAATACGTCTGCGGGCGTGTATGGTGGTGAACAGGATAATTCCTTTTCCGCATCGTCCACGTACCCCAGCACGGGCGCAATGGTAGGTGACGCAGTTCGTGGCCCGGTTGGCGTTCCAACTGAAATCTCGAATGGTGTTGCACAATGGCGACAAGTTTTCGGTCGCCGTGACGCTTCGCTCACCTACGCGCATTTTTGCGCAGAACGATTCCTGAATACCGCACAGCGATTGTGGTTTGTTCGCGTTGATACTGAAGCGAATTACGGTTCTGCTTCTTTCCGTACAGTTGACGGTTTCTGCACACCGAAATCTGCAACCAACGGTTATCTGGCACCGGCAACCGATCACAATCAATTGCCTGATGAAATTCTTTTCCTGTACGGCGCAAACCCCGGTACGTGGAACAACAACTTGCGCGTTCTGGTTTATCCAGACGTTAACGATGTTGAAAACGAACTGTTTGTTTTGCAAGTTTTCGAAACGAATTTCAGCAACCCGGTTGAAACTTATCGCGGCACTCTGCGCGACAAAACCAGTGGTCAGAATAAACAACTGAACATTGAGTATCAACTGCAAGCAAATGACTCGCGCATTCGTGCAAAGGTCAACGAAACAAATCCTGCGTGGATTTCTTCGGAAGGCAAAGCGCGTCTGATTAACGCAGTCGCACAAGTTGATCTTTCTTTCGGTGACAACGGTCGCAAGTCGAACGCTGGCGATATCATCGAAGGTTGGGATTTGTTCGACAACGAAGATGATTACGAAATTCGCGTTTTGATTAACGCCGGTTATACCGATACTGGTGTGCAACAACGCATGCTGCAACTCGCTGAAGAGCGCCGGGACTGCTTTGCAATTCTCGACATTCCTTCGGATATGCAAACCGTTGCACGCGCTGTTGATTACCGTCGTAACATCCTCAATGCAAATACCAGTTTCGGTGCGATGTACTGCTCTGACATTCTGGAACTGACAGACGAAAACCAAGAAATTTACGTGCCTTGTTCCGGTGCTGTTGCTGCTGTTTACGCACAGTCTGACGCAATGAAGGCCGAGTGGTGGGCGCCTGCTGGTGTGATTCGTGGTGTGATTAAAGAAATTCGCGGAATCCGTCAAAAGTATTCGCTGAATGATCGCAACATTCTGGATCAAAACCAGATCAACATGATTCAGAAATTTGCCGGTTACGGTTATTGCGTGTGGGGCGCACAAACTCTGCAAGCTGAGAAATCGGCTCTGTCGGATGTTCCTGTTCGCCGCCTGATTAACACGATTGAAACCACTGCGAAATACGACGTGCTGGTCGGCCTGTTCGATCCAAACGACGAATACCTGTGGCAACAATTGGAAGGCGTTGTAACCGCAATCCTGAAACCGATTCTGAATGCTCGCGGTCTGTACGCATTCAGCGTTAAATGCGACAAAGATACAAACCCTGCTGCACAAGTTGCAAACGGTGACGTTGCGCTGGTCTACATGATTCAGCCTGAGCGTTATTCGAAACGCATTTTGTTCACAACCACTGTCGCCGCGACTGGACAATTGTCTACCGCTGTAGCAACCATTTAAATTCCAACTGAGGTGATTTATGCCTAAAGTAACGTTGGACGAAACGTACAGCCTACCCGATCCAATGTTGAACGATAACTTCGACATTGTTTTCAACGATATTCCGGGTGGCGGTGATGGTCGTCAAATGCGTATTCAGTGCTTGGGTGCTTCGCTCCCCGGCGCTACTCTGCAAACCGTAGAGGTTGAACTTTTCGGCCACAAACTGATTTACGCGGCCCGTAAAACTTTCAGCCACACAATGACCGTTGCACTGCACGAAATTTACGACGCCCGTACTTACCAGTCCCTCAAAGACTGGGCGGCTGTCGGTCGTGCAACTCAAACGCAAACCGGTGGTTTCTCCGATTCGTACATGCGTACTGCAATTCTTACCATTTACGATCAGACCGGTGCCGAAGCTGCTGCGTGGAATATTCACCGAATGTTCCCTACCGAAATCTCCGAATACCAATTCGAAGGTGCGGGCGGTCAAGCGCTGCGTCAAGACGCACAGTTTGCCTACGGCTACGTTGAGCGTATTTAAGCTGAAATGAAATAAGCTCGGTGCATATTTTTGCATCGGGCTTTTTTCGCTTGTACGAGATAAATAATATGCCGATCCTGACATTTGACGAATTCGTGGCGCGACGTAGTGGTGATAGGTCGCCAATGCTGGACTTTTATTGGTACTGCATCGAGCTACCTTTCGACGGCGATCCTGATTATGTGGAAACTGTGAGCCTACCGTTTCCGTCGATTAACATGAAACCACTTTTCATGGCCGGACGATTTGAACAATATCCGGGTTTTATGGAACTGAGTGCATTCGACATTACGTTTTATGAAGACGTAAGAATGCGCAGTCACCATTGGGTGAAAGAGTGGCAAGACCGAATCGTTGACCCGGAAACGGGCGCGTATTCACTGCCGGGAAAATACAAACGAGATATGCGATTTGCGTTAACTGACGGAACCACGACAGACACGCCGATCATGACTGTAACGCTGGAAGGCACGTGGCCTACAACGACTTCTCCAATCGACCTGACAAACGCAGGCGGACAAGCGCTGAAGGTTCAACAAAACTTTGCTTTAGATAGGGTGAGATTTTCATGAAATTCGATAGTTCTAACTTGCCGTCTCGCGGGATTCCTTATGCTGTTAAATCCATTGAGGTTTCGCCGTTTCGTCCCAAACATTTGCCGTTTATTTCCGAAGCAATTTTCATGGAGAACAGCGCGCCACTGATCGAAGCGGTCGGGCAAGTTATGGACTTCGATGTAAAGCAATTAACGGATGGTGATTTTTATTACATCCTGACATGGCTGCGTTTCAACTCGCGTGACCTGCCAATCTTTGCTGAATGGGATTGCGGCGGAATTGTTTTTGAGCGGAAAGATAACGGCGCCATTTTGACGATGGAAGATATCGACAATATGTGGGCGCAGTGGGATGCCGCGCAAGGCACTGAAGCTGAGCAACACATGGAAGACCCACGCAAAATCGAACTGGTAGAAATGGATTGTGACCAGTACAACAAACAGGATGTTGTGTTCGAAGATTTCACCGTAAAACAAATGGATGAAACACCGATTGATCCGCTGTTGGATTATCCACGTGTTGCGCATCTGGTGGAATACCTTGAACTCGGTCAGGAAAAGCGCAACAAGAAAATCATCGGGCCAGTCCGCTATATCCGTGCCGGTCGTACTCTGCACGAGAAATTGAACGGCGCACTGGAAAGCACCGATATGGATTTGTTCGACAAAGCTTCACGCGCACATTTCACGTATGACCACGGCGTAATTCAACGGGTAAATAAAACCTGTGTACGCTGCGGCCTTGAACATCCGTTCGACGTGACAATTGACGCGCACTCTTTCTTTATCTAAGGGGCTGGAAATGAATTACGAACTCGACGCTCGTTATATGGATATTGGCGACCTGCCTACGGGCGGCGTCACATATGACTTTGATCGCATTTTTATGCGTCAGTTTATTCTGGAAGAATTGCCTTTGTTGCACCACGGCATGACTTCTAAAACGCGCCCGCACCAGCACATTATTCGTGCGGTGCAATTGGCGAGTAGTGTCGATATCAATCAGCTAACCGATGGCGATTTCTGTTACATCATGGCTTGGCTGCGCCGTAGTTCGTTTCCTGAATTCCCTGTGCAGGCGCGATACACCTGCCACAATCCGGTTTATGTAAACGAAAACAATAAAATCGGTTTTGATGTGACTGCGAAGACTGCGGCAAAACGTGGCTTCTGGTTACAACCGTGCGGACACGTGCAATCTGAATTGGTTAAAAACACTCAGGTAAAAATCCACACACTGGAAGACGACGACCTCGTTATTCAACATCCAGAAATTGATTTCGCACGCGTACAAACTCTTACCGATTATTACGAACACGTAGACGATGATCCCCGCATGAAATATGTGGGCAGTGTTGCGCGTTGGGTAAAGCGTGGCACAACGTACAAAGCGAAACTGGCGTATCTGTTGGCGCAACCGGACATGAAATTGTTCGAAGAAATTGAACGCCATATGAAGAAGTATTTCCACGGCATCACAGAAGTTGTGAAGCTGCGTTGCGGCCAGTGCAACCACGTAAAATCACACGAATCAAATCCGAGTTTGTTAACGTTCTTCGCGGACAATACGGACAAAGATATTTATAACATGTGCTACAACCTAATGTCGCAATTCGGGGCAAGCCCTGATATGAAATTGCCTGTGCGAATGTTCCTCTATCACCACTCGACCCTAGCGGCTGATCGTCGTGAAGCAGAACAGAAAGCGAAAGCAGCGGCGGGCCGGACGATGGGCACACGCAGAGGATTTAAGTGATGGCGGCGCATGAAAAATTAGACGCTATTGTTGGTCAGTACGAGCCGAAATCTGAGAAACCAGAACGTCGGCCTTTTCGTGATGTTTCCCCTCCGAAGCTGATGCAACACGCGCACGTAAAGCAGGATGACGAAGTTCGTTTTACTGCTGGTAAACAAAGAAAGCAACAACCGGAATATCGCAACAACGTTTCGCAAGTTGGCGGTAAAGACGGACGCAACGCCCCGGATAAAACTTCGCTTAAAACCGAACACGATGGGCGTACCGGCGAAGCTATCGACGGGCAAACGCAAGTCCTGAAAACTCAGGCAATTGCTACACAAAAACAATCGGGTATGCTCGCGCAGCAAACCGGTTTGATGCAAGATCAAATTCGTGCGACTTCGGAAGTCAGCGATGTTGTAAAACGTCTGGCTGAATATCTGAAAAAAGAAGCATCGAAACCTGTTCCTAAAACACAGGATTTCAACGGCGGTGGGAATACCTACGAAGGTGAATTCTCTCGCGTTGACGATAAGAAAGCCCGTCGAAATGCAATCACCGATGAACTGCGGGAGTCTCGCCGTAATCGTGCGAAAAAGATGCCCCGTGATTCACGCGGACGTTTCGAGAAAATGGAACGTAAAATGCCGAAGAAATTCGGCTCGCCAAAGATGCAAAAGATTGGTGGTCTAGGTGGCAGACTCGGCGGTATGGGCGGGCGCCTTATGGGTGCTGGTGCAATCGGCCCATTGCTCGCGTTGGCTACAGCATTTTACGGCGGCAAAGTAATCGAAGCTGCTTCGGATAACTTCGATTACGACCGGAAAAAAGCCGGTACAATTTCACACGGTTATCAATCGGGTAAAGATTGGCTTAGCGACAGATTCCGTAGTGATGATCCGGGCGATCAAGTTCTAGACCGAATGACTGCCAGCACAAAAGTCGAAGGTCAGGAAATTGGTAAGAAAGCACGCGGCGGGGATTTAGGTTCTATTTCTGCTGCGTTCGAATCTGGTGGAAGAGGCGTAGGTACAATTTCCACGGGTAAAGGTGATAATGGCGGTGTGAGTTACGGCAAGCACCAACTCGCCACCAATAACGGAAGCATGACTAACTTTCTGCGCTCGGAAGAAGGTCAGAAATACTACAATGATTTCCGTGGTCTGAAAGCCGGTTCCAAAGAATTCAACGACAAGTACACCGAAGTTACAAAGCGCGACGGCGAAGGCATGGAAAAAGCCCAAGGCGCGTATAACAAAAAGCAGAATTACGATCCTGTTGCATCGTGGTTTACCGAACAATACGATGTTGATTTGGAAAAACGCTCGCGTGCTTTGAAAGAAGTTGTTTATTCCATCGGTACACAGTACGGCCCTAGCACCGGTAAGCGTGTTATTGCTGATGCGTTGGGAAATCGTGACGTAGCAGGCATGGACGATGCCGACGTTATTTCGCGTCTGCAAGATACTCGCGCAGCTACAGTCAGTGAGCGTTTCCGTTCCAGTGATTCGAAAACAAAAGACAGCATTTATCGTCGCGCCGGTACAGAAAAAGCTGCCGCACTGGCAATGCTTAACGAAGAAAAAGCTGGCCCCGGTTCTGCTGCAAAAGATGGTTCGGGAATCGGTGCGCAATATTCGCAGAAAATGATTGGTGAATATGGCGGCAAAACTTCTGGTGGTTCTGGCGGTGGTGGTGCATCAAATGGCACTGTCGGAATTATGGCAATGCCGCAAGGTGGCAGCGGTGGTGGTACTGGTGGCGCGGGCGGTGACGAAGCTGGCGGCGGTACTGCGGCTGGTATGCTTTCCCCTGCTGACGGTGCATTTTACGCAGCCGGACAAAAAGCAACAATTCCAAATGGTTCCGACGTAAACTTGGCTGGTTTAAATCAAAAGTTTAAACAAGCATGGTACACGATGGTCGGTGATTGGGTAACGAATCAGGGCGGCACGGTTGTTAACGTTGCGTCTGCTTTCCGTACCAGAATGGAACAGGAACAATTGTGGGTTAAATACGGTCGCGATACAAAACGTGTTGCACGTCCCGGCACGTCGCGTCACGAATCCGGTTTCGCAATCGACATTGACCGCAAATCTGCACAGTCCCTTGAAACTACCGGGATGTTTAAAAAGTATGGTTTTCACCGTCCACTTTCCAATGAACCTTGGCACGTAGAATTAATTGGTGCTGGCGGTGGTAAAGGTGGCGGCGGTGGCGGTACTGAAGTTTCTTCCGGTGGTCAAAGTCCACAACTGATGCAAGCTGCGGCTGCAAAAGAAATGGATAAAGCAGCAGAAGTTACAGTAAAATCTGCTGAAGAAAATACGAAAGGTGCAATTCCATCGCAAGGCACAACTGGCGACGGTACAGGCATTGCAAAACCTGAATCGGAAAGTAAAGCCACGCAAGCAACCGGTAATGCTTTAGGTGCAAAAGAAGCCGCAAACGAAGCGGTGGCGACGGCTGCTGTGGCTACGGCTGTTGCTGCAAATGATAAAGCCGCTGCGGATGCAACGAAAACCGAAAGCAAAGATTTCAGCGTTGAAAAAGGAAATGTTCCTGCAACTGTTGACGTGATGGGCGATAAAGCCGTAACGCGTACACCAGAACAACAAGCCGCTTATGAGCAACAATTAAAAAGCGGTGCGCCTGCATCGGGAACTGACTGGAAAGCACGTGCTGATAAAATGCGCGCTCTCGGAAATGGTGGCGGCACTACAGCGCCTGCGCCGGGTGGCGGTGGTGGTTACGGTCGCAGTGCAAAACCTGTGCAAAGTGCAACAACACGGAAAATTACTGGTGCAATTACACGCATCGGACAAATCGAAGGCATTGGTTCGTTCGGTACGATGGCGCCGGGTGTTGATAAAGCTCTGCGTAAAGTTGACGCTGCAACCGGTGGTTTGAAAAACAAAATATTCGGTAAAAACCCGTACATGCGGGAACTCGGTCGTGCCTTGCCGATTCCGAATATTCCACGTCTCGCATCTGGTTTGCCATCGTTCGGAAATATCGTGAATGGTGTTGCTGATGCTGCAACCGGTTTCTTCGGTGGCGGTGGGCCTTCGGAAAAAGGCGTAACAACGTACAGCAATACAGACCATCCAAAAGTAATGGGTTCACAGTCGGGTTTACCGCCGGGAATGAAAGCAACGCCGACCGGTGGATTTATGCAATCGACAGCGGAAATGTTCGGAAGTAAAGCGCCTGTCGAATCGCCTGCATCATCGTCGTATTACGCAAACGAAACGCCAATCCAAACTAGCAGCGCCGCAACGCCTGCAACTGCAATGTCTGCTGTAACTTCGACACCAGTTGCTGCACCTGCCGAAAGAAATTCTTTTGACGGTGTGCAAAAAGTTGCAATGGTTAGCGGCGGTGATACTGCGCCTTCTGGTGGCGGTGCCGCGCCTAGTGGTGGCGGTGGTGGCGGTGGCGGTGGAAAAGCCGGTGATAAAAACGACATGCCGCAACTCGACGATGTGCCCGCAATGATTGACGACCTCGGGCTTTTATTTATCAACTCAGGGTATGTTTAATGTCTACATCATTTGGCGCAGCAGTTGCTTCAATTTTCAACGTAACCGTTCCGTCTGGTTCCGCAAAAGCTAAACCGGATATTGCCAGTATTTATACGGCACAGCTTGAGGTGCGTCGGCACGGTGAATTGATTATTAACATGGATACGCCGTTGCCTGAAAACTTCGGCCTCCATTTGACCTCCAGTTATGACCGCCCATTTGCGCAGCCGTTGTCTGAAACTGCCGGTGAAAAAACCGGTGAAGGACAGGGCGCGCAGTACGCGGAAAATATCTCACGTGCGACAACCGGTATCACGTCGATCAACAAATATTTGAGCGGTGCTGTTTGGTCGTCGGGTTCTACGTTGATTCTCACAATTCCTTTTGCCATCGTTGCGTATGACGATGCGTATTTGGAAGTAACCGACAAAATGAAAAAGCTTTTGCAATTGGTTGCGCCAAGTGAAGGCATTGGGGGCATGCTGGTCGCCCCCGGCCCTAACCTGAATACGCAAGGCGTCACCAGTTTGCTACCGGGTGATTTTACAAACGCTGTGCAATTAGGCGGCGATGAAATCACGTTGAACGTCGGTCGTTTCTTTCGTTTTTCTCCGTGCATTATCAACAGTGTGGATTGTACGTTTGATTCGCAGTTTGATGCTGTCGGTAATCCGATTGCTGCAACGATTAACGTGACGTTTGAAGCGTACTGGACAACGACCAAAGAAGACTTGGATAAATTCTTTGCAGTTATTTGAGGTGGTCTATGCTTTACAACCAACGGGAATTTGTACGGGTTGATTCTTACGGAATTGATCCGCTGCTTGATGTTTCCTACGAGGCAATTGAAGGCGTTGAATCCTATACGCCTTATACTGTAAATGCTATGGAACAATTCAACCCCGGTTTGATTTCCTTTAATGCGTACCGCAACATTAAGTGGTGGCGCGCAATCATGGTCTACAACGGCCTTGACGACATTTGGGAAATCACACAGGGAATGCGAATCAAAATTCCAAACGTGAACGAAATGACTACGCGACTGCAACGGGCGAAAGCCAGTAGTTCGGAATCAAGTATCGTCACCATTTAATTAAGAGGCATTTATGGCACAAGCTACCCTCAACATCGAAGGCATGGCTTTTTGCACGCTCGATGTTGCGGGTAGTCCTATGCCCCCTTCCGGTAACATGGTCGAAAATATTTGGATCATGGAAGGGTTTGGTATGGGCCTACCTGCTATGAAATTGAGTCTGCGTGACGAAAACGAAACTTTGTCGCGTGATTTGAATTTGAAAAACGGCACACTGATTTCGCTGCGTCTCGGCAAGACTGCTGAAACCGCACCGGAATATAAATTCCGTGTATTCGGTTGGACACGACCACGAAACGCAAGCGGTAAAGTTCTGCATGTTGTCTGCATTTACGATGCTCCGAAATTCGGTGCAGGTTCTTACGCTGAATCCTTCGAAGGCACCAGCGCAAACGTTATGCAACAGATGGCCGAACGAAGCTCGCTGCTGTTTGAAGGCCCGGCGAAACCAACTGTCGATACACAAATTTGGATGAATTTAAACACGACACGTTTAGGTTTTTCTGAAGACTTGGCAATGCGCGGATATGTGGACGATACAAGTTGCATGGCGCGTTGCGTGCGAATGGACGGCACACTGGTTTATAAAGACCTGATGGCCCTGTTAAAAGAAACGCCGAAACAAACTTTGGTACACAACAAAGACGGTGCAGGCGCTACAGGCACAAGCGTTGATGTTCGTACCGCAAAAGATACGAGCGTTTCCGGTTTGTTTACGCACTTTGTAAACTACGGACACAAGCTGTTCGGTCACGCTTTCGCAGATGAAACAAGCGCGATGGCAATTGAGACGATGGATGTTAGCGCTCCGGCTGCTGGCGTTCCAATCAACACCGATATTCTGGCGCAGTTAAAAGAGCGTGGCGCACGTGTGAGTTATTCGGGACTTGATCCCGGCACCGGCCCTGAAGACGGTTACAATATTCACGAACATTACGAACGTGCGTATTACCAGAATGTCCGTTTGCTTTCCATGTTTAGCGAACGCCTCGTTGCGCTCACTGATTCCGCGACAGATATTAAATCGTTTACCTCGATTGATTTCCAGCAAGGTTCGGATGCAAAAGGTTCTGGAACGCCTGCACCAAACGACGTTGCCGGTCGCTACATTGTCGGCGGGAAAACGATCATGATTAAGGGCGGTAAGAAGTACGCCGAAATCCTTTATCTGTATCGTCCGTTCCTTTCTGAAGCGGGCAATCCGGCTGGTTCTTCTCAACCCAAAACAAAGGTTAATGCTTCTGCATCTGGCGTAGATCAGACCAGTCGCAACTTCCAATGATCGAAATATACATCCAGAATAAAGGCGATCCGCAAGCAGTTGAAAAAACTGTAAAGGAATTGCGTTACATCATGATTGAACACGCGGACGATGTTACCTGTGTCTATACACATGACGACGCACGCATTAAAGACTTCGAAGACAAAGGTTTAGAAGTCATTCACGTAAGGGGCGAATAATGTTTATCAAAGGCATGATCGAACGGCACAAAGAAGCTTACGCATTAATGCGTGATGAATTTGTACGGGATATTAACAACGCTCTGAAGGCAGTCGTAGAGCGTAAGCCAGCCGATCCGTTCTATCTTGTCGGCGGTCAAACGCACCCGACCATCACCAAAGAATTCGTCGCAGAAGAACTCGTTTATCTGCTCGACAAATACGAAGAGAAACCGTACCTCGCTGTGTACGACGAAAACGGAAACTTTGCATTCTGGTACAACGAAGAAAACAAGCAAGAAGTTTTCGATTCGGCTGGCCGTCTCACTGTGCATCGTTTGTCTGAGCGTCTGTGTAAAGAGCGCGGCCACGGTTTGCCTCAAATTGTAGGAACACGGGGGAATTAAAATGACTGAAGGTAAAAAGCAACTGCCACCAGCTTACGTTATCCAGCAACTGGCACTGGGCCTGCGCCGCGTTTACGACCGCATGTATTACATTGCCGGTGATGGTAATCAAAACTATCTCAACGAACATGCGCTGGAAGTGCTTCGGAAATTCGCACCGCAATTCGCACCGCAAGTTTTCGAACCTTTCACGATGGTAATGTCCACAATGAATGGCACGTTCATTTGCTGGCATTCCGAACACATCGAAAACGCGATGGTGCAGGCGCAAGCCGATTACATTATCCGTGAGGCAACTGCTGAAGAAAAGGAGAACTTTTCGTGAGCATCATGTCAGATAAGTGGATTGCTTCCAAAGCAGTCGCACGCACACAATTTGCATGGATGCGCCACGGCAAATTCAACTGCTGGGCCGATTCAAAAGACGGCAAGTTCTGGTCGATGTACTCGGACGCACAGCACGAAGAAATGGGTTTGAAATTGCGGGCGTATGAATACGATCCGATTATCTCGCCTTTTTCTGCCAAGCAAGTTACGCACGACGGTGATCGCAAAATCATTCCGTATGGCCTCAGTTCCTACGGCTATGACATTCGTGTCGGCAACAAATTCAAGGTGTTCACAAACATCAACAATTCGTGTGTCGATCCGAAAGATTTCAACGAAGACAATTTCGTTGAAAAGGATATTCCAAACGGTGAAGCACTGTATCTGCCGCCGAACAGTTTTGCTCTGGCGAACACGCCGGAAAACTTCCACATTCCGCGAAACGTTTTGGTTCTGTGCATCGGCAAATCGACGTATGCCCGCTGCGGCCTGATTGTAAACGTCACGCCACTAGAACCGGACTGGAAAGGTTCGCTGACTTTGGAATTCAGCAACACGACAACTATGCCTGCAAAGATTTACGCGGGCGAAGGCTGCGCACAGATTCTGTTCTTGGAAGGCAATGAGGAATGCGATACTTCCTATGCCGAACGAGGCGGTAAATACATGAATCAAAGCGCGATCCCAACACTTCCACGGATGCTCGGCTAATGAGAAATTTCGCTCACATACTTTCGTTCGCAACCGTTGTTCTCATGTGCTTAATTACATGGTTGATTTGTTATGTGGGCGACTACCTCAATTCACTCGGCGGCTATTTCGAATATGCAGCCGTGCTGTTGTCGTGGCTCGGCGGTGCAATGTGGATTGGTGCGATCTACATCATCGCTTATCTGCAAGTGCATCGGAATGTAAAAGAAGCGAAGTTTTAACAAAAGCGGGGTTTGCCATTTTCGGTAAATCCCGTTTTTCGTATACCAACCAATAAAGGACTATCCTGATGCGCTTATTTCATATTGTGATTTCGTTGGTGTGCGTCACAATCGCGGCTGTTGGTCTGGCTTATGCCGGAATTACTTTGAGCGTTATCTACTCGCAATTTCATCGCGACGACGTTGCAGTTCATGCCGCTTATTCGATGGCGGCTGGCGTGATGTTACCCCTCTTTTTTCTCGGCGTTGGTATCGTCGCTTCCGTGTGTCTGCTCATTCGCACGGTGCGCAAGTTATTCAACCCGAACGTTTACCCGGATTACTTTTAATGAATCGTTTCTTTAGCATTGTTTTTCTGCTGTTTGTCACCACTGTTAATCTGGCAGTGATTGCCCTTATCGCATTCTCCGCTTACGTGTCCTACGCGCGTATTGAGTGGATGACCGAACACGAAATGACAAAGCATGAAATCGCCTATTGTGTGTTGGGCGTGTTGGTTTTGGTGGCTGGCTTTGTCGCATTGCTGGAAGGCTGGAAAATGACAAAGCATGCGTATCGTTTGTTTAAATACGAGGAACTATAAATGGAACTTTCTGCACGCTGTAACGCTACGCTACGCGACGAAGTAAAGGCCGGGATAATCAAACCATGTGAACCGGGCGCGTGCATTATCGCTTTGATTGCAGGCAAGACTGTATCGAAAAAGGATTGGGGCGAAAAACTTCAGGAATTCGGTGAACAGGTAATCGAATTCAATACCTCGCGAAAAGCATTGCCACATCCGGGCCACATCATCCGCGTAAACTTCTGTTCGCAGTGTGGCGATAACGTAGAAAAGTTCCATGACGACAAAGAAGTTTTCACGAACGAAATGTGGTCGCGCATTATGGATCAAGCAAAGCGCTAATTTAATAGGGAGTCCTCCTTTTAAATAAAGGGAGATAATGTCTTCCTTAATTACACAGGAAACCCTTATGGAAGTTCAGGATTATACAGGCGTCTTGGCGCAAATCATCGCCGCCATTAACGAAGCCGGTTCCCCTCCGAAGACCCGCCGCATTCAAGTAACCGAAGAAGAAATGTTGGAGATTTTTAATAGCCAAGCATTCCGTACTTCGATCAGTAACTATTACGGCGCAACAACTGCAATGACGCTGGAAGGCATCACCACTGCAATCGACGGCAAAATCATGTCGATGTATTTGGGCGGTATTTGTATTGCTGTCGGCCCATTCGTTCCAAGTGGCGCGTTGGGTGACGTTGGTTATGAACCGCTTGTTGCAACAGGCAAAGGTGAAATCACTTTTGTTATTGAAGGCGACGACGGAAAACAATACATGCTTTCGGGTATTGGTAATCCGGCTGACGATTTCGTAATCGGTAAAAACTCCGATATCGAAATGGGTTTGGCAATTCGCAAATACAACGATGCGACCTATTACGGTGACGGCGCTGGCGCGTTCGATATCGAATTGGATACGCTGGAAAACTGGACGTTTGCAGTTAGCGTCGGCTCGCTGAATCCTGACGTGCCAAACGTTACGGATATGTACGACATTTCTTTGATGATCGACGTTGATCCGACCGCCACTGAAAATGCACTGAAGTGGGATTTGCAACTGGCGTACAACGGCACTGCAAAAAACTACGTTTGGTACAACAGCGGCTCGCGTGTTGTGGCTGACTCGGCAACCAACGGCGACCTGTCTGTTACGCAAATGATTCAGCAGTACGCGTTCCGTCATATCAGCGATTACATTCCGTCAACCGTTGAACGAAATAAAGCTGGTTCTCCGCTCGGTGAATTCTCGATTGTTCTGGTCGCTACGCCGAAGTTTGGCAGTGGTGAACCTGTACTCGTTGAAGCAACGGCGTTCGTCACAAAAAAGTCGTAAAACCTGCTCCACGACAAGCATTTGTAGTCGGTGGCTCAGGTACTAACCAAGATGGAATTTACGTTCAAACATCTGATGGTTTTGTACCTGCATCTGTTCCAGCAAAAATAAACGACATTGCAACGGGCAAAGGAATTTATGTCGCAGTAGGCGAAGGGATTTTTACGTCTACTGACAAGCAAGACTGGAATGCTGAAGATGTAGTTTTTGGTGAGTGCAGTCACGTGGTTTTCTCCGGCACGAAATTCTATGTCGCAGAAAACGGTTTCGGTATTCGATCATTTGATGGCACTACTTGGCAGACTGTTCACGAAGACGCAACGGTTTTCACATCGTCGTTAAACGTGAATGGAATTCCACTGTTCGGCACAGCAGACGGTCGGATTATGTACGGCCCATTGTGGGACGTTGTGACCGTGGGCGAAGGTGTGGTTAACATGGCGTTTAGCAATAAATTCCATGTGACGGTTAACACGCCAAACACTCTGGAAACTTTCAGCGGGCGCATGGGGCAACTTGTCTCCGAAGGCGTTACGAATATCGAAGGTTTCACTGTGACGGATATGTGGTACGACGCGGTTAAAGAAATCGTTGTTGTTTCTGCCTATGCAACTGACGATCAATCGCCTGTTTTCTTCAACTGCAAAAACGGTGTGTGGACTTTTGTTTTCTCCGACCTGAATGCCCCGGCGCTTTCCTTGGCGAACGGTGCAGTGGCTACGGCGGATGCGATTTACACAACGACGAATTATTCAGACTTTGTTCTGTTGCATTCGTTTGAAGGTTTTGAAGTGCGTGATTTGATCTATGCTTAACGACGGCCCTCGTTTCCTTTCGGATTCGGGGGCTTTTTCGTTGGTGCGTAAAACTGTAAATACATGACATACCTGAAGAGGACTTGCCATGTGCGATGACGATCATGATTACCACGAAGAAGACGATTTAGACTTTGATGAGTCAGAGCCGCCCGGTCGAATCAAATATCGACAAGCTGATAAACCGGTGCCGCTTGCTGAGCGTTTGGCGTATTTCAAATACGACAAGCAGTATCACAAAAGCATGCGCGAATTGATGCGGTATTTCTGCCTTGATCCAGCGGGGAAACGGAAACCGAAACTGATTCTGCTGAATATTAAAGACGAATCTTACGTGTTCGTTCCGGTCAATGCCCTGCATGAACAAAGCGTCACTAACGTAGAGTGGATGGGGCACACAATGAGTTTCGCCGGTTGCCCGCCGACGTTCGTACTTACCACGACTTTGTATCACAGCGACGAAAAAAAGATTTGGGCTAAATACCAAGCGCTCTCAGAAGCCGTGTTCAAAGGTGATGAAATGCGCCCGGTCAACATTGGCGGAATGCTGTTCTATCTTTCCGACATGGACGCACAGTTTGGTACAGCGAAACATTCACGCGAAACCATCACGATAAAATTCACGGCGGTGTCTGACTACCAATACGGCAAGCACACGCGCCTGCGTCACTACGAACATGAAATCCAAAAACGATTTGGGAGATTCATAAAATGCGAGTCGAATCAATAAAGCAGTTTACCAAACTTGTATCTGCTTTTAAAATTGCAGCTACCTCGGACATGAAATTGCCGTTCTGGAACGGTGCGTGCTACATGGCGAACGTCGAAGAAGTTGAATCTTTCGAAGAGAATTTCGGCACCAGTCAATTGCACGTACTGAAGACGCGCATTCGGATTGAATTGCATCCGCAGTACATGTGCCGCTTGCTATATGACGTGGGCCAAGGCTACCAGAACAACATGGAAGGCTGGCACTTCTCGTTTAATTACGAAGGCTTCTATTTCGATAGTTTCGATTACAAGATGCTGGGCTATGAACCCGTGTGCGGCGTGCTTGCCGTTACCTTCGAACTCCGACTCGAATACTTTTATCAGGTGCCGAAATAAAGTGAATAAATCTTACGAACATTTGACCAAAGTTAAAGCCGTTGGCGGCACCGTGCGCATTTTCATGGGCCAATGGATGACTGCATCTGTTGAAAAAATCACGCTGCCTTTGAGCGGCGACTCACTGACTGTAGACATGCACGTGCATGGCAGTTCCGAACAGCTTTCGTTTGTGAAGAACGCATATATTCGTGCGCTGCTTTTCAGTCCGGTAATGGCTGCAAAATTCCATTTGTTGGAACGTTCCGACTGGGACTTAACCGACATTCACGAAAACTTTATGGTTAGCCCCGGCGTCGAACGCTGGGCGATTAGCCTGACACTTTATCCAGAAGGTAAAAATGAGTAGTTTCACAACTCCCCTCGTTGCGGAATTTGAAGACGACGGAATCCATTACGTTATTTGGCAATTGTTCGCCTACATCATTGGCGCACTCGGAACCGGAATCAGCGTAGACGTGCCGGTTGGTTATCGTACCGATTTGGCATCGACCCCGTGGTGGATTCGCTGGCTGTTGCCGCCGAATGGCAAGTACGGAAAAGCCGCAGTAATTCACGATTACCTTTGCACCACGCGACAGGTAATGGTTAACGGCGTAATCGTGTACATCACTCGCGAACAATGCGATGCGATTTTCTTCGAAGCAATGACGGTTCTGAAAGTTCCGGTGTGGCAGAAATACCCGATGTATGCTGCCGTTCGCGCCTATGCAAATACTACTGGTCTTGATTTGGCAGATTACGCAATGGAAGCTGCCAACGCCGGACACTTCACTGACGTTTTAGCGCTCGCAGATAAACTCGTGGCGTAAGGAAATATCCATGTCGAACAAAGACGAACTGCGCAACCACATCAAACAGGTGCTGGAAGATCACAACCGCAAAAACCCGTTTGAAGAACTCGGCAAAGCGATGGCAGAAGTTGTACATGAAAAGACGTACTGCCCTCGCCTGTCCCAGTTGGAATTTATTCTGCTGCATTCCGCTGTTAAACGGAACGACACTGAAATGTTGGAAATGATGAATCGTCGTTATCAGCGCGGCTGTGACTTCTTTGTTGAAAAGTTCGGCATGGATAAACTGTGGGGCGCGGTCAGCAAGATTTACGACGGCCAAGAATACCGCAAGCAGTTGGAAGACAGTGGCCGCGAAGTAAACATCACAAATCTTTTCATTTTGATGGAAGAACGAAATGCACAACTCCTACCATGACGTTGTAATCGCCGCGAACAATCGGTTGTACGAACTTTTCAACCTGCCGTATTCCGTGCGTCTGATGGCTACGCGTTCCGGTGGTTGGGAATTGTGGAACACTGCAAACGACCGCAACGGAAACAAAGACGAAAAGATTGCAGGTGAATACGAACGTTCACCGATGACGCTCTACGTGAAACACGACAACACTGAATTGCAGCCGACGATTTTCTGCCACAACAACTGGCGCACGTTTAAAGATGATGTGGTCACGTCGGCAACGGATATTGTAATCGGCACTGAAACCGCACAGGCGGAATATCTCGGCTCCGGTAATCTGCGAATCACCAGCTATCCTGACTTGCTGGCGATGCTGAAGAAATTCGTTATTTTTACCGAAAGCATTTTCTACGACGGCCTGTTGTGGGAAGTTCAATCGTACACCAGCCATGCCGAAACTTTGATGCTACAAATCGCCAATCCAAAATATAACAAGGACTTGTAATGGGCGCATTCGGATGTGCAGACCTGCATTTGGGCCACAAACAAATTCACACGTACCGCAATTTTCCATCCGTGGAAGCGCACGATGATTTTGTAGAAATGCGGTGGCGTGAACAAGTGCGCAGTAACAAGCGCGATACGACTTACGTTTTAGGCGACATTGCATTCACGAAAGAAGGTTGGGAACGCTTCGATAGTTTCCCCGGTAAAAAGGTTGTGATTCTCGGCAACCATTGTACCGAATACGTGAGTGCGGAATTTATCAGCCAGTTGAAAACTGTAAATAGTGTTCATAGCATGTACCGGTGGAAAAGTCTGATTATGACTCACGCCCCGTTGCATCCTGACCACTTGCGCGGCAAACGAAATCTACACGGACATTTGCATAGCACGCTTGTAAAAGATCGTCGCTACATGAACGTTTCGCTGGAGCATACCAACATGGGGCCAATCAGCCTTGAGGAAGTGCAAGCAGAATTCGAATCCCGTCAAAAACTATCACATGTTTTCTACTCGCTCGGTACAAAAGCTGCCGTGCGTATGGTGATGCAGAAATGCAAAACGAAACTGAAATTCTGAAATATCTGATTGCCACTTTGTTTATGTGCAACTATCAGGTGGGCAAGGGCGCACTGCCAATCATCCGCCTGATCGACAAGCGTGGATTTCATGCCTGTGAATTGGTGCAGTACAAAGTGCGCAGTGCTGAAAAAGCCGGGAAGAAAGATAACCTTTTACTCGTGCTGGAATTGTTTTCACATCAACGAGCGCTCGACCTGAGCAAAACGCTGCTGGTCGAACTCGGTAGCTTCGAACATCATTTGAAATTGCGCGTTGTGCGCACGACGAAAAGCAAAAGCGGCGACGGCTATTCGTATGTGGTGCAACTGCAAGGCAATTCAAACAAACCTATTTTTCTGGAGCGTAATTAACATGCAAGAAATCGACCCGAACCTGTTGGCTGCGATCAACGCCGAATCCGAAGAGAATGCCCCGGCCCCGCGCCTGCGTGGTGAGACTCCGCACATTATTCACGTTGACGAAATGCCATACCTCAAAGAGCCGGTAGAAATCAGCGCTAACGTAACCATCGAAGAATCCGAACTGACGGAAAAACACGATTTGATGGATGCACTGGCCCGCAACGCTGGCAAAGTTGAACTGAGCGCAATGCTTAACGAAATTGCAGTGAGCGAAGGCCAAGCGCCTACGTTTACTCCCGAAATGCTTTCTGCTGTAGCGAGTGCCCGCATTCGTCAACAGCAGCGGCAAAACCGCAAGACCAAAAAACGTCGTTAAAATGGAGTTGAAAATGTCTGAAGTTGAAAACCAAAACGTCGAAGCAACCGAAGCCGAAGACGCAGTGCTGGAAAACATGACCCCGTATGTGGGCGCGTTGACGGCTGTGCGTAACGGTAACGTTGCAATGACCGTAACCAAACTGGTTGATAACGAAGGCTGCCCGTTGCAAATCGAATGTACCTATTTCGTTGGCAATGCACTGAAAACTTTCTACGCAGAAACTGAAGCGTTTATCGGTTTCGGTGAAAACCTCGCGTTCTCCGGCGGCGCGTTTATCTACGCCTTCGACGACGAAGAGTAAAAGGATTCCCGGCCACGGACGGCCACCACTTAACGGATAATAAAAATGACAAATTGGGATCGTCTTTTCGTTTGGCTGGATGCTTCTGCGTACAACTTTGACGCACACAAAGAGGCACGACAAAAGTATCTCGCACTTTACAAAGCGAATACCCCGGAAGATATGGAGCGTTTGATTCCTGATATTGTGACTGCTGAAATTGCATGTTTCGGCGCACAAATTCCACAACTGCATAGCGCTGGTTACGCGCCCGGTTCTTACCTCGGCACGTGCCACGATTGCAGAAACGAATTCACTGGTGACAAACGCGCATTCACCTGCATATTTTGCGCACGAGGGGAAAAGGCATGAGCAACATTAGCGTAAGCGTTCACACCGGCGAAGACTCCGAAGGCCATCGCACTTGGAGCATCGTCGAAAGCGAATCTTTCCTACGTGATTACAATGCAAATTTCGCGTATGGTTTGTGGTTCGCCACCGGTTCCCAATTCACGTTCCATGCCGTGATTGCAGCCGCGCACGTTCTGGCTACGATCATTAGCAAAGGCAGCGCCCGCGTAGATATTCCCGACGAAATGAAAATGGGCGTAATGCAGGCGACAATTTGCCACGTGATTGCCCATACCAATGCACGCACGACTCCCGGCACGGAAGAATCAATTGCGCTGATCGACGAAATTCCTGAGTCGTACAACGTAGATAAAAAATTCCTGAAAGATTTCTTCCACCACACGGGTAAGTGGAGTACACCAGCCGGTCGCATCTGCGTACATTATGCGCGTGATGCAATTATTCTTTTTCCTGCATTCCTGCAACATCCACGGACGCACATGAAGGAAGAGCAAGTCTGGATCGAATGCAAACATCGTATGGAAATGGCCGCTGCGTTTATGCACAGCCAACCCGGTCGCGATTTGTACAATTTTGTTTTGCCGCATTGGCTGTCTGCAAAAGCCGCAACCGCTGCGCCTGCAAAACTTATCGGTAGCATGCTTTCTCAGGCGATTATAAAGCAGCAAGAAATCATCGAACGTGCGAAATCTGCAATCAAAGAAATTGCATCGCACTGCGACCATCCGTCTGAATCCTGTTCCGAAGAATGCACCTCCGACACTGGCAATTGGTGCCGCGATGATGATACATATTATCGCAAAGTAACTTGCAAGGTTTGCGGTTCGCAATTCCACTTCTCGAAAAACACCGGGCGTAATCAACCGGAAGTTCTCGACTCGACTGTGCAAGTGACGCTTCCAATCAAATGAATTATTTAGTTCTGTTTCAGACGACCAGTCATGCAGAACGTGCCGGACTGCTGCCCGCTTACACAACGGCTGTCGGTGAATTGCATGCTGTCATTTTGCGCATCCCGCATATGCCGTGGGGTTTGATCCGTGAATGTGTGACGTATGCACAGAGTAGTAAAAACTACGAACTTCCTGAAGAAGACACCGAAGATTATTCGCGTGAATATCTGCAAGGAATTGTTAACGAAGTGCTGGCCCTCAATCTGGCACCGATCCAAATAAACCAATGGTGAAACCATGAATTTCGATGACGACGATTTCTCCCCGGAAAATATGAACATGAGTCGCGCCCGGTCGGCGGTGATTCGTGCCACTGGAAACCTCGACCGTTTGCTGCACCGCATCGCGTTGCTTGACGATATTAACGCGATCAATAAACCGAGTTTGATTACCGACACGCCGACTTTGTACAGCGCAAAAGTTGAACTTGAACGCCTGCTGACGGAAACCCTGCAAGCGCAAAAAATCATCGACGGCGCGGACACTGGAACGATGGCGGATATCAACCGTCTCTGCCACAAACTGGGGATTGCGTTGTGAGAGGTTTCGGCTGGCTGAAAAGTTTGTTCGCGACAAAGCCACAACCCACGCCCCGCAGCGCTTCCGTGAAATGCGTTTGCTGTGAAGGTTGGAGCCATTCTTACACCGCTTACGAAATGGAAAAAAGTGCAGCAGATTATCAGGAAGGTACTGATTTTATGCACTGGACTTGTGGCCGTTGCAGCGCGGTTTCTGAATGGTTCATGGGCGCTCCGGTTGCGCTGTTTACCCGCATGGTTGTTTACGGCACCACGCTTTCACAATTGCGTATGGAAGTCGAAGATTTACAAGCGGAATATAACCTGCTGCTTTTGACTGATCCTGTGAAGTACGCAAACGACAAACCAGATTGGGATAAAGTTGACGATCTGGATTACAACGCGTTGCTCGTTTTGAAACGCATGAAACGGCGCACAATTGACCAATTAAAAACCATCGAGTAATCGCCATGACCGAATCCCAATCTCTGCGCGAAGTTCTTTTTGCGGCTGTGGACAACGTGAATAACAAGTTTGTTTTCGACGGCCTGCCTAACGAACTGGAGCGTTTTGTTCCGCTTGTGGAAATCCGTTACGTGGGCAGCGACTACGGCGTTTATTTCTTCGGCCATTGCATGTGGGATAGCGACAACGACCCGCGCTTCGGTTGGGAAATGAGCGTAGAAGCGATGGAAAAACATCTGATTAAAAACATCGACGATATTCGCCGTGTTCTCAATCATGTAACCAGCAGCATCGGCTCGGTGATCTAATGGACAAGGACGATATTTTCTTCGCAGAATATACGCGCCTGTCTGATGCTGAAGTTATTGCGGAAATCTGTGTGCTGGCTGAATCCGACGAACCGACTGCCTCGCGTAATTTTGCACGGCTTGTCGTCAACTTTGTTGAAGACTGCAAGACGTACAAAAACGGTCGTGCGATTGACCAGACGTTGCTTGCGATTGTCGATATCAAAAAGAATCACTCCCGCATGGCTACGGTTCTACGCGCCAGCTACAGTGCCCGCAATTCGCTGAATGAGTGGTTCAACGTGCGTGATAAAGTTCTGGAAATTCTGGAACAATACGAACCTGAGCGCTGCAAGAAACTCATGGCCGGAATCGCGACAGTCCCATTCGAAGGCTTCGAAGAAATGGACGGCCTCGACGCGTGGCAATCCATTGTGAAGGCGTGTGCAAAATATGCCTGAATCAATGACCATGCAGGAACTCTACGATGAAATGAAATCCGCGTTGCAATATTTGAACGTGGGTTTTCATGACATGCAAGATGTAGACGTGAGCGTTGACGGAAACGGTCGTTTGGTTTTCGCATGCGGACGCCGTGAAACCACACTGGAGATTCCAGAATATGAATGATGTTTATCCAGACAGAAACGGCAACGTATATCCCGGCGACATGCTGCTGAAACTTAACGGTTTCCGCGTGCATCTGAATGCCATGCTGACTGAAACGAAACACCGCACGCAAGAACGCAAGTGGGCGCATCGAAAAATGTGGAAGAAAGCGAAACGCTTCAACCATATTTCGTATGAAGTTCCATCGCGTCAAATCATCAAGACTGACGGCAAGCTTTTCATGCACCCGGCGATGTGGAAAGAAATCGAAGCTGCCAATAACAAGCAACCAACTTTTTCAATGGGAATGAGTCATGCGTCCGAACCTGCGCCACCGCAAAACCACCAACGGATTACGAGCGACGCGATGTATCAAGTGGAAATTAACCCAGCGAATTTGGGTTTGTTTCGTCCTTGATCCCGAAGAAATAAAGTTCAAACAGCATGGAAGTTTGCACAAGCAAATGGGCTACGATACGAAAGGTCATTTAGTCTGGCCCGACCGTAGCATTCACGATATCAAACCCGATTACGTGATGCTGTACGCTTTGCCGTGTGTGGAATTCGAAGACGCTGCAAAATTGGTTGAAGTAATGTTGGCTCATTTCAACAATCCACCAGAAGATCGTTGGATGCCCGTTATCCCAAGTGAGCGCCCGATGATTCCATCCCTGAATTTCTCCTACGCAGAAGCGGAACACGTGGTTCAAAACTGCGTCAATCCTGTGCAACAATTCGCGGGTGAAAAAGATGAATGAATTTGAAATCGACGATGATTTTGATGGCGACGAAGAGCGTATCGAAACCGGCGACGAAGTTCGTTACATGGCCGAAGGTGGCTGGCCCGGTGAAGTGGAAAGTGCCAACACGCATTTGACTGCCGGTGCAATTTACACAGTGGCCGATGCTTGCGTGCATAGCTGGCACACCAAATTATATCTGGATGGCTTCCCTGATATCGCATTTAATTCCGTACTGTTTGATAAGGTGGGCGACGATGTTTGAACAACCGGGCGTAGCGAATATCCGCGAACGCAGAGAAGCGAACGAAGGCCGCGCAATGCGTGAATTGCAGAAGCGCCAAGAAGAGGAAAAGCGCAAGCGGGAGGACGACAAGAAACAGTGACGTAACAAACGCAATACTCGTGTGCGGAAAGCACAGAGAAACTTATCTAACTTATGCGTGGAAAGCGCAAAGGAAGAATCATGCAACATAAAATCGGTTTTACCACGTTTGAAAATGAAGCACTGTATGAAACTGCCACCAAAGCAATCATCATGGGCTACAGCATTAACGGCCCTATCGGTGAAGGCGTTACAACAAACGCAATTGTTTTCAGCACCACCGCAGGCAGTGCGCAAGCCCGTGTAGCGAATTACATGAAAGGCAATGTGCCGCAGGAAATCCTGTGCATCGGCCTCGATACGACCGAAGAAGAAATCGTTGCGCTGTTTAACAAGATCGTTTTTTCCGGGCATATTATTTTCACGCCCGAACTCGGCTACATCAAAGACATTCTGTACCACCGCTTCGCACAAGTAATTGAAAAAGTCGGTAACAACATCGACCATCGCCGCAGCCTGCCGCGCCGCGAAGCGCACATTCTTTTCCCCGACGAACACATTAGCCAATACGCAATGGGCGCGATGTTTGAAGAGTGGAAAAACTACAAAGAACGCATTCGCCCTTACGCATTCTACGGTGAGACGCGCCGCTTCGGTCGGTTGATTGACAATCGCGAATTGCAAGCACGTTTCCGCAAAGAAAACTTGTGGGAAGACGGCGAACTCGACGATGACGGCGACGACATTTCTCCGACATTTTCCGTCAGCGGTTCTGGTCGCGGACAGATGCGCGTTTCTGAAACTATGAAGAAAGCTGCGCCGACAGTTCTCGATGCGATGAAAACTTTTCGAGCGTACAAAACACGGTACTCGCACTTTGATCGACAGTCGATGCACCCTGTTCGTCTCGGCGTAGATTTCCATATGTTTTCTCTGGATACGTTCACTTCGATTCTCAACGAATTGTGTCCGCATGTCCGTGAAGAAAACCGCACAGTTTTGATTCATGATTCGTTGGCGTGGGCGTGGTTTCAACAATCCATCACGCACAAACCGCAGCGGATTTATGACGAAGAAGGCGCATGCGACAGTGGCGAAGGTGAAAGCGGTATCGAACCGGAATACACTGTGATTACGATGGACGAAATCGCAGTCACCAAATAAACGAATGGGCCACGGACGGCCCTACTACAAAGGGAACTGGTAATGAGTACGACATACCAACTCGCAGAATCTTATCGCCAACAAACAACCGCGATTACCAAAGGTTTTCTCGACAATGTTGGCGACAGGCTGAATACCGATATTCACACACGCAAAGCATACTGGAAAGCCTACAGAAAAATGCGTGCAAAAGTTTACCCGCGTGGCGCTGATAGGAACAACATCGTGCTGCGGTTTGAAGGAATGATTTGATGGTTGATCTTGATTTCATTTGGACGCATTGCAGCTTTGACGACTGGGATGGACACGGCGCTGATGCGTTGCCCGGTGCTGTGATGCAAACCGCACGTGATATGTTTGAAAAGTTTCCCGATCTTTGTCGCGGTAAAGTTTTCGAAGTAACACCAGATTCAAACAAGCGCATCATGTTCGAATGGGCGTACAGCGAAGAACTGTATATCGTTGTGGAATTTGGTCTGATGGATTTCTCTGCGTTCTCGCGTAACGGGGAAGTCATCGAGCATTATCCTGACCAGTACCGCAACGGAAAAATTGCTGATCTTCCTGCGCTGTTTGAGGAACACATTCGCAAATTCATCAATACCCACGGGGGCAAAAAATGATCGTAGGAAAATACCCGCTGCAAATCACCGAAGAACAGGAAATCATGATGCCGTTCGGTGCTGAGATTCTTTCTGTGCAATTCCAGAAGGATCACAACCATCGAGACAACCTGCAACTGTGGGCATTGATCGACGAAACCAGCACACATTTCCAGCACCGTAAAATCCGTTTGATGGGCACCGGCCCTAACCATGCTGTCGAGTCGCGTCCGGGTAAATTCCTCGGCACTGTGCAAGAAGCGGGCGGCGCTTTGATCTGGCACATTTTCGACGCCACAAAGCAGGTGTAAAAATGCAAACTCGCGTACTTGATACTCGTGGGGGTTATATCCCACAAGCAAAAAGCTGGTTTTCATGGCGAGCAATTTTCGACGTTCAATACGAGCAAGAATTGGAAAGTTCCGATGATTACGATTCGGATTTCGACGCTCGCCAATCTGCTGAAGACTGTGCCATTCGCCATGCGATGAACAAAGGCGTGTACATTGGTTTTGTATGCAAGCCTGATACTTTGATCGAAAAGATTCGCAAGTATTTCACGGGGCCAACTGGGCCAACAGGTATGCCCGGCCCGCCCGGTGTGCAGGGGGCAAGAGGGGATTGCGGCGCAAGCATTCGCGGATTACCCGGCAAAGACGCACGCGGAATTGACGATTTACTTTGTCCGTTCTGTAATAAACATCGAACCGATCCTCCAGCACAGCCTTTGCTGCTGGAAGAGGCGACGATTAATGTGTTTCTTTACGAGTGCAAAAAGTGCGGTAAAGATTCCATGTGGATGAACTACAACGGGTTGCTTCTTAGTGAGCGATCTATCAAACGAACGCCCGGTCGAAGCGGACGGTGAAAAATGTTAAATGTTGTGCTGGCAGATTCTGAAGAACGAATGCCGCCGATGGGCCATCCTGATATTCAGATTGCGCTCAAAGTTCCCCCGGCGAATCCTGCATGGATCGAACCACTTGTTCGTAAGTACGTGAAGGATGTTTTGCATGCGTTTATGACGGGTGACAAAATCTCGACATTGCACGAACGTTTTAAAACTGACATGGAAGCATTCGGCGGTCTGTCCAAGCGCAACATGGCAGACATGCGCTCGCATCCGAACGCAATCTGTTCGCAGCTTTCCGGCCCGTGGGATAACTGGACTGTTCGTGGTTCGGGACTCTCGTTGCTGAAATATGCGTACCATCTTTTCATGCTGCAAAGTGTTCGAACTTTTGCGCAGTTGCATCACGGCGAAGTCGTAAGTCCGCACATGCCGAACATGTACATAAATTTCCTCGGGAATCATGTGCAGGAAAAGCAGTTGCATGGGCGTCCGTCTTTCATCCGTGGTGAAGTCGATGAATTCGGATGGTTTTACGTTTACGCCGATTTCCCGTTGATTGGCGAGCGCACACCGTACCGCGTGATGATGCGTGTGAATTTCGTCACCGGTGATTCGATCATGGGCGATTGCGGCAACGCGGAGTGTATGACGAATGCAATTCCGTGGCTTCCCGATGCACTAACAGACTTTGACGGGCCGATTGTGGAACGTTAAAACTGAATGCGATAATTTAGACATAACACTCACTAAAAAGGAGGAAGTGTTATGTCTACTTATCGCGAAATCACTGGCGATGTTTCGGCACGTTTTGAGTCGGGCGGTCGCGGTGTAAAAACCGTAAGTACAGGCAAAGGTGATAACGGCGGCGTGTCCTACGGCGCTCACCAACTCGCATCGAATAACGGCAGCATGGCGGCATTCGTTGCATCGAAATTCGGCACGGCATATCAGGCGCAATTCAAAGGTCTGCAACCGGGCACGAAAGAATTCACAGCGGTGTATAACCAAATCGCAAACGCGAAGCCGTTGGAATTCGAAACAAATCAGTTTCTTTACATCGCTTCAACCCACTACGAACCGCAAGCGGCAAAGCTTCTGGCAAATGGCATCGTTGTTAAAGATCGTCACGTTGCTGTGCGCGAATGCGTGTTCTCGGTTGCTGTGCAGTACGGTGCAAACACTTCGCTGATTATCAAAGCGTTGGGCGCCAACTTCAAAGGCTCCGATTCGGACTTTATCAACAAGGTTCAGAAGTACCGTGGCGATACTGTAAAGCTCTACTTCAAATCGAGTAGCACGAAGACGCAAGAAAGCATTGCGCAGCGTTCGAAAGATGAACTCGCAATTTTGCTGAAACTTCTCGCAACGTAAGGAATAGAAATGGAACAGGCACGCGTGACCGAATTCACATACACGAATGGCCGGGTTGCTATGGAATACAAACTCGACGATATCGTTGCGTTTGAATCCAGTCAGAAATATACCGAAGTGGTTTTGCGTAAAAACGAACGCCGTCCGATCCTCGACATTTCTTTGGTCGAATTGGAAAAGCGTTACGGCGATCTTTTTGTGCGCAGCCATCGCGGCGTTCTGGTTCGCCGGGACTCGGTAGTCAGTATGAGTCGGACGCTGAATGGCATGTATGACGTGCATTTGAACAACGGTCACGTGTCGCCTATTTCCCGTCGTGAAAAACCTGTAATCCGCAGCATTGTAAAATCCAACGAAGCAAATCGCGCATTAGCGGAACTCACCGCAAAGGAAGGCGCTGATGCGACACAATCGAATTGAAGTCTACGTCGTTTGGTTTGTGATTGCGGTTTCCAATCCTCACACATTTGAACCCGAATTAGAACGCGACGTTTACAAAGAATGTTGGACATTACGCGAAGCGGAAGAAAAGCTCGCGGAATGGTACGCAAACGATATTCCAACGCCAGACGATTACGTCTATGCGTACATCGAACACACTGACCGGCTCGACGACTGACACCGGGTTGACACAGGCCCGCAAGCCCTGTAGGATGGGCGCTCTAGCCCGCAGAGGTCGCGATTCGACACTCACGGATTAGCGGAAGTTTTCTCACTCGTTGAAAAGGACATACATCATGAGCGCTGCACACGAAGCAATCCTGTTCACATTTGAACGGAATCCTGAAGGTGTTGATTTCTATTTCATTCCAGCGGATTCGGGTTTGAGCATTAACCTCATTGGTGCGATTCGTACCCTTGATGGTTTGTTCATTAATACCGACCGTGCGCCTCAAACGGATGAACAATGGAAAGCGTGGGAATACGCTAACGCGGCAATGACCGAAGAAGCGCGCCATCTGGATCACAAAAACGAACACAACCAAAATCGCTTCCATGCGAAATTGTTGCCGTTCCAAATTGGCACGCAAGCAACCGATTTGAAATTCGATTGCGCCGATCACTTCCGTTTGGTTCGGTCGGGAATGATCCTGTGAAACGACTGATGCTTGAAATCGAAAAAATCGTCGTTCTACATTGCGATCACGGCCCCGACCTTATCCAGTTGCACACGAAAGGTTTGAAGCCGTGCATCTGGCCGTTTAACGAAAGCCCTACGCCACGCTTTGAAGTGGCGCGGGGAACCGGCATTGATTACGTCAAAGAGAATTTCGGCATTCAGCCTGAATTCCTCGACATTCGCGCCGAACGCGAAAAACTGTAAAGAACATTTGAGCAACAAACACTAGGCGCTGGTTTTCCAGCCGCTGGCGCCCGGTGAATCTTTCGCGCTGGATTTTGGAGTTACTGCAATGCCTATCAACATGAACCCTGCTGACGTTTCGAAAATGGCCGATGGCGTTAAAGTCGTTTTGGACATTACCATGCGTCAAGGCAAATCCCGTGCGTTCGTTAAGACTCGCGATTTCTTCGAACTGATGAAATTCTCGAATCTGCGCCTCGGTAAGTTTTCCGAAGAACTGGCCGACTATATGACCACGCGTGAAGCGCACCAGCGTTTCGGTGAATGGATTTTCACGGAATTCGGTGATGGGTACAGCGTATTTGTGGAAATGGCAAAGAAAGGGGAACCGTCCGGCCTTGAAGCACACGCGCAACGTGCCGACGCTTATTTCCTGCCAGCTACCGGTCGCGGCATGACGCACTTCAATTCGTTGCAACATTTGATTGATGCGAATGCGGAAGACAAAGCCGCCGAACGTAAACGCAATTTCGGTAATGTCGCAGATATGCACGACGAAGATATTCGCCGCGCTGAAGAAAAAGGTAATCGCCGCACTGAGGATGGTTCTGTAATTGTTCCTGTCAGTGGCAAGAAAGACTAAAACGTAAAAGACTAAGCCTCGCCTCGTGCGGGGCTTTTTCGTTTCTCCCCCGGCGATTTTTCATGAACAAATATTCTGTCCGCATCACAAACGCGCATTTCACCAGCGCCACCATAACCGTATATGCGGATACAAAACCGGCTGCCGAACTTGAAGCACTTTATGGCCGCACGCAGTTCAAAGTGCAATGGGCCAAACTTCTGAAACGCGATGTAGAGAAACCAGTACGCCGTTGGAAGTCCCTTGCGTAAACGGGGGATTGACAACTGAATGCCGATTCGTGCAATATTGAGTCTCGGCAAATATGCCTACCGACTTTTGAACTCACGCAATAAGGAACGTTTCCTATGACTCTGCAATCTGTAGCTGCATCGAAAGCACAACTGCGCAACACAATCATGGTGCCGTCGCGTGTTCTGCCGACCATCGTCGAAACGCTTTTCAACGAAAACGTGGTTCGTGTTAGCCGTGAAGATTTTGTCGGCGGTTGTTCTTTCCATGTCCGTCGCATTTTGAATGACGGCACCCACGAATATATCTGGTTCTCAATTAACCTGTGGGATCAGAATTCGAATTTCAGCATCGTCACTTTAGCGGGCGAACTTTTGTGCCGTGGTAATTCGACTGTTGAGCTTGTCGAGTTTCTGCAAAATCAAGGCGCTGATATTTGCGATCCATTCATTGTTGACTTGCTGAGTGCGAAATAATGGAACCGCAAATAGTTCTCCGCACCGTGTACGTTTTAATCATTCTCGCGCTCATTGCGTGGTTCGCGTGGGAAGGCCGGAAAATGTACAAGGTGCATATGTACTATAAACGTCGGTCGGAAGCATACGCACGTATGACCGCCGAAATCGAAAAGATCGAACAGGAAGCAGAAGAGGAAGCGCGCAAAAATGGCAACGTGTGAATTGACCGGACGCAATTTGCAACGCTGGCGAATTCGCCTCGGCATTAAAAGCAGTGACCTTGCTCATTATATGGGCGTGACGGTCGATGTTTTGAACAAGGTGGAGAATCATCAAGCCTTCACCGGCACGCGTACAATTCTGGAACGTGCCGAACGTGCGTTGTCGTGGTTTGATTCAGCGGATATTCAGGCGCTCATTCGCGACTATAAAGAAGCTGAAGCGTATAACAGTCCGTTCGCGGATCACGAATACGAACACGGCGCAGAAGCAGCGGAAAGAATGCGCAACGAAATAAATGCGCATCACCGAATTCTACAACATCTGAAAACCATCAAGGAGCCTCCAATGGGCGAGCAACTTTACACCATCACTTTCGAGAACGGCGCAGTGCAACAGGAATACGGCAAGTCTGAAGAAGACGTGCGCGATTTCATCGCCCGCTGTTTCAAATTCAAAGGCCCGATTAAATCCGTCGAGATTTATCAGCCTGAGTAAACATAGCCCGCCTCGTGCGGGCTTTGTCAGTAGTAAACCAATCTGACCCTAAGAGGAAACGACAATGGCAATTTCGAAACTGTGGAAACCAACTGCTGAAGAATGCAAAAAGATTCGCGACTACACAAAACAGGAAGTGCGCAACCTGAGCCGTATGGAACTCGGCACACGCCTTAACACGCAAGATCACAGCGAAACCTTTTCGGCTAATATTGCCATCGTTGCGAAAACGGAAAATTGGCAAGACACCGACCTCGCTGATTTAATTTCGTGGGCTGATTTTCGTAAGGGCGTGGAATTGACCGAAGACGGTCGCGCCATTCTGGATTTCTACTGCTACAGCCGCGAAGGACTGGAAACGAATATTTCGGTCTACTATAAAGACGGCGCCATTTTCAAACTGGCACGTTCCGGCGCACATCGCGCATTGAATTTCTGAGGTGACGCATGCTTAAACTTCTGCGCCGCCTGTTGGGCCTGTGTGAACACGATTACAAATGTGTCGCAATCGAAGACGTAAAATGGACGGCAGCGCAAGACGGCAGCATTATTGCCGCTGATATGGCTGCTGCTGGAATTATCCATCACCGCAGCTACACAATGGTTTGTCGGCACTGCACCAACGTAAAAGTGAAACGCGTAAAACCATAAACAAGCAAAGGGGCATTATCATGCAATATCCGCAAGAATTAAATCTGACGCAATTTCAGGTAGAGGTTCTTTATCATCGTGTGCAGCTTCTTACCGATGATGGTCTGATCGAAGAGCTTTACGACGACCGCAGCAAGGAGACACGAAAACGTCTCGTTGACTCGGCCACGAAATTCGTTCTGTTAATGCGGCCTGAAAAAGCCGTGACCGTTACTCTGCAATCTGTGTCCGACGCGGAAATTCTTGCGGAGGCATTGGAAGGTGGAACGTATTTCGGAAACGAAAAACCAACACCAGCGCAAAAGAAAGCAGTCGAAGCGCTGGCCGACATTCTCAAACCGCTGGTTCACCGCAACGTCATTCCTGCTACGTGGTAAAGCTGGTCGCTCTGCCAACCTTAAAATAAATTGTGGGAGAAATAAAATGACCGCACGTAAATCCGTTGTTGAGAAATTTCTCGCTGACCATACCGTGGACGCTTCGCTGTCTTACGTCATGGTTCACAAAAACGGATACTGGGGAAAAGGCGCAACCGTATCTGACGCGCTGTGTGCCTACAACAGTATTGTGCCGCCTGAGCAAATCGACAAAGACATGATGGTATGGCTTTGCACTCCCGGCGCACGTATTAACGAACACGGCACCGTCTGCTGGCCGAAAGGCGAACTTGAACCAATTCGAATTCAGTAAGGTGACACCAACGCAATAAAACCTCAAAAGTAGAAACCGGGCCTAGTGTCCGGTTTTCTCGTATGGAGAATAAAAATATGCGTCCTGAATATGTCATGTACGGTTGTATGGCAGGTTACGTTGTCATGCTGTTGTGTGCGTTCGGCGTTTACATGCGTGAGAACCGGTTAACGTTGGAACTGGAAAGTGCAGAGAAGGAAAAGCAGTCGCACCGGAAGGCTGAATTAGTAGAGGCGCTACAGCGTCACGTAAATCGAGGAAAGCAATATGAGTAATAAAATTTACGGCACGCGAATTGTCATGACTGGCAAAGTGCAACAGGATTTCGTTCACTGGTACAGCGACAGCAAAGAAACGTCCGACCAATTAACTGCGTGTGCAAAAGCAATGGGCGCACCGGAAAATGTGACGGTAGAATTTATTCCCGTCGAGTCGGATGTAATTATCACCGAACGCGGAACGTACAAATTGAGCAACGGTGAAAAGGTCGTACTCAATTTCAAATCGGGGATTGTCATGCACGGTTATGCAATCGTGCGCGGCAAGTCAAAGATGAATCGCCCGGTTGCCTTCTACATAAACGGCGAACCAAGTTCCCGCGCTTCCAAAACGCGTGGCGCCAAGATCGTCGAACAGGTTAGCGCCTACGCCGCCGCCTAACGCCTGTGCGCCCGTTGCAGAAAGTTTTGCGCGGGCGCTTGACGATGGGACAAGGAAAGTGAGACGATTCAATCCTCGGCAAATATGCCTACCAGATTTGTCACTCACGAGATAAGGGAAGTTTGAACATGGCAATTAATAAAACCACGATCATCGCTGCGATCGGTTGCCCGCATTTGACTCTCGGTAAAGCTGGCCTGCACCAATACTATTTGGATTACACAAATGCAGAAGCCGGAATTTACATGGAACGTAAAACCTTCCACGTTCGCAAGCTGTCGCAATTCGATTTAGAGAAATGGGCAACCATCGGTAAAGAATTCGTCACCTACGTGGAGAGCAAATAATGAACACGCATATTTACCGCTGTGCCGATAAACGTTTCGACGGCACGCAAGTTAACAAAGGCGATCCACATCCACGCGAGCATAAATCGTATGAGTGGTTTAATGATGACGGCGACCTTTTAGGTTATGCACGCATCGACGGCCTTCCGAATCGCACCGACGGTTCGTTCGTTATGCCAATTGGTATGCCGGACGAATTCACCAGCCATCAATATCTTGGCGCAATCGAAATGGAATGCACCGTTTCCGACGACAACGAATTAACGTCGGTCGGCGGCGGCGAATTGCTGAAAGATGCACAGGAATTAATGCGCACGCATATGTATCGCTATCGCGTGGCATTTGAAGGCAAGAAATTAAAACACCGCATTCGTACCGGCGTGGCCGACGACGGTTTGGTTATCGGCATCACTACAACGTTTGTAATCGAGGAATAAATCATGTCTACAGTTTATGTGTTCCACTGCGCTAACAAAAACGCCGCGTTCGAAATGCAACCGGTTGAAAAGGGCGTGGCGGATGAAAACGATCTTACGTTGTTTGCGTGGATCGACGGCGAAGGCAACATTGCAGGCTGGGCAAAGGAAGACGGCACGCCGAATCAATTCGGTTCGCACGTCGAAGCCATCACCAACGAACAGCAATTCCGTATGGTTGAAAATCAACTGTTCGAATTGCGCGTTGCTGTCCAGTGCTGCCATTCAGGTTTGAATTCGTTGGCGTTGTTGAAACCGGCGAACTGGAAAACGGAAAGCGACCGCGTTCAACGCACGCAAGACATTCACATTGGCGAAATCGCGGAATTGGAATTCACCCGCGTTTTAATTCTGTCGGAAATCTTTCAAGACGACATGAAAAAGATTCTAGGCGCGTTTTACGCCGACGTGCGCGGTTCGTTGGAATGGTCGATTGCTGAAGCTGAAGAAATGGCTAAGGTTCTCGACGATGAAAAGGAAAGCATCACCGCACGCGGAATTGAGCTTTTCGAATCGGGTTCGCCGGATATTGATTTCGAATCGGCCTATAACGTTCTGGTGCCGATGTACGTTTCTATGTCTGCGCTGAAACGTCTACAAGCCGACGCCACTGGTTGGCAGACTGTCGAGGGTTGAGCATGTTCTACATTCTGATAGTGGTTCTCGTTTACCTGACAATCGGCGCGGGAATGTTCGCCGTTTCGATTCTGTACATTCGGGAAATGCGCGAGACTGACGAACAGTGCGCGACAACTTACCAGCACTATAACGAGCTACGCGGCTGGCTGAAGGCGCGGGCGTGGCTGGAAGCGGGCGCAACCATCGTTTTCCTTTGGTTGCCTGTTGTATGCGGCTGGAAGCGGTTTAACTGGCTTCCGCGAATCTAGATAAGCCTTCCTGCACATTCGCCGGTTTCGGAATGTGCAGCGGGGCTGGCCTAGCGAATCTGCCTACCAGCAAAGAAAGTTTGCACAGGGGGTTGACGTTCAAACAGCTTTCACGCAATATTGAATCTCGGCAAATATGCCCGCACGAATCTGCACTAACAGATTAGGGTAAGTTTCGAACCTGCTGCAAATGCTCGACCAGCTATGCGCCTTTAAGGCAAAACGTTTTTCAGACCGGCAATTATGCCAAACTCATTTTAAAAGGATTACACCATGACTACTTCTACTCACACCGTCGCTGCTATGTTGTCCGTTGCTGTTGCCGCTCTGGAAGCTCAGAACAAGGCGCACAAATCGGAAACCGGTGAAGCACTTTATTCGCTGGGCACCGATATCGGTAACGGCGTTACTTTCCGCGAATTGAAATCGTGGGCAAAAGAATTCAAAGCCAAGCAATCGGAAGTTGCACCGAAAGCACCGGCTGCAAAAGCTCCTGCTGCAAAAGCTCCAACCCTGAAACTGGATGGCGAACCAAAAACGCCACGCGGTAAAAAGGTCGAAGCTGAAGTCGTGGAACTGAAAGCGACTGAAGTTCGCGATCAGGTTGTTTTGATCGGTCGTGCGAAAGAAACCGTAACGCGCATCGTGAAGGACAAAGAAACCGAACAACGTTTCGCCGTTACCGATAAAGGCACTCGCATTTTGCTGGCCGATATCGAACGCAACAACCGTGGCAATCTGCGCGTAATGGCTGACGCCGTTTCGAAATACGACGCAAAAGCGCCGGTAGCACCAGCACCAAAAGCAACTGTTAAACCTGCTGCAAAAGCACCGGCTTCTAAAAAGCCAGCGGCTGACGAATTCGAAGCTGAATCGTCGAACGTGCGTAAATTCCCGATTCGCCATCTGGAAATCAGCAAGTCGTCGAATCTGGTTTCTGCCGAATACGACCGCAACACTCAAACTTTGATCGTCACCTTTAAAGACGGCGCAGTTTGGAATTACGAAGGCGTGAAATTGAGCGAAGCTCGTGCGCTGGAAACTGCTGAATCGTCGGGTAAATTCTTCATCGCTCACATTCGTGACGTGAAGACCGGCAAAATGGCAAAGGGCGGCGCAAAAGCGGCTGCAACTGAAAAAGCCCCTGCTGCAAAAACCCCGGCTGCTAAAGCCACTGTAAAACCTGCTGCAAAAGCTGAAGCTGTAGAATTCACCGGCAACGATTTGCGCGGCGCTGTTTACATGAACGGTCGCAAAGCGGAAACCATCGCCAAGGTTGTTAAAGGCACTGACGGCGCACGTTACATCGTGACCGAAGAAGGCACCCGCGTTGCGGTATCCAGCCTGCGCAAAAACAACCGTGGCAAGTTTGTTGCTGACGAAACCCCGGCTGCAAAACCGGCTGCTAAACCTGCTGCAAAAGTCGCCGCCGCAAAGCCTGCTGAAAATGCACGCAAAACCGTTGGCAACAAAAAAGCAGATTTCGCAAAGGCTGAAGCTGCACCAGCAAAAAAGATGCACAGCGTTGAACCGCGTCCGACCATCACCGACGTTCGCGAACATGGTGTGCGTGTAGTCAAGGGTAGCAAATCGGTAATCGTGCCAATCGAACGTGTTGTACGTCGTGAGAACGTTCGTTACGCAATCACCGAAAATCGTTTCCCGCTGCCGTTCGATCAAATCATTTCGCTCGACGGCCAACTGACCTACACCGGCAAGCCGCTTACTGCTGAAGAATTCCGCGCTCTGTAAAACGAGCGTTTCCCTAAACCCCCGGCGAGAAATCAAAGGGGGTTATTTTTCGTCTAGCCAAAAGGAGATACGGCGATGGAAAATGTTTTGTTGATTATTGGCGTTGCAATCTGCATTGGCTTTCTGGCCCTTGCCTTCATTTGTCTGAAGGAATCAAAAGCGCGTCAATTGGCTGCAACTGCCAACCAAATTAAATGGCGCGAAGAACGACGCGCTAACGGTTTCTGGAAAGGCGTAGAACGACGCCAATTGCCCGTGCGTGATTTCGCATTCGGGGCAGACGGAAAAGCCGATGCTGATTTGCGCATTCCTACCGAATCTGCAAATGCGGTTCACGCGGAAATGATCGGCACGCTTGACGCAATTGCAGAAATGATTGCGCCTGAAATTGAAGCCGAGCCGATTCCGAAATACGATTACCCGAACATCGACGGTTTCCCGTTTGATGGTACGGCCTATCACCAGTTCAAAGACGAAATGCTCAAGCATGGTTTCATTATGCGTTTCGTAATGCCGACAAAAGAAATTCAGGTGATTTACGAAAACCCGAATGACTTGCAGGCACAGGTGATGCGTAAACTTTATGCCGCGCCGACTGCAATTTACCCGGCGAACCTTCTGCACGATCAAGGCTGCATGTTGACCGCGCTGTGGGCCATGCGGAAATTCAAAAGCGAAGAACGTCTGCCTGAATTGGACGCGTTCATTTATCTGTAAAGGTGACTATATGTGGAACGCAGCATTTGACGGACAATTGGCGGAACTGGAAAGTCTTTTCGCGGCAACGCGTAATTCGATCCAGTTTTTGAAAGCTGCCAAAGAGCGCAACGTAACGCCGCATGAATTGGGCGACCTCATTGCCCGAACGCAAGCCAAGCAAACCGCAATCATGAATCGAATTTGTGAGTGCGCAATTCTGCTGGGCGGGTACATTAAAAAAGGCAGACCAGAAAACGGCATTGTGTATTCGTGGCAAATCACCGTGCCGTCGTATCACAAGGATTACAAAATAGTTTTCGACTTCGCCCGCGCATACGAGCCGGAAATTTATGACCTCGCGCTTTCGCATCAATTCTGGCTGTCGCACAAGAAGCGCCGCAGCATGCACCGGTTCTTTATTCACAACGACCGAGATTATAACGATTGCGAATCGGTGCCGAGTTTCCGCAAGTACATTCACATCGCCAACAAATATCTGGCTGGCGAGCTTTCGTAATAAAAGGACGTTCAAATGATTTCTCTCTTCCTGAGTGTGTGTCTGGCTGGCCAACCTTGCAAAGAAGAACGCGTAGCGGATTTCTACACGGTGATGGCGCAACAAATGTGTTCGACAAATAAATTCGGTATGCAAACCGCAGCGCGCAACGAAAAGCGCGACGGCACATTCGAATGTCGCACCGACGCGAAACCTGCAAGTAACGCAGTGACCGCGAAACTGAATTTCGACCTGACCGCTGTAAATGGTCAAAAAGAAATTCTGGAGCTTGCACGGTTCTACGGGAAAGGTGGTCAACCGCTGTGTGGAAAGAACGCGGATCACTTCCGCGCTGATTTACTGCAAGCCGCAGCGGAAACAAAGGCCACTGCAAAACTGGATTGTGTAGCGGAATAAATTGCATGCGGTTCCCTGAAAGGATTTAGGAGGATGTATGAGTATCGTGGAAATTATGGCAGCAGCACTTTTAATGTTCGGTGGCTTGTGCGTAATCGGTCTGGTTTATATTCAGGCCATCGAATTAGCAAAATGGAAACGACGCGCAATTGAAGCAGAGTGTATGGCGCGTTTGCTGCGTGAAGAAAATGAATCGCTGACAAATCGTCGGCGTGTGGGAATTACAATCGACGCCTAAAGGGAGATTTCGAAATGGCACTACTACTATTGAAACGCGGCAAGTTCATGACAGGGCATTCGTATGCAACTGGCTACGGTTACAAATTCAGTTGGTCGGCAAAAGAAACGGAAGCGCGCCGCTTCGCAGATTTCGAAGACCATCTGGTTAACGGTTTCGCAAAGCAAACGGGCGCCACCATCAAGGGCGTACCAAACACAAAGGCCGAACTCAAAGCGAAAGGCCGTCACCGCCTGCAATACGGCACGTAACGAATAGGCTCACCGCCCCGTCATAAGGGCCGTGGGCCTTTCGTCGTTTCTGCGCGTTGACTTCCTATTGGCATTCGGGCACTATTGATTCCAGATCGGCACTAACGCCTGATAGATTCTTAACTCACGCCTTAAAGGAAGTTTCCAATGCGCGCATTCAATGTCCAATCCCGCACTACCGTTTCGAACTCGCCTCGCAAAACTTGGCAGTGGAACAGCGAGCAAGTTGCCGCTGAAGAAAACCGCGCCAAAGAATTGCAGGACGCTCAACGTCGTTTCCGTAAAAATGTTTGAGGTGCAATAAAATGACACTGCTAAAAGGAATGGTACTCGACCTTGCCGCTTCACCAGATTTAATTGGTGAATTGCGCGAAGGCGATACGGTGCGAATTGGTGACGTTGGTATGACGTTTCATTTCGACACGCTGGCATCACAAACCAGCATGCTTTCTGAAGAAGGCAAAAAGGCGTTCGTGTATCTGACGAACATCGGCGCCGACGTGGAAGGCTACAACGCGCATTGTGATAAAATCCGAAAGGAACACAAAGCGGAGTATCCAGACCCGAACACGGAACCGTACAGCATTGAATTCGTAATCATGCACGGGCCTGATTACGGCGACTATGTACAGCATCTGCGCAGTGACGAAAACGGCCCTGCAATGATGACCCGCGACGTGATGCGTGACCTGCTGAAATCCGGCACTTACAAAATCTGCTAATCAACTTTTTTCAAGAAGTGAGTTTTAAAATGTACGAAGTAACCGTAATCGGCCACGTAAAAGAAATCGCCGTACTGGCTGGTGTTGCTGCGATCATGTTCGCAATCTGCTACATGGAATACCGCAGTAAAAAGAACGCACCTAAACCACGCGGCGCCACCAAAATCTAATTCGGAGAAATACCATGCTGCATTCACGAAACACAGTCAAAGCTCTGTTCGCTCCTAACATCAACATTTCGTCGGCCAGCTATCTCGGTTGCGCGGTTTACAACATTTCGCGCAAGGTTGACCGCAACGAGTTTTTCGTTGGCTCGCTCGTAATTGCAGATCGTGAATTCTTCACGTTGAACATGGTCACTGCAACCGGCACCGAAGTTCACACCGGCAACGGCTTTATTGAACTGTCGGATAAATTGCAGGAATTGAAACTGCTGCACGAAGACGCACGCAGTTAAGGAGGCAACATGGAAACCATTTTCACAACATTAATGGGCATGCCCAAGGCTGTGCAGATTTACGCATACGCTTGCATGATCGTCGGGTTTTGCGTGACGCCGGTTATCATCGGTTTTCTTGCTCGCCCACTTTTGCGCGGCTGGAGCTACGGCCTTTATAACGCCGTGCTGTATTACAAAGGTGGCGCGCACTGGGGCCACATCGCACTTAAAATCCTGCGTGCAATTTTTGTTGAACCGCTTCTGTTCATCGGCAACAGCATGCAAAGCACTTCGAACAATATGTCTAGCTGGTACGGAATTTTCGGCTGGCATTTCAAGAAGGAATATAATCGCAAGGCTTCGAAAATCTACAACGCTCAATGTAGAGCGGAACGCGAAGCCAAACGCAAACAAGCAATGGAAGACGACATATGAGCGAATCGCTGTGGTGGCTCGTGCATCAAGCCCGGTACGCGAACACGTATTACTTGAAAGCAAAACACGCCGGGTTTACTATGGCCGCTGCCGAATACTTGGCAGACCGAAACGAGTACATGCGCAAGGCGCGCATGCTCAAGCCTAAAGGGAGTTTGAACGATGTTTAATTTCGAAGTGAAGCATGGTCGCAATGGTGCTGTTACTGCGTTTCTCGACGTTGATAGCGGGCCTGACCAAATGACCTACTGCGCCTGTTTCGATTTGTACGATTGGTGGGCGCCGGTTTATTTCTCGGCGGAAACCATGATCTACAACCCGGACGTAGACCCGGACGAATTGAATCTTGATCCTGACGTGATGCCGGGTAATTATTCTTTCATCAGTCACACGCTGCATGTAAATTTTTAATCCGACGTTATCCACTTGCCTATCCGTGTTGGTAGGCAATGGGATGCTAGGAAACATAATAGAAGGAAAATTGTATGTCTCAGAACGTAGCGTATTTCAACAGCGTCCGTGAATATGAAGCTGGTTGGGGAAATCGCCACGACGGTTATTTGGTGGCGAAAACCAAAGAACAGTTCAACGCGAAGGCCGCAGAAATTAAAGCCGCTGGTTCTTACGCTGAATACAGCACGGTCGAAGGGCCAGCGACACTTTGCATCGTTACTGACGAAATGGCAAAGACGCTGGAAGAAAAAGGCGCCGTGTGGTTGAACGGCAAAGAGTGGTTTGTGGAGTAATTCATGGGCGCACTAAAAGCATGGACGACCGGATTAAAGAACGGTCGTTACGGCTGGCGCGGAAAGGTGCCAGTCACGGGAAAAGAGATTCCCAAGAAATACGAATTCCGATTGCCAGAATTGCCGATTGGCTGGCGGTGGGAATGGATGACGGATTCGCACGAACGCCGAAACCCAAACCGCGTAACTGGATTTCTACGCCGGGGCGTGGAATTTAATTTCGAAGTTTCGTGTACGCCTGAAATCTGGAACGAAGGCACGCACACACAAGACCCGTTGCGCATTATCGAAAACGCGGTCGTCACTTTTGTTAATAATGTCCGTGAGGGAAAAATCATGCCTTGCAATTGCGATCATATGGAACCGACCCAAAAAGAAATCAAACTGCGCGATGCTGCGCGTTACCAAATCGTTGTACGCAAGCGTCTGGAAATGACGGTGCCTGCGTGGCTCAAGCGTGAAGAGAAAAACATTTACGCTTCGGACGAACGCTGCGAAACCGAACTGTGCGCGATCATTACCGCGTTGCCAAAAGCAGAGCGCGACAAATTGCTGTACAGCGATGCAAAAGATGCGCGCATGCGTGACGTTGCCGCGTGGTGGGAAACGCACGAGAAAGCCGACAAGGCACGCAAAGCGAAAGAGCGCAAAGATGCCAAGGCGAAAAAAGAAAAGGCCGAAGCGCTCGCTGCACTCACTCCACGCCAACGTAAAGTGCTGGGGGTTTAAAAATGAATCTGTACACCACGGAACACGAAGGCACGCTGTACAGAAAACCCACATCGAAATTCGTCGTCAGCCGCTGGTATATCCCCGGTGGCTACGATTACACCAACGCTCGCAGCGTGCATATTTTCTTCGACACTGAAGAGAATGCAAAAGCGTATGCGAAGGAATACGAAATGCCGCCAGAAATGGCAGACGCATATCCCATTGGCCGGTACGAAGACATAATCGCAAATTGCAGTCGCGGTTATGGTGAATACAAGCGCCGTCACAAAAACGATTTCAAGGAAGACCGCGAATGAATATTTCTTTCCCTCCGAAATTCAAACTCTCCGAAGACCAGCGCAAAGTGAATTTCGCGTTGGATCGTGAGAAATTCGAAAAGGCCATGAGCAAATTAAATTGCCGCGCCATCGAAGTCTACGCCGACATGCGTACCGAATCCGGTTATTCGGGCGTGCGTCTCGATACCCTGTTTCAAGGTTTCTGTCTTGCGCAAGATTTGACGCGCAACATTATTGAATTCCCATTAATCCAGCACGAACCGGCGCCAATCGAACCGGGCGAAAAGCTGCTGGAAATTCACCGCTGCACTTCGGTGTTTTATGGTGACTTCGAATTCACGTCTCCCGGTCGCCAAGATACGGGCGTGTCAATTGGATACGTGCGCACGAATGGCAGTCTGTGGCCGAAAGCGTGGGACGGTGACAACATCGTTTATACGGATCACCACACGACCGGCGCCGAGTACATCGACATTATCGCCATGCCGCATTTCGACATGCACGAAGACGATTTTAAAACGACGTGTGCTGAAGCGGCGGAATTCGCCCGCCAGATTTTGCAGCACAAATACACGCACGTAAAAACGTCGCTGGTAATTCCGGGTGTGGGTAAAGACGACCGTTCCGCTTCACTGGTTCGCCTGACAATTACCCACGACGAATTTCTCAAGGATCAAGTGAGGTACAAAAATGTTTAATACCATTTCCAGCATCCAGCTTAATTCGTGGATCACTGCGTTTCTAGTTCTGGCATTCGCGTTTCTCATTGTTAAATACGTGCTGCCATTTATTGGCCGCGTGTTGTTGGTGCTGGCGTGCGGTTTCGCGATTCTGTACGGCGCTGGTTTGCACGGCGTTAGTCGCTGGACTACGGCGTTACGTTTACCGAAGCATCTTGCGTTGGCAGTGTGGAAACATACACAACACAAAATGCCAGTGAGCGACGTTGTGTATTTCGATTTTGCAGACGCGCAGTTTTACAACACGATCACGGGAAATATTCCGTGGCTGACAATGCTGGCTTACGGCATTCAGAAGCAAAGCATTTCCATGCGTTTGAAAATGGAACGTAACGAACCGGCGACGGATGATTTACCAGCCGGTTTAAACTGCAACGCGGAATTAATTCTGCGACTGGGCGTTTTCGAATGGCGCGGCAAGAAACATAAATGCCTCACGCTGGATCGCATGACGCACGAAGTAGAATGTATGGTCGGTTTCGATTTACACGTTCTGCAATGCACGCTGCAACATTACGCGCCGGTCGTGGAATTCATTTTGGTGCGCACGCCGAACACAACCATCGAAGACCTATCGACAGTGAACGGCGTTTATTTCAGTGGCACGTTTAACAAGTCTCAGGAATCGGATGACTTTGTTATTTTCCCCGCCAGTCCAAATGTGCGGGATTTCAAAACCTACATGGAATCGGTGACATGAGAATTCGACTGCGGCAAGGAAACAGAATTGTAGGCGATTGCAGCGCAACACGATTTGCGCAGATTCGCCGGGAACTGAAACGCGACGGTTACAAACGCGCCTATGAAGTTCTACAGAAAGCGCACGAGCGCCTTTTGCAAGGCAAGGCGTCAGAACCTCTAACAGAAGAAGAGGCAAAGGCGCTGCACATCGCTACAGGGGCCACGGACAACACGCGTTGGCTATTGACCGGGCGCTACTGGCACGGGGCGGTTATCGAAGGTTACACGGGGGCTTGATTCCTTTTGCCGTTTAGGTACAATGAAAGTCACACGGGCAAGCCGTGCCCGAGATTCCGACCCTAACGGATTAAAGGAAGTTTGCGATGATCGTTAAAGAGCTACCGGTAAACGAATACAACGAACTGGCAGCAAGCGGATTAATAACCCGCGAGGAATACGAAACAGCAATGAACACGTATTACCCGGACGCGCCGAAACTTAGCGCTGAGCAACTGGAAGAAATCGCGCAGTCGTTTGTGACTACGCCACGCAAATAAAATCCCCTTTCGAATAAACCCGCGCCCTTGCGGGTTTTTGAAATAAGCCCCCACGAGGAAATAAACATGAGCATGAAATTCAGCGTTGCAGCCGGTAAGTACGAAACCACTGACGGCATGACCGAAGAGAATTGCAAGTTCTGCGATTCGTTCGAAACGCTGGAAGAGGCGATGGCTTCTTTCGACGAACACAAGTCGTACCCGTGGTGCCGCATCGAATTGCGCGATGGTGATTTCATTTACGAAATCGAACCTACGCGGATTCAGAAACGCGTTCCCGGCACTGATCGTTTCATGCCGTGCGATTTTGACGGCCAACAATTCATCGAAGACCGCTCGGAGGAAATTTAAATGGATAGCGAACGCGTAGAAATTCCTGATGATGGGGAATCCCGCTGCCGTAATTGTGGCGGAATCACTAACGAGCGTGGCCCGTTTGGTGAAGCCCTTCACATTTCCTGTTGGGAGGAAGAGGACGAACTAATCGACTCGCTCTCGACGTAACCGCTGAAAACAAACCCGCCTCGTGCGGGTTTTGTCAGTAGTAAACCAAATCGACCGAAAGAGGCTACATCATGAAATCGCAAAACCAACTGGCTGTGTTCGTTCTGGCCGCTGCGAAAGCGCACGAAGCAAGCTACGACAAAGAAGCCAGCGATGCCGCTGTAAAAGCCGCTGAAGAAGTTGCACCGCAACAAATCAATCGCCCGATGGTTATGGCTTCGGAAGTGATGGGCCGCAATATCACCATTGACGGAAAGCAACAGCAGGTTATCAAGTGCTACAAAGATGGCCGGTTCCGTACCTTCGGTGAATTTGAAGGCGTACTGAAAAACGTGCGCCGTCGTGGTCGTGGTTTCGTATATTACAGCGATGCGGAAATTGCCGCCGAACAGCCGCTGAATATTTCCACGCACATTGATTTCAGCAAATTCCAAAAGCTGAATATCTTTCAAGCAACTTGCACAGTGGTTCCGGTTGATTATCAGATGCCGGTTTATCTGCTGCTGCAAACGTCGTGGAATGACGCGCTCGATTGGGCGAATGCTCAAGTCGCACAAACCGAAGGCATGAATTACGCTTTCGACCTGACGTTTAAACCTGAAGGCGAAAAGCTGGTGTGTGTAACGCATCAAATTCACGCCGATAGTGAGTTGGCCGCTGCGTTTAAAATCGGTCAAGTATTCGACGATCAATTCGGTGCAGATTTCACCATCGAACGGAATGTCGAAACTTACGAATTCGTCGAATCGCAGGAACCGTCTGAATGAAAATGCACTGGATCGTAAACGACCGTTACCAGTCAAAAGCCGTCACCACTACTGAATCCGGTTTGCGTGAAGAACTCGCAGCCGGTGGCCGGGAAGTAACCGCCGAAGAGTGGGACGCATTTCAAACAAAGGCAATGATTGCCGAAGAGAAAAGGAAACAAGACAAATGAGTTGGTTATATATCTGCGCACCGGGCCGTCGCATTACCACCATGCAATATGATTTGTTCGATACCGTGCGTTCGCTGGACAACGTGCCAGATGCTTTCTGGAAAATCGAATACGACGAAATCAACGACGTTAAGAAATGCGACGTAATGCTGGCGCTGAAAAATGCGTTCGCACAAACCGCATTGCTGGTCACTGATTTGGCCGGTGGCCTGACGAACGAATCGTACAGCCGCTACATGACCGCCACGCGTGAATTGCGCGAATTGCACGGCACGTTGGTTAGCCTGACTACCATGTCGGACGAATGCGAAATGTATTTGATCCCGCATGATATCGCTGCAACACTGCAAGAATTCTGACCCACTATCGCTGCGCATTCTAACGAGTGCGTAGCCGAGTAAAATCCGAATTCATCAAAAAGGAAGTACAAAATGAAACAGTCCGACGCTCGTGTAATGTTCCCCCAGCACAAACTCGTTTTCGCAAAAGGTGCTGTGACCATCTATAACCTGCTCGACACCAAAAAAGAAAATCCAGTCGCTTCGATTTCGCTTCTGGCAATGGCACCGGGCGCGCATGCGTTTGTGTCGATGGCACCGGGCAAAGCGCCTGCTCGTTTCGCTGTAGTGAAAAGCTACGCGTCCGCAGCGAAATTGCTCAAGGCTATCGAAACCGAAAACGTACAGGCCGGTAAAGCTTCCCGTGTAAGCCTGAAAGATCGCGAAGCAATTACCGCGAAGGTAAACGGCGACGATTTCGATACTTGCCTAAAAATCGTTTCGCAGCATTTCCACGGTTCTATCGACGCGCTGTTGATGCAACACGTAACCGTACAAGCGAAGAAATCGTTTGGCTACGCGCTGACGAAGCTGGGCAAAAAAGCTGCTGACGGTTTCGGCTGGAATCGCGCCATTCAACAAATGCACGGTCGCGAAGAAAAGACGGTCGGTAAAACCATCGCGCAAATTGCAGCGGAATCGCCGGAAATCAAAACCGGCAAGCCGACTAAAGCGCAACTGGCCGCGAAGCCAATTCCGAAACGCCCGCCACGCGTAAAAGGCCAGAACGATTTGGCGCTGATTTCGGAAGCGATTAATCCGAAAGGGCCAATCGTTGCACAGGTTGCGAAAACCATTAACGACGGCAAAGTAAAAGCCGCACGGACTGGCCGCAGACCGAAACTGCCTGAGCATGTGCAGACGCTGAAAGATTTCACCGACGCGAATAAAAAGCCGGTCGGTAAAATTGATCCGAAGAAATGGTCGGTCGCTGACGAAAAGATTCACGAAGGCGTAATGCAGGATTTGCAACACCTGACATTGCGTATCGCGCAATTGAACGAAGCACGTCGCGCCGGTCTGTCGATTTCAGCCTACGACAAATTGCAAAAGGCGAAGAAATGAAAAAGCAGGTTTGGTGCAACATCGTAATCAAAGAAGAACCCGGCGCCTCGGCGTTGTTGATTGCGTGTGCGGAACTGTGCGAACTGGAAGGCCCGTTTTCAAGAATGAGCGATCATTCGATTCGGGCATTCTACACGCCGCCCGGTTTTGAACTGGCAGGCGGTTGTCCGATGGAGTTCAACCCGTACAAAGACCAATCGCATACGGTTATGCTTGCGCTGAAACTTCGCATGAGCGCCGTAGGGCACGAAAGAGGCGTAACGGTTACGATGGGCGACGGGATTGGCTTTACGTCGCTCTACGGGCCTCACAGTGGCGCTGGGCAGTATCCGCGTTGCTACGCTTTCGCTGTAATGGCCTGCGCAGAACTTCACTTCAACGAAACGCAAGGCATACCGCCGCTGCAAACCACGCGCATTTATCGCCTCGACAAAAACGGCAAACGCGTGTGATTCTTTAATTCTTCTGCGCATTCGAAAGAGTGCGCTTTGGAATTACTGAAACGTCCCTACGAGGTTTACGCAATGCTGACACTCACTCTGCTGGAAAACGCACTAGGCGTTGATTTGGATTCGATGACAAATGATTTGGTAAACGCCATTCTCGCTCCGTGCGTTTCCCAAGAACAGAACGATGGCTCCATTGTGTATTACCAGTACGGATTTCTCGCCGCTACTGAATTTCCCGGCGCTGATGTAAACCGAATTGTTTTAGCGTCATACGGCAACATGCGGTTTGTTGAACTCATGCAAGAACGATTGAAAAACATCGCAATGCGAATTGCGGTTGAACGCCTAGACCAACCTACTCAAAAAGGGAATAAATAATGCGCTACGAAATCGGGGAAGAAATCTGGACTCTGTTCGCACACATTCGCAAGAATATGTTTTACCCGGCGTTCTCGCGCTTTGTTCCGTGGCGTGACGAATGCCACCAGCAAATCGACGAAGGCGCAGAAATTTACCCGCGTCTGGAATTCCAAAAGCTGGTCGTGAAAGAGCATCACAAAGTTCCGGGTGAGTGGGACAACGCCAGCGACGAAAAGAAAAACGACGGTTTTGTTCTGACTGCTGAAAATGGTCACGTGTGGCACAACCAATATCCAATCGCACATTACGGCCAGATGAATGACAATGGCGACGGCCTATTTCGTCTCGACGTAAATGTCACGCATCGCAACATCGGTGAAAACCTTCTGGCGTACAGCAAAATCAAACGGCACTTCGACACGCCGGATTTCACTGAGCTTTACGAAACCTACGATTTGATCCGCGAACTGAAACACATGCGCCGGTCGATTGAAGAATTCAAAGGCAACGCATCGCCGGTTTTCAGCGACAAAGTTGAAACCAACGAAAAAGAAGCGCGCATGCTTGAGCGTTGGCACGATCACATTATCGCGGAATTCGAAAAAGCTTCTGGTTTGTTTATCAGCAGCACGCCGCATATGTTCGACAGTCACAAAGAACCGGGCGTGATGAAACATTTGCCCGGTTGGTACGATTACAAAATCACCGCTACCAAATCCGTTTCCCTTGTCCACGCCGCACCTACTCAGGAAGTCACCGTATGAACATTGCCAACGACGTTTCGAGCTTCAACGGTTTCGCCCTGCAATCTGTGCGCGATACTGTAAAAGAGTCGTACCAGCACGCCTACAAGGCCGCTAAAGGTCACGAACTTGTCGAACCGCAACACTTGCACCGCGTCACGTTGAATAACGCTGTGAAGTCGTTCAAGAAGGCCGCAAACAAACTGGAATTGAGAGGTTGCAATGTCTCCGCATGAACTGGCCTTGCGCCAAGCCGAAGGCAACGTAAGGTTCGCTTACGAAATGATCGAAGCGCTGAAGGTGGCGTCTGATCGTCGCAAAGCTTTTTACGCCGTCGAATATAAACTGACGGAAGAAGAACACGACCTGCAAAATCAGCTTGTGCTTCTGCACCACGAGTACGTCAAAGTTTATAACGAGCTTCGCGGTAAATGATTTTCGCGCTCGCATTCGCTGGAACCTTTATTTCGGTTTTCGTTAAAGGTTTCCAGCACAAGAATGTGAATCATGATTTGCGCTGGCATATCGCGGGCACGTCTTACGTGATGAACGTCATGGAATTGCTGTTGATTGGTGGCTACGCAAAAATCATCATCGACGGCAATTACTGGTACGCGTTTGTTTCGGGCTTCGCGGCTGCTGGTGGTATGATTAGCTCAATCATGTTTCACGATTACTTCATTTTGAAAAAGAGAAAAGGCAGCGAGGAAAAGGTTGATGGAATTTGCTAAATGCACCAACGAAGAACCGTGCGGTAACTGCGACATTTGCGACATGGAACCGGGCGACGATATTTGCGGACATGGTGTGCATTACCTGCACTGCGAAATTTGCACGCCGCCTGAAATTGCACGGGCCTGCAAGCATCACGTAGTTGGTGAATGTGACGCGTGCGACGACGAACACGAGGCGCGTTTAGAAGCCGAATGCGACAGCGGCGATTACTGCATGCACGACATGCCCGCCGACGAATGTATGGAGTGCGGCGCGGCGCTGGACGAATCCTATCAGCGCGGACTTGAAGCGGCTGAATGGCGACACTTCCACGACTGAGGAATAAAAGATGGAAGATTCGATTTGGTGTCCACACGGAATAGACCGCGAAGAAGTTGAATGCGAAGACTGCGAACAAGACGAAAGCGGTGACATTCCAGACACGGGCGAAGACGATTAACTTTCCTGCGCATTCTCACGAGTGCGCTTTGGAGTGAAATCAGACCGGAGAAAAACTCATGGCAATGCAAACTGTTCAAAGCTTTATCGAAATGCGCACCAGCACAGAAATCCGCGTTAACTTCGACAACGAAGGCCGACCGGAAACCCTGTACCACACGCAGTTCAACATCGACGATCAATTGCAGGCGCTGTATGTAATCCACGCAAAGAAATACGCCAAGCAATTCGAAGCCGACGCCGCTTCGGAAGTAAACCACAAATGGGAAATCGTTCACGGTAAACCGAAAGCGAAATCTCCCGAAATGAAAGGCGCTTATCTGGTCGTGACCACAACCTTCGACGACGGAAAATAAAATGACTGATTGTGTAATGTTGAAAGTGTGGCCCGGTGAGCGTTTCGAAACTCTGATCGCAATGAAAAATAGTTACGGCGCAATGATCCCCGTGTGGAACAGCATGGCGCAGCATTATTTGGGCGCTGGCGAATACGGTTACTCGGAACTCGCTGACATTTCGCGCCTGTGGAAGCTTGCCTACAATCCCGCAATCGCAAAGCACCATCGCGCCGTGCTGATGATGACGTTCGACAAAGTTATTTTGATGGCACAAGACTACGCGGAAGCTGCGCAAGACATTCGTAAATTCATCGTTGATTTTCCGCCTATTCCCGGCCACTCGTTCCACTGGTTCATGATTGCGGGCCACCTCGAAAACAAAGCAAAAGATGTAGAAATGAAAAACCCGTCAGCGAGTCCTGCTGTGGGTTGGTGGATGACCACGGTTGTTAATTGTCCGTTTGATGGTAAATGGAACGAAGAGAAACAAGAACTCGATCCGCTCGACTGGTCGGAATTCGAAGACATTTACGAAACGCAGCGCCGGGTTTCTGCAAAGCCAGTGCTGACGCACGTTGACGGGGAGAATTAAATGGATTTCGGTTACGAAGCTTTTTCCGCGCATCAACATTTTCACATCGAAGTAATCAAGAAAGAATTCGGCGGATTGCAAGTCGGAGAATTTCTGAAAACTTACGAAGCACTTTACCCGGATTTGATTGCGGTCGATCCAGAAGGCGGCTGGCAGATTTGCCAATACGAAGGCCGCGCTTGCATCGGGGTGTTTCGTGCGTATTCGCGTGATGACGAAGCTTGCCTGCACCTTGCTTTTGTCGGCCTCGATATCGGGCGTGTGACCAGCGCAGCGACAATGTGGTTTCGTAAAAACCGTGCGCGTGGCGTTATAGAAAAACCGACAATTCAGGTTGCCGAACATCGCACTGTTTATCCTATTAACGATCCGCGTAAAGAGGTGACATGGTGGGTGGTTCCTTCGGCGGTATGATGATGCGTCACGCGATGGCTCTTAACGGTTCCAATAGTTATGGGTACAGCGAACGGCGCAGAGAAAAAACAGCAGCGGAAAAGGTTCTGGATTCAACCGATAATGAACTGGAAAGAATTAAACGCCGTCGCCAACACAGTCGCGATTTGGCTGTGGGCGTTTTCGAAATGAAGTTGGTGGAAAATTCACAACTACTTCTGGATGCGGGCCTTCTGAAAAAAGGTGACACTCTCTACAAAATTCTGTGTCGTGCCGCTGACGTTCCTTACAAGAAACCGAGGAAAAAGAAATGAGCATTGAGCATGGAACACGCGTTCTAATAAAATCCGCAATGCAAATGGGCATGAAGCGCGATCACTACTTATTCAGCGAGTATGCAGGCCAGCATCTTTTTGTGGTCGAACCCGAGTTGAATCACGCCGGTTGTTACGTGCTTTGTCCCGCGCATGAATTGGATGGCGAAAACGATAAGTACAGGCCGTGGAATGAAAAGCGCCCGTACCATATCACGATGCCTGAATGTTGTTTCATGCTCGATCCGGTGACGCCGAAAGAAAAGACTTTACGAAAGAATGTTACGTCAGAAAAGAAGGTGCGTGATTTTCTGGAATCGCTCGACCCGGCGCAACTGCAACGCTATTACCGCGCTATGAAAGCTGTGCAGGAACTGGGCATAAAAGATATCGAAACGCTTTTGAAATTAATGAATTTGTTGGAGTTCAAGAATGGCTAGATGGAACCGTAACGATCACATCACTTTGTCGGACGCAGAATTTCGACTGATCGTTAAACAGATGCGCGGCAATATGGAAGACAAAGCAACACGGGCCGCGTATCTGGTGATGGTTGACGGCATGTCGCAGAAAGCCGCATTTGAACAGTGCGGCTCTAGCGCTGCAAACGTGAACGGGGCGATTCAGAAAATCACGATCCGTCACAAAGAAATCATGGACGTTTACACCGAACGTTTTAATCAGAAAGTTGCGGTGATGCGTTTGATCGAACCAACATTTGAATTCACCCGAGGGAACGGCAATGGCGAAGAGCAAGAAACAAAAACAGGCTGAAGCAATCCGCCGCTTGCGTGCGCAGTTCCACGATAATTGCGACACGTATTTGCGCCGTCAACCCGGAACGAAAATCTACGACGATTGGGTTGCCCGCTTTGGCACCGACTACGCAAACAAACGCAGTGCAGAAGCCCGCGACAGCTTTCACCGTTACTGTAAAGAAGCACACGTGGACACCCACGGAAATGAACTAAGGACTTTCGATGAATAAGTGCGACTTTTCACCCGAGTACAAACAGCTTGCTGCGGATTTAATCAACTCGATCAAACAGCGCGGAATGAAGCCGTATCATTTCCCGCTGACGCTTTTCAATGCAGTCGCGGCGAAAGTCATTACCGGTTACGAACATGACCACGCATTCAAACGCACCATGCGCGAACTGATGAAAAGCAAAGGCTACAAAATCACGTTCGGTATCGGCGGCGTAACGGTTTCGCAAATTCCAATTATTGACGTGGACAAAACACAGTGGCCCGCGCTGACTCGGAACATTTGTGACCGGTTGGTTGACCTGATGAAAAGCGCTGCCCCGAACGGCCTTGTGCTGTCGCCTGCGACGTTTCGTAATATCGCCACTATCTGGCCCAACACAAACGACGAATTCAATACAGCGTGCAGTCTGGTGATGCTGGAGCGGGGCTATCATCTGCGCTTCACGGCGAAGTTTGTATTTGTCACAAAGAAACCATTGCACCCGGTTGTGCAACCTCGTGTGCGTCTCCTACGGGGCCGTTGCATGATTGATTTGCTGCTGAATCATCGACGCAGCGAAAGCTGGAAGAAAGGTTTTACGCACGCCGTAACAATCGACATTAAAGCGCGTGTTTATCCCGACAAAGGAATCCCGTTGAGTCCGTCTGTATTCGTCGGTTTGCCCGATGCTGTTATCGACTGCAACGGTGCCGCGTTAACGTGTCTGGTTGTCGGCATGCACGACGTTGTTCTGGTGAACGCTCAAGCGCTGGAACAATTGCAAAACTCTACGTTTGGTTTGTGCGACAGTGAAGTAATGAACGCCACTATCGAAAGCCACTTTTTAAACATCATGGCTCTGTGAGGCAGACATGACAATTATTCGAACGGAAAGACAAATCGCCAGTGTGCTTTTGCTGATTCTCTGCACGGGCACATTTATCTCCTTGCCGATTTTCGGAATTGGTGGGGACAATGAAAGTTTCTACATCGGCTTTTCGATCTTCCTGATTTCGCAATGCTTTGTTTTTCTCATTGGACTGATGCACGACGACCCGGCCTACGTGCTGCGTCTCGGCAAGTTCTACATGCGTTTTCGTTTCAGCATGACGCCGCTGTTTTACATCAACCGCGACGGGCGTAAATGTACGCAATATTTCGAACTAGGCACCATGCGCGGGAAAACGATGCGCGTGTTAGTGTTCCAGTTCCTTACGTTCGCTTTCCACATCGGCGTGTGGCCGAAAGAAAAAGAAGAACCGAAACCAGAAGCGAGCGAGAAAACAAAAGAAGAAATTCTCGAAGAAGCTGCGGCGTACCACTACAAAGAAACGCACACGTACACCAGCGGAAACATGACGCCGGAAATGCAAAAGCAATTCGACAGTATTTTCGATTCGGTTGGCCGCATGTCTGACGGTTTGTCTGCAATGAGCGACGACCTGCACAGGGCATGCGGAACCATGTCTGATGAAATGCACAAGACGTTCAAAGCTGCGCGTGATTTGCGCAAAGGCGTAGTGCCGGAGGATGACAAATGAGTCGTAAAATGCAACGCAGCCGCGACAACAATTTCAAAGCGATTACTCGCGAATTAACTGAGCGCATTCGTGACGACGGTTTTATGTACGACCGGGAAATGATGCTGGCCGTTTACGACCCGGTTATGGAAGCGCTGGAAAGTGCATTCGATGCAAACGGGAATTTCCCACTTAACTACGATCCGCACCGCACCTATTACGACCTTTCAACATGGAAGGCGATGGCGCCCGATCAGCAACACGAACACGAACGCTTAATGGAAATTCACGACTTCCTTTTCGACGACAAAGGTTCGCTGCTGCCGTTCCTGCAAAAAGTTCTGGCCGACCTGCTGAAGCATAAACAGTGGGATTGGCGTTGCGATGCAATTCGTCTGTACTACGCAAACGAACTGGGCAAGAAAACATCCGGTTCTTATCCTGCAACTTACATGTGGAAATGACCATGACGACGGAACAAGAAAACGCGTTGAAAATTGCAGAAGCGAATTACGCGTTCGCTGCGCAAGCGCTGATGGGCATTCGTGACGCGCAAGAAAACCGCCGCATTAAATTGGGTGGTGACAATCAACTGAGCGAAGCCGAACGCGCTGCGACTCGCCAATGGGAAGACCTGCAATACGAAGCCGGTCAAATTCTCCAACAAGCAAGGATTAAACGCTGATGGCTACCGTATTCAAAAAAGACGAACATGTTCACCATTTCGACGCTTGCGGTGGCGACAGTTTTCGTCCGACAGTTATCGAAATCATCGAATACCTGAAACTGCACAATTACGACCGTGCTTCTAACGGGCGTCCGTCGATTTCCGCCACGCTGAAATTCAATGAACACACTGTTGAAATCGTGCAAGGTTCCGACGTGAATAAAGTGTGGGACGAATTCAAAGTGATGATGAACGAAGCCAGTGAGAAATATCGCAAGTCACCGGAAGGAATTGCACAGGCTGCGGAATCCGCTGCGCGTCTGGTGAAAAACCAAGAACGCATGGACGCAGTTATGTGGCAATTGACTGTGCATTTGAACGAAGATTTCCCTGCACAAAAACGCGACGGTCTGACCCAACCGGAAGGCGATTTGGCACGCAACATTTGGGAACTGCTGCGCATTGCTTCTGACGCCAGCGACAATCGGGGCGTCACGTGGGATAAAGCGGAATTTATCCGCATGCTACACGAGTTCGGTTACGTGCGTAATCAGTGGGCCGGTGCTGACAAACTGGACGAATACAATCTGGAAACTTACCGTGCATATGTTGCCGGTCAAATCCTCGACTGTCTGCGCCCTGAAGCATTCGGTTTGATTCACCCGGTCACTGCTGTGAAAATCGAACAGCACGGGTTGAACACCAACATTTTTATTCCGTGAGGTTGTCATGAAAATTGATTGGGATAAGTTGCGTTCGTTGGTGCCTATCTACGCCTACGAATATGAATCACCGGGAGTCACACCCGGTTCGATCAAGCATGATTACTGGTTCCCGCGTTCGCACCCAAAAGGCACAGAGCCGCCGCCCGGTTACACGCACATCGACTATGACGAAAGCTACGAAAATTTGATGCGTGCTTTGTCGGAATACCTGAAATTGCAGCCAGACGAAAAAGCCGTTTGGTTCAACAATGCAACTGGCGAGTTTTCCAATTCGTGGCCGTACATTCCCGGCGACAAAATGATGCTCGATGCGCTTGAACATGTCGAACAGCACCCGGAATGGAAACTGATTGTTTATCGCTGCGAATCGGATTCCAATTTCGAATTCATGGGCCTGATGAAAATCGTCACTAACGTGCGTGAGAAAAAAGCATGACGACTCCACTGAAAGCAAAGATTCACGGCTGCGCACACACCGATCAATTCATCCGTGACGTGCCTGTTTACGAAGAAGTAAAAATGCGTGACCTCGACCGCAAAGCTGCGGATGGTGGTCGGCAATTTCTGGAAGTGATTCTGCTAGGTTACGTCAAAGCTGGCGTGCTGAAAGAACTTTCGGAAAGGCCCGATTGGGATTTGGAAAAACTGCGCATTTCCATCCAGCTTAACGACGTGCCGATTCTTATCGAAACGCTGGAAGACATGTGTTCGGAATTTTCCGGTCGCATGCTGGAATACCGCGCACAGAAAAGTGGCCTGAGTGATTTCGAAGCGGCGGTAAAACGCCAAGCAAAAGTTCTGTTTGAAAATGCCATGAAAGGCATCGAAGACAAAGCCTACGAACTCACGGAACAACTGCGCCACCTGACCGACAGCGCTGCGACAATTGTTGAACGTGAATGGAATGCGCCGTTTGCTTTCCAAGTCACTGACGAAATGCGCACAGCCGGTTTTAACGCACTGGCAAACGCAAGTGGTCAAGACCTTAACGACCCGAAACTGATTGACGCTATTTACCACGCGATGGTCGGCAAGCGTGACGAAAACTTCGGTCGTAAAAAACTGCAACTTCCTGTAGCGCACAGTCTCGGCAGTACGCCACGGGAAGCATCGGTACGGCAGGAAGCACTAAACGAAGTAAAAGCTGTACTGGACGCTCACGGTATCCAGTACGAATAAAAACTGTAAATGAACTACATAGACTTTTGATGGTCTAATGATAGAGGACATTTTATGACTCTCGTGGAACTGAAAGCGTGCATCAAATCGTCCCCGAATTATCGCGATCTTTACCAGCGCATGAAAGAGGCGGGCATCGGTGGCAAATCACAAATCGCGTGGCAGGCTGACAAGATCAACCAAACGCTGATTGACGATTTGGAAAAGGGCGGGTTTAAAGTCGAACCAAAACTCGACGATAACTGCTACATCATTTCAGGGTGGTGACATGGCAATTGCAAACTGGAAAATGCCGTATGAAAAAACGTTGCCGGAGAATTACGGTTGGTATCTGGTGACGTTGAAAAACGGTGAAGTTGAACGTGCGAAATTCACACACCCGAACGGCGCTCGCCAAACTGGCTGGTATCAAGATTGGATGGGCCATTGGGAAGAAGTGGAAATTCTCGCGTGGGATGATTTGCCAGAAGGTTACAAACCGGGCCAGTCGAAATGAGTCGCACGATTAAACGGATTCTTGAAAAGGAATCCCCAACAACGTTAAGCATCGGGCGCAGTGCAGAATCCGACGATGGCAAAACCGCATTTCGAATTTCTGTAAAAGACAACCTGACCGGCTTTCGTTTGTTGGATGTGCAAATTGACGCAGCCGAATTAATGCTCGCGTTGGGCAATCTGATGGATCGTCCGTGTAAAATCGAATTCGACGAACGCGGTATGGGCCATTATGGCAAACGACGCGAAACAATGTCGTACAAATTGCTCGAAAGGAAAAGCGGTGTAAAGGTTCCGGCAAAACTCGCGGCTGACGGGTGGGAACACTGGAACGGCTACGGCAATCACCACGCGTCACGCACTGATGAAAAAGGCCGCAAGTGTTATTTGTGTACGCTGGTTCGCTATGTGGAATTAGATGATTTTGAACCGGAAGTTTTGCCATGACTGAATTGGTGCAGATGTACATTCTCGGCGCCTATCGTTCCGACCACGATGACACGTTTTATTTCTGTGGCCTGAGCGGTGAGAATGGTTTGCTGTGTTCTAACAAAACCGAAGACGCAGCGCATTACCTGACGCTACAAGCTGCCGAAGGTGCTGCAAAACCGCTGCATGCAATGGGCGTGAATTTCAAAGTTGTACCGACAACGAATTGGAGGCGGTAATGGATCAGCTTTTTGTGCTAGGAACTTATGTGCCGGAACAGGGCCGCATTTTCTATTACGTCGCTTCCAATCGTGACGGCGTGATGACAACCGACAATAAGGAAGAGGCTGCGCATTTCCGGTCGGAAGAAAGTGCAAACAAAGCAATCGAAACACTCAAACAATACGACACAACTTTCAACGTGGACACTCACGGTTTCTGGAGCATTCAATAATGAACACCGAACGCAATCTGCTGACCCTCGACGACAAAGAAGCCATTGCTTACGCGCTGTATGATTCCGGCTGCGTGCCAATGACCAGCACCAATTACGCCGACGAAATCATTCGCGGTTTCGGTGATGGCGACGGCTACTTCGAACACCAGTTGGTTTGTGACGAAAAAGGCGAAGTTGTTCCGTGGCCGATTGTGAAAGAAGCTGCGTTGCGCATGCGTCTGAAAAACGAAGCGTTCGATATCGAAAAAGGTTTGCCGCTGTACATCATTCGCGGCGGGCAAGTGTTCAAATTCCAAGACGGTTATTTCACCGTTAGTTTCCTCGACGAAGACACGTTCATGCTGTTTGATCGTGAAACCCGTAACGCACTGTTCGTCGGCACCAGTGCGTATAACACGGTAGAAGCGTGGAATGCTGCGCTGGAATATGGCGACGTAATCGTTCGTAAACCGGGCGTTTCTGAGGAATAAAAGTTTTGGATATCATCATGTATACGGCAATCGCAATGGTTGCTGCTGTCGCGCTTTTTGCGTGGCGACGTGATGCAATCGAAGCACTTCTGGCCGGGGCTGTGGGCATCATTGTTGCCGTGGGTTTTTATTATGGCGCTCTGTATGCTCAAGCCTCGGATGTAGAATTGCTTTCGGGCGCAGTCGTCGCGAAGAAACGCACGTATGATCCTGAAACGGAAACGTACAGTTGCGGCACGGATTCTCACGGCAAATCGAAAACTTGTACCCGACAAATTCCCCGGTGGAAATGGTCGGTGATTTCCAACATTGATGACGATGCGTATTCGGAACACACGTATTCGAAATCCAATGAGCCGGAAATCTACAAGTTCACGGCGCTAGGCGATGCTTACGCAACCACGAAACGTTTTCTGAATTTTCAGTACGTTAGTGAACAAACCGTAATGCTGAATAAACAAGATCAGTACACCGGTTGGTTGCCTGAGTATCCAAGTATCTACAACGGCTTCCAAGTGGATCGTGGGCTTTCGCGAATTGTGGCGAGCGACGAACTTTCTGGAAAACTTGCAGTTGCGCAAAGGGACTGGGGGCCGTTCCGTGGTGCGAACGTAATTGTTTGCGTTGTGGACGCGGTGAAAGATGTAGGCTTTTCCGATGCGTTACGGAACAAGTGGACTGGCGGAAAAAAGAACGATGTTGTTCTGACACTTTATCTCACTGATAACGTGGTGCAGAAAGCGGAAGTCTTCAGCCGTTCGACCAACACGAAACGTAACGAAGAAATGGCCGACTTCAATATGGTGCTGACCGAAAAAGCTGGAAAGCTCGGCGCCTATGACGTTGGTGAATTGCTTGGCGCGATTGAATTATCGCTGCCATATTTTGAACGGGAAGATTTGCGTCAATACGACTTCCTTGAATCCGAATACAGCGCGCCGCTTTGGGTGGAAATCCTCGGTACGTTCCTGCTGTTGGCCTGCATGGGATTAACTGTAAAGGCATATAGCGAGAAGTTCGGAAGACGTGGCTACGGCTATCGTCGCCGTCGATTCGTATAAACGCAAAATACTCATTAAGGAAAATCATGAAACGCAATCAACGTGGTGCAATCGGTATTGGCGGTGCTATCAGCCTCGCTTTCATTGGTCTGCTGATCGTTACGATCATTTGGGCCGTGGGCATCCGCAATAATTTCGTGAAGCTGGAAAACGGAATTGTCGCAGCGAACGAAAGCCGTCAAACCACGCTGTCGAATATCAGCCAGAAGGTTAAAGAAACCATCGGCATTCGCGGCATGAGCGTAGACGATATCAAGGCCACCGTTAACGAACAGATTCACAGTCGTAACGATGGGAAAAACCCGATGGTCACAATGTTGAAAGAACACAACGTTGCGCCGTCGCCGGAACTGTACACCAAAATCATGAACATCATTGATAGCGGTCGTACCGAATTCCTGAAGTCGGAAAAAATGCTGGTAGATCGCAAACGTAACGCGTGTGATATTTCCCGCAATTTCCCGCATGGCCCGATCCTGAGTTTCTTCGGTCTGCCTACTCTGCACACCGGCTGTAATGGCGACACTGATGATTTCAAAGTTCTGCTGAATGACAAGTCGGCAGAATCGTTCAAGACTGGCACTGACGGCGGGCTTTACTAATGCTCGTATTCGTCCTGTGGTATCTCGTAATCGGCATTGTAACTTCTGCGTTTGTTTCGCAGAAAGCAATTGCCCGCATTGCAAGCTACGGCGCCGGTGAAGCCATTCTGGTTTCTGGTACGTCGAAAGCTCACGCAGCAGAACGTGCCCGCACAATGATTCCGAATTACGCCCTCTTCAAAGATGCAGATACTTCGAAATATGCAGGTTTGATTGTTGGCGGTTTTGTCGGGACTCTGATTGCGTGGCCCGGTTTTCTCTACACGGCGATTTTCTACCGTGAACATGTGCGCATTCAAAACGGCGTAGTGCTGGACTGACAAAAGGGGCGGGGGATTTTTCCTTCGCCCTTTCCCTGTAGGACAAGGAAAAGAATTATGCAAACTGATTACAGTATTGGCATCAAACGGATTTCGGAAATCACCTGCTGCCTGAAGTGCGGCAACAGCACCGTAAAAGAAACTCGCAAGTGGGAATTGCACACCTGTGGTCACTGGAACGAGTCGATTACTTTCCAGTGTGGTGCGCGTTATGAATTCACTCCGAATTTCATGAAAGTTGGTCTGGCGAAAGTCTGCACCTACGACCCGGAATTCAAGAAGCGTAAAGAACTGACTGCACAGGTAAAGAAAGAGATTTTCGAACTGGCAGAAAAGCGCGGCATCTACCCGGAAGAAATGACTAAGCTGAAAAGCAATCTGGAATACTGGCATCCATCGGATTGGTGATTTATGTTTGATAAAAACGAATTGTACAGCCGTCAATATACGGTGCATCTGCCTATGCAAGAGCGTGTAGGTCGGCAGGAAACAATCAGCAGTCTCGCGGAGTCGGTTCGCTACTGTCGTGAAAGCGCTTTGCATAAAGTGAATGAAGCAATCGCGAAGCTGGAAAAAGAAACCGGGCGCCGTGCAATTGATCGCATTCATCACGAAAGTTTTGTGGTGCGTAAAGACAAGCCAGCGGTTCTGGTGAAGGTCGAATTTCTTCTGTTAAAACCATAGGGACATATCATGCTCGGTTCAACTGAATTCGGTAACGCTTTGGTGCATCTTTTAAAGGCACCGATTGAAGCGTGGGAAGATACGCTCGAAACCAACCACGACGATTATGTGTACGTGGACGGGGAAGAGGGCGACTTCGGTATTGTCCAATATTTCGGGACAGGCTCGGACGGTAAAACCAAACAATTGCTACTGGTGAAATACGTTCACGGCGGCGATGTAGAAAACACGTACTTTACTGAAGAAGGTGCGTTGGTGTTTCAGGCGATGCTTAGCGAGAAAATGCCGCATGCAATTCTCGCAGCGATTCAGGAAAACATGAATCCGCCCGATGGTGAAAAACGTAGCTATACCACGGTGCCAATGCGCATCGGGGAAATCAAGAAAGAAAAAGATTTGATTGCAGAGGGACGGGCACAATACGAACCGCTGTGCATTGCGCACCAACCAAACTTCCACTTGCCTGAAATGGTGGGCGGTGCGGTTATCAAATGGGACGATTTGTTTTTCACTGCATTCGTACACACGGATGGGCGCATCATGTTCTGGTGTGAGTACGCAAAAGAATTCCTGCGTGCCGGTGATTTGTACCAGCCGTTAGAAACGTGGCGTGAGCGTTTCAACAATTGGGAAGTCAGCATGGTTTATCATCCGGCAGGTTTGTATGACTTGTTTAAGCGTTGGGAAGCTGGAGAAATAAATTGATTAAATTCCTGAAAGCAAAATGGAAAGGTCTTCGCCGTCGTGCGAAGTGGCTAATCGTCTGGTCTACCCTGTATGCAATCCCATCGGCTGTAATGCTCACGCTGGATTTCCTCGATTGGCCGGAACTCGGACGTATGGGGCCGCGTTGGGATTCCTACGGTTTCCAGTTTCAAATTGTCTGGCTGGTAATCATGGGTTCACCGCTGATTATCAGGCCGCTAGGTAATTGGGTTTTCATGCGGGAGAAGAAAAATGTTTCGTGAAAACCTACCGCTGCAATCGCGCCAGCACAGCATCAAAATCGGTGACGATATTTCTGGCGGGCCGGACGCTGACAACTCCTACATCCTGACGCGACTGGAGAACTACAAGCGTCGCGCAAATGGAAATATTAATGCCGCCATTTTACGACTTGAACAAAGTAAAAATATGACGGCAATCAACCTGACGTATCTCGACGGAATTGAAGTGCGTGACGGGGAAGCGTATTACTGCCGCCGCGTGCATTTCCAACTGATTCCAAAAATCACCCTCGTATCGGTGCCAAAATGAAATACGAAATTTTCCAAGTACGTTTGCCAAAAGGTGCAAACATGTTTGTCGAAGTCGGCGTGATGCACCACGATCATTTGGTGCATGCGATGATGGCCGAAGCATTGGTGCCGTGCGTAGCTGCAAACTTCAGCACCCCGGTTGAAAACGTCAAGGTTGTTTCTGCTGGTTTTTGCAGCGAAGGTTTCCCATTTACTTGCTGGGGCAATTCAGATTCGCTGAATCTTTCCAGCCGTGGCGATACCGACAGCATGATCCTTGCGAAAACGATGTTGAATTTCGAAGACGTGCATATCACCGGTTACGATGAAATCCGCACGCCGATGCGCAACATTGCACAAAACTGTTCTGTGTCGCTGGAACTGCTGCGCAACCAAACGTATCTTTTGGTGAACGATATTTCCTGTCCGTCGTTTACCAATCACACGTTACACGTTGTCGAAGCGCCAGCGCGTTTGCAATACCTCGGCCCGTCGATCAACGCGAAAAATAAGCCGGTGCAATTGTTCCGTGAAGTGAAAGATTACGGCGTTATGTACGACAACATTCTGGCCCTGACCGAACAGCAAATGGAATCGGTTTTTGTCGAGAACAAAATCGTTTCGCAAATCGCCCGCGCCGGTGCTGTGGTTATGGTTGTTGACGACATTGTGGGAACCTACATCGTCGAGCGCATGATTGACCCGTATCCGCTTTCTGATTTCCACGATGAAATCGAAGTCACGGTTGTGCATGCGCAGACGAAAACCCCGCATGTAATTACCGGCTCGCTTACAGAACTTGCTGCCAAACTTCATTTGGATTCCGAGGGTTAACATGAACACTTTTATTCTGATTTTCTTCAACGCTGCGGCTCTGCGTGTAGTTGCCGACAAAGCTGCAATGGAAGCGCCGGACGTAGTTGTTACCCCGGATCAAATTGTTCGTTACGCGGGTTTCCTCGGTGACAACGCGTACAGCATCGGCAACCGCGTTGTGATGAAAGTTAAATGCGAGAAATTGCCGAAGCCTTATTACGAAGTGGCCGAAGCAATCTTTATCTGCGAAGGCATGAAACTGAAACTGTTCAAATCGCGCACCGTTTCACAAAACCTGTGGGACATTGCACGCGAAGCAGATTTGGAACGTTATCGCGCAATGACTCTCGGCAGCGCCGAACCGAAACCTGAATTGCACACTCACGCAGAAATCCAACGGGACGCAAAATGAATCAGCAACATGACGGTGTTTTGTTAGAACAAACTCTGCGCCACCGGTTGGAAATCACGCCGCTGGTAATCGCAGAAACTGGCTCGCGTTCGTGGGGCACCCATACCGATTTGAGTGACTTCGATTTCACCGTAATCGGCATCGACAAAAAGTTGGACTTGAACACTTATCCACGTGCCACGCACAAAGAAAAGTTTCCGTTCACTGACGCCGCTGGTAATCAGGTTCCGTCCGACGTGCAATTCTTTTCGCTGGAAAAAGCGCTGCGCCTTTGCACGCAATCCAATCTGCCAATTTTCGAAGTTGTTGGTGGCGGCTGCAACAACCTCAATTTCAAATACAACAACGTGTACACCTGCTTGCAGGAAGTGTGTCACCATTACTTCGACGCTCGCGAAATGTTCCGTTCCTGTGTTGGCAGTTTGCACACGCTGAAAAAGCAGTACGAAGAATCGACCGACGACGAAGAACGTGCGAAACGTAAACGCCAGATTTTCCGTTACGTTTTCACCGCGCTGCAATTGGAACTCGGCGTAATGCCAAAGCTGAACATCCAAGACTACATTTCCGGCAAGCACGATCCACACACGAACCTGATTGTGCGGATGTATGAGTGGGCGTTTTTCAACGAACCGGAACTGACCTACACCACAACGCTGCGCGGTCTTTTCGATCATCACAAATCGGTGGATGTTCCACAACGCGCCAACAAAGAAAAGCAGCACAACAAATATACTTTCGCGAACAACAAATTCGCAGAAATCCACACGCTGCTGGGGCTGACAAATGAATAAAGAATACCACGGTCGTAATGTTGCGCTTGCCGGAATGCGAGAACACGCCGAACCAAACAAACAAGGCGAAGCTGTGTGGAAATACTGTGAACGCCGCATCGTTCGAATTCACGCAAGCAAAAACAAACGCATCGAAACGCTGAAGGCACACGTTCTGCGCGTAGAAAAAGTCTGCGCACAAAAGAATGCGTACATCGACAAACTGAATCAGCGCATCGGTCGTCGTGACCAAACGATTAACCGACAAGCATTAAGCGTCACGCGCCTACAGCAAGATAACGAAGTGTTGGCTGCGCGTGTTGGTCGTCGTGACCAAACGGTACGAAATAAGGCAGAGTGCATCGAGACACAGCGCGATGAAATTGTGGCGCTGCACGAGCAAATCGAAGAACTGAAAAAGCAGAACGGCGATTTACAAAACGACGTGACTGTAATGAATGAGCGATACGAAGCCATCGAAATGGAAATGGCTGAAGTATTGCAGCGAGCAGATTAAGGACTAGATATGCGCCAGACAAAATTGGAACGCCTGCAAACCGAACAGATGATTAAAGATGCGGAAGCGTGCGCAATTAATCGCGGGCTTATTTCATCGACGATTGAACATGATGCAGGTTGGACTCTTTCGCTTTGGGATACGGGCGTTTTGATTTTGAAATGTGACCTTTCGCATAAAGGCGCATGCGTGAATCGAACGTACAACCGGGAAGGCGCTACGACCGGCCTAACCACCTCTACGCCTGCCGCTGCCGTATGGGCTGCCGCTGGGGCGTTCTCCTACTTCGACCCACACCCCCGGCTTGACTGGTAGGGCGACGAATGGTATTGTGGCGGCTGGTCTTTGATTGGCCGCTACTACAACACTCACGCTTTAAAGGAAGTTTGAATTATGGGCACTAAAGCGAACGCTGTAACTGAATCCGTTCTGTCGGCGTTGATTAAAGAAGTTGGGCCGCATCGTTTTGCAATCGCGCTGAATAACGTTTGCTGTCACGGCACCGTTTTCGCAGAAGGCAAAGTCGAAGTGTCGCTCGACGACGAAGACAAAAAGCTCAATGCGTGGTTTGACGGAATCGAACAGTTGATCGAAACCGGCAAATGGCTGGAAGGTGGAAAAGCACCGAAACCTGTAGACGACAAACCGTCGATCATTCCGAATAGCTGGACGATCACAACGGCGGATTTCGAGAAACTGATTTTCGATACCATCGGCGTTACGCTGGCCGTGAAAAGTGAACCGGCTGAAGCAGAACATCGTTTCCATACCCTGACGCGTGATAAATTCGTCGAGGATATCAGCCACATGCTTATCACCGGTAAAAAGCTTTGCGACCTGTGTATCTACATTTACCGCCAGACCGAAATGGAAACCGTCCGTGGTCATTCCGGTAATATGCTGATTCGCAACGCTGCAAATCTGGACAAGAACGAGGCGAACCGCAAATGAGCGATAAAAAGCCAGCACCGGAATTGCACGAACTGACCAGCGAACTCGGCCTGATCGAAATGGCCGTGTACGAACAGGAATGTCTGCGCATTGTTTTCCGTGCGCCAGCATCGACCAAATGCAAACCGTACATTTGGGAACGCTCGCTGAATAACAGCGCGACGGTGCAATCTCTCATTGATCGCATCGAAGCCTGTACCGATGTGCCTTTCGTTATTGTGGACGGCCACGGCAGTATTCAGCATTTGAAACGCAAACGTCTTGCTGTCGTTTGTATGTCGTACCCGGTTTAACTTTTACCATGCGGCGGGGCTTCGGCTCCGCTTGCCTGTAGGACAATTAAAACGATATGGAATCGCCTTTGTTATTGACGCTGCAATTCGCAGGATGCGTCGTTGCTCTTTCTTTTATTATCGGCGCCGTTTCCTACGCGCTGTCGTGCATTGAAGAACCTGACCCTAAGAGGATTTAACGATGGAACCCTTTGAAATTTTCCGCATGGTTGTTGAGTTTTGCGCTGCGTGTTATCTGTTCTGGATTATCCGTCGTTATTTCTGGTTGAGAAATTTCTGCGATAATCAACTCGACATGATTAAGCGTGTGGAAAGCACGTGTGAGTCTGTCGAATTTAAAGACGGCATTCCGGTTGTCGCCGTCGAACGTTTTCTGCACTACATCAAACACCCTGACCCCGGTTTCGGCCCGACTGCAATTCTGCGTCACGAAAGGGATAATCAAAAAACTAAAATTGGCTCGGCCATTTAAGGAGCATTTATGTACATCGCAGTTTCTGTAGGCCATCAAAAAGCACTGGGCGTTATTCCTGTCGAGTGCGTGAACGTCGATTCTCTGCGCGACCAAATTCCTGATTTGGTGCAACGCCTGAATCATCTGGTAAAAGGCCGCGTGCAACAATTCGACTATACGATCATGGGTAGCAAAATTGCTGGCCCGTGCATTGGCGAAGACGGCGAAATGTCCATCACTGTGCAAGTCGTCGAAACAATTCGTGCGGCGGTACGTTGGGCGCAGTTCACGAATCACGATCACATTTCGATTTGCGTGGTTCCTGATTTGTGGGAAGCGCTCGACCGTTTCGAAAAAGAATTGGATTCGAAAGTGAGTCTGGATCGCCGCCACGATGCGCAGCAGCTTCCGTTGCCGGGTGTCGATTATGTGTACATTCAGGAATTGGCGCGGCTGGGGCGTTTGAAAGACAAAGCACGCGTCGGCATTTCCCATCCCGGCATTCAGTGGTGAATTAAATGTTAAATAATCTTTGGCCTGACGTTTCGTTCACTTTCCTGCTGGCTGCTGCACTGGGCTGCGTCACTGCTTTTGTGTTGGCCTATTACATTCTGCGCGTGCTGTATGAAACGGTGTGGGAAATTGCATGTGCGTTTGCGCGTGCCTGTAGTTTCACGCGGTTCCGTTTTAAAGTTGGCGCTGCGCAAGAGAAGCCACGCAAATTCAAATTCAAAATGTTTTTCAGTGCGTGGTGGCACATGCTCGGCTGGCAAAATGGTTCGCAGACAATTACGTTGCAGGGCGGACAATTTAAAGGCTACAACAATTACACCGTCTTCGGAAAATTTGTCAGTCCGAAATATGTGCCTGACCAATTTCAAGAAAGCGACGATTTAGAATTAGACGAAGAGGATGCCAAGTAATGTACATTCCATATTTGCTGGCACGCGTAAATGCGCGTTACCGTGCGGAGTCTGCTGGTTTGGGCGAATTGCTCGGTTACGATTATATGGGCAGTTCTGAATTCGAACTCGGCGCCATCCCTGACGCAAACAACCGGACGCGGACGAACATCGCAAACGGTGAAAGCTATTCGCTTGTGGCCCTACGTGCGACCCCTTCTAAGCCCGCTATGGAAGGACGGCGGTTCATGCAAGGGCAAACGATGTACGCACTGCTTAGAACGTCTCTGCTGGACTCCTACGGGCCTTCGCTGAATGACGAAATGCAGAAGGTCTTCGACGGCAAGCGCCAACTGAAAGAATACTTCGGCGCCGACATGAATTTTGCGCTGTGGCACGATATCAAAAACGACGTGTACTTCAGTCCGAATCCAACCTTTCTGAATCTGGTTTATTCGGTAATGAGTCGGCCTGCTGATTTCTCCACAACCATCGACAAAGAATTGCGCGTTGGTGACGTGGTGCGAATCGCCGTCGTGTTAAATGGTCGGTCGATGAAATCGGTAAACGACATGCACATAAAAGAGGGAAGGGTTTCGGCAATTCTCGCAGATACGGTAATTGTGAAAGATCGCAAACCGTATCGCATGCCATTCGTTTATATCCTCACTCACGAACTCGAAATCACAGAGGCACCGTAACAATGGAAATTATTACTGCGACGACTGACATTTCTAAAAGCGAAGTGCAGAACAAAGACGTTATAATTGTCGGCGGTTCTAACAGCTTCGGTAAAAGCCAATTGCTGTTCAACATGGAGCGGAATGAAAAAACTGTTCTGGAACGTTTGCGCGGTGACGTGCATATGGGAGATTTCCGCCAGCGTGTAAAAGGCACTGACAGTTTCCGTTACCTGTCGATTGTCGGCGGTGTTCCCGGTGCTGCAAAGAAACGCGCCAAACGCAAAGCAGAAAAGAAGGCGCGTAAACAATCCCGCAAATAAGCGAGGGCGCATCATGAAATATTTATCGGTTGAAGAGCGTATAGCCGAAGAGCTTAGCGGCCCTTGGCACGAGATTGCTGCCGAACTACAAATGACGCCAGACGAATATAAATCGCTGCTGACGAAATTGTTTCAGGCGGAAGACGATGCAGGCGTGCAAATGACGTGGGGCAATATTGATTACAGTCCGCACGTGACCACCTATACGCTGATGTACAACGACGCAGATTTAAACGCGACGTTTGTTATGCCTGAGTTGCCGACTGGCTGGGCGTATCGTTTCACGCATGGCGACGTAAAGCGTCAGCGCGACCGGGGCAAATACACCGGGCATTATTCCGGCGAAATGAAAGAAGGCAAATTCACCGTTTCGCTTTCGTCACCGGGTTTAGGTCACGGCGGTTTCAATCGGGCCTTTTTCGACATTTACCAAATCGTTCATAAGGAAGTGCTTCAATGTTTAGCGAATCGTCTGCACTAAACGCGTACCGCACGGGTTTTCGTGGGCGCAACATGATGGCGGCTTTGCTGATGGCGCAGACAATTTCAATCGGTAATGTTATGGGTGGATTGCTCGCACCGACGCCGACGTGGCGCACAGAATCCAAGCCGCGCAAAGGTGGCGTTTATCGTCGCCCGAAAAACATCAACGCCAAACGTGCTACGCGTAAAATCAAAAAGAAAATGCGCCAAGTGAGTAGAAGAAAATGATTACTGACCCGCATATCGGCCACGCCCGCGCCAGCACGTCAGATGTTGTAGAAGCAACACAACGCGCTTTGGAATTTCTCATGAGCGCACCAAAAGAAACGAAAGTGTTTATGAACGGTGATTTCGAGACTGCCCCCGGCACCGTTTTTATGAGCCACGATTTTTACGTGGAAGTAATGGGCATCAATTGGCTGCCAACCCGGCATCGCCTCATTCGTGAAATGCGCAAAAGGAATAAGAACAAATGAACTTGCCTGTCGAAATCAAAACGTTTCTCGCGGAACAATCCGAATCGCGTTTGCCGCGCAGTGTGGAATTCAAAACCGGCCCCATCGTTGTGTATCTGCGATCCGGTGAATACATCAACGCGGAAAACGAAATGCGTATGCGTGCGGCGGCAATTTCCCGTATCGACGTTAATCCTGCATTCCAGAACAAAGGCCGCTTCAAAGAATTCCTGACGGCGCTGGAAGAATATGCGGTCTACCTGAATTATCATTATGTGCGCGTTGAACAGGTGCATAATAAAATTCTGCGTGACGCACTTTCGCGTTATGGCTATTACCCGTTTCAAGACGTTTATGTAAAACGTTTGGTCGGCTCGAAACTTAGTACGCGCCAGCGATTCGAACAGGCGATGATTCGCCACGGTTACACGGTTTACGAATTGTCCTCACAGCACACCGGAGGCGTTGATAGCGACCCGGTAATTGCTGAGCGTTGGTTTGGGTATCAGGAAGCCATGAGCGACCATGTAAGCGTGCAGGAAGCGTGGGAAGCAGCGGGCGGCAATCCCGGTATCAAAGCAGGCCGTGAAGAGCTTCTATCGACGCTGCGCATGATGAACGAAGCGGAAGACGAACAGGACGATTGCAAATGAAAAAGATCATGAACACGGAAGCGTTGCAGCGCGAATTCGAAAACAAATATGCAAAAGCAGTCGGTATGCCCGACCGTGGCTTTGGCCCGGTGAATACGTGGGAACCTGAAATGCAGCAGATTTATTTCGGCTTCAAACTGGCACATGATATGTGTGGCCCTTCGGTCTGGCAAATTAACGACGGCGAATTAAAACACGCGGGCGTTCGCTTCAATCGCAACGGTGCGTATCACACGTATTTCAGCACCACCACTTCTGTGCATATTCCAGAAGCGCATTTGGCGGATGGTGGGCGCATGAGTTATCGCATTGAACTAGATTACGAAAACGTTAGTCCGGTGCAGTATGTCGATTTCTCTTTCGTGCTGTATCAGGGCAACGAAAAAGATCACGCATATTTCGATCAGTGCATGAAAGAAATCACCGACGCATGGAACCCGCATTATTATTCGCGGACGACGTTCGATTCGGAAAAGGAAGAAGACCGATTCACGCCGGTGGAAGATTTCAAAGGTACGCATTGTTTTATGCGCTTCCTGATGCCACACAAAGCGTTTATCGAGTCCATGAAACGTCACGGCTGTTTTGAAGGGATTACGCAAGCATGAACACCGAAGATCAAGGCGTAGAAGTTAAAGCCCGCGTAACGCCACCGGGCAGCAGCGCAGCGTGTGAATTCATGAGCATTGCAGACGCATGCCGTGACGCACACAAGCAATGTGAATTCGCCAAAGCGCCGCCACTGGTGGAAATGAAAGTTGGCGATGGTGAATGGTTCCCTGTCCGGTTGAGCAATTTCGTATGAGTGAGCCTAGAGCGGTCTACGTGATTCGAATTAACGACGCGCTAATGCTGTCTGTAATTCGTCCGGGTGAACTTCTCGGCACTGAGCATTGGCAACACGCCATGCAGTTTCAAGAACCTGAAATTGCAGAAAAGCAAATTGTCGGTATCGGTGAACTCGGCGGTGACATTCGCGAATTGCGTGTTGGTTTTCTGATACCCGGTTTCACGGCTGTTATGGATTGTTCAACCAAACGTGGTGCAGATTATTATGGCTGAAGAACGTGAAGTACATTTGTTTTTAATTCGTCACGAACAAACTGGTGAATACGTTGCGGTGATTCGCATCGGCGGCGTGGAGACTACACGCAAAGGCGCACACGCAATGCACTACGCTGACGAAGGCGTGGCAACCATGCAGGCGCAAGCGTTGTCGTTGAATCCGCACCGTGCGCTGTATCGCGCAATCGTCGCGCAAATGGCTGGACTGGTCTAACTGAAAAGGATTTTCACATGTTCCGTTTTTCTCGCATTAAATCGAAGTTGCAAGATACGCTGGTAGGATACCAAATCAAACACCGCACATGGCGCGATGGAATCGGAGCGTGTGAACACCGGTTCACGTTCGACCCAATTGAAAATGTTCGTGGGATTCACTACGAGCTTTTTGAAATTCAAAAGGGTGGATTTCTGCGCCCGAAAGAAACGCGCTATTGCTTGCGCAACCTGAATACTCGGTTGTACAAATTCTATGGCGACGTGGAGGATTTGCTTTGCGACCTACAAGTGATTTTGAACAGGCAAAGAAAACCCATTGGCCCATCATTCGCTGGCTGCTGACGTTCAAATACTTTTCACTTTTCTACAAAGAAATGACGGTTCTATACGTTGACGACGAACCGGCTGTTGCAGCGCTGCGCACATATTGGCGTGGCAAAGATTGTCTGCACGAATTACTGATTGGCCCTGACAAAAATAGTCGAGGCGTGCTAATTACGGAAACCGTTTTCTACGGCACGTGGTTGCGGCCTCGTTATCGGCTGTATCGAGTCGAATTGTTGAATCACGGAATCGCCGGAGCGCGACAAGTTTTCCACTATATCGACGACGCGTTCAAATACATAAATACGGAATTGGATAATGATTACAATTCATCTGCACACGCCGGAATGCCCGGAAGTCTCGGAGTACGCTGTGAACGCGCTGTCCGACGCGGAGTCGGTGGAATTACCGAAGCAGTATTATGACTGCACCGACGCTTCGATCCATCTGGTAAACGAACTGGCTTACGACGCATTCCGTCTGGCAGTTTCGAACGGGCACATTCTGCCTGAAAATATTCGCGCACGTATCCATCTGAAAGACCGCATCATCAAGGGCCGCATAAATCGGTTCGGCGTGTTGATTGATCCGAAAGACAAAACGACAAATATGAATTTCCATTCGGCCTGTGACGCGCAGATTGAACAAATCCTGATGAATGCCTGCGGGCGTATCCGGCGCGAACGTGAAGCCGCGTTGCAGCGTGACATTAAATTGCACGTCACAATGCACGACAACAAACTGTAAACGGAGGATGTATGGAACTGCACCCGATTGTTGCGGAACTGCTTAGACTCGGCGTGACCATTGAAATCAGTTACGACGAAAAAGGTCTGGACTACGACCTGAAGACTGGCGCAAAAAGTCATATCCACGCCCGTGCTACCAAAGGCGGTACGCTGCATTTGAGAATGCGCTACGACGAAGAGCGGGAAATCGAAACGTTTGATGAATTGTGCGATGCTTTTGATTCGTGCCTGAATTCGTCTGGCTATCACAATCACGAGTGGGGCGAAGCAATGCGCAAATGCGGCCACTGGACTTCGGAGAAATAAAATGAGCTACGGCGAACGCGATCCTTCACAGCAAATCGACTTCACACAAAAAGCGCGCTTTGTGCAGCGCCAGTATTACGATTTCTACAACGACATGCACAAGGCATGGCACAACGGAATTTACGCAGACTACGGCGATGCTGCGCCGACGCGTGAATCGTGCGAAGCGATGGATTCGCTTATGGTCAACGTCATGCAATACGGTTTCACGGCGCCGATGTTTTACGCACACGATCCAGTCAGCGGAACGGCACTCACTCCAATTTCCATGATTTGGCGCAGCAATAATGCCGGTCGCGAAAATCGGGTTATTTGGGTTACGATCATTCCGAACACCTCGCATTACGAATTCAAAATCGGTGACGGCACTGGTCACGGCCCTGAGTGCCTGCACAATTTGCACCGGTCGAATTACCCAACGCAGCAAGGTTTGGCCCCGCTGCTTTTCGAAACACTGATTTCGTCCTTCAAGGACAATTGGTAATGGAAACGGTTCTGAAAATTACGCTGAATGATTCGGAAGTTTTGAAGCAGGCCCAAGAGCTTGCGGACAAAACCCGAACCGCTCAAGTGAAAGAACAACTCGGCTCATTCTTTGCCGTGCCGCGCTACGGCATCAAGGAAGGTTTGGGCCGTGCGCAAATTCGCGAAAAGGTCGAAAGCATTATCGAAAAGTTGTTTGACGAAAACACGTTGATTGCCAAACTGGAACAACGCGTAGAACACCATTTCAACATCATGCTGGAACAGGCTATCGAAGACGCTGCCAAACATCGGGCGCGCAAGCTTACGTTCTTCGCATTGAATAATCATCTGAAAGATAAGGCTGCACCATGACCGCTAAGAAAGACGCAAAGAAACCAGCCGTGAAAAAAGCTGAGCCGAAGAAAGCCGGTAAAAAAGGTTTGGTACAAAAACGTTTGATTGAAGAAGCTGCAACCGCGAATAACGACGGCAAGCCAGTACGCGGCCCACGTCGTCGTAAACCAGTTGTACCACCAGCGCCGAAAGAACCTGAAATCGGCACGCCGATGGAATTCACAATTTCCGAATTTGTCGATGTTGATAATACGGAATTGGCAACACTGGATTTGAGCGCACGTGAGCTTAACCGTTTGACCGTGGGCCACGTTGCTGACGACCTGATTCGTTTCGCATCGCCTTCCAGTCTTCTCGGTGGCATTTCCGAAGCGTTGAACAAACTGTCGGACTCGCTGACCAGCATCAAGCGCCAGCACAAAATCCGTCTCGGTAAGCTGACAGCAGAACTGGAAGTTGAAGAATACGAATCGAATATGAAAATTCGACTCAATCTGAACGTGACGCGTTTCTACGGCATGCCTGCAATGTTGCCGAACGTCGGTGCGGAACTGGCGAAAGAAGTTCTGCAAGCCATGTTCGAAAAAGAATTGGTTGTGTCGGTTGATTTCTCCAACCTGCACGATTACAAATATCAGGTTGCGGGCACTTTCCTGTTCCACTACAACGAGAACATGTCCGACACCACGGAAGTTAAAGCGCCGATTGCCGACACGCCAACTGACGCAATTCGCGAATTGTTTTACATGGTTTACGAACACAACAATTTGTCGGATGACCACGCGGTTGAATTGGATGGCGAAGGTTGCAGCGACATGCCTGAAATGCGTGGCTTCATGAAAGAATTGGAAAAGGAAAAAGCACAATGAGCGGTATGGAACGCGATTACTCGGTAGAAGAACGCACCCGCGTTGGCGTAGCGCTGTATTTCGATATTCACGAAGGCCGAAATCAATTCGCTCGTGAAGTTGCAGCCGGTCACGGTGACGCTGAAATTCGTATGGCGATTTACTGGTCGTTGAACGAAGAGAAATATCCCGATTTGAATAACCCGGAAGATCAACTGGCGCTGTTTGCACCGGGTATCACTTTGTCCCTCGACGATTTGAAAACCCGTGCGCGCCTTGCACTGGTCGGCAAGCTTTTCGAAACCATGTCGATGGGCGAAATTGCGAAAATGGCCGAATCGTTTTTGCACGAAGGCGACGTTGCCAATGAGCCGATGTTCAAACGTCGCGACCGTATGCAACGCGAAGTGAAAAAGCGTGAAGCTGAAGTGCGGGCCAATTTCAACTCGCAGCACAAACCGGCGCCAGAAGGCACGGTGAAAGAACTGGCCGCAAAATACAATAAATCCCTGAGTGAAATCCGTCGCCTGAAAGCAGCCGGGGAATTGCACACACTGGTGAACTCCGATGAAACGTAAATATGCACTGTGCAGCAGTCGCGATTCTCGTGGTCGCTTCTGTCTGCATCTGCGTGTGGAAAAACAATACTGGCAAATCCGTTTTGAACTGAAGCCGGACGCAATCAAATTCGCGGCGGATAACACTGCGAAAATTAACGCGTTGATCGACGTGATTGAAACGCATGGTCTGGCCCTGAATATTCAGGAAGCACTGTGCAACATTTTCAATCAGATTGCGCCGTTCCAAATCGAAGTGGGTAAAGCACGTCGGTTCTTTCTGGTATTCAGTAAACGTCGGCCTTACACCGATGCGCAAAGCACGATGAAACTGACGCCGCACCAGTGTATCGAAATGAACAATCGCATTCGCGAACTGCCGGAAATTTCCGACGATCATTTCGTGGTTTGTTTCGAGCGCGATCACAAATCCCTGAATAGCTCCGCGATTCCGTTGACGTGGGAATTGAACGCGGAAGCTGTTTACGAACGGCACCCCGACACGGGCGAGTATTTGCCAATCAAACAACGCGCTGGCGTTTCCTACACTGACGCGCTGCGTGAAATTGAATCCGAAATTGTTCCCTTCGCTGGGCGCATTGGTTTGGTCATTCCGGCACTGGAGAAAAACATGGGCATTAATCCTCCGACTCAGGAACAACTTGAGTCCCTGCAAAACGAACCGCTGTACGAACAGTTTTCGAAAGCCGGTTTCAATTTCTACCAGTTCCCAAATACGCCGAAGCCTATGGAAAACGAATTGGGCGGCATGATGCAGAAATGGATGTACGAAGGCGAAGAGCGTGCGTACAAAATCAATCTGCATTTCTTCGATCTGTTCGGCATCGAAAACTATCCGCGTGATGGTAGCGTTCCGCGTTGGTTGTATGAAGTGCGGTTGAACATTAACAACGCGTATGCCGGTCAAGCGCTCCTTGCTGGCGTGCTGTTCCGTTTCCGTGTGTCGAGTGTCGAAGAAGCACAAACGGCAGCCGCGCATTTCTGGAAAGCTAGCGGAAGCCCAATGGAATGAAAAAGCTAGAAGAAATGAACGTGCAAGAACGCGCCGATCATCTGCGTTATCTGCTGAATCGGGTTTCGGAATTGCACCAGCAATATTCGAAGATTTATCAAGACCCGTGCGTAATGGTTGTGCCTTACGACAACGCACCGGAAGGCATGGTTCGCAACACGCAGTATCAGACGATCCCGGCTGAAGTTATTCTGACCCAAGGCATTCGCTTGCGTGACATTTCGATTGCGTCTGCAACGTTGATGGAAGAGCTACATACATTCCTGAAAACTGTAAATGATAATAACTCGGAGACGATCCAAACGGTTCGTCAGAGCTTCTTATCTATCTTGCAGCGTGAAGGGGTTAAAAGTGGTTGATTTCGTAAAGGGTAAAGTTGCCGTACAAGAAATGCAGGCGCAGTTGCGTGACGCGATTAATGCCAAGCTTGCTTCGCTGACCGGGAAAGGCAAACTCGACAACATCGCCATTCAAAACAAATACGACATTTCCAAAATTGATCTGTACAACGTCATTAGCGGAAAGGGTAGTGTGCCACTGGCGCGCATGGTGATGTTCGCAGCCAATCTCGGCCTCGACATTTTGTTGGTAGTCAGCGAAAGCGCTGTGGAGGAATTTGACCCCGAATGATGAAGTTATTTATTCTGTTCATGTTGTTCATGAACTTCCTGCCGATACTGGTTACGGGCTATTCGATATGCAAACAGTTAAGAAAGAGCCACGGCAGTCGGCGCAAACGTACACGTGCGTAAAAGGCCACACAGGCAAGTTTGTCGAAACGTGGAATAGCGATCCAAAATATCGCATCTGGTACATGGGCTGTGCGACATGCGGATGCGGTGTTTTCTGGTCAGGCGGAAAAACAAATGAGCATCGAGTCGTTTAACAAAGGCATGAAACACATGTTGGATCAGGGCGCATGGCGCGCCTTGAATGAACGCACACGTTTGAAAATTGCAATCACTGAAATCCTCGAAGCCAAAGGTCACGGCGCAGTGGAAATCAAGGAAGCAATTGAGGGCGTGTGTAAATGTGATTTTTCCAAACTGAAAGACCTGTTTGAAGTTCACACTGGAGATTGAGAAATGACGGAACGCCGCGAACAACGAGCCGCCCGAGAACTGAAAGAGAATTTCACGCCTTACTGGGAACGCGGCCTCGATGACGATTACCGATTGTCGAACGGATTTCTTTTCGTTGACGGACGCTTCGACGGCGCGACAAATTCGGTAGTGGTAAAAATCAAACTGTTCGAACACTCGGAAACGGCACTGGCTGAAACCTGCTTCGAATCGCCAAACGATTACAGCGTGGATGTTCGCGCTATGGCAAACGAGTGGGCACATAAACAACTGTCGAAATTCATCGCCAATGTGTTTATCCACGACGGGAAGAAAATATGAAAGTTCTCGGCCTTACATTGTGGAAAAAGAAACCGGAACAACAATCAACTTTCACCGCTGAGCAAATGGACGCACTGTCGCAGTTGTTCGGTGCAATGAAAGCGCAGAGCGTTCCGGGGCGTCCGGGTGTGCGTGAAATCAAAACGATGAAACGCCATCGCATTACGGATCAGATTATCTTTCCCGAGCCGTTGAATACCGATGATGTTTGGTCGGTGCAGCAACTGACGAACCTCGTCGATAAAGTCGAGAAGATGTTCACGCAAGGTTGGATTGATATTTGCGAAGTGGATTCAGCCGTGCGCAATTTCAAACTGCGTCTGACTGGCCCGAGCAAACAGGCTTACGAAAAGTTGCGCATTTTGCACTGCGTACATTTCGACAAATATCTGCCGGGTATTTACGATCAGATTCCGTCGCTGATGACGTGCGTGTTTACTGAAGGGCGTGCAGGTTTCGGGCAGACCGGTTCGTCGGAGCAAACGGTTTTCACACGCATAGGGGATTAACTGTAAATGGGACTTACCAACTGTAAATGCGACTACTGCGGACACCACGATTATAAAACCGATGCAGGCAACAAATGCCCGAAATGTAAACAGGGCGTTATGTGTGCGCGGGGAACGAAAGGTTGGCCGAACAGTATTTCGAAAATCCTTGGGAGCATTAAAAAATGAAATCTTTAGATCAGCTTTGCGTTGGTCACGACCGGGCCGGTGGCCTGTCCATGCACGAGCTTGTGACGTTCGTTGATAAGTGGCGCGCAGAAGATATTTCGCTGGTTTATAGCTACAATCATTCGGATCATGAAACCGCCATTTGGGACGTTGTGAAAAACGATTCCATGAGCAATCACCCGGCGTTGAAAATCGAACCTGATGATCGTTGGGTAAAAGCAGAAAACGACAAGAAATACGCACGCACCAAAAACGAAAGCATCGAACAGTGGCGTCGTCGTTTTGATGAAATGGTTCACGCAGCCGGTTACTACGTGGACAACAAAGGCACACCGCATTGGATTTTCTTTGCGACTGGTGAAGTGATCGTATGCAAAGTCGGTCTGCGTAAAACCGATAAAGGTGAAGCGCGTTATTTCGATGGCACCGATCATTTCAAGATTTACGCTTACGATGCAGGACAATGAAAACATGAGTGTTATTTCTCGCGCTGTATTTATCTGCACCCATCTAGCGCTCAAGCTGAAAGAGCGTGAAGACGAATTGCAGGCGCTGGACTCAAGGAAGAAAATCAAACGCTTCTACCCTACGTCGCTGGAAGACGAACCGTCGCTGGTCACATGCCTTTCGCATGCACAGAAAACCGTCGCAGCAATTCGCGATACGGACGCACGTTTGTATGATGCGAAGGAACGTCGGGCCATGTCTATTCTGGAAGAGTTTGCAGAAGAGTTTGACCTGCCGTCAGACGAAGAAGAAGAAGAGGAAGAAACGGATTGAAAACCAAGGAAGAAGCACTCACGGAATTAAATGATATTTGCACATCCATGCGTTTCCATCTGGAAGGGCTTTGTAATCTCCGCGCAGAGATTGGCGGATATGCGGATCGCCTCGGCGCAACGGGAGATTGGTATTACAATTTCTGGTCTGTTGAAGAGGGAATGAAGAACGTCAAGGAACTGGACAAAGAGATACAGCACATGCTGCAAGAAATTGAAATGGCGCGTGACTCAGAGCGCAAGCAGCAACCGAGTTTTGATTTCACCGACACCCTCAAAACGGCCCACTCCATCGCGGCCAAATACATCATCAAGTAATCGAGTAAATAAAAATGGAAATTTCTGGCGCAATCATTGTCCAAGTAACAAGGCTCGAAAGCGGTCTGCACATTGCGGGTTTGGATTACCGTCAAAACATTCACGACCGTGACGCAACCGAGCCTTTCTTGCTACTGGAAGGCGTGACAAATGCGGATGCTGTTTTCAAAAGCTTTTCGTTCCGTCGCAAACCAGCCGGGCAACATTGGTTCAGCTACTCGCACCTGTTGAAGCAACACCACATCAAAGTTGATGACGCACACAAATTCCGATTGTTGTTGGAAATTCCAATTCGCGAAGAACTGCCGTTTGTGGATTTCATCCCCTGCGGTAAATTGATGCGTGAAAACGGAAAAGTTTACATCGTGTTTGTTTTGCACACGAACGCCAGTGTGCAGCCGACCGACCACGAGCGGATGTTCTTCACTCACAAAGGTTTAGATTTCCTGCAAAGTGAACCGGGCCTGCATACGCTGGTCGTTGATGCACTCGAAAAGAATGGGATTGCACAATGAAAGAAGCGGCCAGTTTGGCGGATGCACGCAAGTTCGTAGAAGCAGCGGCCTCAAGGGAACACACGTTGTATTTGCGCCTGTGCGAATTGCAGGGCCAGTTGCCTCGTGGTTGTCGCGGACGCACGCGGTTGAACAGCTTCGCAGAATGTACGACTGCACTTCTACAACACAAAGAAAAAATCGAACTTCTCGAAAATGCCATTGCTGGATTTGGCACAGATGCGCTGGCCCGTTTCAATAAGGCTGTCGTGGAATCTGGAATTGAAATCCCTCCCGAAAAAGCTTTGCCGCCGCCACCTAAATACACTGTACGGAAATTCTGGATTTTCGAGCTAAGGTTCCGTGTGAAAGATTGAACTGCAAGCAATGTAATAGACGCCTGAGTTGTTCCCCGGAAATGCTCATGCTTTACACCACCTCTAATGTTGAACTGCGCTGCTGGAATTGCGGCGCAGGCAATAATCTGACAGTGAGAGAAAATAATGTTCGCACAGCCAGCCGAGTTCCACTGCCCGTACTGCAACCAGAAATTGCAGAATTATACAGTCCCGCATTTTATCAGCGAGTGTTGCAACAGAATCGTTTGCGCGACCGAAATAACTGAGTACCGAATTGCCCTTACTGAAATGGGTGATCGTCAGAAAAAGCAGCTTGGATTGGAAGGTGACAATTCGCGTGTTCCGGGTACGCCGAAATACGAAAGCAGCCGACCGAACAGCAAATGGACTTGGGTATTTTTCGACATGGGTTTTCACTATGTCCGTCTGATCCCGAAATCAATTAGCATCGACTCCACGCGTGAATGGGGATTGGCCTTTGCCACCACGTTTACGTCACAGGCCGAAGCGCATTCGTTCGCAGATAGTGTTGACGCCTACATGGACGCTATCGAAAAAGGTATTCTTGAAAAAGCACAGGAAGTCAAAGATGAAAACTAAAATTGTTTTGATTGCTTTTGCATTGCTGGCCGGTTGCGGCGACTTCAACACAGGCGAATCCGCTGCTACCAATGCCATGCGAAACACTACGCCCACCAGTGAAAAAGTTATCGCCGTGCAAATCGGTAAAACTTCGAACAGTCGAATCGAACGTTTCCACGACGACGAAATGAACGCGACGTGCTGGATCATTGACGGCTATCGTCAGTTCCAGTGCATTCCCGATACCATGCTGGTTAAGCACAAAGGGATGGTCGCGCAATGACTTCGCTAAATGAAATTCTCAAAGGCCCGGCATGTTCGCGTGTGAAAAAGGTCACGATTGATTTCAACTGTTTCGTGCGTGAACTTGCCAATCAGTACAAAGACCCGCAGCGTGCTTTCCGTGATATGCCAACGCCCGATCCTGACGGCGCAGTCGCAAACTTTTTCCGCTTCGAATTATTCGGGGCGATTATGCAGATGACGCATCGCGCCACACAGGAACAGCATTTGGGTGTGCTGGACATTGACGAACGCAGCGCGCATGCGACGAACATGAAAAGAATCGGTCGTCTTTTCTCCTACGCGTTCAATACTGTAAAACAGAATTATCTCTACGACGGAATGCAACACGTCACGTTCACCGTCACGACCAAAGAAGACCCGAACAACGTAGCTCGCACGATGCTGGAATTCATGTCGAACGCGTGTAGTTATTTGATGAACGAATTGGAAAGTTCGTACACCGATTACGACATGTGGCTGAAGCAAGCGTACCGTGAAATTATTGCGGTTATTCTCGACATGACTTTCACCGGGCCGACGCAGTTCAATTACATAAGCGTAAGCTTTAAAGATGCGTAGCTGGAATCGTAGCATGGTCTGTGCATTATTCATGATTGCCACGCTGTCGATTATCGCTCACTTTACACCCGAAACAAAAATCGACAGCAAGGCAAATCTTGATCGCCTAGTGGGGGAATTAAATGCACGAACTAATATTGGTGCTGGGCACCGCAGCAGTCCTGTTCACGACGACGCTTCTTCGCGGGTTTCAGAATAAATCCGTTGCAGGAAATCACAAGCGCATGGCGTTTACCGGTGGCACTGTTATGAGTGCTTTGGAAATGCTCGTTACGTTGACCATGAGCATTCAGGCAGCGAAAAGCGAAAACCCATACATCATGCTTTTAGGTGCGTTCGGTGCCGGGGCTGGATGGGTTGCCGGAATGCTTTTGCATGATCGCATGATGAAGAAAAAACTTGAGTTGGCGCGCATCGAGAAAAAGAGTCGCCGTGCCAAGCGAATTCAAACGGCAGCACACGCAGAAATCATACGCGTGCTAGAAGAGCATAACCTGATATGAGAGACGCCAATCTGATTCTTGAGTTTCCGAAACCGGTGATTTATTTTGACCGTGACGAAGCTCTCGCAGACACAACCGACCGCATGAAAGTTTTCGTCGATGGGGTTTACAACTTCGACAGCAAGTGCGGAGAAGCCGACCGGGAAGCGCGTAGCATTATTGATTCGTTCAACGAAATTCAAACGACGCGAAATATCGGCCACATGCAAACCATTTACGCAGTCCGTCACCTGATGGATCGTTTTACGTGGAACCGTGCCACCGATAACCAACGGGACGTTCTGCACGATGCTGGAATTTCCTATTTGGGAATTTGGGGGCCGCAAAGAGACGTGGCACTTTTACCCGCAGGTATCGGGCCGTATCAAAAGCGTCCGTATGAATTGACCGCAGTTGCTTCCATGATCGTCAGCATGAAACGCTGGCACAAGAACAACAGACTGGCAATTGCCGAATATCTCGCCCCAATTGAAGAGGCGAAAGTTCGTCAGCAAATTTTCAACGAAATTGCGATCAGTGCTTTCGAGAAAATCTTTAACGCCGGTAAACACATTCGCCTGTTCGCACTGGCGCCGTCGCAGTGGCTGATGGACTACGAACACAAACTGACGTTCTCTGTACCTGACGATTTCCAGACACCAGCGAATTACAAATACGAACGTGGCTTGAACGTAGTTTTTGAATTCCACAATAACGATTTAAACGTCTGGATGGCTGAGCATGTTCGCCATCTGTTGGCGCAGAATTTCGACGCTGACGTTTGGCACGCATAACAACCCGCAACAAACCCCCTCCGCACATTCTAAGCGGAATATTTATGGAGCAACAAAATGCCACAATCATTTCCTGATATGAAGTCGTTAGAAGACGCTTCCGTCATTCACAAATTCCGTAAAGCTTTTCACGACGAAACCGAACAGGATTACCGCACCGCGTTGGCCGACCATGTAAAGGTTAACGGCCACATGATCGAAGCGATGGAAATTCGCACCGGCAAAGGTTGGGACGAATTCACCGACGAAGAAAACGAAAAAATGCTTATGAGCAATCCAGCAACGTCGGCGCTGATTAACAGCCTCATTCTGGATACTGCATTCGCGAAAGCAGCGGACACGTTTATCAACAACAGCACATCGAAAAAGGATGACACAAAATGAGCGAGACTATGCGCATCATTAGTGCCAGTAGCAGCAACGGCACGAATCCTTTTACGAACAAACCGAGCATCGTAACAACGATCATGCAACCGACAATGGAGCAGATTAAATCTCTGTTGTTGAAGCAGCAGCAAATTATCTGCATGCGCAAGGGCGACGGTCACGCCAAGATCGACGATATTCACATGGTCATTACTGGCGTGCGCCCCGGTTACAACAAACCGGTTCCGAATCAAAACGAAACTGAATTCAACGTCGTCGGTTTTTCCATTCTGCCTCACGATTACGGTGAACTGATTACCAGCATTGCGCCGAACGAAATCTACGTGGCGAATTACGGTGAACTGGATATTCGCGACGTGCGCCGGATTAACCACTACTCCAAACTGGAAGCGGTTAAATGGCTGTCGGTGCTAATGCGTAACGGCGTTCGTTCTGTAGTGAAAGCTCACGACCTGCAACAGAATGCCGAAGGGTTGATTTTCTACAAAATCCCCGGATGCAAACGGCAGTGGCACGGCACGCATTTCATCATCGACCCGGAACAAACGAAAAGCGCAACACGCATGATGCTGCGAAAGAATTTCGAGCAATTGCGCTCTTATGAAAATACGTTGGAAGAGGGCACGTTCCTCGAAGACGACAAAGGCAATGAGTTTATTGTCTTGCGTACATTTCCGCCCCGCGACGTTAACGGCAAATACGTTGACATGCTAATCGTGGACGGAAGTATGGGCGCACCACTTTACGCATTCTCCTGCGAATTCCAAGTAATCAATACAGAGACTAAAAAATGAGCCAAGCCACTCGCACCACTTCCGGCATCGTAATGTTCAACGAAGACGTGTCCAAAGTATTTTTGGTCACTTCTCTGAAATTGCCGGGCAAATGGGTTTTCCCTAAAGGCGGTCTGGAAGAAGGTTTGACGCCAGAAGAAAATGCCGTCAAGGAAATGAAAGAGGAAGCGGGTATCGCTGTAACCGTGGGCGAAAAGATTTTCGATGCGGATGCACATTACCCGGAATACGAAGGCAACGCGCCACGCATTCAGCGGGAAATTTATTTCCTCGGTTCGTTCCTTTCGTATGTGGATTGGGAAGAGTTCCAATTGCGCAAGCGTGAATGGTTTCCCATTGATTCGAATCTGGCGGAATTGCTTACGCCAGTTCAACGCGATGTGCTGGCCCATGCGTTGGTTGCCGCACGGAAAGCCCTTAAAGCTCCGTTGCTGGATGCTGTCGTAACCCCTTGATCTTGAAGGGGCGCTAGGGTTGACACCACGGGCCGGGGATGCGATGATGCGTCTTCGGCCCCCGGCTGCCTGCAATTCTAACGCTCACGGATCAAAGGAAGTTTCGTCATGGGTACAATGAAACGCACCGCATTACCGGCCAGCACCGCAACGATTAAACGGCCTCATTCGCTAATCGTTGTTGTCCTGTCGTTGCTGTTATGGTTTTACTTGGCGTTCAAATCGCACAGCCTGTTGATTGGCGGCGTTGGTTTGATCGCTTGTCTAATCGGTTTCGCGTTCGTTGGTAGGAATACAGATTCCCTCACTTCGAAAATAGAACGCGGAAACGTGGTTCTCTTCGCTCTTATCTTTCTATGGATGGTGGCGCAATGATTATTCGTTCCCTGCTTCTTTCTGCACTCTTTATCTTTCTTGGCTATTCCGTTCGGTTGTCTCGCGAACGGTTTGACCGTAGGACAATTAAAGTTTTCGTACATGTCGGCCATCACTGCATTGAACCGGTAACGGTTGCCGTGCATTCGAAAGCCTACGATGTGCTGTGCGAAACCGACCGTAGCTATAAAGGCTTCGGTGACACCGTTCTGAATACTCTGCGCATTGCAGAATCCAATTAGCGTTAAAACGACCTCACTAGGAAATCCAAATGGCTTTGCACACTACCGCGACAATGCGTCATTACCAATACGTGTTCACCTTGAAGACTGAAAACGTCGTCAAGAAAATGGAAGCGCATGTTTTCGCGCTTAGCCGTGACGAAGCAAATATGCTGTTCAACCAAAAATGCCCGAACGTGTGGGCACTGCTGGAAGTTATCGAAAAAGGTTTGGGCCGCGTGTGGATGATTAGCGGCAAGAAATTCAACAGCAACCGTTCTTACGTTGCGACGATTAACGAATACGTTGAACCTGCTGAATCGGGCGCACCGTTTACCGCGTTCGTGAAAATGTACCGTTCCAATTTGCAGGAAATGCCGCTGCCTAAGCTGCGTGAGAAATTGTTCAAGCATAACGCCGGTCGATTGCCGACGCCTGAGCAAATTCAAATCATTGCAGACGAAACCGGCGAGTGGCCTGCAACTGTGAAATATTGGGCGCTGCGTGAATTCCGCGCTCACTGCTTTAATCGCGCTGTTGAGCAGTATGGCCGCGCACGTATGACGAAGATCGTAAAGAACGATGATGATTTCGACGCGTGTGAACATGGCCGCTGTGACGATGACCTTTGGCAAACCGTTCGTGAAGCGCTGCCGAATTTCGGAATTGTGCGCCACTACGAAATGACTGTTGGTGAAATGCTTTATTTCCACGACATGAATTCCGGTCGCCGCACTGACAAAGAATTGTACACCGGGGAAGTTTCCATTTTGGATTTCCCTAAACGCGTGCTGCGTCACCTGTGTGAAATTGATCCTCGTTTCGCTGACTTGGCTGCTAAAGAGCTTGCCGATAAATCCCTGTAAGGAGTTGTAAAAATGTCGTTTCAAAATCTGTGGCAAGAACTGGATTTGCATTTTGACGATCTTAATGAATTCTGCAATGAAGCCGGATTCAAAGGCCACGAAGCTGACCTGTACAAAGAATACGTCAGTGTCGGCAACCTCACGTTGCTGACTAAAGACATGCTGGTAAAGATGGAAAAAGCTTTCGACGGTGAAAACGGCAACGTGCATTTCAATTATGAGCGTGCTGTGGTCGCGTACAACATCCGTGCGCGTTTGTCCGATGAACAGATGGACGAATTGTACGGCATCGTCGATAAACGCACGGTGACTCGTTGGCTGAATGAAAAGGCTACGATCAGTGGTGACATGGCCGAGAAATTCGAAACCTATTTTAATTTCGATCCACGCGTTTTGAACAACGTTTATCGGGCACCAGCAAAACGTGAAGCTGCCGAACGCGATGCACCGAAAACACGACTGATGAAAGGCGCTGGCGGTAAAGTGGTGGCGGTTCCTATTAAAGCGACAAAACCCGTCGTGCGAAAAGTCGAACGTGAAACAGACGACGAAGACATTGACCGTCGCCGCATTCCCGGCAAAAAGAAATCGCCATTCGACGACAACAGTTGCCCATTCAACAAATCGCAACTGGAACGCGTTTCTACGCTGGCAATTCAGCACGAAGAAATTTGCGACATGATTGATGGCGCAGCGCACGAGTATTATCACGACGTTGTGCATTCCATCGGTGCGCGGGTGATGATGGAATTGTGGCCGCTGACATTCACCATTACGGCAGAAGGCGACGATCAGGAACCGACATTTGTTTTGGCGTGCGAAGTGTTCACCGCTCGCGTGAATATCGACACCATCACCGTTGCGGAAACGCGCAGCAGTGGCGGTCGTTGTGAATTGACGGCAGACACGCACGATTACGCAGAAAGCGCAGACAAAATTCTGGACTTCTTCAACACAATGTCCGGCGCACGTTTCGACGACATTCTGAGCGGTTGCGGTTTCCGTCCCGGCGATCAATTGCTGGCTGACAACAAAGGCGTAGCGACCGACAGCAACGCGCCGAATTGCGTGGATTCGTTTTTCGATTTGGAACATGTTTACGCCGCAGTGACTCGCGACAAAACACCAATGACCAATTCGCAATTCCTGCGCACTTTCGGTACGCGTCTGCGTGGTCTGCATTATTCGAAACTCGACAGCACGGCGAAAGACCAATTCGATTTGCTGACATTCGAAATCATGGATTATGAATTCTCGGCAATGCTCGCCAGCACCGACGAAGCGTTCCCTGCTGTGTACGTGGCGAGCGGTTCATCTGCGCAATCTTTCCGCGACGGCCTGAATCCTGATTTGCGTAAAGCGCTGTTCCAATCGGGTGTGCGTGTGTCCGATGACAACGGCGTATTTACGCTGGATTTGAATAATCAGTATTTCCGCGAAGACGACGACGAAGACGCCGACGACCATCGCATTCTGCTGAAATTCTACATCTAATTGCAGTGGGCGTCTTAACCGGCGCCCGTTGTTGGAGGCTTTATGATTTACGTCGCAGCAATGTCGCCGCATATTCTGGAGCATAAAGATTTCTTTCAGCTAATCGGCCACAACATGGATCAGGCCGGGAATTATTATAATGGCCGGATTGATTTAATCGGCAAGCATGTGGAGGAAGGCGAACTACACCCTTTCCTGTTTCGCATGGCTGACGATTCGTACACGATTAACGACCTGACTTTCGTTGTGGTATTCAACCGCACGAATATTCCGCTAGCAGAAGAAGAACGCGACGAATTCCAAATGGCTGCACACGTCGAGGAAATAATAAATTTCTCTACGCTGCTTGCTGGAAAATGTCGCCCGACTTCGATTGAGGATTACCGAACGGCCAACGGCAACTACGTTTGGATTTTCCGCAACATCCAAGACACGGCATGGATGGAAGAACAGTTCACGAAAAATATTCGTGACTCATTCAAGCTGGTTTAAAAATCGCCCTTACAAGGAATTGCTATGATGTTTTATTCTTCGATTGGTGCAATGGCGCGCAATCGTTTGATCGTTGATAGTTTGGCAGCGGCAATGGGTTGGACTGCCGTACAAGCTGAAGCGACTTTGAACGCATACGCGACCGGTCTGTTTCTCCCGACACAGGCTGAAGTAAAAGCGATCAGCAATTTAAAATCGTTCCAAGATGAATGGCGTTTGGCGCTGTACGCTTTTCACATTCTGGAACTGCTGCAAAAAGGCGTAGACCTGTCGCCTATTGCATCGCATGACACTGTGGGCAAATGGGTACGCGGTACGTCTGTAATCAGCCAGAAGAAGCGCGGCGAGATTCTACAGATGTTCAACGTAGACGTAGACCACGTTCCCGAATCGCGCCGGTTCGCCTACGCAGAAACACAAACGCCAGCGGTTAGCCTTGATATGCGCCGCAACCTTTTGAAACTGAGTGCGACCACGTATTTTCTCGCACCGGTTTCTGAAAATTCCTATGTGGTGCGTTTTGAAAATAAAACAGACGCCACATGCTTTCATCAAGACGTTATCGCCCACGGATTAATCATCGTGGACAGTGGCGATTTCAACCGTGCTGTTATTCCAGCTTCTGAGACGAGAATTTATTATGCCAAGTCATGAAGAAAATAAAGCGTAACCTGAGCCAAACGGGCTGGTACATACCCAGCACAGTCGAAGTAACCCGCCGCAAATTCTACGACAAGGACTACGGCGGTTCTGACTTATCGTATGCCGCAGCAGAACGAGAATTAGAAAATGCCGTCCACATGCGCAAAGACGAAACGCATGTACGCAGCAACAAGAAGAGTTTAAATATCGTCGGCATCACTTATTACAAAGTCAAAGACGGACGGCAGACAAAGCATCGTTTCGCCGTCTGCAATCCCGCAACCGGGAAACCTCAAATGGTGCATATCGGAAACGACAACACCTATGAGAAAAATTGGGAACGCAAGTTAGTCGAAGCGACAGAACTTCGCACGAAACTTAAACAAGACCATCGGGATAAAAATTCATGACACGCTTTGATGAATTCTACAAAATCACAATCGGCATGCCTGCTGATAACGCGCCATCGTTTCGTTATCGTTTGGTCGATCAGTTCGGGCGTGTGAGTGAACACCAGTACGGCACGATTGAACCTGCCGAAGTTGGTAGCGTTGCGCAGTACGATCAGAAGTTTGTCAGCCACCAATTGGCGCTGTGGCTCGCTGAGCGCTTCCACGGCACTACAGACGGTTCTAACGGTTTCGCTGAAGCCAAGGCGTTTATCCACATTGGAACGCGTCTGAAGCCACTACAGGACTTTGTAGCGGGTAAGCTGCGCGGCCTGTCGATTGCCAGCGGCGTTATGTTGGTTAAACCTCGGCCAGAATCGCGCCCACAACTGGAAGAGATTTACGGCTTCCAACCGGATCGAATTCACCAATACGCAGAAGACATTTGCGAAGCGATTAACGCATGTCGTCACGGTTTCCGTCGCGATGTTTTCTCCAAGCTTGTGAATAAATGGAATCACATGATTGTCGATTACAAAGAGCCGGTCGGATTGCGTGCGCGTGCAACTGCCTACGTGCAAAACTTCGCGGATGTAAATCTGCTGGAAATTGATTCGCTGACTGTCGAGGATAACGACGGCCTGACGATTTTCATGATTGGTGATTCGCGAATCGCAATTAGTGACCAGCACGTTCGTGTTAAATGGATGGCGATGGGTAATTCGAAAACCGCTCGCAAAGAATCCACGGCACTACCGTTGTTGCTGGAAGCGCTGGAAGCAGAATTGCACCAGAAAGAAGTGCGCGAAGAAAAAGAAAACGATGCAATTCCGCACTCCAATCTGCAATCCAAAATGGCGTTGATGGTTCAAGGTTTGACCAACGTGCAAATCGAACGCCAGTGCGTCAAGACTGCGCCAAGCGAAACGAAAGTATTCCGCATCACAAATGGCGACGGCATCGAATTTAATCTGTCGCTGCACGACGGGGTTTTCGGTGCGTATGCAGAAATGGCGTGGATCGCATTCAACACTGAATATCTGATACGCTGCCACGGCTACACCGGCCTTCCAAAATTCATTGATAATTGCGAGAAAGTAATCGGGAGATTTGAATAATGCGTGACGACACTGTAACCGCCGAAATCTTTGTGCAGGATTATGTCCGCACTCGTGGCCTGACCTGCGAACACATTCAACACGCGAAGAAAGCGATTTACACAATCGAAGGTGTGCGCTTCACGTTCAACGCGAAATCTTTTTCCATTGAAGAACTGTCGAAAGACGGCCATCAAGATTACGTGGTGCCTACGTGGTATCGCTGCGTAACGCACACTGAAAAAGAAAAGCTGGAAGCAATGATGCACAGCATTAAACGTGCGCTGTGCATTGCGCATTATCAGGATCACGTGCGCAAGCTGTACCAGTTGCCAGCGTGGTTTATCATCACGTCGAGTATCCCGAACGGATATGAGAAAATTGCACAGCCTGAAAACTGCGCGGAAGAAATGAGCGTGCTGATTTACAACGAAGTGGAACGCCCGAACGAAACGGCGCTGTACATTTTCGTTACCCGTCATTCCTACGTGCTGGACAATTGGGATTTCCAATCCAGCGACAAAATCCGTAAGAACCATTTCAAGTTTCAAGAAGGCCAAGACGAATCGCCAATCGGCAGCATTTTTAGCGAGAACGAAATGGTGCATTTGTACGGCGATCAATTGGCGTGCGGTCGTCTCATGCTGGTGCCAGCGGTGCAACATTACACCGTCAAAAGTGAACACCCATTGCCACCGAACATTGACGGCGCGTACAGCGTATATGTGCTGACTGAAAACAAAGGCGTGGCAGTGGCTGCGGGGGAATAAAAATGGTACGCGAACAGTTTATTGAATTGCTGGCTGATCCTGAATTGTCTTTCCTGTCGTGCGAAACAAAGCACGGCATGGAATACGCGTTCGACGGCCTGTCACTACGCATTAACAAAACCGGTTTCGTAATCGCCGGTAACGCGGTCGTCCATTACGACTTTATTCCGAACCACACATTCGGTCGGTACAAATTCACCGAAACGAATCTCGGCCACCTGAAAGATTTCCTGATGGTCACGAAAGAAATTCGACGCTGGCGGAAAGGCGTGGAAGGCTTCGATGTGCCGGAAGTTATTTTCGCACTCGGGGAAAACGCCTGCTTTGTTCCAGACCAGCACGAGTGGCGTTCCGGGTATCTGAGCATTTACGCCTATTACCAATTCGACTGCGTGAACAGTGACGAAATGCGCCGCCGTGAAATTCACCAAGAAAGCGGCACACGTGAAAAGTTCTGTGGTGAGAAACGCCAGTGGTTGCCGAAGCTTACTGAGTTCAATAAATACTTTGCGGAACGGTTCAAACCGCACGACCCGGAACAGAGTTACGCCCCGATCAATTATCTGGAGCGCTCGGATGCCTTCTGCTTTGCGTTGTTGAAAACTGTTCGCTCCTACGTTGCCGCTGACCCGGCGCTTCTGAAAATGTACGGTGTGCAACTGCCCTGCGTGAAAGACGATGTAGTTTATTACGTGGTGCAAATTTCGCGCGGTGAGAAAAACGTCATGATGGGGATTTTCGAATGACTGCAAAGACGAAAGAACAGTATCGTGAATTGCTGGAAACTGCCGCTACGCTTCTCGGTCAACAGAGCATCACGGCAGAAAACGAAAAGCTTGATCCGGTGCGCGTTTACAACGACCTGAAAATCATGATGCAACTCATGGACGAAGGCTGCGTCAAAATCGAAGTCAAGCGTTCCTACTGGATTTTCTGGCGACAAAGCTGCCTCGACTTGGCTCAAGGCTACGACGAACTGGATGCCCTGCGGCGGGCCGGTTACGGCGGCGGTGCATCGGCGGCAATTGATTTCGTTTCCGTCGTTCCTATGCGCTCTCAGGCGGTCACACAGCGTATCGCGTTGCCTGACCGTAAAGGTGACGACCCGGAACTGTTCGGCCACTACAAAGCGCAAACGCTTCTGCATATCGACGACTTGAAACGTGCCGGTGCGCATCAAGACGCAATCGACGATGTTCTGGAAGAAGTGCAAGACCAGTTGAAAAATCTGCAATTCGTTTATCCTGATCGCGAGTTCACAAATTCGTATGCAGAAATGTACAACGAATTGTTTTTGAAATACGGCAAACTGAAAACGGGATTGCCGGAACTGAATAGCGCGTTGGAGAAAGGTTTGCGTCCGGGTGACTTTGCGATTATCAGCGTACCAACGCACGCCGGGGCTTCCACACTGCCGACGCGTATCGCACTGGAAATGGCAGCCAAAGAAAAAGGCGAGAAATCGAAAACGCCAATTCTCGACGGTCTGCGTGATGCGTTGAAAGGCGTGGATTTGGGAGAGGGGTTCAAGCCATGATCCGTTCATTCAACGTTGTCGATAACAGCGACGAAGAAAGCGCGAAGTTCATTATGGAGAAATTCCACAAAGAACGTTACGCACGGAAAGAGGCGATGATTTATTGCGTGCGTCACGAAGACCATGCGCCGTGGCCGCTGAAGGCATTCAACATTCACCACTGGGCCGTCACCTGTATTGGTGTTGGTTCGGTTTCGGAAAAGATTAATTATTTCCGTGAACACAATGACGGCTTCGACCGTGTGCATGTGGTTTTCTACATGCCCGGTCATTTCATTCACCACGAGATTCCGAGCAGCGATGAATATTCAGGCGCCCCGTTCGGTCTGCCGTTCAAACTGAAAAGCGACACCATCCGTTACATCATGCGCAACGTCGATACCGTGACGGTGTTCGTTGATTCAATAATCAAGGTAGACCAAAATGCTGTTTGATCCTGATTTGATGTTGATTGCAAAACCCGGTGCTGGTGCAACAGACGCAACGCTGCGCACTCTTATGAATGATGCAGGCGGTTCAAACTTTGTTCAGATTTTTCTGAATGACGAACTGTCGCTGGAAAACGTGGTTGCGCGTCTTGTTCATTCCTACGGCGAAGAAACGGTGAAGTTAAAGTTCGCCAATCAAACGTTGATGGTCTACAGCATTTTCCAACGTTTCGACGCTGACGAAATAATTGCACAAATCAAAGAGCGGCATGCAGGCAAAGTCGTTTGGGTTTACATCGACATGCCAAGCTGCACGGCGCTGGATTTGAAAGATGGCCCTCGTATGCGAATCGTTAATAACTCCGACCTTATCCGGTTTTTGGAAGAAGACGATTTCCGCTTGCGCACGGGCACCATCCGCAAACGCCTACGTCCGTGCTAAAGAAAACTGTAAATAGGTGTTAGGCAATAGCGCCTATTTACGGAGCAACAAAATGAAATACCCTGAATTCATTCTCGGCATCGCACGCGACGTTCTGCAACGCACTGGCATTCAACAAGGTTTCAATCGTGTTGACTTCGCTGAATTCCTGCACACCATTCAGGAAGGCATCGTAATTCGCCAGCGTCAGAACCTCGACGAAGCGGTTCACTGGGGTGAGTCGTACAAAGGTAATCGCGACGTTGCACAATGGTTGAATTATTTCATTGTGGAAAATCACGAAGGCCAAAACATCGTTAACCCATATCTGCGTTCGCGTGAGGGTAACGGTGAATCCGATTTGCAGGGCCGTGGTTCGCTGTGCCCCGGCGGTCATATGGATTTCGTGGATATCTGCACGTACATTCTGGAAAGCGGTGAGCGTGGTTCCGTAATCAATATGGAAGCCAGCATCATCGAAAACGTTTACCGTGAAGCGTTCGAAGAAATGACGTTCTTTGTTGACGGCGTGAAGTTCCAAGCGTTCGAAAACGAAGGCACGCCAGAAGAGCGTTTGATTGCAACCGTGCAAGACTTTGCCAATTTGGCATCGCTGCACTTCGAAGGTTTGATTTTCGACAACAGCGACAACGTTGGTCGTCTGCACCTCGGTGTGGCAATGCGTTTGAAATTGCGCGAAGGCGTAACCATCGGCAATCGCGAAGCCGCACTCGACTTTATTCCGGCTGTGCCGTTGAACGAATTGAGCGATGCGTATCCGCACGTAACATTCGAAAACTGGTCGAAGATTTTTGCGTTCCATCTGGTCAGCACTGCCGACGTTCCTTTGTCGAGTGACTTGCTGGAACATCGCCGTTACACCTCCGATTAATTTGTGCGGGGCGTCCTTAACCGGGCGCCTCGTTAGAAGGGTACAATTAAATGAGCAACGAACCGCAAGACACGGTTATTTCCATCGACGGCAACGGCAATATCCAATCGTCGGTGCTGCAAGATCACGGTAATCAAATTGTAGACGCAACGACCGGCGAATCAGCCAAGCCAATCGTTGACGCGTTCGGGCGTAACGCTGTGAAGTCGCATCGACGCACACACGTTAAACCGCTGGATGGCGAAATCGAAATGTTGCCGCTTGAAGACTTCGAAAAAGAAGCGAAGAAATTCAAGAATTCGAAAGTTCTCGGCCCGTACATTCTGCTAATTAAAAGTCTGCTGCAAAGCGTCAGCAACATGCGCGCTATCACCGACTCGCAGAAAACCGCAAACCGAAAGCTGCGTGAAGATAACGAAGAATTGAAGGCGTCTGTTGCGCGTCTCACTTCGCCGGAATATATGCAGACTCTGCGTGACCAAATCGAAGAAGACCTGTTGAGGAAAGAGCGGTGATTAAAGCATTTTTCAAATGGCTGTTTCGCATCAAACCGAAAGCCGTAAAAGTTGATCCGGTTGTGGAAGAAACCAAACCGACACCGGGCGAGCATACACTCGACGTTGCGCTGGGCCATATCAACCGAATTAAACCGAGTCTTCCGGGGTTCGTTGAAAAGCCAGTACGGCCACGCGTAGAAGGTATGCCAAAAGAAATGGCAATGCCCTACAAAGGCCATCGCGGTAAATCGCCTGCTGAAATTGATAGCAACCGCGCACGCCAACGCACCGAATTGCAAACGGCACGTGACCATCGTTTCGCAACGCAATATTCGCAACCTGCAACGCCGCAAGATCGCACCGTAGACGATTTGGTAATGGTGGCTTCTGCAATTGGAATGTCGTCTGCGTTCGCGGGAAATCAAGCCGACGATGATTTTGTGGAATCTCTCAAAAGCATTCCGCGTATGGGTGCAGTTGAAGCAGGCGGCGACCGTGAAGAAAATGCGCGTTCGTTTTCCGAATGTGTAGCCAGTACAGCAAGTCACCGTGAAACGCCTGTGGAAAGCTGCTACACGCCTTCCCGGTCGGAACCGGAACCATCGCGTGAATCGCCTTCGGAACCGGCCTCAAGCAACAGCAGCAATGACAGTTACGGTGACTAAATGAAATTGCCAAAAGCCGGACAAATGGTTCACGTTTTCATTCGACCCGTTCACGTGATTCGCTCGAAACGTTTTGCAACTTATGCAGAATGTGAATGCTACGTGAACAGCAAAATTCAATCGCTCACGTTTTATGCTGACGGCACGTATTCAAACCACGATGACCCGATGGATTCGTGGCTGGTCGATAAATGGGATTGGTCGCGAAAACGTCTGCAAAGGCGCATGCCGATGCTGCATTGCAAAACGGTTCGCCAAACGTTCCGCAGCAGTATTCCTTCGATGGATAATCTGCCGAAAGATTCGATAAAGTTCGGCGTGTACAAACCGCGTCCGAAGTCGTTCCATTTCCCGGCTAATGGTTTTTCACCTGCTGACTTTCAACAATCGGTAGGCCGCATTAAACGCGTGGAAACCGGGCGCACGTCAGCAGCAGAACCGCAACCGTGTTCGTACCCGCGTGGCGTTGTCAGTAATACGCAATTGTGCAAAGTCTGGCCGGATGGTGACACAACAAAAGAACCGGAAATTCGCAGACTGCAATTGAGTCCGAAACTGTTGGCGGCTATCGACAAGATGGCAGAAAAAGAAATTCACGTCAGCGTTGATTTGAAAAATAAGGAATACGTTTATGTCGGCACAGATGCCTGAAGAAAATCCAGTATTGGCAATTACCTACTGGTGGCGCGTGCTTGAGGATGACGGACGTTTGGTTGAGCCGGAACAGCAAGGCCCGCATTATGACAAAGCCGACTTGAACGGTTTCAACGGTTTCCGTTCCGAAGCCGCTGCAATCGCAGAACTGGAAAAGTGGGTAACTGATTATTCACTATGGACTAGCGGCGCGTTCGTGCTGGTGAAGACCTACAACAAAATCCACAACAGGACTTTTTGATGGCGAAGGAAAAGCAGAAGGTAATCGAGTTCAACTCGTATGAAAACGAAATCTTTAGCGCCATGTGGCCCGCGCCGTTTTACTACAAAGGCCGCATGTGGAAATGTCAGGAACAATTCTACCAGTTCCGAAAGCTGAGTAAGAAAAGTGACGACCTGCGCAACAAGATTCTGCTGGCATTCGATCCGTACAAAATGAAACACTTCGGTTCGAAGAAAGCAGGCGGCATTCCGGTTGATGCCTACGACACCGAACGTTTGAAGAACCACGAAATTTCCATTCGTGAATCGTATATGCAAAACCCGCATCGTCTGGCTGCGTTGTTGGCAACCGGTAGAGCGCGGCTTTCGCACAAAGGCGAATGGGATGAATTTTGGGCCACCGGTAAAAACGGAAAAGGCGCAGATCAATACGGAATTCTGCTGACGAAGTTTCGCGACAGCATGCGCGGCGTTGATCCTTGGAAAGCGTGCCGCGACCACAAACTCACAGAACTGAAAAAGAAGGTAAAATAATGAGCAACCATTTTGCATCTGGTTTTTTCGATATCGTTGATACCCTGTTCATCGGCACTCCGCACCAGAACAAAAACGGCGCGGGCCAGCCAGCCGATTTCCTGACACAAGAAAACGGTTTGAACCATTTCAATTTCAACGGCAACGCGCACACCAGCGATTCGGTTTCTGAAGTTATCGAAATCGCAATTCGCGCAGTGGAAAAAGAAATCACTTCGCGTCTGGTTCCCGGCGAACTGCCGTACACCGTTGTGAAGCTGGCGCAAGTTCCGACCGACGAATTCAAAATGTGTTTCGACGTGCTGGAACGCCCGAACCGCGTGGAAATGTACACCGACACTTTCCGCAAAGGTATCGCGAAGCTGCGCGACTACTACAAGGTTTAACGTTATGACCGTTACCGCCGAAGACGTTGCCTGCCGACTCATTCAGTACATGAAGAGCGGGCGCAATGCTAAACAAATCGTGAAAGCCTTGAATGAAGAGTATGAGGCGATTCCCGTAAAGAAACGCGCAGCACTCATTCAGAAGGCTGGCAAAATTGTTCAGGATAAAACGAAATGACTGACAGCAATAAATCGTCCGACTTTTCTTCCCGCGTTGCTGATATCTCTGCGGAATACTTGAAGGGACAAGAACAGTCACGTCTGCGGCGGGAAGCGGGAATTCCAGAACCACGCTTTATTGATTACATCGGTTTGATTGGCGCCGATGGTAAACACGAAGACCTGACGCAGACTGACGAACAGCGCGAGCAGTGGAAAAAGATGCGCGAACAAACGCGTGAAGATTTCCTGTTGAAGCACGGACACGACGACGAAATGTCATTCGATTATCCGCCCGGTTATTTCGACGTGGTACATGGCAAGGCGCTCACACAAGGTTTCCCTAGTTCGATTCCGCACGTACTTGGAATTTCAACACCGAATTTTCCGTATAAAATGTACGATCACCAGCGGCAAGCAATTGACCGAATGTTGTCTATGCCTACACCGATGTTTTTCGACCTGCCACGCGGATTAGGTAAGGGCGACGGAATCGTTGGACACGCTGACGATGACATTCGTGTGGAATATGATTTCGAAGCAACGATTGATTGGCCTACGCGTTTTAAGGAACTGATGAAAAACGCGGAAAAGATGCAAATCAATCCGCTGCTGACAATCGACAGTATTCCTGAAGGCTTCGGCCATCGCTGCGGCAAGACGCGCACAGAATTGGCTATGGCGGAATACGTCCATACAATGGTGCAGTTCGAAACGCCAGAAGGTCGCGAATATGTTTCGCTGCACTTCGGCTATAAGCGTCTGCACGAGGCGGGCAAGAAACACGAAGCAATCTGTAAAGAGCTTTTGAAGCAGCACAAGAAACGCCGCAAGGCACTGCGTAAACAACTCGACATTATCGGTTCGGAGTACAAATAAAATGAAAGCCCTGCACAAGATCGAACGCACTGGCAACGTTGTCCATCTGATGAACGTGGATTCTTGCAACATTCCAAACACGTACATCATCGGCACGAATTCGTTTTTCAAGATGCTTGGCTACACTGAGCGCCAGTCGTATTCGAATGCACTGGCAAAAGAAATTGATTCGAAATTGCGTAACGATTTCGAGTGGCTGAAACTCATGAGTGTTGAAACCTCGTACAAGCCACGCACCGGCACCACGACCCGTCGTATGAAGCTGCGCGACATTCAATCGCAGAAAGAATACATCGTGCTTTTTAAGCGCGGCGCTGAAATGGAAGACGACCTGCGAGCAACCGCATGAATTACATTTTGAAAACTGCGCCGCACGAACAGATGACGCGCAATCGTCCGGGTGAATACTGGCTCGACGAATACACGAAACTTCGCAAAACGAAATCGCATGTCGAAGCCGTGAACACAATCGTCAAAGGCTACAAAGGATCGCGCAAAGAAGTCGCGAAGCAATTGGAATACACCGGCGCTCTGTGGAAGCATCGCAAGGTAGACACGAGCGGGCGCAAATGACACGCAAACGAATTATTTATTCGCTGCTGATTATCGTAGCGCTGAAACTCGCTGCGTGGGGTTGCGTGTGGATGGTGATGGAAGGCCAGCACCGCAACGAAAAAGTTATGCGATATGCGCGGATGATTGACACCGAAGCGCAACACACGCAACACAAGTCGAGTCACTACTACAACACATACGGTTATTTCATCGACAGAGAAACCGGGTTGCATTTCAGTGACAGCATTGGCGATAGTTTGTATCGTCAATTCGAACGTGACGGAAATAAACCAATTGAGGTTTTGTGGCCGTACAGCATCGACAAACGTGAACACACGTCGATAGGTTTTTTCTACGGGTTGTTCGGCGTCATTGGTCTGCTGGTAGTTATCATCATTGCTGGTTTTTTGTTGGCTGGCGAAATCAAAAGAATTGTTAAGGTAAGAGCAAATGGCGGGCATTGAAAAGATTTGTGAGTTTTCCGACCAGTATCCGGGTTGGGATATGTACGGCTACAAACGCAACCTCATTCAGATTATGCCGGAATTTCGCAAACTGTTTCGTGGTGCCAAAGCGACACTGGTAATCAAGAAAGTTGAAATCAACGAAGTGTCGTTCATGTCGAAGAACGGCTACTGCTACAGTTCGCCTGACGAATACGAACTGGCTGATTATTTCGATTTCGACGTGACGACCTACATGGAATATCAGCGCGTTGCGAAAGGCCAGCGTTTCGTCGCGTTCTACGATTACCTGTTGGTTGTAGAAGACGAACATCTGCAAGGCACTGTGCGCGGAAAATACTGGAACAGTTCCAAAGATATCGCCACGGTGAAACGCAAACTGAAGCGCATGATTGGCCCCGGCCTACGCATCGTAAACGAAGTCGGTTCCCGCTCGGAAGTGTTTGCGAACTGGAAAAAAGAATTCATCAAATCGGCACGCGATTATCACGAGCGCGAAGAAGCGAAAGAAGACGCGCAGAAAATGGCTGCGGATATGGCACCGGTTGAAGTCAGTCCTGAAGAGCAAGAAGCGTTGCGGGCAAGGCTGGCGCATATCGTCGAGGTCGCATCAAATGCGATGGCCTAACGTCACGTGGTTTCACATTTACTCCGCGACGTTTTGGGGATTGTTTGTTGTGATGCTTTCGGAATTGCTCACAGCGCGTTGGGGCCACGCACTCACGTCGTTTATGCAAATGGGCATGATGTATTTCATGTATCCGGGGCGTGCCAAACTTGAGGGTATGAAATGAATTTGGAAGCAGACAAAACACAACGCGGTTTTGTGAAAGTTATTTTCGAGGATCACTACAACAATGAGTGTTCCATTCAGGAAAGCAGCATGGCGTTTCCCGGCGCTATCTGGCTGGGCTTTGAAGAATCGAATCCGCGTCATTTGATCCCCGGCAAAGGTTGGGCGCCGTATGAATTTCCAGAAGGTGTGGAAGTCATGATGAACACGCGCATGCACTTGACTCAGGCACAAGTGAAAAGTCTCATTCCGGTTTTGCAACATTTCGAAAAGACCAGTTATTTGCCACCAGTCGAAGACGGCATTTTGATGACCCAAGCAAATCGCTGGAAATTGGCGCGTCGTGAATTCGGTTCGACTAAATGGACATTCGGCCTGATGGGTTTGGGTTGGCTGCTTGGCGCCGCTGCTAGTCAGTTGGTTATTGCACACATGCAATTCATTGGAGTGAACTAAATGAGCAATCTGGAATTACAAGTCGTCGCAGATTATCGCATGGCGCTGTTCGAAGAAATTATCGACCAGTTGAAAATGCGTGAAATTTACGAGTACGTTTTGCTGGAAGGCGACGAACACGGCAACCTGTATCACAACCCGCCGCACTGCGTTCGTACTGCGCTGCGCTGCGTTGAATTGTTGATCGCTAACGGCTGGCGTTTGCAGCGTGATTTGGCAATGCTGATTTGTGCCGCGTTGTTCCATGACTTCGGCCACACCGGCAAACGTCCTGATCGCACGAATATCAAAATCGCAATTGCGCATCTGTTCATCGCACCGCCTGTTCTCGATTACTTCACGCGTACCGCCATTCAAGACATTGCCAAGATGATCGAATGCACGGAATACCCGTTCGTGATTGAACCGGTCGGCATCCTGCAAGAAGTTTTGCGCGATGCGGATTTGATGGAAAGTATCGAACCGTTTCACATCCAAACGCTGGCGCACGACTTGCGTGGTGAATTGCAAATGAATATGACCGCGCCCGAGTTCGCAAAGGCACAGGTTGATTTCCTTAACAGCCAAACGATGTTCACCGAACCAGCTAAACGCATTTGGGCAAAGACGTTAGAAGCACGCATGGCATCGTTCGCAACTGTGGTCTAAGCCTCTTCGGAGGGCACATGGACACCATCGACGAAAACTGTAAATACGTGGCAGTGCTAGCAAACGGCACTTACATTTATGCAATTGAAGAGACGCAGATTTTAACATGCAAAAGCAGACTCAGAGCGCGCCAGTTCAACCCAACCGAAAGCCGGAAGCTCGCACGCCTATTAAAAGTGCGGCTCCTAAAAGTGGATTGGGAACACGTGGACACGCCGACGAAGTAAACCGCCTAATGTCCCTTTGGGATTCCCTGTAACTCGGAGCAATAGAAAATGACAAAAGTTTTCGTAGACCTGAATAACAAACATCTGCAAATTGTTTTGAAGCACGGCGAAGAAACCGGTCTGCAATTTGACGATGCGCTGACCGACCTGATCGAACTGCATCACGACAGCAAAGAAAACGCAGTACGTGCAACCCTGCAAGCTGTGAAAGATACCGGCAGTGTCGGCGGCGGCAAAACGGTTGTAGTTCCAGTCGAAGAAAAAGTCGCAATTCAAGAAGTTTATCCGCTGGCGTTCGCAATGCCTTTGGACAAACCGTTCACGATGTTCGACGTAATCGAAACGCTGCCAAACGCAAAAGTGGTTATGGTCACTGAAGACCAGATGCGCGGCTGGGGCACGCCGTTCTCCAACTGGATCAATAAAAATTCCGACCGTTTCAAAGTGGTTGAAGGTAATCCACAACCGCGTCAATACATCCGCTATTCTTAATTTGTAACACCGCCAATTGGCGTGGGGATAACGATGGCTACACGAGTAGAAAGAGAATTGCTATGGTTACAAAGATATACGCGTCCCGGCAACGGGAAGCTTTCGACAATATCACAGTGCGCGCAACCGATATCAAAAAGCACGGCGGATTCTATGTTGTCGCGATTCCGCGAGAGCTACCCGGAACTTTTGAAATCGTTGCAGAGCTTACAGACTCCGCTTTTGTCATAACGCATAACTCGGCGCAAATTGGTTATGATGAAATGACCGATTTGTTAGAATGGGCAAGTCACACACAGCACTGAGGTAATTATGAAATACGTTATTCTGAAAGTGGGCGACAAAGAAGTACCGGTTATTGTTGGCGACGATCTGGATTTTGACATGCTGACACTGCCGGGTAAAATCGTCAGTGCGGGCGTTGCCAAAGTGCAGTCGATGTTCATCACGTGCCAAGGTACACAAACCATCGACGGCAAAGAATATGGCAGTCGTGGAATGGCAGACGAAATCATTCTGCGCATGAGTGACCATATCGACTGAAGGGAGGCGCTGTATGCTTACGCGTAAGCAACAGCAGCAAAAGAAGCAAGATAAAATACGCGAACAGGCGCGCATTGCCAAGCTTGCAAAAGAGCTTGGACGCAATCCCGATGGCAGCGTAACAAAAGTCAAAAAGAAATCAGAGAAAAGTCTGAGCGTTTCTTTTGTGCCGCCATCACCGCCTGACTTCCCCAGCCTTACCACCGTTCCCGAAAAGGTGGAAGGTTGGGACACTTTCCCAATCGAAGGTTATGAAGAACGCGAAGCCGCTGCACAGGTTGAAATTCAAAAGAAAAAGAACCGTGTTGCACCGCTCTACAATAAGGGCGGGTATCAGTACATTACTGACGACACAGATACGACCACATTAGGGCGCAAGGTTTAGGGACAATGAAACCATTAGCTAAGTTGACGGCACCGGAACTTCACGACCTGTTAGCAAGACAGCAGGGCCGTATGTATAAGACACACGAAACGCTTGAACGCATCTACAAAGGTGCGGGGCTGGATCGCGATAAGGAATTGGTCGAATACATTTCGAAAATTCGCAACAAGATAATGGTTTTGAAACAGCGTTGGCTGACTCAGAATCTTTTTACTGAGCAGCCGCGCCCACTCTTCTACGTGGAAGGCACAAGCAAGTGCATTCTACTCGATCACATTCCGCACACCGATGCGAACGTGTACGTGGTTTCGGATTACAAAATGCTGGTTAATTACACACGGCTCTGTCTGAAACTTTTGTTCTCAGACGGCAAGCCACACCGGCAAACATTCATCTGCACAGAAACTGTGTTTTTCTCGCAAGATATCGTCAGCACCAAAGACGAAGCGCTCGCTGAAAAACATGCCGAGAAAATTGCTTACTTCCAAGCCAAATACAAATAAGGGATTATCATGACTTTGCCACAACAGCCAAACGCCGCAGAACTCGACCACGCACTTAACGAAGTGTTGGACGCTGAGTTGGAAACGATTTTGAAAAATGATCGTGAAGATTCAGCTAAATTTGAGAAACGTCGGCGTCTCGCTAAACGGATTCAGTTTTGGGCGATTGCAGTTGCTGTCGTCGGTTCGTTGTTGGGTATGGTTGCACTGTACGGATACTTCTTCTGGAAAGATTACATCACCGATTACGACAAATACGGTTCGCATACTTCGAATTGTGTTTTCAAAGTTGGCGAGCGCACCATGACCGGTACGCGGAATTACAGCTACCGTTACATGACTGTTCTCGGTTACAAAATCTACATGACACCAGCCAGTGAAATCGACGAAGAAACCCGACTCGATATCGACGGCAACGCCATGACAGTTCTGCTGACAGAAACCGGTAAAGAGACGCGGAAAGAATTCGTTGCGAATGGCGAGAAATTCCGTAAGTTTTTACCGAAGGCAGACAGCTACACTTTCTTTATGGACGGCGGCAAGAACACAGCCATCGTCAGCTACAAAGACCTCTGCAAGTAAGTTCCGCTTTCCTGCGCGATTCACTATTTATATTTAGGATGTTTATGAAAACCTACAGCAGCCGCACCGCCGACAAATTCGTTATCCGCCTTCTGGAAGGCATGCGCGATCATGTGAAGGAAATTGCTGATACGCAACATCGCAGCATGAACAGTCAGATGGTAGCGTGGATCGAAATGTGCTTGGCCGCTCACAAAGAAACCGGGCATGCTCCAAGCATGAACACGCTGGTGGATGGCGTGAAAGCTGCACAGCGCTGCAAAGAACTGGAAACAATGCTGAAAAAGCTTTTGCGTTCTGGTCAGTGGTTCATGAGTGCGGTTGAACTGGAAGACAGCGTTGACGGCGAGAAGCTGAAAAAAGAAATTGAGGCGCTGTTGGAAAACAAAACCGATTTCTCTACGTTGATTGCACAGTTCGAAAGTCTGGCGGCTGAAATGAAGCCTACCGAATTCTTTCAGGTGCAGACGTTTGTCCCACACGTAGGCGACCCGGTGCGCTTCAGTGAAATGGCGTGGATTCTGGTTCGCTACACTGTGCAAAACGACGGCGAAGTTTATGCCGAATTGACGCGTGGACTGAAGGGCAACGAAGGCTACAAAAACACGCAAGTGAACATCAAGGAATTGAAGCCGCTGTGAACTACAAAACCACACTCGGTAAAGATTGCGTGTACCTGTCCGATCACGGAAAACATTTCCTGATTTGTCCGGGTGAAGTAATTAGCAAATTCGATGGTCAGGTTCATTACATCGGTGCGCGCCAGTTGATGAATCTGTACGGCGTGCGTCCTGATGAATGTGTGACGGATAGCCCGCGCAATCGCATGGAAGGCTTGCTGTATTTGGAACCGAACTACGACGGCGATTATTCGTTGCCGGATATTTACGACGATCCATGCGAGCCGTACCAACTCGTTTTAGATTCCATTTGCGCAGCGCTGGTAATCCGCGCATGCAATTTCCTTTTTCGTGTAATCCCTCTGTAGGTGACAAGCATGAACAGCAAAGAAATCACACTGCTTTTTCCCGGCACTTTCCGCGATGAATTTCTCGACGTGAAGTTTCCAGAATTCAACGGCTCTTCGGTGGACGTTACGCTTGACCGAATGTTCTGTCCGGCGAATCTGGTTCCGTGCCGTTACGACAAAGGTTCGTTTTTCTTTGTACAGGGCGACGACTTCGCACCATCGACCCTGATGTGTGTTTTCAAATTGAATGGTGATGCTACCGCTGACGATTGCATGAAAGTAATCGGCGCGTGGACTCATGAACTGAATCTCGATCCTGAGAAATATCACGTCAGCATGCGCACGCTGGGCGACGACAAAATGCGGTTATTTGTTTATCGCATTTACATGAACGTCGAAGGCGAATGCTACGAACATCCAGAAATGTTAACCGGTGCGCCAATCGGCATGTACCATTGTCCGTGCTGTGGTTTCATGGTTATTGCTGGCGTACCGCATCCGACCAAAGCGCAGATTGAAGAATTCGAAAAAGAAACCGGCGAACCGCAAGGCAGCATGGAAGACGAAACTTCTGAGTGGGAAGCCGGTGACGCAGAATGCCTCGATCCGCAATACACCGACGAACAGGTGGCCGTGTTGAACGAAGAGCATGCAAAAGAACGCGCAATTTTCACTGCTTACGAAACCCGTTTCGGTTTGGTTGAAATCGCTTTTGGCGAATACGACAAACTGGAATTTGATTGGGGCGGTAACGGTGAAGACGCACCAGTTAAAGCGTACCTGTCAACCGCCGAAACTTTCCTGAGCCTGATGAAACTCAGTCCACGCATTGACGAAATTCGTGCGGCGCGTCCGATGCTGGATCACGAAGGCGTGCCGGGTATTTTCTGGCCTGCGGTTAATCCCGAGACAGACAATTATTTCTCGATTGCTTTCTACGAAAACGAAATCATCTGGTTCGTGAAAAGCCCGGATAGCCAAAGCGGTAGCAGCGGCAATTTCCATCTGGTTCCGCTGGACGGGAATGTGGTCGGGCACATTGAAAAACTCGTGGATATGATCGTCACTTATCCGAAGCGCGAACTCTCAAAAGCACCGCGCAAAATGAAATTCCGTGAGCAACGCGGTAGCCTGTCGAAAGCACTGGAAACTGTAGTGACAATTGACGCGACGAAAGAAGCTGTCGCTGCACATGCACGGGAAATTCTGAAGCGTTACGATTTGCTCGACCCGGAAGAAATCGACCGCGAAATGATCGCTGCAAATATCACCAGCGAATCGTATGGTTTCGACGACCGCATTCAGTGGGATTCGTACCTTGTGACCAGCACTTACGAACACATGAAAATTGTCGGCTACCACGACGGCCCGCTGGAGGATTAAGCGTGCAATTCAAGTACGTTATTTTTGAAGGTGATAAACGCGAGAATGGTAGCGTGACGGATGAACGCCATGCTATCGCTTTCCTGTTCCCCGGCATTATTGTTCATGCAGACTTCGCCCGGTTCCGTCGCCATACGCACATACAAATGGACGAAATTGTTTCGGCTGGTTTTGTAGACATTGGCCTCGACGGGAAGCCGTATTGCCACGGGCGTTCGGAATCGCTGAAGCTGGATAGCCGGGGCGCAATTGACGAAGAAATCATCAAGCGTTCTAACCAATATTTCTACAGCACACTCAAAGGAAGCGTATAAATGAACGCGTCTGATTTTAACGAAAACATTCTGCCGTATCGCCTCATGCTGGCGGGTGGCAAATATTACCCACAAGTATTTTCTACGGTGTGGGAAAACTTCGAAGTTGATTCCGACGATGACGATGACGAAGATTACACCACCGTTTGTTTTGACACCGAAGCTGAAGCCCGCGCCTATTTGAAAATGCGTGCTGAGCGGCGTCTGCGTCAATACCGCGAGTACCTGTCGCATCGGGACGATCAAGGCGAACATATTCGCTTGGCTGAAGTCTGGATCAAGAATATCGACAGCGCGGTTATTTTCACCGACACAACAGGACAATAACATGTTGATGAAATACGTTGTTTTGAAATCGGAAGACGAACACGGCAACACTCACGAATTGCCAATCATGTTTCCGTATGTGCTGATCCACAAAGAAATGAAGGAATGTGGCTGGCGTGCGCTGATGGAATCCGATCACCGTTTTATCGAATGTGTTGGTGCAGGTTTTTGCAACCTCGACAAAGGCGGCAGCGGCGAATTGATTGTGCGCTGTCACGGCGAGTCTGAATCGCTCGGCATTAAATCCCGTGGCAAGAAAGACGAAGAAGCTTTTGCGCGCTGCGAACGCGGCATGTCCTACACCATTACGGAGAAATTCCAACGTGCGAATTAATCAAGAGTTTCGCGACGTTCTGTCGATGCAATTGTTGACGTTTGGTTTCACCGATAATGGCGATAGCCGTTCCTTCAGTCTGAATGGCGTTATCGTGCGTTTTCTTCCCGCGAATCATTTGCCACATCGTCCGCTGCGTGGCGCTGTTGCCAAGCAGGGTGATAGCGGCAAAATGTACACGGTCAATCTGCGTAATCAATTTGCTGCGCGGCAAATCCTAAACATCCCGGCTTCTGCTACAACTGAAATCGACATTCGCAATATCGCGGCGAAAGAAGCAGAGAAAAACGACAAGCTTTTAACCCGTCGTAATCGTCTCTGTGAAGAAATCAAAGCGTACTGTGACGAACGCCGCGTGCCAGTGGAATACAAGCCATCGAAAACGCAGAATCGCACGGTGACATTCACGCTTCGCGGTTGGGAACACGTTCTGTTCCGTCTGCAATATGATGCCGAACACAATAAGTTTTATGTTCGCATGGCTGGCGATCATTTGCTTTACGACGATGTTGAAGACGAAGAAGACGAATTTTTCGCATGGGTAGAAAACGGTAACGACGTTGCTGCGTGGGCAGAAAAAGCATTCGATCCGAAAATGCCTGCACAGGGTAATGACCAAATCAGCACGCTAGGCGAACCGGGCCAGTGGTTGCATTGGATGTTCACCTACGGCGTGGATAAACTCGAAACTATCGAAGTAATGACACATCGGAAATCGGATAGTCAGCTTGTGAATGCGTTGATTCCTGACGACAGTTACGAGGTGACGCTTTCGACAATTAAATTCATCGACCGGCTGCCGTTTTTCAAACCGCGTGAAAAGAAACCATCGCGTGAATACGAAGCGAAAAAAGCTCGCCCTAAACTGGATATTTCCAATGAGTGAAGCATTGAGTAAAGCGTTAGAAGTTCTGGCACTGATGGGCGCTACTCCATGCGATCCAAACGACGGCCTGATGCGCAGAGGGCCAAGCCCCGACGCATTGTTTTACGAGTGGAATGGTTTGCTGCTGACGTTTGGCGAAACTTATTTCTGGATTGATTCGTACATCGACGAATATCGCGCAGACGAAGAACCGGAATTTGCAGAAGTAATGATCCATGCAAATCGGCTGCACGCGGACATGCAATCCTTCCACGCACGCACTGCCGAAGAAGTGGAAAAGTTCAAAGCGTATTTCCAGTACGCACCGTTTACCTCGACAATCGAAATCGACGAAACCCAACACATCCTGCGTTTCTATATCAAGGATGCCGAACAGGTTGACGCGAACATGGTTGCGGGTTTCCGTTTCAGTTGCATGCACTGCGGCCCGATAAAAGAACCGCGTAAAAAGTTTCACATTGCAGCAATGGGCGCGATATCGGTTTTCCCGCACATGGAAGCAATGCGTTACGAAGAGCGAATGGTTAAAACGCCAGAGCAATTCGAAGACGTTTTGGCCTCGTGGTTCTTGCGTGACCTCGACGACGAAAACGGCGTGTACGGTGTGATGGACGAAAGCAAAATGCAGTTGGTTATTCCTGCAAAATACGGCGCTCGTTTCTTTGGCCGCATGCGCAATGCAATCAGCGTACAACATTCGGAAATTGTGCTTAAAACAACGGCTGTTGAAGACGGCACCGACCTTGCGGCGCAACTGTTCCCGTTCATGAATGAAAACGTTACGCATAAGGTGCTGATCGTAGAACTGTAAATATGTATGTGAGTGGTAATTTAAAATGGAGTGGGAAGCGCCTTTCCCACACTCACATACTGTTGAGGTTTCCGTGGATATTGAAATTGCTGTTGCTAAATCGAAGAAAGAAAAGCCGAAAGAAGTACGCTTGCAGTCTGGCTGTATTCCATACCGCGACGTTGACGGCGTGCGACAAGTTCTGTTGGTGAAAAAACTGAAGAAAGGCGCATGGTGGGGTTTCACCAAAGGCGGGCAGGAAAAGCATTTGGACGCACGCGCTAACGCGGCAAAAGAATGCTTCGAAGAGGCAGGTATCACCGGCACCGTTACAAAGAAAATCGGTACGTTTGAATACAAGAAAGACGGCATGAAACAAATCGTAAAGATGTACGCGATGCAGTTCCATGTTGCGCTGGATCATTGGGACGAAAAGAAGCTGCGCAAACGTAAATGGTTTACGCTGCCGGAAGCTCGTGACAAGCTGAGCCGCGAGCATCACAAGTTGTTGGACGCAATTAAAGAATTGCCGAAGTTGAAGAAATCGACTATCGGCTCGATTGTGAAAAAGAAAAAGTAAAGACCTACACAAAGGATTTGGCATGAATCAAGATCATTTCAAAGTCGTATGCTTGCAGATGATGGGCGCTTCGCAATTCCGTGAAAACACTCACGGAGAAGAACACCTCGGAAGCGAGTACATTGTAAACGCACGCGGTTCGCTGGTGCTGATGCTGGATGATGGGATTTACGCCCCGGAAAAAGCCGGTGTAATTCGCACAGTGAAATATAATGCGCCCGGTGCAAAGATGGAACTGTGGCCCATTAGTGGTGACTACAGCCGGGTATATGACACGCTAGCGTTTATGATTCGTCGCCAAATCCTTTGGCACAAAAAGACGTGCGAGATTTTGCGCACGCACAAATTCATGATTGAACAGGTTCGTGAAGCCTACGTGCAATACGTTGAATTGCTCGATATGCCGAATCCGGTTATCGAATGCTACCTGTACAACGGTGGCCCGCGCCTGTTTGAAATTCGCCGTACTGGTGTGCAGTTTGCGCACCCGGAACGCGGCACGAAAACCATCACCCGACTGGCTGATTTACCAGAAGGTGAAATGAAAGATATTGTGCGAATTATGCGCGATGGTTCCCGTCACGGTATTGAAATTTTCCGTACACCCGGCGCCTATTTTATTAGCGACGGAACCGAACGCCATCCGAAACGTGGTCACGTGTACAGTCCGAAATTCCCGTGTGGAGAACCAGCATGAATCGCGAAGAGTTTATCGTTAACGTCGAAAATCTGATGCAAACGAAATCTGAAGTTTGCCCGAAAGACAACACGATTGCGTTTGATAAGCGTGAAATGAACGTACAACTTTACCCGGATAACGCGCTGTACATCGGCACTCCCGGCGCCTTCACATTCCCTGACGAAATCGAAACCTTCGACGCCTATTTCGAGCGCGTAAAAGAAGCGCATGTTTTGTCGCTGATTGAATACGAAGCAGCGGAAGACAAACTCACTAGCGTGATGGCCTACATCAAAGAAAAAATCCGCATGCCGGTTGAATATTTCCCGGTGAGCGATGACCAGTTGCCTCACATACACATTCGTCTGCCGGGTACGCAAATCATTCTGGCAGATATCGAAACGAATAATCGCCAGCAAGTCGGCATTACTTTCGGTACGCATGAAAGCGGATGGGTAGACAATCTGGAAAACTGGTTCGGTGACTGGAAAGTTGCGAAAGACATTTACGTTTTCGAAGTCGTTAATAACAAGCTGATTTCCGAAGACGAAGTGTTGCAAGCGTTGATGCAGAATCGTTTGACCACCACATTTGTGCGCAGGCTGGCAATCTACAAACACGCAGAGCCAATGCCGACACTGCCGTTCTATGAAAACATGTTTGAAACCGAACGCCGTACATTTGTTGAATTTTTCACAGCATAATGGCGGGCATGTTTGCACGCACAGGTTCGGTCACGTTAGGCCGCGTTAGTGACGGCCCGATGCTTGGCTATGTCGATGTGCTGATTAATCGCGATACGATTTTTGGAAACAAATATCATATTGGGAAAGACGGCACACGTGCGGAAGTCTGTGCGAAATACGAGAAACTGGCGAAGGCGCGAATGTTGAAAAACGGCCCCTTCGCTAAACGAATTCACGCGCTACGGAAACGCTACAGTGCAGGGGAATCAATTCGATTACTTTGTCATTGCTTTCCGAAACAGTGCCACGGCCTAACGGTCATGAAACTTATTAAGGGCCAGCTATGAAGTTGGAATTGGAAGTATACACCACCCGCGTTAATCCGCCTGAGCGTGACAAGGCAGTTCATAATGTCTTGGCTTACGAAATCAACAAAAAGCATTGGACGGCGGTTAGTGTAGATCACGTTACCAGTATTCCGCAGGCGTATCCATACTGGGCTGATTTTCCAGAACCGAAAGAACCAGAATTTATTACTGACTGGCGCAATCTGGAAGTCGGCATTATGTACTGGATGATTGACCGGGCGGACGCCACGGAGCGCGACATTATTGAAATTGTCGTGCGCAACACCAAAGACGAAACGATTTACACGTGCATCGCCATGAACGATCCTGAGTTAATTCGTTTCCGTGAAAATACTCACGTCTTTTACCCGGTTGCCGAAGCGCCGCGTGTGCCAAAAGACTTGCTCTACTTCGAGGAATAATCATGAACGTTTTCACGTGGGATCGTTTGACTAACGGCTATTACTGGATGTACAGCGATGTGAATGATGCAGAGCCGTGCATGGTGGAAATCAGCGGCACTACCCTGATGTTTACGGGCAACAGTAACGACCAGTCCACAAGCGAATATCAAACGCAAATTTTCATCCGCATTGACGACGCACCGAAAATCAGTCGTGGAATTCTGGATCAGATTGCACACGCCGCGTTCCATAAATTCCATACTGTAAATCAACACAGTAAGTTCCCGTTTCGTATCGAAGGCTACTGGCGCCGCTTCGAAGTGATTCCGCCGAAAGACGAATTGCCCGGTGCAAACGTTCGGCATTATTCGAACATGCAAGACGCTGATTGTCCGTGGCCGGTGCCGATGGAAATTGCGGGTTTCAACGTGCAAGCATTCATCGAAAAACTCGTGGACACTGAAGACCTTGCAAAAGAAGTCAAGTATCGCGGTTACAGTTACTGCCGTTTGACGAATGAAAATTTGGGTTGTTCCGAATTCGAATACAAGGGCTGGAAATGGCCTGACGGACTCGCCCATTACATTCGCCTCGGTGTGCCGCCGTCTGCTGCGTTTTACAAATTCATCATGGGCGCTGATGTAGAGGACGGAATTATGCTGCCTCGTTACGGACGTGGTGACGACGAATGATTTTGTTAATGCCTACCGATGCAGAACGGGATAAACATTATTGGCTTTTTCGCAATGATGGCACCGGCATGCAATTGGTTGAATGTGTTTTACGCGGGGATCGTTTGGTGCTGCGTAATATCGACGGGCGCATGACGATCTTTCGTGAGATTGACGGCTTGACGGATTATTCCATGTACGAAATCGTCAAGCCTGAAACGATGCAATACGATTTGATTAAAGCGAAACGTTGGATCGAACCTGCACCGGATTTTGACGACACACCATCGAAACTTCACTTCTGAGGTGAACATGAAAATTCTAGAAGCGCACGAACTGGAAGCCGATAAACACTATTGGATTTTCCCGAAAAGTTTGGTCATTCTTCCTGTCGATCAGCACCGCGTTTGCAAGACGTATCTGTACAACAGCCGACCGGGCGAAATGCAAATCCAGTTGGAAGAAAACGAACACGGCGATAGCGCCGAACTGTTCGACGACTGCATGTTTATCGAAATCCCACACATTGATATTCAAGTGTGGAAAGACCACGCAGAAGAAAAGCAATTCCCTGAGTTGCTGCAAGCGCGTGACGAAGAAGAATAAACCCTACTGACCAAAAAGGACTTTCCATGAAGACGCCGAAGTCGTGGATGGAAACAAGCCCGAACACATCTTACTGGATTATCGAAAAGGATACTCCGACAGAGCCGACACAAATTCGCACGTATTTACCGGCTGGGGAAATGCCGATGATTCACGTGCAATTTCTTGGCACCGATCAGGTTCGACCGATCAATCAAATGAAAGATTTTCTGTTCATGGAAATTGAAGAGCCGACTGCAATTGATTTCTTCCCCGGCGATAAGGCTGTGGTTCGAAACGTTATCAAAAAGAAAAAGTCTGAGGCCCGATCACGGCACCCATACTCTCGTTAGTGCTAATTTAAGAGAGTGTGTAATCCTGCACACTCTTTTATCAATCATGGGTTTCAGACCTGCGTGTGTCGATGGCGGGCGCACATAAACGGATGTTACAAAATGCTTTCGATTACAAAACAAGAAGCGCAAAAGCTTCGGAAAAATCTGCTTAGCATGACAGCGGTGCGTCAATCAAAAGACGACAACGAATATACCATTGAGCTTATGCACGAGAATGGAACTGTGTACTTCCTGCGTCGGCTCGATAATTATCCATACACAACCCGTCAGCTTGATACAGCAAAATGCTTCGCTGATAGTTTAGGGTTGGAACGTTTCAGTGTGAGGCTTACCAATGGCGTTGCTGCTCTCTGAATCACAAATGAATCGCGTGTTAGAAGACGGAATGTTGCAATTGTTTCCGTCGTATACCGTGGACAGTAAAATCCGGTATACGCACATTTGCAACGGCGAGAAATTCGCTCGCGTGCATGGCAACTTAGGCAACGCGTTCGAAGGCATTAACGGTGTGTACCAGTCGAATAACGAATTCGTAAACATCGCGCCACACATCACCAAAATTGATTCCACATTGCCAGTTAATTTCTACCCGTCGTTTATCTACGGGCCGGATGTTGATTTGATGATGGCCGGGAACATGGACAAAATCATGCAACACGTTATGCGTGCGATTCTGCGCCCGGTCATGACGGATAGCAAGATGCCAAAAGTCGATCAATTCATGAATGTGAATGGTCGCATTGTCGAAGATACTTTGGCGCTGAATGTTTTTGAAAGCATCGTCGCCGGTAATTCGAAATACGTTATGCTGGCGTGCAATCAGGACAAAGGTTGCAACGACAATATTCAATCTGTTCTGCAAGCGCGTGGAATGGACTGGAAAGAATTGGACACAGAACTGACGGCGAAGTGGTCATGAATGTAATCCCTTTCGATAAGGTAAAACGTGATGGATTCTTTTTCATCAACTTGCCCGACAGTAAAGCGCGTCCAACGCTGGTAGAAGTTTACGGTGATTTGCAATTCGTCGGCTACATGGGCGAAATGGGAAGCCGACCATTCAGCGAATTTTCCGGCCACTTGTTTTGTCGCGTACACGTACCAATGAATTGCTGGTTCACCGGCAAGAAAACTTGGTTTGAAACCGACGATGCTCCACCAGTCGAAGAGGATTTAGATTCCGACGACTGAAACGAAAAAAGCCCCGAATCCAATTACGGAAACGGGGCTTTTTTTGCTTCGGAATTAGCTCAGTACGAGCATGCGGTTTGCATCTTTGACGTAGGACACATGAATGTATCCGTCACGCATCTGCAAAATGTCGAAGGTCTGCGTTTGCAACCATTCGAAAATTGCGGAATTATCGGAACCTACAATCGCCACGGCACAACCGAGAACGTGTTGCTTTTCCTTGAGGTATTCGTACCAGTTACGGTCGTTGAATGCTACGCCTTGTGCGCGCGTCCATTCGTGAAAAGAACCTTTGCAATACTCGCGCTCAAGCACGGCGCTGCGATACCAACTGACTACACGAAAATCGAACTTTTCTTTCAGCGGTTCAAGAATGTTTTCCGCCAACACTTCAGCGTTCAGCAGAGCCGAACGCGGTGCAGTGTTATTGATTTTGTTTTTGATCGCGATCAGATCGAAGCTCACATCTGCATCGGTAAAACTATTGCTAATTCGCATCACATCCCCCTAGAGCGCCATGCCGATGATGGCTAGCGCTTGCCAAAATATCTTTTCAACAGCCCACCAAGTTTTATCCTGTTCGTGGGCGTTGAATTCCCTCACATAAAGCGCGTAGTTGTCATTTGCTCGCGCTTCCTGTTGTTTCGCAATATCTACCATCAAATTATTTTGTGCAATTGTCTGGTTATGCGCAACAACAAGCAGGTTCAAGCCTTCCGTGTTGGCCTTCGCCTGCTTCGCGTAATCGTTTAATTGATTCATTTCTGACAACGAAAACGCGGCCATCTTTTCACCGTCAACCGTTACCGCTTTCGGAATTGGTTTGTCCGGTAGGGACGCCGACAGTGTAGTTTTTTCCAATTTGTTCAACTGCATGGGCGCAGGCGGCTGATTGCTCATTTGTTGCGCGCACGCTGGCAGCAGTAGGATCAGGATTAGCAAGATCAGACGCATTTTGTACCGCCTCGATTTTGTCGAGCGCAACCTTTATCGCAGCAGGCAACGGCGGTTTATTCAACATGGAATCCGCAGCCATACCAATTGCGAGATAGGTGATTTTCCCCACGCCCGGTTCGGTAATGATTGTGATAATGAAAGTTGCGAAAGCCGCACCGAAAACACCCAGCGAACTTCCGATGTTTTCCATCCAGTACGACGACAGTTTGATGCCTTCACGACGGCACTTGAAAATCCAACTTACGATCACACCGCAAAGGGTGCAAAAGAAAAACCCGAACGCGTCTTCGAGTGGTACTTCGATTACTTTCTCAATCGCTTTAACGAAAAATTCCATGACTTATCTCACGTGTTTTTCCATTCCTCGATTGCTGCGTCAATGTCCGCAGCGTTGCTCGGCGGAATAGGTGTGTTGACTTTATCGACGGCTGCCTTTTGTGACTCGACAATTTCGTCGTGTTGTTCTTTGGCCTTTTCCACTTCTTGCTCAGTAACTTTTGCATTACCGGAATCAGCTTTCGGCTCTTCTTTCTGGCGCCCGAGTACCGCAATGATACTCAGAAGAAAAACGCACGCGCCAACAATCCACATGCCCCACTTTTTAATTGTTTCCACGTTTATCTCACTTGTTGAACACGGCTTCATTGCCACGGTTCGGGCCTACCTTTGCATCTTCGTCGTCGATGCTGTCTTGACGATTCATGATTTTGCGTTTGGTGAGGCGTTGCATTTTCCGTACAGTCTTTTTGTCTGTAACTGGTTTTGCATCAATTAGTACAAGCATAAATCCCCCATTTTAAACCAAAGAAAGGGGGCACATGGCCCCCGTCCTTTTATTGCGTGATATTACGCAGTGGTATTCAACCAGCTAACCGAGGCGCGCAGAGTAGCTGCTTCAGCAAGGGTAATTACCAATTCGTTTGCGCTGGTGAATTCGATGCTGTCGGGAGTGATAACTTTGTTGGTGACAGGATCAATCACTTGCACAATCGGCCACTGATAATTCAGGTTGTGCGTAACGGTGTGAGTTGTTGCAGAAGTTGCACCGGAACTGAAACCGTAGAACGATGCACCGACTTGCGCCTGTACGTCGTTAACCACGCCAGCAACAGCAGTCAAATCGCCCTGTGTTGCGTAGGTTGCGGAAAGATCACCAACTTGCACACCGTTGGCATCCACAAGAATTGTGGCGTTCGCAGCTTTTACGCTGACAACATCACCGGTTTTTTCAATACCGTTACCAGCAGTGAAACCTTGCAGACCACCGAACTCGGCCCAAGTCGAACCGTCCCAACGCAACCACGTGGAAGTCGCTGTATTCCAAACGAGTGCGCCTGCGCCTTGTGCAGAAACATCGTAAACAATTTCGGTAATGTTACCAGCACCGTCAATGAGAACAATGTCGTTTACAGCAGCGCCAGCACCGTTAGACAAACCGGCAGTACCGGGAGTAGCGATATAACGACCCGGATTTCCTGCACCGTAGTTGGTATCCAGACCGCGCACGTCAGCTTGGAAATCCAAACCAGCGAGAGCGCCATCAATTGCGTTTGTGATTTCTACAGTTGTCAGTGCAGCGGTTTTGTACGGAACCAAATTGTCGGTAATTGCAGTTTCTACCAAATCGGAAATGTCGCCGGTAAGCGCAGTATCCAACGCGGTAGTCAGGGCAGCCGGAGTCACATAAGTGGCCGACAAATCACCAACTTTTACACCAGTGCCATCGACGATAATCGAAGAGTTACCAGCTTTTACCGAAACTTCTGCACCATTTGTTTCGATACCATTACCGGCAGTAACGCCAGACAGGCCACCGAATTCAGCCCAGTTTGTACCGTTCCAACGCAGCCACATTGCAGCGGCACGGCTCCAAACCAACGCGCCCGGCCCTTGTGCAGAAACGTCGTAATCAACCGAAATTTCCAAACCAGTAGCATCAACGGTTATAATGTCGTTGGTATTACTTGCAACGGCAGTCAGGCCAGAAAAACCATCGGTGATAATGTAGCGACCGGCAACGCCAGCGAAATCAGCTTCGCGACCCAAAACGTCGGCTTGGAAATCCAGACCGGCCAAAGCTGCATCAATTGCAGTATTTACGTTTGCAGTTGTTGCCAGACCAGTTACGGCAGTAGCAATTTCCGAAGTAACATCTGCACTTTTTGCATACGGAGTCAGCGCAGTTGCCAAATCGGTAGCAACATCCGCAGTTTTTGCATACGGAGCCAATTCGGTCGTGAGTGCATCACCGACAGCGGTATCAATTTGCGAACCGAGCGAAGCAACAGTAACGTAAGTGGCAGAAAGATCACCAACTTTTACGCCAGCAACGTCAACAATGATCGAAGAGTTACCGGCTTTTACGCTGACAATATCGCCGTCTTTTTCGATACCGTCACCAGCAGTTACGCCAGTCAGACCGCCGAAAACAGCCCAGTCAATTCCGTCCCAACGCATCCACGCAGCACCTGCGCGGTTCCAAGCCAACGCACCGGGGCCAGCGACAGAAACATCGTAAGCGATTGCAGTAATTGCACCGCCAGCGTTTACATCAACAATGTCGCCATTTTCTACGCCGAGTGCAGCGCCGCCAGTCAGTGTAAAACCGTCGGTGTAAATATAACGACCGGGGAACGCAGAGTTAAAACTGGTTTCCATTGCGATTACATCCGCTTGGAAATCCAATCCAGTCAAAGCGTTGTCGATTGCGTTATTCAGACCTGTAGTATTTACCAGACCCGAAGAAGTAACAACGTCAGCAACAGCAGCAGGAACGGCGGCTGCAACAGCATCGTCAACAGTTGTACCCAGTGCAGCAGGCGTAACGTAAGTTGCGGAAAGATCGCCAACTTTCAAACCGTTTACACCGACAGTCAAAGAAGCACCGTCGAGTTTTACGGAAACAGTATCGCCACTTTGCGACAAACCATTACCAGCGGTAAAACCGGAAAGGCCGCCGAATTCTGCCCAGCTTGTGCCATCCCAACGCAGCCACGAACCTGTATCACGATTCCACGTCAGAGCGCCCGGCCCTTTTGCGGAAACATCGTAAACAAGTGCAGTCATTAAACCGCCCGCGCTTACTTCAACAATGTCACCAGCAGCACCGGCAGCAGTGTTAGTCCAGCCTGCACCAGTCAGGAAAATATAACGACCGGCAACGCCAGCAAAGTCGGTATCAAAACCGAGAACATCGGCTTGGAAATCCAGACCAGCCAAAGCGTTATCAACTGCGGTTGCAATTGCAGTGTTTACGTTTGCAGTTGTTGCGAGTGGTGCGACTGCATCAGCAATTGCAGTGGCGGTTTCTGCTTCGGTGTAATAGTTTGCCAACGCGGTATTAATCGCGGTAGTTACATCACCAGCAGAAACGCCACCCTCACCACCGCCAGCACCCAAAGCGATAATTGCATCGCCGTCGAAAAGTTTCAGTGCTTTTTCAGTGTTGTTAAACCACAGGCGGGCGTCAGTGCCCAACGAACCTACGAGCGGATCAGCGCTCAGAGATTCTGGTTTCAAATTCAAATGTTGGCCTTTTACCAACAGGTTGCCGTTTACTTCTGCCATGCTGAAAATCCTCTTTTAACAAGTAGCTGGAGTGGGCAAAACAATATCAATAATATCGACGTGTTCGGCACACCTCTTCAGAAGGGTAGCCAGCGGTTCATCCCCTTCGATCACACCAGAATAAGAAACGTTGCTGGTGGAATAATTTTTCACGAGGGTAGGAAGACGACGGCATGCAATTGTGTTGTAGTATTTAATCCGTTCTTCGCACATGAAAATTCCCGAGCGGAAATAATAATCGAGCGCGAAGTTATCTACATACAAAAGCATACGGTTGCTATTGCTTCGATTGGTGGAGCATTGGTCTTGGACAAAATCACCACCAAACAAGCAATCAATTTCATACAATTCGTACATGCAATTTTGAAGACTTGCACTCAGGGCAGCCATTATGATCGGATACGCTTCTAAGTGCGATTGGCCTTCGGTGCTGCGGATGATTGCCCGGAACGCATTGCGCGTATGGACATTCACGGTGTACCACGCTTCAATAAACTGGGGCGTGAACAAATCGGTGTACAATTCGAAAATTTCCAAATGTTCCGATTGAACCTTGTCGTCTTCTGCGAGAGTTTCCTCAATCTCCTTTTGAGTCAGCACGTGATTATTCAAAAAGAGATATTCGATGCGGGTTGCCCAGCTACTGTAAGAATTGAACAGCAGTAGCAGGGTTTCCCGCGCAGTCTCGCTGAACTGGTTTCGCTCCATTAAAACCACGTCGAGGATATATGCTTTTGTGCTGTAGAAATGCTCAAGTGAACAAGCACTCACTGCACGGAATCGAATATTGTTAGGAACGAATGCCATGAGAACCTCAAACGCCTCGCGGCGGCGTACCGCGCTGCATGTTAATCCCGAGAATAAGACCCGTCACTTGGCTCTGCTTTTCACTAACTTCGGAGATTGTGCGGAGAATGCGTTCGGAATTTCTTTCGATGTTATCGACTTGATTCAAAAGCTCTGCACGTTCACGCGGATTATCTTTGCCAAGATTTACACGGATATCGTTGATAGACACCATGATGTTTTCGCAGACCGCCACGACGGCGTTAACATCCTGATTGCTGACGGGGCGTTCAACAGCTTCGCGAATTTCTTCGAGAATCTGGCTCATTTGTTTAATAGCATCAGCACTTTGTAAATAGTTTGCATCGAATTCTGCGCTGCGCTTTCGCAACGCCTTTAACTCGTCCATCATCGGAAAGACGAAGAACCAATAACCCGCCATTAAGAACGCGTTAAGGCCCATTGCCAATATAACCGGGATCGGACTTGAGTAAAGAAGGTCAATCGCTCCCATTGGCGCACCTATCATTGGTTGGTGTAAAACGTACAGTTTTCGCCCCGTCTTCATCACTGACGACGATTTTTGTTATTCTAGGTTTTTGTATAATGCAAGCGGTTCCCGCCCCCGGAAGTTCACTGCACATCCTTGATACACATTCATACGATTCACGTACAACGGGATCAGGTTCATGGGAAGTCGCGCCGCTAATATAAAACGCGTAGCAAACACCCAAGAACAAAATGAGTAATAATACTCGGCTAATCTTAGTCTGGCTTAACACGATAAAATTTCCCTGACGACTGCGAGTATAGTTCGACACGACCCATTCGACGCAACCGCTCAAGAGACGCACACAGGCTTTTTGAACTCTCACCTTTTAAAACTAAATCAACATCATCAATGGTCGGGCCAATTGCTAAAGCGGTTTTGAAACCGGGATAACATATGCCAACATCAACGTGACCTGTTTTGTATGTCGTCACGACTTCTTCAATCGACATATAAGAGCGTTTTTCTCCCCAGTTATCCTTGACGGAGAATACATTGATAATCACGAAGCCATCAGGCTGACCTCGCAAATCGACAAGTGCTTTTCTCAGATTGTAATCCGAAGTAACTTCGTATTCTTTCGAGATTTTCACAGTCTTCGCAATGACCGCTTTTCTTTCTTCTTCCATTTTTGTCTTACCTGACAAAACGTAAACCGGTTTATCTTTCATGAATTCCGGTAACGTGAATTGCGTCAGGATTGGGACATGCCGAGTGGCGTTAATTGAGTGGTATTGTCCAAGCAGAGTTATGTTGGTGTAATCGTGCGCTTTCGCATACACGCCAACCGAGTGAGTCACGTCCGCCTGTCTCGCTTGTCTTTCCAGATAAATCACGTTTTGCGCATTCAATTTATGCAGGTAAACATCCCCGTACAAATCCGTAACAGCACGGGATTGAACGAACAAATCGGCAGCCGAAACTGACAAGCTATACATATAAATTATGGTAAATAATATCGCTCGCATTTAACCGTCTCCATTAAAGAAAAAGGGGCGAATGAACGCCCCTTAATTCCCTGCAATATCAATGTGCCATCATTGGTAAACCCGGTGCCATCACACAATGCGCGGCAACACGGCTTTGGTAGTTACTGCACCCTGATACATTGCGCGTTTTGCAATGCGAATGTATTTAATCAACATGTTGTTGCTCATGGAGTTATCGCCCCACCAATTTCGTACTGGAATGGTTGCACTGTTATCCGATAGAGGCTGCGTATTTGCAACCGTACCGCACGCGACACCATCCATGTAAATCGTCAGCACGTTATTGTACTTTTCGATTACCAAATGCACATCGGTATTAACCGGAAGTGTTTTTGTAGCAGTCAACCCAACCAATCCGCCAGCCGTGGAATTGGAATAGAAAATAAAACCCATTCCCGCGCTGTACCACATCAACCAGCTATTGTTTTGGCCGGGGTTAACGTACTGCCCCATGATGCAGTTTTCGTTGGCTGCTGTGCTGACTACGCGCAGCAAAACTTCGATTGTGTAATCGCCCGCACCGAAATACGGAATGAATTTTTCGAAGCGCGACGTTGAACCGGTTTGCGATATTTTCAAGCGGCCTTCAGCAGCGGTAATACCCGCGCCCGATAAAGTGAGTGGCGAACTTGTCACTTCGTCATTCAGGCTATTGCCACGGAAACACGTTTGAAAAATAACGTCGGATTGCACAGCAGGCGCGTAATTGTTTGCCAACAAAGGCGGCAACGAAACAGGCGGCGTAAACGCTGCACTGTACGCAGACGCACCGCGCACAACCCGTAATCCCCAGCGCTTACCGATTGCACCACGACGAACATTCAGGAATTGTGTGGATTTAAAACTGGCCGTGTTATTTGCACCAGCATAAATAGACACACCATCCAGATAAATGGTAAGCACACCGCCTACACGGCACGCAGCCAAATGATGGTCAGTATTTGCTTGGAAAGCATAGGTGCCATTAAGCGAATATCCGCCAGTGGTTCCATTCGCAGACAGAATAAAACCTGCTGTGTTTCCCGTTGGATAAACGTTCAAGTTGAACGATCTGTCTGCATCACCGTTGCTGGCATCGACACACAAAATTGTAGCGGCAAAAGCAGGATCGACGCTGCTGAAATTAAACCAGCCTTCGATACTAAAATCTTCCACTGCGTTGAAATAAACCGGTGTCAGTTTATCCATTACAGTTACGGTCGCATCGGTATTTACCAGTTTATTATTTGTGATAGACGCAGTTGCAGCAAGTGGCATAACGGTGCCGCTCACTTCTTCTAAAGCTGTGCCGCCAGCAAAGCTCATTTGCATCCATGTGAGCGCCGAAAGTGTGGCCGGTGGCACGCGAGTATCAAGCGCCAATGGAATCGTATCGACCACGAAATTAGACGTGTATTTTGCGTAATTGTGAATTGCCAGTGCGTGCAGTCGCCCTTGCAGACGACCATACACAGTGCCACTATTAAAATCGTTCTGCCGACTGTGGCCGATTGAAAGTCCGCGTCCGCTATTCGCAAACACCGAACCCGCGACGTTATATTTCGCTTGCAGTTTACCGTCTTGGAAACAGCGCCACACGTTTACTTTTCGCGTGATTGCAATATGCGTCCACGTGTCGTATTCAAAACTGCCCCACGCTCCTACGCCGTCCGTACTACCGACTTCGTATTTCGTATTGGAAGTAGACGCAGCAAAACAAAACGATTTTGTTGCAGTAATTGCCTGAAGAATAAAACTAGACCACGAAACGTTTAGACCTCCGCCTTTGTTAAGCACGGTAATAACACCCGTGGCGCCGGAAGCGATTTTAACAAAGAGTTCAATTGTGAAATCCGCGCCGCCTAATTGAATATTTGCACTGTCAGCAGTTTGCAGAAGTGAAGTGCTGCCATCGAAATTCAACGAATTACCGTTGCCCCCGAAAGGAGCATCCGGCACAACCGTCATACCACCGCTGTTAACAACTGCCAATGCGTTTTTCGAATCAAACCCGGTAGTAATTGCGTTACCGGTAGCCATCAATTTCAAGGCAGCCCATTGTGCAGCAGAGGCGAGGGGCGGAAACAGCCATTTAAATGTGCGCAAAGATTTCGCATCCGACAGCGGGTTAAATCGCGACGTGTAGAAATCCTGTTTGTAATCCGTAGACAACAGATGCGAACCAGCTTCACGGAAACCCGCGTTCGGGCCAGCAACTGTACGCGTAATGCCGTCATAAGTTGCGGTGCCGTCTTTGTAAAAGATTGCATATTTATCGTCTTTCACGTGCAGGCAATGAACGATTTCTTTTGCAGCCGGTGTGTTGGTAAAAGTTACGTCAGCGAATTTCGCACCGAGCAGAGTCCGCGCCGTGTTGTAAACCATGTAACCTTGTCGGCCACAAACCACGCGGTCGTCGTCAGTGACGGTAGTTGCGAGATTCGTAGTCGAGTTGGTAATTACCTGCACTGCACCATTCACAGCATCGACAATAATCAAATGCCCAGTGTTGGCAATATCAAATCGACCGATGTTGTTGAATGGGGTTTGCGTGCCATTTTGTAAACGAATTGTTTGGGTTGCAGTTTGTACCGCAATGATTTGTCCGTTCTGACTCATGCGAAGAGACAGCACACCGGCAACATCATAAGTTACCGGCTGCAAATCAACTGTGTTATCAATGCGATTCTTTCGGTACGTTGACACCACACCGTCAGCATAAACCGCAATATAATCTTGACCGTGCGCGACATGCTGATTCGGCAGGGCAATCGTGTTCAAAAGATTCATACGTTCACCGTGATAACCCCGATTTTAGGCGCGGCGTTAATGTCCGCTTTGAATACGCCAATCATTGCAAAATGCGTGTCGTCAATTCGATGAATAACGTTGTCGCACATCATCCCCGGATTGTAATAGTACGGCGTCTGAATTGGATCGAAAACGCCAACGTATTGACCGGCTGCGCCGATTTCCCGCATCGACAAAAACAAAGGCCACGGGCCTAAGTTGTTCGACTGGTTTACAGACGCGCTCATATCGTGATCGAAGAATGGGCCAGTTTGTTGCAGAACAGTATCGGTAATTCCCTGTCCCGTTGGGCAACCCGCAACACATAAAGTCGTCGGTGTAATCCACGCAGTATCAAGCGGATTATAAAAAATCGAATTTGTCGATTGTTGCGACGTTGTGTTGATTGCAGTGTTTGCGCCGTTCACGTTACCGCCGATAATGAAGTGCTTTGACACGGCATCAATTGGCAAAAACGCGTTCGGAGAAATGTACAGTATAGCGTTCGGGTATTGTGCAGAAATCGAGATTGTCGGAAACGCACCGAGCAAGTCATACGATATTCTACGATAAATGGCAGGTGAGTCTGCCATCGGGCCAGCGTAAACCTGTCCCCCTGACACAACCAGAACTTTCGATTTATCTGGCAATTTTTTATAACGTATATCGTAAGGAGTCGTGTTCCGTGACGCAAGGGCTGTCGCACCTCCCCGTTCCGCTTTAACAGCGGATTGGATAACGTTATTCGCTAGTGTAATTGTGTATTCTTGCACGTAAGGAAAAGTATTGCCTTCGTTGGCAATGTTAACCAACTGCATCGGTCGCATCAAAACAAGTTGTGTCGGTGTTGCCGAAACAAGTTCGAACGCCGTGCCGGGGTACGATTGATGGTAGCTGTTAAGCCCACCGGGCGTTGACGTAAAATCCAAAGATGCTGTGGATTTACTTGTGTACGTGCCATCCGCATTTCGCGTCATAATAAACACGCTGTAAAACGACGGCATCGGCCCCAAGCCTGTTTGGTTCGGTACGATTCTAGAATTACCGAGAGCGCAACGCACTGACACAGTAGCAAAAGCTGTAGGCACCATAACCATAATGGCGTCGGTGCCAATGCTATAAACTTTCGGGCGAAATATCGTTTTGTTTGTTGGCGTGCCGGGGATCGCAGCCACAAATGTTGCAAGGCCGAGGTTTGCGTTACCGCCTGCAAAGTTTATTTCCTGCACCAAAACTTTTAAATCAGTGGTAACGGTTGCGATTGCTAGTCGCGTATCAGAAATAGCGCACCATCCCATATGCGCGCCGTGATGCAGAATCCCGCTAGGGTTATCAACTGTCACAAAAGCCATAATTATTGTTCCTGTCTATACGTGATATTTTCCACCGAAGTCAGGCCGATTTGCAGCGTAGATTTCGAGTAGTCGGTCACGTATGCGTTAACGGTTGTGTTGGCAATGTTGGTCTGTCCGAGCGTTGGGACTTTGTTCAAGAAAGCAGGCCCGCTAATCGCCGGTGTGACAGACTGATTTCCGTAGATTGCAACGCCGTCACGATTAGAAATAAACACACGTTCAACGTCGAGGAAATCTTGATCGTAACCGAATTCAAAAGCCGTGAATGTTTGCGACGGAACCATTGGAATTTCTGTGCAGAAAACATTCCACAAAGACGATACCGGTTGAGGCGTAGCGCTAACTTTTGTTGCACCAATTTTAATGTACGGGTATGGAGCCAAACCATCAGCAGCCGGACTTTTTCGTCGCGCTTGAATGCTCACACATGCGGCTAGTGGAAGTCTTCCGTTGTACGTCGATGTAAACGCGTTCGTCACGTAACCATTCGGAGACGCCAACACACCGAGAATATAACTGCCGGTTTCCACGTCTTTACCGTCTGCAATTTTGTTGATTATTTGCAGGGCGGTGTAGTTCGACGGAACGTTGGCAGATTGAATCGTGCCCTGTGCTGTCGCCTGATAAGTTTTTACACCCATGCGACCGATTGGGCCTTTAAACGTTCCGGTATTATCCACAACAATTAAGTTGTAAAGAGTAAGGCCGAACAGGTTGAGCGTAGAAGTGCCCGCTTGCCCGAACCGAATTCTACGAACCGGAATAGCCGACCGAGAAACTTCTGCGATTTTCGTTTTACTGATCCACAATTCCATCGTAGTCGGAGTGAAAACGACTTCGTGATACATCGGCGTATCAATTCCGAGTTGTGCAGGTGTGGAAGTAACTACATCATTAAGCATGTAATTACCGGTCGTGAAATCTACGCCGACCGTGTACAAATCTTCGAATGTTACGAACGGGCCACGCGGCATATACAGCGTGGACAATGCGGCAAGGAAACCAAACCGCACCGTATCGCCACTGTAATTAAACGTGCGCTGCAAACCAATCGCACCCGGAGAAAAGGTGTATGACGCCTGCTGGTACATGTTGATAAGCAGCGCTTTTTTATTCAAGTCGTAGTTGACGGTATTCATCCACGAGTTGCCGCCAAGGTTTTGATAAGCAGGCAAATCAAAACCGTAACCGTTCACCAAACGTTGGATGGCAAGCATCGTAGTTGCATCAGTGTTAAAGGAGGCGAATATCCCGCCGCCCCCTACGTTCTGCAATCCGATGCCACCAAAATCATCTGCATAAATCAAAGCCATTTTGGTCTACCTTTTAAGGTTTAGCCAAAATACGTTGGCCAAATTTCACGTTTTGCGCTTCGGTCGGAGTCCACGGAAGGCTGGTCGCCGGACTCACTTCAAAGATGTGTTTTTCCGAAGTGTAAGTTGCCGCTTTCAATTTCATGCGATAACCAACAGCTTCCGAAGTACCGACTTTTACGACGGCAGTAACCGACAGCGAATCCGGTTCCAACATCCGCACGTTTGGCGCAATTGTAATTGCACGAATTGCAGCGTCATCGACCGTAACAATTGCGGTTGTGTTGGTGTACAAATCCGTAGCGCCCGCAACGTTTGCATAAACGTAGGAAGAGTCACCATCCGGCACAGCTTGGTTTACCCGGCTGAAGTTTGCGGTGCCTGTATCCGGCGTCATGCCTTTTGTGTCGTCGGCAGTTGGGAAACGAGTCAGCGTGTTGCATTTACCAATTCGTTCGTTGTTGTAAGTGCCAGCGCCATCGAGCAAATACAAATCGTCGCAGTTAACCAGAACGCCAGAACCGGAACCGGAAACAGCCTGCGCACGAACTTCATAGAAGTCGAATGTTGGGTTTGTAATGGCTTTTTCCATGACCAGAGTTTCAGTCATGTACAACTGGAATTTGTTGGCTTCCAAATCGAAACGCATTTCGACAAAGTTCCAGATGTTTAATTCACACTGGTACGAAGTCTGCACGCCATCGACATAAATAAACCAGTCGGTGCCGATGTTAATGTTAATGCCGCCCATGCGCATAAAGTTGATTTGACCAGCCAACGCGAGGGGGAAACGAATTGCTGCACCGAGAACCAAACGCTTTGTCGGCGTATAAGGTGCGCCGGTATTATTCGACTCAGGACGAATTGCTTTTTTGATCCAAATAAGATCAGTGGTGCTGGCGTTCAAACCGACGCCCAAAGAACCAGCATTTTTACCATAAGCCGTAGCAGGCGACATGGAAGCAGTCGGCAAAACATAACCGCCAGAAACCCACATCAGGGACGCAACAGAAGCGCCGCCGTTCAATGTGGTTGTGCCGTAGTGGTCGAAGCCATCGTGTTGAAGCAAGGACATAGAAATAATCTCCAGAAACAAAAAAGGGGAGAAAATTAATTCTCCCCTTCACAGGGAAAATGATTTCCCAATTAGGTCAGCGAAATACCGCCGCCTTCCTTAATTGACACAATTCGCATGCCGGTGTTATTCGCACCGTTCGCCAGAAGCGAAACGTATTTACGCGGAGTTCCCTCGTTGTAAACAGTCAGCGGAACATCCGTGTTTTCCGATACCACGTCGGCACTGGTGTAACCCAGCATGTCGAGTTCGTAGGTATAGGCGTAACGTGTGGTATTCAGACGCGAAGGGAAAGCCACAACGTAACGATTACCTTCGGAAATTGCTACTTGTTCAATTCCGTTGATAATTGCGTTGTTGTAATCCGTGTCTTTTGTAGCGTCAACGGCGTCAGACGGTTTGAGTACGTCAGACTCACGCACAACAAAACGGTTAATAACGTTGTTAACGCCATTCAGGCAGAATACCGGAGCTTTACCGGTAATGATTGCTGCGCCGGTAGTACGATCAACCGGACGTTGAATAACAAACCACGAAATTGCAGCAGCGCCGCTGTCAGAAACGTAGTCTTCCCAAACGCAAAGGGCCACACCGCGAGGCGTGATCGAAAGCGAATAAGTCATTGGGAAAGAATCAGCCAAATCAATTGCGCCCAAAACAACACGGGAAGTTCGGTTAATAAAACCTTCCGCTGGTTTGGTTGGATCAGGACTGATATCAGCCAGCGTAGTGCCTTTGGTGTAGTAGCCACCGACAGCGCCTTGCGGGCCTTTCAGTTTGGTGCCGTTAATCGAATACGACGCGGAACCATCAGTGCGCAAAGCTTGTTGCGAACCAGTAGTTACGCCAGCGGTATGCTTGTCGAAAACTTCGATTTGTACGCGCCAAGGTTGTTTGTTTTGCAAAGCGGTGGCGTTGAGTGGATCAACGGTTTCGCTTGCTTCCAAAGTTACTTTGAATTTCGCACGGCCAGTCGGATCAACTGGCGGAACCCATGCGGCTGGAAAACGAACAGCAAAACCGTTCGCGCTCATGTCGGCAATTACAGCCAACATCAATTCGCCAACGTGGGTATAACCGCTGCGACGAACATAAAAACCAGAAACTGCCATTTTTTTAATCCCCTTACGCGATGCCGCCGCCTTTGGTCAGCGCAACAATACGCATGCCGTTGTTTGCCGGGAGGTTGGAGTGCATACCGAGGTATTTCCGTTCGGTTGGTTCGCCGTACAGAGTTTGTGGAACTTCGGTAGTACCAGAAATCACGGTGGCCGAAGCGTAACCGATCATGTCCAGTTCGTAAGTGTATGCGTAACGCGGAGTATTCAGGCGCGACGGATAGTTTACGATGTACTGGTTATTTTCAGAAACACCGATTTGTTTTTTACCGTTGATAATTGCGGTGCCGTCTTTGCTATCCTCAGTTGCAAGGATAATTGCGGAGGCATCGGAAACGTCAGCTTCACGAACTACGAAACGGTTGATTTGATTACCTACGCTGTTCACGCAGAAAACCGGAGCTTTACCGTCAATAACAACGGCGCCGGTATCACGCTGCACAGGACGTTGAACCAGAACCCACGAGAAATCCGTGCCGCCCATGTTGGTAATGCTACCCTGCCAAACGGACAGGAAGAAACCGCGTGGAGTAATTGCGAGGTAGTACGAAAGCGGGTAGGTATTCGATACGTCTTTTTTCGGATCAGTTGGGTAGGCGGGAATGATTTCAGCCGCTACGTTGCTGCTGCCCTTCGGAGTGGTCGATTGAATATCCAGCCAAACTTTATTACGACGGTTAACAAAACCTTCGGTTGGATTGTTCCAGTGTGGCGCGAATTTGGTTTCATCAACAAAGAATTCTTTATCGACAGTAACCGACGACGACTGTGCGCCGCGTGGCGGGGTGTAGTCCGCACCAACAATACCGCGAGCGCCGACCAAACGAGTGTTAATCGTTTCGCCTTGGCTGTTGGTAGTTTTTACGTTGTCGGAAGTGTACGGCAAAGAACCGTCATTTTTCAGCGCGGCAGAACTGCCAACGAAAATACCCAAAGTGGCATTATCGGTGACGGTGAAATTCACGCGCCAAGGTTGGTTTGGAGTTGCGCCGGGAATCAGCGGGTTAAGTGGATCGACAGTCGGGCCTGCTTCCAAAGTTACGTGGAATTTTTCTGCATCAGGGCCAGTTGGCGGAACAAAAACGCCACCAGCATCAACTGGATAAATGGCTTTAAAACCATTCGCCAACATGTCGGTGATAATTGCGAGAGACACGGTGCCTGCCGTGATAAATCCCTCTTTACGAATTGCGATACCCATAGTTAAACATCCTCGACGGTCAGGTAAAGTAAATCAATTGTGATTGCAACGGCAGTCGGGCCTGTGTTGGTAATCTTGCCGTACATTTGCGGACGATTCGGAGTTTCGAGATTAACGAAAATCGAATATTGCCGCGTTTTTAAAACAGTTCCGTCCCGTAAAGTCGTGGAACCATCGTCCATTAGGTGTCCAGTGACGGCGACAAACTTGTACGGCGAAGGATCATCAATCGCGTTGTGATCCTCTACACCGAACACTTCCACTACGCACGGTTTATCGACCTTGAGTCTTTGGACGATTGCGGACGCGCCGCAATCAATCACAAAAGATTCAGATGCGTTTGGAGCGAGTAAAAGAGTCTTCAATTGAAAACTCTTTCTTACTCGGTTGCCGACCTCACTTAGCTTTTTGATTGGTACAAGTGCCATGTGAGAATCTCCAACGTTTCTATTAAATTAACCACCTTGAATCAGACCAGAAACCGGGCCGTTGTAATAAATCTCACAAACAAAAGATTTATCTATTTCGAGGTTGTAAACAAAACCGTTATACATGGCAATTGTCGTTACGCCGTAGAAGTTCTGCGTGAAATCCAGAGCGTCTTGTTTCGTATCGAAACCCATATACAGCGATGCTGCCCCACGTCCGTTTGCAGATTGCGCATAACGGTAAGGCGTCAAAGAAGCGGTTGAAGATTTGTGAATTGTTTTAATCGGTGTATTCGAAGCAGAAGCCGTATCCGAATGAACGCCGGAATAAGCTGTACCGCTTTGGAATGTTGCAATACCGATTTTATGAGTGATTCCGTAAGTGCTGAAATACCCGTTGTCGTGAGCGCCATGTTTTTCAACGCCTACGCCGTACAATTCACTGTGCGCAATTGCTTTGTCTGGAAGCGGCATATTTGCAAAACCGAAACCAGCTTTCGCATACAACGCATCACCCGTTGGCATTAACCAATGGCCCGTGCCAATTGTCACACCGATTTGATAATTCGTGCTAGTCAGAACCGAATAGGCAATGGTTCCAAACCAACCCATCGGGAATACACCCGTTGCGCCCGAACTAGAAATGGCAGTGTAAACAACTTCGGAGAAATACGCATGATCGCGATAAAAGTGTTCGAATATCTGATCGACTTTTCCGTAGCCAGCTTTTGCAATGTCTGATTCTTCGATAATGTAATCCGCATAGCCAGCCTTCGCAATATCCGATTCTTGAATGATGTAGAAACCATCACCCGTTTGAATCAAATCGAAACCCGCATCAGAAACAATGTAAGTCCCATAGCCTGCTTTTGTTTCGGAATAGCCAACAACATCGGTGTAAACAATGTGCGCTTTTGGCGCGTCGTCATAACCAACAGTCACGTAAGCGTCTTTGGTTTTTACCGCTTCCCAATCGACAGTGACTTCAGCAATTAACGAATTGTTTTTCGTGAATTCCGGCACCAGTGTTACTTCAGCAATCCGGCTATTCGCCTTTTGCATCAATGCTTCAGTGTAGCTTTCGAATGTCGAGACAGCCGCTTTAACAAACTCGGAAGTCAGACTCGATGCAGCGTAGCTAACTTTCTGCGCCAGATAATCTACGAAGGCACCGTAAATGCTATTTGCTTTAACCGCTTGTGGAATCAGACTCGACGTTGCAAATCCGTGCGTGTGTCGCAGCCAAGAAAACGCTGTGTAAGCCGCATAGCTGCGTGGTTTAACCGCAGTCAAAATCGGCTGCAATACTTTCCACGTACCGGCTTGCTCCCGCGTGATTTCCCCGTTGGTCGTGTAGTAGACATAAGCGTTAATAAATGTCTGATAGTAATTCGTCACGCCACCGTAAACATAGATTTGATCGTTGTTTGCAATCGGCGTACTCAAACCAACATCAACACCATTGCGGAACATCGTGGTGCCCGGTGCAAAATTCCCTTCCAACTGAATATAAGCGCCGGGTTTTACCGATGTTGCGCGGCCCGTGCTGGAAGTGTACAACTGGTTTTTAACCGGATATTCCAACGTGCCGAAGTTCAACCAAAGCACCGATGGCAGTTCCGCAACAAAGAGCATTTCTGCTGCTTGCGTGAAACGAATCGGAAGTTTGTCAGACTTCATAAATACCATTTCTGGCATTTGCGTAACGAGCGTATTTTCTATGCCCGATTTAAGCAGAACTTGTTCGGCGGTTTGCGAGACTGCGGTATTCGGATCGGTGGCTTCGTACAGGAACGCGACGTTCATGTAGGAAACTTGCAGATCGTTCACATCGCTTTCTTTTACCAACAACATTTCCGTAGTTTGCGAAGTGTTGCTGCCAATCAAACCGTTTTTCAACAGAACCTGTTGTGCCGATTGCGTAATGGACGTGTCGCCGTAGCTGTTTTTAATCAGCAGCGATTCCACAAGCTGCGAAATATACGGGCCGAAATCCGTTTCGGTTTCGAAAATAGTCACAGCACCGGGTTGTGGCGTGTTGGAACCATATACGTTTGCAATTTGCAGTTCAAGCGAACGATCATCGGTCGGATCGACGCTTAGCGAAAACAGAATTAGCGCGCCAGCACCACCACCGTAATTGTACGCATAAGATCGCGCACCATTACCTGAGCCGTCGAAAAACGAAGATAGCGCAGTATCGTCGTAACTGTAGCCGCTGCTATCACCATTCTTGGCGTACAGAGTATCGGTAGGTGAAGTATAAACACCACCTAAACTTTTACCGGTGTTTGCGTACTGCCCGCCACTTTGACCGCTTGTGGTTATCCACGTATTAATATCGTGTTTTACGGTTGTTGGCGGTTGTTGTGAAAATGGATGGTCAGCAGCAAGACCAACCACACCACCAGCGCCGACCATTAAAACAAGTACGTTTTTCGTGCGTGGTCGCAGATTGTGAATGAAGGTATCGAACCCCGGAGAAAGCACCGCTCGCCCTTTATAATCTGAGCGATACAAACCCGGCAATTCCGCAGTCGAAACGTTTACTTTCGCGAACGTAAGAGGTTCGTTTGGTTTTTCGAATAACACGTTCCCTTTGTATTCGTAAAAGTAAACAAAACCGTCACCACCATTACCGCCTGCTGCTGCACCGGAACCGCCTGTACCATTTTGCGCAGCCGTTACGTTCTGCCCACCGGGTTGACCAATACCACCTTTACCAACGGTGAAAGAAACTGGAAGAACTGGAAGAAACGCAGATTGTGCGCGACCAGTTGCGCCGCCGAGTGTCGGAGCGTAACCGATGTTGTCCAAGGCAATTCGGTAAATGCCGACAAATCCTTGAACCGAAGGCAAGCCTGCACTGCGCGTAAATTCAAACGTAAATACTTGATCGCCTTCCGCCGTTAATGTTACCGGCATATCGTAAGGGCCGCTGCCGCCACCGTTGACGTTGTAGACTGCCACGCCATTCAAATACAGAATAAACGTTGTCGATTCCGTACTGTATTTGTAAGCACTGAAAGTAATACGCTGACCGATATAACCTTTGAAGTTGAACGTCAGGATTGCTTTCGAGTTTGGATCAGTGTTTGTACTTGTCCACCCGTAAGAAGCATTTCGCGAAAAATTCGTGGAAACAGACGGCGTAATTGGAACCGCGTTGTTGTTGTTAAAGTTTGTGGTTAGCGCAGTTAACGGATTGTTCGTTTGTGCAATCGCCAACGTGAAAGACGGCGGAGCAGTAGAGCCAAATGGAGCGGCACGGCCTGCTGCTGATGTAGCAATTCCCGCAGAACTTAATGTGCCGACAGTCGAGCCGTGGTCAATGTAGCGCCACCAGTTTTCGAAAATATCCGAAGGTTTTGCATTTGCCAAACCCGCGACTTGACCTTTACCACCACCGGCATTTAACAGAACACCATTTGGCCCGGTGAGAATTGTATCGCCACCAAAAAGCGTAGTGTTATTTAATGTCGGAGAACCGTCGAGGTTTGTAAATACGCGACCGCCCGAACCAGCACCCATTGCAACGGCCAAAAGCATTGTCGTATCAGCAGCCGGAGTAAACGTGAAATTGCCTGCTGTAGAAAACGCGGTTTTTGTCCAACCTATGGGCGGTGCAGCGGTGTACGGTACAGTCGGAACTGACGTAGGCGGCTTCGGGTTAATGCCATCCGAAACAGTTACAACTTTACCGAAAATCTTTATTTCGTTAAGACTTTCGTTTGAGTTGGCTGCCCCTGCGTTGTTCGACAGCGGGTTAGCGCTGTTATCATCGCAATAAAAAAGAACGCCGGGAATTTGATTCGTTGGTACAGAAAAACGCAACCATTTTTCAATGCCGATTGCCAGACCGTCGTCGTCCGTATGCACGGTCGAGTCGTAGGATTTCAGCGGAATAATTTGCGCTTTTGTAAACGAGGCGCCAGCAGGATCAGTGCCGTTTGCCCATGTACCAATTTTAAAACTTTTACCCCACGATGCGATATGCACCTGCACATCAACAATATCTTGAAGGCCGGTGAATTTAATACCCGCAAAGTTTTGCAGCGATGCGGTTACATCGAGTGCAGCACCAATCCAGCGCAAACCATCCAGCACGCCGTCGATCATTTTTGACGGTGCATAGCCGGGGTTGTTTGAAGACCACCAAGTATTTTTATCGCAAAAAGCTGTACCGGTAAGGGGCGTAGTCGATGCGAGTGGTTGCGAAGGCGCGGTGAATTGACTATCCGAATACATCGCAACTTCATAAACAGTTAGTCGCGTGTTATTACCGGCGTTGGTGTCAGAAAGCGGGCCATACAAATTGTCAGTGCTGCAAATACCCCAGCACTTCGCGGCCACGGAATTGTTTAAAAGAATTGTGTTTGTTCTTTTACCTAAACGGTCGCCACCCCACGCAACACCCGCATCATCGAGCGGCTGCGCGTTTGTGTCAATGGTACGAACAACCGTAAAACCCGACCATGCTCCCGGCTTTGCAGGCGCATAACCGATTACAATTTTGGAACCCCAGCGTGCAAAATCAATTTCAATTTTGCGAGGAATTTGTCCGGTCGAAAACGTCATACCCATGAAGGTATTGTTTGCACTTTCGTTCGCGTCGTAGCTGTGCCAAAGCGTTGTCTTGTTACCATCCGTGAGGTTCGCAATCGAACCTTCTGATGGATAGGTATTCAAGGCCATCGCCGTGCCGCTTAACTTAACGTATGTTGCCATAAAAACTCCAAAAAAGAGGCCACGTAAAAACGCAGCCTCCTTTGGTTATCAGAACGTCCCGACTCCGACAGCAACAGCGCCGAGTTTGGCATTCCGTGGATTCGACAAACGCACGCTCACAGTCTTTGCTGGCGGATTCGCAACGTCAGTTCCTTTAATCACAACCGGAATTGTGATATCAGTTGTGCCCGCTGGAATTTCCAATGTGCCCGATGCAGAAATGTAATCAGCCACGCCAAAATCAAACGTGATATTTTCCCAATAAGAACCAGCTTGGGATTGTGCGAAGAAACCGAATTTGCACGAGTCACGGAAGACTGCCAAATCAGGATCGGAGGCCAAGTTAACGGTTAACGGTGTGGCGTTCAAAGTTGGCGAGTTGAAATCAGATGCGAAACATTGAATCGAATCTGCGTCACGCACAACTTTCATCACGGACGTTTTACCGCCCCATGTATTTACAGATGCGCCAATGTCCACCGCGCCCAAATTCTTGACTACTGTGTTATTTCGCACGTAAGTAATCATGAAGTTTTTACGCGTGGCAACATCGACACCACCAGCACCGCCTTGATTTCGCACGGCATAAATGGAATGGTTAATCCCATCTTGACGAACGGACGCAACCACCAAACCGATTTGATCGTCATCCGAGTTTGCTGAACCTACACGGCATTGCAATGTGTATTTCAGGAAGCCGATTGGCGAAAGCATCTGAATATAATTCGAACTATTCAGCGTGACTTCAATTCGGCTGTTATCGAATACCAACGTGGCAGCTTCGTTACCCGGTGGCACTGCGTCAGAAGGCGTGAAATAATCCGGGCCTGCTGTGCGATACCAACTTTGGAAAAGAGGCAGCGTTGTCGGAACTGGAATACCGGAACCGATTGCGTTATCCGAAACAGTTTCCCAATCGACCAAAATGTTTTCTTCGGAATCAATCGACAAATGCACAGGGAAATTCAGGGTTGCAGTGTAAGCCGCACCCGGACGCGGAATATCCAGAGCCGTATCGAAAATCGACATGTCAGGCGTTGGCGAAGTCGTTGCCAATTTCACGCAGAAGTTAAAATCAAGCGATGCAAAAGGCTGACTTGCTGCAAACGTAAACGAGCAAGTTGTATCGCCGTCTACAGTTGGGTTTGCCGTGATTGTATAAGACGCACCGGCAATCAGTGCAGAACCGAAAGTGTTGAAACTAATCATCGGCACAACACGGCGCGCAGCAGCACCGTTATATTCCAGCGTAATCGTCACGTTTTGTACGGCAGTCGAAGATTTAAAACGACCGACAATTTCAACAGATTTATCATCTGCTTCCAACGTGTGATAACGACCGACGCGGTTGTCAGTATTTGTCCACGAATCATTTACGAAAAGTGAAGAAACACCAGCGGGGCCGGGAACACCTACACCCATTGGGCCAGCGGGGCCAGCCGGGCCTTGCAAACCATCGGAACCGCTACCGCCTTGCGGGCCTGTTGGGCCGACAATTCCTTGCGGGCCAATTTCGCCTTTTTCACCTTGCGGGCCAGTTGCGCCAGTTAATCCGATTGGGCCTTGCGGGCCAGTTGCACCACCAGAACCAACACCACCAGAAGGGCCGGGATTTCCTTGTGGGCCGGTTGGGCCAATATCGCCTTTTTCACCGGGCAAACCTTGTGAGCCTTGCGGGCCAGTTGGGCCTACCGGGCCACGGGGGCCAATACCACCATAACCACCAGCAGGGCCAGCAGGGCCAACGTCACCTTTTGGGCCGATACAACCTTGAACACCATTTCTACCATCTTTTCCGTTTCGACCATTTGTACCGGTATTTCCTTGCGGGCCAGTTGGGCCAGTCGCACCAACACCGATATTATTTGCAGTCGGTAAACCGTTAACAATAATCGTCGTGTCATCCACGTTTGTAATTGTCAGCGTGCCAGTTTCTTTATCAAAAAGCGCTTCTTTTACGCCACTCGACGGTGCAACATCATCCGAACTCGGTGCGAATTGATCGCCAGTGTTTTTCAACACATCGCCGGTTGTAGAATTGCGCGTGGAGAGCATCGAAGCGGGAAGTCTTGTCAGCGTGCCAGCCATAAGAATTACCTACTTAACAAATACCCATTCTTTTTTATCCGCATCCCACATTTTCGTGTTGGATGGGAGCATTTTAATCGCCTGTCCGTTTTTATAAACAGTCCACCCGCCCTTATCGAAATTCACGATAAAGGGCGAAGTGGAAGAGGCGCGAACATAAAGTTTTCGCGACATAGTTTATGCCAGTCCTGAGAAGTCGAGGTCAGCCCATTTTGCTCGCCAGTCAACGCGGTTAGAGTGGTACACCAACGCGCCGGTAGTTGCGTTGTAAATACTGAAATAGCAATAGTTTGGGTTTTTCGATTTAAGGTTATAGCAGCGGATGTGCATTTTAGTCATGCCGCCATCGAGATAAAAAGGCGTACCATTAATTGGTTTACTTTCGCACCCGATGTACAAACCTAACTGGTCGTCCGCGCCGCCTACAACGTAATACACACCGTCGCTTGGCACGCCCCAATCCATTTCAGCAGACCACCAATTGTAGTTGGGGCCGCCACTGCCAATCGAAGGCGAAATGTGCAAACACAATTGACCGTTGTACCACGTCTCGTACAGAGCAACCGGTTGATTACTCAAACTGCCAGCCGCAGAAATCCACCCGTCAGGATTCGACGCGTAGAAAACATTTCCGTCAGGTTTAATGAATGCGAACTGCACATAACCCGGCGTACAATTCGGCACGTTTTTATAAACGACAGTTACCGTGTGTTCTCCTGCGCTCACATTCACTGCACCGTTTACCGGGCCTTGTTGCAAGATACTGGAAAAAACGTGATTACAGTCGATGTAAATATCCAACGTGTCGTCCGCAATTCCTCGGAATGTGTACGTTCCAGAAACAGGGAAAGTCAGTTTGCGTTCAAGTGTGAAGAACGTATTTCCCGGCGCGCATGCTGGTGCGTGCAACGACGAATACATGGAAATCGAACCGTAACCCACGCGCCCATCGTTATGCGGAGGATAGTTACCTACGCCCGCCTGTGCAGCAATGTTACACGTCTTCGGAAATTGATCGCAGAATGGAGGTGAACCCGCAGAAACAATTCGACCGCGCCAATGTTCTGCACGGCTTGCGTAAACAACGCGATTTAACGAATCGACAATTGCCAGTGCGGCACAACCCACGCGCTTACCGGCAGTTTGGGCAGTCCAGTAATTGATGTAAAATTTCCGTGGGCCAGCATTCATCGGCGCACGAACTTTAACAGCAGCATTTCCGCTTTGTGCAATCAGGTTGCAATCCATGTACAGGTTTGCGGCGTCCGTCCCGAAGAAATAGAACGTGTACAAACCAGATGCCGGAATATTAATCGTCGCATCCATAACATAAGATGCACCGCTATTTCCTGAATATTTATTCACGTACATGCGGTGCGCGTCACGGTTCACATACGGGTCAAGACCTGCATCGTAAACGGCAACGTTAGTGTTCTGATCGCACACGTAATGGTTGGAGTTTTTAATTGTGCCAATCGCATACAAGTCACCGATTTCCGCGTTAACAATTTCGGAAAGTTGCACGGAGAAAGTAACGTCTGGCCCCATCAAATCTGTACCGCAAATCGGAACACAAATTTGCGTAGATTTATTACACGCTTCAATTACACCCGAACCGCTAACCTGATTGTAATCGGCGCCGTAAACCAGCGGCACAGGTGGCGGATCAATGGAAATTGCACCGGCTTTAGAACGCCACACATACGCGGCAGCATTCGATGCGTGAATAACAACGCCCGAATTATTCAGAATAACAAACTTCGCCCAACCCGGTGTGCAGTTTGGAACGTTCTGGTAAACGAGGCTGAGTGTTTGCCATCCGGCTCTTGCATTAAAGTTTCCGCTTTGTGGAATGCCCCAATCCGAATATTTCTCGAATACTTTCACGCAGTCAACGTAAGCCACCAACGTGTCATCCGCTGTGCCTACAAAAATATACGTGCCGTCGTAAGGAAGCTGAATTTCAGTTTCCATAACGTAATACTGACCACCTTGCGCGCAGTTCGGACTGTGCAATGTCGAACTAATTCGCTGCGCTTGTGGGTAGCCGATATTCGTATCGTTGGAATACCCAGCAGTTTGCACACCACCGGTTGCCGTGATATTGCAATATGGAGAATCTGGAACGTTTTCGGTAATCGTACACGTGCCGTCTGTAGAAACCAGCGCGGTAATCGGTGCAGTCGTCCAGTTAAACGTTACGCGTTTTGGCGTTTTGTTTCTCAGTTCGACATTGAAACACAGATAATTCACTTGGCCTTTTCGCAGACGCGTTACTTCGCCGTCGTAAATATCGAGAATCGGCGGCGGAACCGGGCAAGACATTGTGTAAGCCCAATCAGGGCAGCACGGGCCAACGGTGCGCACGTGAATTGTTGTGCCGAGTGCAGGATTAAATCGGAAGTAAAAACGATTGTGACCACCGACTAAAGAACTGGTGCCACTCAACAGAGTTTCGTTCGGATAATTCCCTTGATAAAACAGGAATTGAATTGCATCCGTTGCGAAGAATTCGACCACGATATCCCCGAGCGGTTTGCCCGAATAATCGTAATACATATCGTTGACCGGTGCGCCTTTCCCGACGATTGCATAAATCGGATCGAGGCTGGTATTCAGTGGCAAACAAAGCACGTCATACGGAACCGGATCAGGAACCGGCGTACAGAACATTGGATTAATGCGCGAACCTTTTCTGTTCGGGCAATAAATCGAATAAAACCAACTGTTGAATTGACGCGGTGCCGAATAACGAACCACAATGAAATCGTCGCCACCAACTGGGGTGAAGTTAAACGAAAGCGTGGTTGCTACGCGTTGATTTCCGCCACTGTTTGTAGTGGTTGTCGTCGCGATTAATCCGCCATTGTAAAAGACGGAAAAGGTTACAGGCTCTGCGCCATTAACGGTTAGGTCAAGATCGACGCGTCCCGGTTCGGGCAGCGTGTGCAAAACTTCATAAACTGCTTCGCCCGGAATTACCCGTTGTTCGTCGTCAATAAAGCACGGCAAATGCGGGCCGAATGTACCGAAGCACGGAGCAGGTTTTGTGTAATTGGTTGTTTGCGTTACGTTTGCAGCGCCAACCTTTACACGCCAGCGCGAACCTGTAGGAGCATCAACGCGCATTGTCAGAAAGTTATTAACTGGTTTTTGTACGCCGCAATCCAGTTCGGTCATTTCAGGAGGTTCAGCGTTAAAGAACACGTTGAATTCCGTACCGCTTTCGTCCGAATCACCGAGCAATTCGCAGCCGTGGTAAATACGCACACGAACCTGCGTGTCGAGTTCCAGAAGAGAAACAGAAACGTGACCAGAACGATCACCAACAAAAAGCAATGTTTCGGTTATTTCGGCTTCGTGTCCGAAAATAGTTGCAGGCAAAGGATAGGCAACACTGTTATCCATTTTCGGAGCAGTGATTGCAAAGCGGCCTGCTTCAATGTTGTAGTTCGGGCCGTGACCTGTATATGTTTTGCAATTGTTTCCATCGCAATCGCAAACCAAATAACCTGTTGGGCCACCGGCTTTAAATTCGGAGGAATCAAAATTCCCTGTGCGTCCAGACCAACATTCTGCAATGTCTTCTGGTGGGCAATATGCTGCGCCTGTGTCGCAGTCAATAACCATCCAATAATCATTCGAACCATGACGCACGCGCAAATCGTTTAACGGATCAATTGCGTACCATTTGCCATCGTCCTGTAATACTTTCCATTCACTTCCGCAAATGTTCAACCACGCCCCGCCCGGTGATTGAATAACCAGATCGCTCATAGTCGCTCCAGACCTAATGTTTACCGATACGTTTAAATTACGCTAAAACGAAAAAAGGGAACAATTAAGTCCCCTTTTATCGTGTTCTTTTTGCGTTTATGGTTTAACCCACATTGCACCGGGTTTAACTACAGAACCTTCCATTGCGCTTGGGTCTTCCGATTGGATAAAGATTTGTACAAAACCGTCATCGCCTCGTGGCCCCGGCGCACCGGTTGGGCCTGCTGGGCCTTGAATACCTTGTGGCCCCCGTGGGCCTTCTGGCCCTGTATCACCACGCGGCCCCGCTGGGCCTTGGCAACCTGTCGGGCCTTGTTCACCATCGCGACCATCAGAACCATCGCGACCATCTTGCCCATTTAATCCACGTGGCCCCGCTTGACCTTGCACAATAGAATTCGCGGTAAAAAACCCGTCAATACTAATGTAAGTTCCGTCACTATTTGAAAGCTGAAGAATACCAGTCAATTGATCCAAATGTCCGGCGTTCAAAAACGGCGATGCTTGATCGTTCGTTTCAGAAACTTGAACAGATGTTCCCGTGTTTTTTAATGATGCACCGGTTTTGCCACGTGCGCGAAGCATCGTTACCGGCAAGCGTGTTAATTCACCACCAGCCATTTCAATTCTCCTTTAATTACGCGCACGAATAATCGGCAGCAGGATTTACCCACAACAAACCGTCAACTCTATCTGCTTCTTTTGGTTCGGTCGTGGAAACAATAATATTCATGTAACCTTCTGGCCCTTTTGGCCCCGGTTTTCCTTGTGGGCCTTGATCGCCGCGTGGCCCTTGTGGGCCTTCTGGCCCCTGTGGCCCCGTTGGCCCGATTGGGCCTTGTAATCCGACTGGCCCCTGTGGCCCGGTTGGGCCTATTGGGCCTTGCACACCAGTACGACCGGTTTCACCTTTTGGCCCTGTTTGACCAATTGCGCCTTGTGGCCCTGCACAACCGGCAGAACCCATTGCACCAGCGGCGCCATCAGTTCCGTTTTTTCCATCTATTCCCGCCAAACCTTGTGGGCCTGTTGGGCCTGCTGGAATTTTTGCAGCGGTTGGAAATCCCGTCGCACGAATTTCGTTGCCATTAAAAAACCGAATTGTTAATACGCCCTGAGTTTGGTCATAAAGCATCGACGAAACTTCAGACACTTCGGTATCTGTTGGCGCGGTGGCCGAGAGACGTTCGTTTTTAACTTCCAAAACGCTCGAATCTTTTTCACCCAAAGCACGAATCATAAACGACGGTAGTTTAGTGACTGGCATACATCACCTCATACCAAATATTTAACAGAGTATTTATCTTTACGCGGACTGACTTCAGCAAGCGTTGTGGTTTCTTGCCGCACGATAACCCAGTCACGCAGACCGGTGCCGTTGTCATACTGCACAGTCAGATAAATAGGCAAGTTTGCGTCATAACCCGGCAGACCTTCATAGTTTCCGAGCAAATCATTTCGCCACAAAGCACCGTCGAAAGTAACGTTGAAGCTGTTACCCATATTGACGATATATGTTTCAGCGCCAGCGCGTTTATCCCACATCAAATAAACGAAATCATCCACTGCAATTGTCGGTTCGAATTGCCCCGAATCATCAATGCTGGTCGGCGTAAATGTGTGCGTCATTACTTTGTCGCAGAAGTCCTGCACGTTTGCCCAATGTGTATATGGGCGCCCGCTTGGCGACGTATTTGCTTGCACGCCATACATTGCTTCTTCACTGGTTATTTCCGATGCAATTGGCCCGCCTGTAAACAAACGGTTTGCAAACATTGCAACGCCCCAACGGGCAGGCTGAATAGGTGCGTCAGTCGGCAATTTGCACACTCCATCGTATGTTTTTGTGGAAGTAACTACGTTGCCATCCGACCACGTGGTAATTGTCCACGATGCAGTCACGAAAGTATTTCCACCGGGAATTCCATTTGCTGTTTCACCGGGCGCGCAATTCACTTTCTGCGTCATTGGAACAACGCTGACAATGTAAATCGGCACCGCACATTCCACGTAAACTCTAAACTGGCCGCTTCCTGTCGTAACGATTTTCAGCCCTGCGGAAGTGTTCATGATTTGGTTAAACGTTTCGGTAATTGTTGACGTATGCACGTCGGTATTACCTAGACGGAAAACCGCATTCACGTTGCCTGTGATTTCGATATGCACATTCACATGCCCACGAATTAACGGGGTTGCGAAGTTCACAGTGACGATATCGCCCGCATTAAAGTTTTGCAGTGTATTGCCGCACGCAATTGATTTTGCCGCTGGGCATGTTGCGTCAATTGTCAGGTATTCATCCAGCACATCGCACTTAACCAAAACAACGCCAGTGCCCGGATAAAAGAATGTGACATTCCGACCAAAACCCATCAAAACGTTGTCGCGATAAACGCTCACGTCTTGCGAAGTTGTGATGGTGCTATTCCCGGCAGTCGATCCGTAACGCACAGTGATATTCGACAGTGAATCAAAGCTGCGAATTACGCCGCAATCAATTGTGCCTGTAACTGGTTTACGAATTGGACACGAAACCCGCATTTGGAAATCATTACCGCGTGCCTGAATAATCAGGGGAACGGTTTTGTCATAGACCATCGTGTACGAACCGGAATCCGTAATGATTTCTTCCTGTCCATGAATGATTTTGATCGTGGTGCCAGTCAGAATAAAGTCGAGAATTGTATCCCCGCTAATTCCGTTCATGTCCATTGTGATATTGCTGTAACCGGCGTAAGTCTCTACGGTCAAACCACATTCCGCGTCGATATCAATCGGGATTGGATCGGGTGCAACATATGGGCATTTTGCACGCAACGAAACTTGACCATAGCCAGTCGCGTCGATGGTTACTTTGCCTTTATCCGGGTTGTAATCGTAGGAGAAATTCACTGTGCCATCGTGACCGCTCAAAACATAAAACGGCACTTGGTTTTGCATGAACACAATGTTTGCAGTCGCCACAATTGTGCAGGTAATGTCGATGGTGCCAATCACTACCGGCAATTTCAATTCGGTTAATTGTGGAGCATTAAACGTGTAATCGGTTGTCGCACCGCACACGAATTCATACGTTGGAATTTCAACCGGGATATCTTTATACGGGCAAGTGAAAATGTAATCCACTGCGCCGGTTCCCTGTGTCTTTGCGTAGACTTCGCCCAACTCAGGATCGTACTCAAAAGTAAACACACCTTCGCGATCAGAAGTGATCGTTTGCAGTACGGTTTTATCCTGATAAAAAATAACCTGCGCAGTGCCGACCACACTCCATTGACAGGTAACGGTGCCGGGTTTATCACCTAGCACAATTGTGTTCTTTTTCACGTAGCCGGATTGGTGCCAATACTTGCCGCAAAGAATCGACGTTTCGGTAAGCCCCGGCTGCACAACAGTTGCAGGCAAGCACGGGTCTTCGATACAGTCCAAACGAATATGCACGCGGGAGCCAACGGTATTGCCTTCGTGATAAAGAACAATTTCGTCATTTCCCGGTTTAAGATCATACGGTGCGAAATCAAAAGAAAACGAACCGCTTTTTACTTTCAACGGAGCGGCTGCAATTACTTCGTCGAATTGGTGGATGTAGATTTCGTCCTCAAGACTTTCCCGCATAAACCAGATTGTCACCGGGCCTTGAATCGTACCGAGGAAATACGAAATTTTATGCCGACCTTTACCGCACAGCGTAATCCACTTACCACACTGCGCAACGATTTTCGATGGTTCGACATTTGGCCCCGCAATAATCGGTAACGTACTGCAATCTTTCATAAATCACCTTAGCTGTACGTGACCGGATTCGGAACCGGAGTGTTCGTAAATGCGTTCGGATAAATAGGACATACACAATCTTCTGCGCCCGCCCAAATCAAATCAAGGTTGGTTGGATAATCACCGGTCGCAACGTTTTTATTCATTGTGTTTCCGACAGGGCCGCATGGGCCGCGTGAAGTTGTGGGGCAAGAAAAACCACACAATCCGCGCTTACCTTCGAAACCGGGAACGCCTGTAGGGCCACGGTCGCCACGCGGGCCAGTCGGGCCTAATGGGCCAACGTATCCGTCTGCGCCTACGTCACCTTCTAAACCTTGATCGCCTACCGGGCCATTTCGCCCATCATTTCCGTTCGGGCCTGCACAACCTGTTTCCCCATCTTTTCCATCTTTTCCGGCTTCACCAGTTCTCCCATGTTTACCGGGATCGCCACGCGGGCCGGGAGGGCCGACACCAAAATCAATTTGGCGCAGAAAAGAAGTGCTGGAAACCATTTGCCCGTTTTTACGAATGAATGTGAGAATGCCTTTTTTATCGTCAAAACTCACTTCGGCAATCTGCAACGATTTTCGATCAATTGGAGTATCGAAATAAACTTCGTCGCTGTTGTTTCGGTACGCCTGTTCACCATCGTAACCGGGCGCTTCAATCAGGCCAATGCCGGGTGCTTCGACAGCCACACCGGTCATTACATTTTGCACTTTTAACGAGTTATTTCTTTTTCTGTTCGTCAGTACGGTTACGCCAATTGGCACCGATACTGATTTGTTGTCTAGCACCGCAATCGTCAGGTCGTTGGACATATCAGATACCCATCAATCTCTTCGGGTGTTTTTGCAGTTTGGATTCCACTTCTTCGGAGCGTGAATTGTCGATTTCTTTCTGTGACCAGTTTAATCATACGTTCTTGTGTGAGCGTACACGTGCCACCGGATCGCAGAAAGTAATTCGGGCTAATGTAAGGCAGTTCGTCGTCGAAGTATTTCTTGTTTTCGACAACGATATAATTCACGTTTTCAATTCGTGAAAGCGCCATACGCCGATAAGCCACGATATCAATGGTGGCAATAACGTTTCCGTCTACCACCTTGATATTCAACAACTCGCAATGCTCTTTCCAGTAGGAATATTGTGTGGCGGTAATTGGATAAGCATTGTCGCATCGCTCACCCTCACGCAGTCCCACACCATCCACATACCAAAAACTCATTTTGGAATTTCAACTGCGTTAAAGTTGATATTCAGTGTCACTTCAAACTGCGAAGTGTTGGCATTGTTCACACGCATTTTTGCAACCAATTCCACATACCCGGATACGTGGTTCGCCGGATCAAGTTCAAACGTTTGCGTCATGCTGGCGTTTGCGTAAGCCATGCCGCCAATTGCTTGAGGATTGGAAATAACGCCCGCTGTACCAGTGCCGCGAATTGCCCGACCGAAATCCGGTTCGGTAGATTGGCTGCTTCGAATACCAACAACATATTCGATATTTTCCTGACCTTCCAAGCTCACGTAACCGGGGCCGAGTTTGGCGCTGAAATCCACTGTCACCAGATAGAATGCAGGCTTCGTCAAATCCACGCGCTGAGTAATCAGCATGTTTGAGCTTTTCGGTTGTGTCTGGTCAATACTCCATTTCTGGAATGTTTTCTGCAACGGGAAAGCGTCTTCGTCAATCGAAATTGCAGCAATACCCGAACTGGTATCAATCGACAAACCAGTACCTACGGAAATGCGCGGGGCAGGGATTGGCAATTCAACCGGGTTTGCACCGTGACGCAGCAGCACAAGGTTTTTGTGAGTGACATAACCGTCAACAACCAAACCATTTAATCCGGTTTGTTCACTACCTTGCGATTGTACGTTTTCAAAGATCATTACTTCGACTTCGATTTCCTCTTCCAGCGAGGAAGTGAATACCAAAGCGTCTTCGATCATCGAATAGTTTTTCTGGTGAACGTGCGCACCAGACTGCGAAACAAATACCTGCTCAATTGCTTGAGGCGCGACCGGCAATTTCAGGAAGAAAGTGTCGCCGCTAGTGGTATAAGTTTTGGTAACAATGCGCGTGCTGTATGCGGTTTCCGAAACGTAAGTAATCAGGCGCAATTCAATCGGCAGACCAGCTTCAACCGGGCCAATAAATCGCAGCTTTTTCGTCACTACGTCGATGCTGTAGGTTGTGATCGGTTGCAGGGTAGAAGAAACAAACGCAAATACATGCGATGCGCTTTCAACATCCGTACCCAAATCGTATTCAACCGTTTCGCCGTCCGCATCAAATTCCAGCGTGATTACTTTAACGCGTGTACCGGTGCTAGGCGACTTCGTGAAAACCCGTAGGTCAATACCAACACTCGACGGAATGTTTTCAGCGAATTCAATTTCCGAAGCATTCAACTGGAAAGCCGAACGGTGCTGAGTTGCCAGACCGAGAGCCGGGTAAATATAGTTCGCGTTTTCAGCGACTAATTCACCAGTCGAATAACGTGCTTCGTCGCCGGTTCCCATGTAGTTAATCGCGTTGATATCCAGCTTCGACGGCGACGTATACAAAGTGGAAATAATCCGGCTTGCAGGTTTCGGCGGTTGCCAAACACCAGTGCCATCATTACCGGGAGTTAAAACCCAATCGCCGGGAATGCCATCGGTGCCGGGAATACCGTTCGATCCATTACCGCCGCTTGCACCGGTTTGCATTTTCCAAATAGCAATTGTGCAAGCTGCCAGATTTGGAATTGCTTGCGAATCAACATCGCGGAATTCCTGAGCGCCAGCGTTCCAGCGATAACGCCGGGTTTTACCTTCGCCGCTGCCAGCAATTACGTGAACAATTACCTGTTCGTCCGCTGCAAAAACAACAGAAGAACTGATTTTAAAAGAGGTGCTTGTAGCCGACACAGGTACGCCAGAAAAGACGCGCATGTGGTCGCTGAAGCCCCATGAAAACGAACCAGCCCCGTATCGCATGGCGAGTACAGGGCTATTTGTGCCATCTGGATTTCGTTTGCCATTCAGAACAGAAACAGCATTGAATTCCGAGTTAGCCGGATTCGGCAAACGGTACAGAAATGCAGTCGAAGGAATTGTATCGTATTCCCCGACGGTCACATTAATCGTGGACAAATCCGCACGCGAGGTCGCGAGAACAACGCTCAAACGGGTAGGTTCATCCGGGTTCAAAATAAACGGTTCTGCGAATACAGCACGACCAAAAGCCACGCCACCTTCGAAGAAAACAACTACTTCTTTCGCAACTGTTGGAACGGTTAGCAAACGGGTATCAATCGTCAGCACAAACCGAGCAACACGAGCGCTCAAAGTTTCTACGTGATGAAATTCGCCGCCGCAAACAAAATTGCCCACGATATCGGTGTGCTGCGTGCTGGAAGCATACAGTGCCGAGTCGCCCATTTTAAAAGATGCCGGATTAATCAGGATACCGCCAGCACTCGCATTATTGAGTGCAGATTCCCCGGCGTCGAGTAATACCAGTTTATCAACCATTTTTTATTTCCCTTATGCCTGCGGGTGCGTCACACGATCTACATCGCAGTAATAAACCGGCTTGCGATTGTAGAGAAATGCAGTACCCATCTTGCCACCGCATTTCGGACACATGGAAGGATTGACGTTTGAAAGAGCCGAAGCCGTAGCAATTTCCTGTTCCGACTTTTCAGCGGATGCGGTCGCCAATTCCGGCTTTGCTTTTTCTTTCACATTGAATGGATTGACGATTTCGCGCATGATTCCCTCTCAAATAGTAAAGCGGCACCTTTGCAGATGCCGTTGTCATTACCGTTAAATTACAAAATACGCCAATGATTACGATAATAGAACATAGTTCCATCACCTTTATACATCGGAGAATATTCGCTAGGCGACGACCAGAAGAAGCCCGGTGCAGTCAATTGAATTTCCGAATCAGGATCAACTGTCACTACGCTTTCGCCGCCTTCAACGGTTTTAAAGCTGCCATTAATATTGATCGAAACATCCCATTCAGTTTCCTGAAAGAGTTGCGTTATTGGATCATACAAAGCAAACGGAACGGAAACCGCTGCGTTGATTACCGCTTGGACATTTCGGGTTTCGAAATACGGCGTCGTGTATTCAGTCGTAAGTTCTACGCCCGAACCGGAAATCCATTCACCCCGCAATTGCCAGAGGCTGAAATCATCATCAATTTCTGGATTGTTATCTGGATCAGGTGGGAATGTCAGACCGTCAGGATTGCGATTCAATACCATTGTGTAACCCGGCACAACCGAACGCACAAGGTCTTGGGTATCATGCACGCCCGAACTGAATATATTGCAGGTAAACAAATCGCGATTATTCGCACGCAGTTTAATGGTCAACGGTGTTTGTGTATTCTTTTTGGCAGTCAGCGAAATGCGAACCGCATTATCGAATCCAAACAGTTCCGATGTACCCACATAACTGATTGCGAAATCCTCGTTATTCGTCGGCACCGTTAGCGTGTATTCATCCGGGTCAAAGTATTCGGTCAATTCAAACCAATCACCGTTTTCATCTTTACCCTGCACAATGAAATGATATTCAGTCAATTCATCGTCAGTGAGTTTGTTCGGTAATTGGATTCCTTGGCCGGTACTAATCGCCCCGTAAATCTGGTAATTGCCATTCGGAACGATATCGACAACCGCGTTATTCGCTTTAATCGGTTTGGCTACAGCAGACACTGCACACAAACGAATCTCGGGAATGTAATTCGGGTCACGAACACGAATGTCAATGCAACGATAATCGCTGAGTTGTCCCATGTCCGTTTTAATTGCAAACGTCACAGAATCGCGCCCGAACATTCCGTAATACGAACAATAAAGCAGCGTGTCATTGTCAGGGCCGGGACGACAGAAACCAATCGCCCCTTGAGTAATGCAAAGCGGTTTGGCGTGCGTGGCAACTTGCGGGCCTTCGCGTCGATCCGTACCGTATGCAGTGTTTGCCGTATCGTCGGAATGCAGCAGATTATTAATCGGCAATTCCAACCATTTCTCGGCCATATCAGGGAAGACTTTATCGGAAATGAATTCCAGTCGCCCATTCATTGCGGTGTTCAATGTAACGGTTGCACCACTGACCGAATAATTGTCGATCAGCCGCACGCTATCCAGATAAATCTCTAGGTTATCTGCGCTGTCGGGAATCCACGGCAGAACAATAACCTTTTGATTCGATCCGCTTTTTGTATACGTGTCCGCGAACCGCTGGCGCCCGAACATACGAATGCGTTTTTCCGTATATTTAGTCAGCGGTTTTACGAACCGTAGATTTGGTGTGATTGCAATCATGAATAAGTAATCCTGTAGGATTTTTGCCCCATATCATGGCCGATAGTTCGGTAGACGTACCAGCTTACTTCGATACCGCCTTGCATTTCTTTGTGAATTGTTGGAGTCGGAGAACCATCAACGCCAACCCATCCACCTTCAACGCCGGTTTCTACATCGAAGAAATGCACAGTACCAAACACAGTAGGCACAAGCATGAATCCATATCCGGTAAAATCATCGCGGAATGCTTCCTCAATAATCATAATGCCTTTGGAAAACAGCGTGGAAATGTTTACGTCGAGTGCATTGCCGGTGCAGTAAATCGGGCCGCTGCCAAGTACACGAATTGTTGTCGTGCCTTCTACTGCGGTGTTTTCGAAAGCGTATCGCGCAGCAAGGGTGATTGTTTGATTAACCACGGCGCCGGTTAAACGCAATTGCCCAGATGGAAATACCTGAATATTCAGACTATCAGAAAGCACAGTCCATTCAGCGTTTACCGGGACGCCTTTACCAACAATGATTCCAGTTTCATCGGTGTAGGCTTCCGCTGCGTATGCTTCTTTAACGCCGATGGAAATTACGTCATTACCGGTAATTCCAAGGCCGATATAAAGCGCATCAACAGGAATAACCGTAACCACTAATGAATCAACAACCGTGTAACCGCCGCACGACCACGTGGCCGAGATTGTGAATGTCATATCGGCATTCAGTTTGCAGGTAACAAAGCCGTTTTCATCGACAACAATATTCGGGTTATCGACAGTCCAATCAGAAGACACCAGCAATTCAGACGTGCATTGTTTGAAAAGAATTGCTTGGGCAAAGGATGCAACTTGCGTGGAATAAATAACCGGATTACCAATGATGCGCGAACTAACGGGAACGTCCGGGCCTTTCTGCGCAACGTAACGCACAGTGATTGGATATTCGGCGGTTTCCTGAAAGTAGGTAGCGCGCACAATTACCCGCATGTCTTCGTCAACATTTCGCCCGGTAACAACGCCATAACCTGCAATGTCAGCAGCAACAAAAGTCGCATTACTGTCTTCTGTATAAACTTCCCACTGCGGATGCACGGTTTGGAAACTACCGTCTTCATAGGTCGCGGTTGCAGTCAAAATAATCCGTTCCAAAGCATCGACTTCATTGGCCCCGGTAATCAGCAGGCCAGTGATGTTATTCGAAGCGGAAATACAAACAACGGTTTTTGTCTGCACATAAGTGGCGCCGTTTAATGCGTAGGTCGCTTTAACTGCAACGGTGCTTTCTTGTGGCGATTCAACCAACAATTCCCCATCAACGAATGTCGCCCAGTCGTATTCCTGCGCGAGACTCCATTCAGGTTTAATTGGCAGAACATTTCCGTTTGAATATTGCGCATAGGCCATGTACGAATTAATGGAACCTTCGCGGATACTGCCTTGGCCCTGTACCAACAGCGATTGCAATGCAACAGCCGGACGCGCAACGGTAATATTCAGCTTTTGCGTAATGCCGTTATAGGTCGCACGAATTTCCACGTCCAGCATATCTTTCACAATGCCGGTATCCAACACACCGTTTTCAGAAATGCTGAATTCAGTCGTGAACCATTTAGGCGTCACGATTGTGGAAGAGCCATCGGACATTACAGCGAGACAGGAATATGTGGCTTTTACCAGTTCTTCAACTTGTGTCGGCCCCATGATTGTCAATGATGCCAGCGTAAGGAATGCCGGATAAACAACCACATCATGCACAGCGGTGATTACCTGATTTCGGAAACCATATTGCGCACTTAATTGCACTGCTGTTTCGCCGTTAACCAATGTGGTCGAAGCCAAACCATTGTCGATCACTACGGCTGGCGAAGTGGCATCCCACAACGACAAAACATCGGTGCTGCTGCCATCGGAAAAGAAAGCAGTGGAATAAAACTGGTGTGCGCTGCCTTCCTTCAAACGATCTTCACCGCTGATATTCAGGCCGACCAAATAAACGTTTGGATCAACGTATTTCAGCTTCACCAATTTCGATGCGCTGTATTTAATCCCGCCGATTTTAATCGAAACGGTAATGCCCACGGTTTGATCGCCCAGCAGATTGCGCCCGTGCAGAGTATTGCCGCTGAAATACGCATACGGACTTACGACTTTAATATCCGCATTAATTTCGGTGCTGCCTTCACTGTGATAGGCGACCACGTAATAGTCACCGGAAGTCGTGGACAGAATGGTATCCGGCCCAATGATTTCCAGCATGCGCACGTCGATCATGCCCATTTTAACAGTGACGTTTTTCGTAACTGTTTGTCCGCGAATTACCGCAGTCAATGTAACGAGCGAATCCTGCTCAAAGCCGCTAAAAGAAACGTGGCCGTCTTTGATTTGTACGTGGGCGTTATCGCTGCTTGACCATTCGGTCGAAACGAATTCCTGATGATTTGCCATGAGGCGATAATCAGCAAGGCTACCGTTTTCAACTTCGTCCGGCCCTTCAATGGCAAATACGGCGGTATCCAGACTGTAATCCACATCGCAAATCAGACGGCGTACAGGCTGCCGATAAACAACGCCCTGAATACAGAAGTCTTCGCGGTTCTCAACTTCAATGCTGAAAAAGAACTGGTCAATTACAATGTTAATCGGGGCCAACGTAAAAAACGCCGAAAGAAAACGATCTTTCAGCGTTGTGCCTGAAGGCAAATGGATATTCGAATCGGAACCGACCTTTTGCATTTCCAGATTAATGTGCGTGGCTTTGTACCACGTGCCGCCATCAATCCGCAGAGCGCCATAAGGTTCTTCGTAAAAAGAAACGTAATCTTCCGTGTACAAATCATACACACGAACGCGCCGACCGAGGATGTAGGAGATTGCCCGATAAGCGCTTTCCAATCCAGTTACCCGGTGCAGCAATGGGATCATGTAAACGGAATTATAAAGGCGCTCAGGATTCACGATCATATCAGGCGGAATCGTGATGCCCATATCGCTCAAAGCCTGCTTAATAAAAACCAGACTTGTCGTTGCTTTCAGGTCGCGAATTTCTCGCAATTGTTGCAACGGATTCCGCACTTGATCGGTGTAGAATTCTTGCAGGGCATCAAGGAAACTGCCCCACAAAGGTTCTTGGCGAATGAACTCTACGTCCAATTCGCTAAAGTCAATCTTATTCATCGACACGCTCCGAAATAACCATATCAATCAGCGGCGCTTCAGCCAGAACGCAATAGGAAGTAGGATCGTCCAGCACGACAGAACGTTCTGATGGAGAAATAACTTCGATATAATCGACGCCATCAATCCGGCAAGCTTTTTCAATGTCCGACTTGGAAACGCGGCGTTTAAGAATGCCTGCACGTTTCTGGAAAAGCTTCAGAATGTTTTCGTTGATCGTATTCCGAATAATCGTTGCGCGGTCTGCTGCCCACTCGAAAATCGCGATGTTTACGTGAACAGACACAAATACTTTTGTGGCGTTCCATGTCTGAGTTTCCAGACGGTCATGTAATTGCGGTTCCAACCACGTCAGGAAGTTCTGCCAGCTTGCCGATTTAGGGTTTGGATTTGCACCGCCCCATGTATCGGTATTCAGCGGCAAAATACAAACGCGCATTGTGTTCATCCACGTTTTATCTTCTGGTGCGATATCCCGTTGACCGAGAACCACGCAATCAGCTACGCCCGGATAACCACGAATTGCGCCTTCAATATCTTCCTTGGAAATCTTCTTCTTTTTCGACCGATAAGCAATCGGCGCATAACGGCGATAGTAGGTCGCGTCTTTTGGATCAGCGCCGCCCGTAGTTGTTTCGGTAGTTTCACCGGCAACCATCGGGAAATCGTTGTAGACAGTTTTCACACCCGGCAGCATTGCGTTGTGCTTACTGCCTTCAGAATAAATATAACGAATTGTCAGCGTGCTTTTCTTCGGCAATTGCGCGCCGTATTCACCATCACCAAATGTCAGCGATGCGTCACCGCTTGCAGTGGTGCTGTGGAAGAACACGCGATCATCGGCGGCATATTCGAACATTCCGTTTTCAGCGGCTGTCCAATTGGTTACGTTGCCAGTGTTTTTGTCGGTGGTATAAACCAACAGGTCACGCGTTACGTTAAAGCCCGGTTCTTCCAAAAGGAATTCGTACAGTGACAGATTCAGAATTGCATCCAAATCGAATTCTTTTGTACGCACTTCACCTTGCAGCAATTCGACCGATTGAGTCATGCCGGAAATGACGTAGTATTGTGTCGGGTTGTAGAACTTCACATTGCCGACACGGTGCTGCGAATACGGTGTAACAAACATGGTATTTGGATACGCGTTTGTCATTAGTGCAGTGGTGCCTGCGCTACTACGGCGCTCGACATAAACCCCGAGGTCACGCGTAATTGCAAAGATTGCACTGTCACGTTTTGCGGTATTCAAATAAGCATTTCGGGCAGTCATCAAAATGCTGTGCTGGTGGCCGACAGCCATACCCGCATAAATACGTTGAATAAAAGCGCCAACGTTGGTCGGCAACATGTCATCCCACGTGCCTTCCTCTCTGAGTTTTTCTGCAAAATATTGAGCAGCTTCGTCAATATCCGTAATTGCAATCGGGAAAGTGTCACGATCAGTTGTCATTGTACGCGCGCCAAGTTGAAGTTAAAGACAATTTTACTCGCATCCATACTTGGAACGTTGTATTGAATGCTGATGTAATAGTTTTGGTTATCGAAATCGGGAATCACATCGACGCCGGTAATCTGCACACGCGTTTCGAGGTTACGAGGCAACACATTCATAATCTCGCTACGGATTTTCTGTGCAGTAAAAGCATCCAAAGGATCGAACAGATATTCCATGACCATGCAACCAATAGTCGGGTTAAACCACGCCGACCGAATAGGCGTCATGAGAATCAGCAGAATGTTTTGGTTAATGCTGTCTTCGTCAAATACCAGAGCGTTTTGGGTAATGCCCGCGTACAAACTGATATCGGAATACGTGTATGTTTTTACTTCTGCCATGAATCACCCCGAAAAAACGTTTGGCGAACCGTTGCTGGCAAAGTCGCCACAATCAATGGAACCGCCAGCCGTATGAACCAATCGTTTATTGGTAAATGTTTTTACTGCACCGGTTAATGCTTTGCCGCTGTGACAACCTTTCGATGGGCAACAGTGCGTCATGTAGGAATCGCCTACGCGCACTTCTGCTTTTCCGTTACAGAAAACATTCATTGAAGCAACAACAGGCAAAGTAGGAGGCCAGCAGCCGTGGCCGGTGGTTTGGTCTACGCTAAGCCGGATGTTTGGTTGGCCCATGATACGCTCTCCAATACTGTAAATAAGGTGTGTAAGTCATACCATTAAATTACCCTGCACAGAGGTTTAAATGAACGATTATTTCCGTACTGAAGGTGAATCACCGAATGAGGTTGAAGAGGTTGCATACGCGGAAAACGAATTCGATTTTCAGTACAAAGATAACATTCGTTACATCCTGAGTGAAGGCGAGGAACGCACCGACCGTACTGGCGTTCGTACCATGTCGGCGTTCGGTGATATCGGCCACAAGATTGATTTGCGCCGTGCGTATCCGGCCACATCGTTGAAACGTCTCGCATTCCAAACCATGAAAGTCGAAACGATTGATTGGATGCTGCAAGGCAAATGCGATTTGAAAACGTTGAAAGAAAAAGGTGTGCGCATTTGGGATCAGAACGTAATTCCCGGCACCGAAATCTATCGCGAACTGTGCGTGGAGGAACGCCTCGGTTTGCTGACGGAAAAACAAAAGGAATCTTTCGACGCGTTCCGTGAAGAACTGCGCGCAATCAAAGGTTTGTCTTCGACCGAATATGAAGACGCCTTTAACGCCAAGCTGAATAACTGGGGCATTAAAGAAGAGGAATTGATTGACGGTGCGCTGGGGCCGATTTATGGCAAACAATGGCGGGCATGGGAAGACGTTCGCATCGTCGATATCAAAGATTGGATAGCGAACTGGAAAGCGTATGCAGACCGAGGCTTCGACGTTGTTGATTACTTTGAATACGATGATCGTATACAGGACAGCCCGCGAAAAACACACGTTGTAATTAAGCGTGAAATTGACCAAGTGATGGACGTTGAAAAAGCCATCAAAAACCGTTCGGATTCTCGCCGCATTATTCTGACCGGCTGGAACGTTGCGCAGCTTGACGAAATGAGTCTGCCACCTTGCCACACAATGGCGCAATGGTACGTGTCGCAAAAGCGTGACGAAAACGGTCTGCAATTCCTCGATTGCAAACTCTATCAACGCAGCGCGGATTTCCTGTTGGGCGTTCCGTTCAACGTCGCACAGTACGCACTGATTACCGAAATGTACGCAAAAGCTCACGGCCTGCGCGCTCGTTTCCTGCATCACACAGTTGGCGATGCGCACATTTACATGAACCATTTGGAACAGGGTTTCGTTGCTGAAATCATGAACCGTCCAGTGATCCACAAAGCACCGAAGCTGCAAATCAAATCGCTTGAACAGTCGTCGATTCTGGATTTCACCGTTGGGGATTTCTCCCTTGTCGGTTACGAAAGCCATGACGCTCAGAAAAACGTACCTATCGCGAAGTGAATAAAATGGAATTTCCTACACAGCTTTCCGTTGCAGATTTGGCATTGGGCCTGACGCTGGTTATCGGTAATCGTTTTCGTGATGTGAACACAATGAATGCGGTGCGCTTGGAATTGCTGCAATGCACACAGGCAAACATTTACGAAAAGGCAGAGGAAATTTCAGCGCGATACGGTCGGCGGTTCCAGATTGATTTGTGGGATTATGGCCAGATGGAAGACGCCCGAACAGATTGTTTTTTCATTGGCAATACTCCGATGGGGGATATCTGCGGGGCGTTTGTTGACGGTCAAGTCATGACGCCGAAGTCAGCCACGGGTTTTCCGCAACCGCTGGTGATGAAAGTTTTCACAACTGTTCCAATGACCAAACACTGAGGCGTTATGAAATCGAATATCGTAGATTTTACCGAAGCTGCAAATCGTGTGTGGCAGGAAGAATTCAAAAAGCGTTGGCAGGCTAAAGGCGATGCGGGCGAATTCACCAACGACATTTGGGCATGGCAGGAAATGCTTGAACAAGACGGTTGGATTGTGCAGTTTTACGACAACGTAATGCCGGAGTTTTCTGCGTTCATTAACTTCGATAAAAAGTTGCTGACTGCGAACATTCCGAAAGCCTACCACATGCAGAAAACAATGAGCGCAATGCTCGACAAATTGTTTGCAGGTGGTGCAACCGGGCGCTATCTGTACGAGTGGAAAGAAGTTCACGACGATGCGCACCGTCACATTCGCGATGGTGACGAATGGAAAGACGACAAAGATTATTACATGACGGTTTGGTTTTCGATGGAATTGTTTGTGCGGGAAATGGGCGCAGACGAAGACATTCCAGTTGCGCCGAATGAAATAAGCGAACCAGTTTCGAAGCTTCTGAATACACTGGAACCTCTTACCCCTTTGGTGGAATAAATGGATCAAACAACAGAAGAAACAATCGCCGGTCGCAACATGCGTTTGAATCGACAGGCGGAAGAACTGCGCCGTTCCGTTCCCATCGACACCGACGCAGAGCAAATTGCTGCAAACGAATTCATGAAGCGTAAAGACGACGCTTTGTTGATTGGTATCCCGGTCGGTGAAAACATCATTCACGACGACGTAGAGCAGTTTTTGCATCTGTGTAAAAACACAAAATATATGCTGCTGCGCGATAGTGCATGGGCCGACATTATCGGCAATCCTGCATTGATGGAACACCTCAACCCGATTACCAATTACCAGAAAGTATTACACGGGGATTTGGGCGACATTTGCGGCTGTCAAATCTACACGGACGCTTTCCTGTATCGGGCGTTGCGCACGGACGATGTTGCATTCAAGAATTCGATTATTTTCGTAGGTTCGCGTGAGGTTGAACATGTCTGAGAAATCTTTGCAGGAACGTTTTAACTATTGGGACGTGCCTCGTGATGGCCGGGTTTCTAACCCGTTGATGCACCCGAAAACAGCAATTGAAGAATTCCTGCTTGATGCGGCTGTAAGTGCATACGTGGTTGTCCCTCGTAAATACTGGATTTGGTTGATGGAAAACGGTCTGGCCCATGCGAGTTCAAAAATCGGGTTTTTCACAGCGTTGCCAATGACTGAAGGCAACATGAAAGGCGGCGTGGTCGGCAAGGTCGGCAGTGCAATGGTTTTCTCCGACGTTTACGCACACCCGGATAAAAGCTATCCAGAAAATACGCTTATTCATTTTGCACAAATGGATGGCGAGTACATGCGCGAACTGGAACACAGCCGCTGTCCTTATTTCCGCGTGAATCGCAGCGAAGGTATCGGCGCGGAAATCGACATTCCAGAATTCAATGAGTTGGATTTCTTGGGCGCATGGTACAAACACAACACGCGTGAAACTCAGGTTAAATCCCTGTCGATGCCTGCGCGTTATTGGGCGGCGTTCTATCTGTGGATTGTGACCACGCGTGAAAACGAATACGTGGTTAATCACGATCCGGCTTCGCAGTTGGACGGCCACCACGGACTTTACCGAGGCGTGCCGGTTTATACCGATGCGTTTTTGGTGGAAGGTCTGCGCGACAAAAACAGCCTGATCTATCTTGAACTGGAAAAAGTGAGCGCATAAATGGGAACGGGCAAACCAAGTAAGTTTTTAACGAACTATATCTTCAACCCGAAGGAAGTTGATTTGCCCGAATCCTACGAGGCAGAAATCCTCTACCTGAATATCTGGCCGAAAGGCATGTTCATGCTGGCGCAGAAAGAAAGCCTGTTGCGACAAAAAGAGTTCACGATTAATGGAACGCTTTTCCGTACCAAACAACCGCGCCTGCTTATGACTTATGAGGGTGGCAAAGTAATCGACGTGGATGCACAAGAATGACGCTGCTCGATAAAATCTACGACAACACGCTGGCTTATATGCACGTGTTTAAATTCCCCTCGCAGCACGTAATCGAAGAGTGTGGCCGGGGAACTTATTCAGTCATGCTGGTTCCGGCTGACCACGTGCTATTGCCACAAATTGTAAAGCACGCAATGTTTACGCCAGATGATCGCACGATCCTGCATTTTCTCGGCTGGTTTAATGGCGTACCGGTGATTACAGAAAATACCCGGTCACGCGGACGCACTCACAACATCATGCTTTGTTCTTACCTGAATCGGGTAGCACTCGACGCATTGAAGGAATTGGAATAATGAAAGTTTACGCAGTCAATGACGCAACCGGCACCGCACTTTCCATCGGCCATATCGCATGGTTTCACGACCTCGGCCTGAAATTGCCGGAATGCGACGAAGAACAAATCGTACAGGTTTGCCGTCCGGGCGATAACAAGAAAATCGGTTCTTTCGATTCTTATATCACCATGATGAAAGAGAAAGGCCCGCTGCATTTCGAAGTCGAAGCCGACGTGCCCGACACCTTCAAAAAACAATCAGGATTTTGGGAAGCAAATGGAATCAGATAACGCCGCAAGTCTCGACATTAACGCGCTGCACAAGCACCAGAAGCAGCGGCTCCCCGGCGCACAAATGATTCAGGCCGCAATCGAAGACAAGACGTTGCGCGTGACGTTGTTCGGTAATCCTGAAATCATGAAGAAATTGCGTAAACATTTCGGTGACAGTTTCATCGAACCGAAGCACGTGCCGCCGCATTATGTGCGCGGAACTGTTCACGTAAACATTCAGCACGAGCGCATTGCAAAAACCTACCTCACTGCAAATATGGACGTGTCGCTGCTATGGTAAGAATCGGAGCAATTTGGGCGGAAAACGTTGACCGTGGTATTGGTCTGAATGGCAAGATGGCGTGGCACGTTCCCGGCGAGCTTGCAGGGTTTAAGCGATCCACACGCGGCACTGCGGTTGTTATGGGCGCACGCACTTTTGAATCGCTGGATTGTAAACCGTTGCCCGGTCGTCTGAATATCGTCATGACTACACGTCCTCAAGATTGGAAATTTGAAGACGTTTATTTCGTGAGTGATTTCGACATGGCAATTGATTTGGCAGAAAGCAAAGGCTACCAATTCATGTCGGTAATCGGTGGCGCAGCACTGATCGAAAGCGTTCTGCCGTATCTGGATATCGCCCGCGTCACCACGCTGAAAACGAACACCTATACCGGCCCGTGCGACACGTTTATGTCCGACGATGTTCACGCATTTTTGGAACGTTATTCTTTCCATTCGGAAGTTGTCGAAGAAAGCATGACCTATCGCGTGCGTCAGTTCTACATCGACACCAGTTTACAGACGCCGCCGAATGGCCCTGCAATTGATTTCGGTTGTGCGGTGAATTTCTAATGCGCCTGCTGACTGTGGTAAATCCTGACGGTTCTTTTCGTGATGATTTCCTGCGCATGTTGGCAAACGAGACGGTTACATTTCGCGGCGAACAATTTGTATTTGATCGCATGTTTGAAATTGACCGTTTCGTTGACTGGAAGCGCCACACGTTTATTACGGGCGAACACAATTTCCCGCTGACGTTGTTGGTGGCCCATGTCTACGTGCATGCGCGTGATGGTTATCGCGGATACGAGCGACACATTAATCTGGATGCTTGGCGTCCGGGTGTATGAAACGAAAAAAGGCCCAAATCCAATTACGGAAATGGGCCTTTTTTTTATGCTGCTTTTTTCTTGCGAGCATTGAGTGCAACCAAACGCTCTTTTGCTTTCTGCATTTCTTTCTGGCTACGTTCCAGCATCTGCTTGAGTTGCTTGACTTTATCGTCATCACCTCGGCCTTCTGCTTTCTTAATAGCCATACGAATTTTCACAAGTTTCTGCGTATGTTCGTTCGCCATTTTCGACAGAATGCTTGTGGCTTTCGCCTTCCCTTCACGGGTTTTAACCCGATTCAGTTTGCTGTCTTTCACAGCTTCCAATTTACCGCCGACAGTCCGGTGCGTAATTCGCCCCATCTTTCCCCATCGACCATAACCCATACTTTCCAAGCCAAGCTTGCGTGCCCGCGATGCTACCGGACTCACTTTAGCTTTCTTGGCGCCCGACTTCTTGACCGTTTTCTTGATTGCAGATTTCGGTTTTGTTTTCCGAGGCTTTCTCGGTTTACTCGATGTTCTTGAAGTCGCCATTGATAGTGTTCTCCAGTTCGGAAGTAATTATGCGGAACAACGCAAGGCTGTCGGAGCGATCAATGGTGTAGACGCGCCGAGCAATATTTTCCAAACCTATTTGATGAATGATATAGATTTCAATTGGAGTCTTGAAATCCACGTGAATGAAAAGCGCTTTGTCGTACTTTTTCATTGTGTACGTGGCGCGTACAAATGTGCGGCCTTCCAAAAAGAAACTACGCAATTCGTAAGGCACCATGCACGACGCATACGTCACGTCCCAATCGGGCATGAATTCTTTCAGCATATTGCCAAGGTTCGACAACGTGCTGTATTCCAAACCCGACGGCGAAATCCTGATAGCAATATTCATTCGGTTGACCTCATTTTCGCAATGCGCGAATCAGTGAACCGAATAGAGTCGCGTTGTTCCTTGATTTTATCCATCAAAGCTTGACGGCGATCCGCCCACACTTTCGCTTGTTCGGGATTGGTTGGACGCTTGCTCATTTTGCGAAGACGCGTCTGCATAGCCTGAAGACTGGCCTGCTTTTTCATCTTGTTATCTTGAGCTTTTTTAATCTGTGCGCTGTTGTCCACTTTCGCCCGGTGTTTTGCGTGTTCGGCTTTCGATGGTGGCGGTACTTTATCAGCAGCAAATGCCTCTAAGCCCCGGCGTGCGCGCTCTTCATTGAGAATTGCGCGGAAACCGTCTTCACCAATTCCTTTTACGCGTGGCTTTTCAAAACCTGCAATCGACAAGCAGAAATTGCAGGCCGTTGATTGTTCTTCGTCGCGGCGTGAATACACAACGTCGAATGCGTCACCATTAAATCCATCGTCTGGATAAACAGCGGCATCGCGTTCGTCTTCTTCCACTTCAAAATGGTCGCGAGCTTTTCCGTGGCGATGTAAACCACGCTTTGCAAGGTCGGCCAATACGTCACCGAATTCAGCACCTTGCGAATTGCTAAGCTTGCGCACGTCAGTCGGTAAGTCCTTGAACACATCAAGGTTAATTCGTATTTTCATCGCGGCGTACTCTGTTCATGCCGACTCAGCCAATTCGATTTCGAAATGTGCATTTTGTCCACGTAATCGTGAGGCATAACAGCGCTTTGGTTTTGTACGTTCTTCTGGTTTTTGAGCAAAGTTTTCACTTTGGATTTCGGCAGGTTCCCGGCCAGTTTATCGTCGTCTTCCCATGTGGAAAGGCGCGTGCCGCCGTGTTCCGTGCTGTCTGTTCCACGTGCCGCTCTGCCCTGTAGATTAATCGACAGTTTTGCCATGTGAACCTCAAGAAAATCTAACGCGGTCGGGTACGTTTGAGATAACGGTTTCCGCACCTTTAAGGGGCGTATCGAGAAGGCCATCAGCTTTCTTTTTACGCCCTTTCTTTTTACCTTTTTTGCCTTTAGCTGTCAGGCGCTTGCCTTCTTTCGCGTTGTCGAAACTGATATAGGGCAAGGCGTCCCAACGGTCGGGACTTCCCGATTTAGCCAACGACAGAATTATTTTCACTTATTGTCACCGATTAGTCGTCGTTCATTTGCCAATCAGCAGGCACATCGGAAATGTCGAGTTGCCATCCTTTATTCCCGCCTTTCATACTGCACATATACGTCAGCAGTTTGATACCGGCAATCAGCGTTTTAGGATCGTCCAACATTTTCTTTTGGAAGCCTGCAATGTGGATACTCCAATCGTTCACTTCTTTTGCAGAATACATCGAGAGTTTTTCAACCCAACGATCTACAAAGCCGGGGCCGATGGCTGGCAGTGTGTCGATAAACGCCTGATATGTTCGAATGTATTTAAGGCACGAATTCAACAGCGCTTGTGCCTTGTCCGGGGTTTCGTTTTTAGCAACATTACTAACCACCGTAATAAACATCACGTCGCTAGGCACGCGGGTATAGTTCGGGTCGGTGTACGGCATGTAAATGCCCATTTTACCGGCGTTCTCGAAAACGGTTTCCATGATTTTTACAAAGTTATCAATGTCGCCGCGTGTGCTGCGTTCCATGAATGCTTCGCCGTTATCGTTGCCGATAAAATCAAACGGCATCATGTACTTGACCGTGTTTCCGTTGAACAGTCGCGGATGCTTTTTAATGTCGATTTCCATACGCGCCAGTTGTGGAATATCGCCGCCTTCTTTTTCAAGAATTTCCATCACGGTTTCCGACACAGGCAAAGCTTCCTGTGCGCTCTTTGTCGCGAGGGCGCTAACGTGCATTAACGTGCCTGCAATTTCCCACGTGCGCGCTTGCCATTCGTTTACCGGTGCCGGAAGTGGCTCGCCATCACGAATGTTAATACTGACTTCATACGACGGCACGTAGTAAACCATTTCGTTAATTGTGTAACGATCCATCGTGTTGGCATCAGTGTAGTAAACATTCGGGAAAGTCTCAGGGTGAGCATTTACCAAACGGTTATAGGAACTGACGTTAACGGCGTTGAATGGCGTCTTCGCAATGTGCGCGAGCAAATCACGAGTGGTTGCCGTGTCTTCGTCTTGGTTATTATCCAGCAATGCACAAACAGCAATGTTGATTTGTTTCATTGTGCTTTCTGGAATGCCTTTACCGCCCAAGAAACGACGACGCAATTTCCGTTCTTTCAACAGGTCTTCAAAACCGTGCGGAGAGATATACGCGGCAACGACTTCGGCGCGTTTAAAATCGCCGGTCTTCATGTATTCCAGCATCCACGTTGCGGCCATCAGCATCGTGTCAGGTTCACCGACCAAAAACTCGGCAACTTTAACAACTTCTACCAACGGAATTTCTTCTTTGTTGACAGTAGATGTTGCCAGAATTTGATGCGCTGGTTCCTGATACGCACGCATATCGAAAATCGAAGCGTCACGGGCCAGACGGGCGAACAGATAAATAATTCGGTGCAGGTCTGGTCGCGATTCAATGCTCTTCGGACTCAGTTGCATCATGCCAGTCAGAATTTGATACGCCGAAAGAATGTGAGCATCCACATTGTTTGGAATACCTTTCAGAATTGCAGCATCGAATTTCGGACTAACGAAACTCAGCACGCGGGAATAGGCAGCGTCCACGCCTTCTGGAATATGCTGCGCACACAGGCGGCGGAATTCCGGGTTACGCAAATAGTAACCAGCCAGAATGGTGTTCTGGTCTTCGTCGCCTTCAGTAACAAACTGCATAAAACCTTTTGCAATATCGTCAGTGCAAAGCAGTCGTGCAGCTTGGCGCAGATATTTAGCAGGCACCATATTCGATGCGTGAAACAGCACGGAAATGAAATGACGAATGTCAGTCAAACCGGCTTTGTAGTTCTTCAGGAAATGAGCGACCAACGATGCAAACAAATGCGGCTTTTCTTTCAGCGTTGCTTCGTCGTCAACAACAGTCCAGTCAATCTGGTCGGTATCGCGTTCGCCTTCCGACTCTTCACGATTGTGACGGTATTGAATGCCGTCGTTATACAAACCTTTGTGCAACTTGTATTGGCCCGCTGGAATATCCGCGTTTAATTTGCGCAGAAAACGGTTAAGTGTTTCTGGCATACCCGGAACCGGATTGCCGTAAATCTTTGTTTCACGGCGATACAGAATATCGTCACCGCCGGTTTCACTCACGAACGGTTTCAACAGGCAGCGGCCCAGCGGTTTTTCGATGTTGGTATCAGACGCACGAATGGCATAAGCAACCAATGTGCCTTCTGCAATATCGACTTCCAAATAATGATTATTCGAACCATCATTTGAATCAGGTCGGTAGTCACGCAGACGCATGCAGCTTTCGTTGTCCCAACTACGACCGGTACTCATACCGATAATGTCGTAAGGGTGGCACGAAACAACCAATTGGAATTCGGCAGTGGAACTGTTTTGCAATTGTGGATCATTGTCGAAAGCGGCCTTTGCAACCGGGTCTTTCGCGATAACCTTACCGATATTGAATTCGTTTTTCTGTTCTTTATCGGAGATTTTTACGCACTTCTTGGCGAGGTAATCGGTAATCCGAAAGCCTGCTTGTTTCACAGCCAAACGAACCGGCAACGGAACAATCACGTTGCGCATATTCTGGCTGACACCGATTGGCATATAAACGCGATAACCTTTCGAACCACGCGGCATTAATTTGCGCAGCAGTTTAACGGTCGGCCCATTTTTATTCCAGTTACGGCGGTATTTCAAAGTCGAGCGGAGGGATACCGCTGCAACGCCCAAAAACCCAAACTCTTCGGAAACCTGCACAGGAATCATAATAATTATCCATAATTCGGCAAAAGAAAGCCGGGCAAACAGCACCCGGCTTAGTCATACCTTTAAATTACTTATTAATACCCGGCAGCGTCACGGTATTCTTCCGCTTCTTCCGAGCGTTGTGCCAATGCTTCTTTAATCCGCTCACGCAGTTCAAGGATATCAGACGAATATTCTTCAAAGATTTCCGGGGTGAATTGTGGAGTCTGATAACCGAATTCAAGCGGCTTCGATTTCACTTCACCATCTTCGTCTTCGTCTTCGTCGTCTTCATCTTCCTCTTCGTCTTCACCGATAAGCATTTGCAGCATTTCCAAAGCACGCAAACATTTCGTGTTTGTTTCCACTGTTGCTTGATTCAAACGTTCGACTTTATCGCGGGCTTTATCTTGTGCTGCTTCCAACAGTTCGTCGTAGTCGTCATCGTCCGGGTAAGCATCACCCATGTCGCTGTTATCGTTGACGTAGCTGTCTTCGTCTTCCGTTTCAACCATTTCCGTATTATCGAGAATGTTTTCTGCGGATTTCAGAAGCGTATCCATCGACGACATTTTAGCGAGTTCTTTAATGATCGTCCGGTGATGGTTTGCCAGTGTTTCACGCGGCATTGCATAGAACGAGGCTGGCGCTTCCGCGACAATCAATTCCATTTCTTGTGCAATGTTGATCGACTGCCCGTTGATTTCCAGACCGGACAACACACCGGAGAAAGTCATATAGGCACCGTTGCGGTCGCCGCCTGCAAGGTTTTTAAACTTGGCAGACACAGCTTTCAGATCAACCGGTTCGAAATCAATATGCTTTGTGAAATCAACAGGTTTATCCAGCATTTTACCGGCGACTTGCAACGCCTGCATAATGAATTCCATTTGCGTACTGGCGACTTCGGTTTTGTCGTCGTCACCGATCTTGTCTGCGCCGTTGTAATCCAGCAAATACGGGGCGATTGCATTCATCATCGCAGTGACCATCGAAGCATTGAACGCAGAACCTTCACCGTTCAATTGCAGGAACATCGGCACCGAGAATTTAATCAGGTTTGTGACACACGCAATATCCCATTGTTGCGTGCCACGGCCCTCGATAATGCTGTTAATGTTTTCTGGATGTTCCAGAAAGAACGCGCGAATTGCAGGGAAGTTGTCTTTGAATGCGTCGGCTCGATACGGCTGTGTGACAATGAGGCGCATCATGTCGATTTTAATGTGTTCCATAAACATCTGCGCTTGATTATCTGTTAGCTTATCGAAAGCGCGGAAGTTGCGTCGGCCAATCAAATGCTCAGCCATTTCGTTAGTGCGGAACAGGAACCATTCATCCGCCGAAAGAAATCCTACGTTATCCAACAGATAGCACAGAACCAATTCCAAACCTTGCACTTCACGCAGCGTGTACATGACATAATCGCCACGCATTTTTTCCGAGCCTTCGGTGATTTCCAGAAGGGCGAAAGCCGCTTCGTGGAAACGTTCGTAGCTAAACAGATTCAGGAAGCGCGCAGCCGAAGCGGTCGTGTGGATAAACGAACGAGCAAACGGGTATTTATCCAACATTTCCTTTTCAGGAACTGGCAACACGCCGTACATCAGGTCTGCGAGAATTTGTGCGTGATGATCGCCGGGGTTTTCTTCGTCGTCCAGATTACGCAGCACGACTTCCATTGCAGCAGGGTTGCCGGAACGCGCTTGCGTAATTGCCAGTTTCACATCCATTGTTTCTGGAAAGTTTATTTCTTTACGCTTGTCCAGCAGACCGGCTTTGCGTGCCACGTAGGCCAACGCAGAGTTAATCTTTTTCCCATGTAGAACAAGATCGTTCACATACTGCCCAATGAATTCACTACCGCGCACGAGGTCGGCAATTTCATCCAGTTGAACAGTCATTTCGTTACTGGTTAAATCATTCAGCATATGTGCGATATTATTCGCGTTGTTTCGTGCGCCGCTGATATTTCCGAGGTTCGTTGTTTCGTCCTCTTCACCAGCTTTGATGATTTCCATTTCCTGCTTAACGAAATCAACAGCCAACGAATGATCGTCGCCTACGTCGTCGTTTGTGATGCGGTTGCTATCACTTTTTACGTGATGGTGATCCGTACCAGCGCCGTCGTCGTAAAGATCGCCGCTCATTTCGTAATGGCCGGATTCCGCATCAGCATTTAGCTTGCGTAGAAATGCGTTCACCGTCGAATTAAAACCGGGAACCGGGTTGCCGTAAACATCCGATTCACGACGATACAAAACCTCACCTTCGCTATTCACGAAAGGTTTAATCAGGCAGCGGCATTTCGGCTTGTTAATATTCGTGTCGTTTGGATCAATTGCATACGCAACCAATGTCCCTTCAGCTACGTCGTTTTTCACGTGGCGACTGTATGCGCCTTTATCCCCACGGTTTACCACGCCATCGTCGAGACGCATGCAGGATTGTTTATCCCACGAACGCCCGGTGGACATGCCGATAATATCGTAAGGGTGGCAGGAAATAACCACTTGTAAATGCGCGCCGCTAGCGGTGTTCTGCAATTGCGGGTCGTTGTCGAAAGCCATTTTCGCATGAACATCTTTGGCAATTACTTTGCCGATGTTAAATACGTTCTTCTGGTCTTTGTCGTCAAGCTTAACACATTTCTTTGCGAGGTAATCGGTGGCAACAAAGCCATTCTTCTTCAGCGCGAAACGCACGGCTGGCGGAATGATAAAACGATGTTTAATCTGTGCGCCGATTGGAATGTACAGGCGATAACCTTTCTTGCCGGGGCCAACAGGCAGCATCTTTTGCAAAGCTTTTACAGCCGGACTGTTTTTATTCCAGTCACGGCGATATTTCAGTGCCGTTTTCATCGAGACGGCGGCGACTGCCATTTCAATATTCATTGAGCGTAAATCCTCAAGGCAATGTGTTTACCTTTCATGGAATCCAGAATCGCTTCCAACATATCAACACGTTCCTGCACACGCAGACGTTCGGTCACGACTTGCGGGTTTTGTTCGCCACCGCTTTGCACGAGAAACATTCGTTGTTTTTTAATTGCAGCTTCGATCAACTTCACGGTGTCTTTTACGTCGGACGCTTTGACAGTCGTGGCCGCTGCTGTAGCCAATTCAATTTGCATGATTAATTTCCGTCTTCGTCGAGGCCGAGTTCTTTGAAAATGTCATCCATTTCTTTTGAGACTTTTTCAATATGGGCGATAAAGTCCTGCGCCCACTGCATCAAGCGCGGCGGGTATGGGCCACGAGCAACCGATTTAATAAACGGCAGCATCCACGGGTAGCGCATATTCCACGAGGTCTGCGTTAGGTTCGATGCGGCGAGTTCTTCGCGAATACGTGTGGCGATTTCCCAGTTTGCATATTCGGTATTGATTTTCAGCAGGTCTTCGAATACTTCTTGGCGCAGAACTACATTGCCACTGTCTGCAATTAATTCAACGTTTTGTGCAGGCCACGTTCTGTCTACAGCGCACAACAGACCGGAGGCGGTTTCCCCATCAGCACGACCGGTAGCACGTTTCATTCGATGTTCCCAAATGCGCCCCATCAATTTTTCAATTGTCGGATTGAAATAGGTATCAACCTTGAATCGTGGCGCCAGTTTGCGCGACAGTTTCACGCCAGTCTCTTCGTCGTTCGAAGACTTGGCAGCAATGCGGAACATCATACCGAGATATTCACGCATTTTAATTGAGCCGGGAGCTTTAGACTTTCGGAATTCCGGTGTGTCCGTTAGGCGACTGCGAATGAACGAAAGGAATGTATTTCCTGCCGCGTATTCATCCGTAAGATCATCCATTTTCGCCAACCAGCGAGCATCCCAGTACGCACGTTTTGTCAGGATTTCTGACGACGACATAAGTGGGGATTCTGGATCGTATGCGTATTCCGCGTCAGTGGCTTTTGTCAGGCGCGCAGAATAATCAGCAATAGGCTGCATGGCATCTTGAGGCAGCATTTTAGCAAGCCACGGAAGATCGGCGTCCGGTAAGAATTTCTCGACTTGTTGTCCAATTTCTTTAACCGTTGAACCCAGCGTTTTAACTTTGTTCATCAGGTCTAGCAGGTTCGCTGCCTGAGTGCCGGGGTTATTCGCGTTGTAATACAGTTGCGACATATGCTGGAAGGCAACACCCAACCAACGTATATCGGATTTAACAATTAGGGGGATTTGTTCCCGGTTTTCATTCAGGTATTTAAACCTTTCATCATCGGGCGTCTTGTTAAAGTCCGCGTGAATTGCAAGCTGACCAACGCCGTCGTCATAAAGCTCAGGCGCAATCGTATAAACACCCGCCTCGGCCTTGCTGTTGACCTTGCGTAGCCACGCGCTCACGGTTTCCATAAAGCCGGGAATTGGTGTGCCGTAGACTTTCGTTTCAACACGGAATAGAACAACTTTTCTATTCTGCGTCCGGTTCCCGCCAGTGGTTTTGTAAAACGGTTTAATTAAAAGCCGTGCATGTGGGTTTGCGATGTTCGTGTCTTTTGGCGAAATGGCGTAGGCAACAATTGTCCCTTCCGCCACGTCTTTTGCAACTTTTTCTTTGTACACACCGCCCTGTGTTTTGCCCGGTTGATCCAGACGCATACAGGAAGTCATATCCCAACGGCGCCCGGTAGACATACCGATTACGTCATAAGGATGTGAAGAAAGCACGCAGACATATTCGTCTTTGTGCGCACTGCGTTGTGGATCGTTTGCGAATTCCTGACGCAGCGAATCATCCTTGAGAAGTTTACCAATCCGCATGCGACGATTGCCTGTGCGGTCAACTGCAATACCGCTCACGTAATCATCAATTTTATAACCGAGGGAATCCAAGGTGCTGACGATATTCGACGGCGGTACAATTTTTGCAGATTTTTTAGGCTTGATCGGAATGTAAAACCGATACCCTTTCTTCGGCGGCTTCATGAACTGGCGGACAGCCTTTACACCGATGCCATTTTTGTTCCAGTTTTTTACATACTTTCGTGCAATGCTAAGCGGCACCGACGCAAGGGCTATCTGAATTCTCATGGTTACTCCAGTCCGTGATTCACGCGGTCTTCAGCAGTCATCCAACGCTTCCGAACATAATCCAGAAAGCCTTTGGTATCGACGCGCTGTTTGCGTTTTACACGTTTAATTTTCTCAAGGAATTGAAGGTCTTCGCCGTCTTTTGCATAACCTAGCAGACGATTGAAATCCCGTACCGCTTGGCTGCCGACTTCCCACGTGCGATTCAGTTGGTTAATCTGCCGACGAATACGGTCACGGGCTTTGCGCTCTTCTTTATGCTTTGCGCCTTTAACGAATTGCGTACCGAAATCCTCATTTGGTTTGAAGACGATTTGCGATGCAACGTACCACGCTTGCAGGTCGCCATCGGGGCCGGGATTAAATCCTTTCTTCGCACCGAATTTCGGTTTCTTTTTATCGCTGACTTCCAGTTTGATTTTCTTGCGCTTATCCAGCTTCGCGAAGTCTTTCATGTCATCGTATTGATAAAGCTCGATGCCATTCCGTTTGGCAAGCAGCGCCAGCGTCAGGCTATCGTTCGATTTCCATTTGGCTTCGCGCTCAGTCATGAAATGGATTTCCTTCACGTATTTCACGCAAGGGATATACAGTTTGTCGGCAAACAAACGGTCTTCCATTTCATCGCTGGTCACGTGCTGCTGACTGGCCCAGTAATCCACTGGTTTAATCTGGTAATTCTGGCCCATCTTTACGCCGTCCAACACGAACACAACGCTGGTCACGTTGATTTCATTCGTGAAGTAATGGCTTTGTTTCGAACGCGCCAGACTCAGAAAGAACTGCTGCTTACCGAATTCAGACTCTACGCCTTCGTTGGTAGCAGCCAATTTAAAACGATCTTTTTGCAGTGCAGGGATCGCGTATTCCATCGGGATCAAATGGTACAGAACCGACGATCCGGCAAGGGCCAGTTGAATTTGCATGTTATTCCCCGTCAGCTTTCCGAATGTTTTCACGCACGCGATAAGCTGTTTCTTTGATATCCATTTTGTTGTCACGCATCCACGTTTGCAGGCGAGCGGCCAACTGTTTATCTTTCGGGCCGTGGCTGTGCGAGGCGTTATGCAATTCGTTCTGGAATTGCGTAGTCAAATCGTGTTCGCCGTAGCGGTAGCCATAACGCTCACGCAGGTATTTCGTTTTGTCGTTTACTGGCGGAGTATTGCCGTACAGAATATCGACAAAGAATTTAATGTCCGGGTAAACCGAGCGAGCATAACGCATGCCCTTGTACATCTGGTCTTCGCCTTCTTGCGTGGCTTCTTCAGCGGTGCGCGTGCGGAAAAGATTCTGCACTTTACCGCCGTATTCCATATCAGAAAGCGGCACGGTTTTACGCACGTTCAAATTGCCGTATGCCGACTTATCTTTGTACAGATAAACCTTCACACCTTGGCGCATTGCCGACACGAACATTTCACGCATCATTTTGCCGCGACGTTCGGCGTCATAGTTCGACAGGTCAACGTGAATTGCACGAATCAATTTTGTGGCTTTTTGCAGCACAGGTTTAGCGCTGTAATAGCGGTCTTCCTGTTCGATGCTGTTACCCTTGCCTTCGACGTGGCCCCAGTAATCCACTGACTCACGTTTCATCCGCGATTGCAGGGATTGTTCTTTGAATTCGATTGTCACGTCGTAGAAGTTTTGCGCAGTCAACACACGGTTACGGCGCACGCTCAAAAAGAACGGATGTTTTGCGAATGCGGCTTCTGCTTCTTTACCGGCGACTTGCGACAGTTGCAGTTTGTCGGTCTTGATAATCGCGGCCATGTTGATAAACGATGTACCGTGAAAAACACTACCGAAATCTTTTGCTACGGCTAATTGCAGTTCCATTACGCGGCTGCCTTCTGTTCGGCCACGTCTGCGGCGATTGCGATAAAACGACGGGTAATGCGTTCGGCGTCGTCAATTGTCAGCGCACCGGATGCCGTAGCCATCGTTACGAGTTGCGGTTCTTCAATTGCACCGATTAATGCTTCTACGCTTTTTGCACGCTGCGCAGTCCACATAACCAGATCGTCAAAAGAAGCCACGAAAATACTGTCCACACTTGCGACCAGAATTGCGTCGTAAAAATGTGGAAGTTCTGTGCTGTTCGAAATGTTCATTGCGAGGTCGTAGGTTACTTTACCTTCCTCGAAACTTACGCGATCAATACGCGCCAGCAAACCGTGCGTGATACCTTCAGCATCGGTCATGCCCTGAATGCCGGGATGGAAATACACCAGCGAACCGAGGGCGTAACGACTTGGATAATCAGCGGCGGTTGCGGTCATCAATTTGATTTCCATTATGCTGCGCACCTCATTTGTTTAGCGGCTTCTGGATGCTCTTTCGCGAACTTGTCCCACGCTTCAACCATGTCGGTAATGCGCTTTTTATTCGCAGCATAACGAGCGGTTTTTTCTTCGTCGGTTTCGTTGGCGTAGCGTTCGTGTAGCGCTGATACGTTGAATACTTTAATCATTTTGCCCCCGAGAATGGCGGTGCTTCCGACTTGCTGGATTTCACCCATTTGGCAAGCTTCACAAGCGAGCCTTGTTCGGTCGGGGCGTTGATATTGTATTCGGGATTAATTGCGTCGTCGTTGCCTTCGTACCATGCGCGACCAACGATTTCAGCGTCGGTAACTTCGACCATAAAACCGCGTTGTTTACTGGTGAACGAAAGCGAAGTCGGCGTGCGCCCACTCATTGGATATTGGCTTTTTGCGTAGGTAATAACCTGTGCAACTTTGGCGCTAACCTTTGCAGGTTTGGCGGCGGCTGTTGCCACTTGTGCTTTAACCAGTCCGGTAGATTTCAGCGTGTAGGATTCTTTGACTTTGCGAGTTGCGCCGTCATGGTCTGCAATCACAACCAAATCAAAAGTCGTGTTAACCGGCAGTATGTAATCCAGACGTTTTGCAATCTGTTTCATCGTGCCCGCTTTATCTTTGCCCAGCATTTTGTTGGTGCCGGAACGGTACACTTCAAAGCTGTTAATCTTGGCGCCCTTCGGAAGTGCGTCTACATATTCCGAAGCAACTGCAATCATTACTTTCATGTTTTATTCCGCCTTCGTAGCTAAGTCCATAGCTTTCTGAATTTTGCTATTTGGACGGGTATTTGTTTTCTCGAAAACTGGTGCGAAAACCGATGGGTCGATGTAGTTCGCGATGGCCGTGGTTGCGGTCACTTTCTCGCCTGACATGTGGCCCAATTCTTTACCGATTTTCAAGCACTGGTCTTCAATCCATTTGTTAACAACTGCGTCTTTTGCACGCGGGCCGTGAGGGCATTTGTCCATCAGCAGCTTAGCCATTCCAGTACCGCGCAATTTGCGGAATTTGTGAATGGTGAAACCTTCAGGGAAACCGAGTTCACGCAGGTAGCCGTTGATATTGCTGTTGCTCAATGGCTTACCACGGAAAGTAAACACGTATTCCGCTGGCTTTTTCTCGTAAATGAATTCGTCCAGTGCAGAGTGCAGCATCATCGTCCGCTGGTCTTCGAATTTAATCACGTGCTTTTGTGCGCCGCCTTTCTTCCCGATGTATTTCATAATGACGCGTTGTTCATTGAAATTCAGGTGTTTGCGCAGCAGTGTAGAAATGCCGTAAGTGGTTTCGCCAGCGGTGTTTGCCCGAGTGGAACCGATACGTGCGGAAGTCTGATAAATCACTTCGCAAACAGCAGCGGCTGCGCCCTTCAAACTACCCGGCCCCTTCGCCAAATCAGGAAGCCATTTCTTCACATATTTCTGAATGTCCGGCAGCATGTTTTGAATGATGCTAAAACTTTCTACGCGGCCTTCTGTGCGGTTGGCAATCGTCTGCACACTGGTGAAGTTCTGCGCGAACGGTGCTTTGTATTTACACACGTAGGAATTGTCATCGGCAGGATTATATTTCGGGTTCATCATGCCTTCACCGAGCGGCTTATTCAGCAACTGCAAACCGGCTTCAGTGTAGAAGTTCCCTTTGTCATCCATTTTGCCGACAAACCAATCTGGAATATCGTTTTGAATATCACCGAGTTGACGCTTGATTTCTTGCACGTCGAGAATGTGTTCGCCGGACGCCCGAACGATGTTGGCAATTGCCTTGTCGTAAATGGCTTTCCGTTGGCGGCGCATATCCAGATATTCTTGATGCTGCGGCAAATTCGAACCGATTTCTTTTGCTTTGTCACGCCACGCAGTCAGCGTAGTGTCAGGCATTACGTGGCCTTTTACTTTGCCGTGCGTTTTAACGTGTTCACCCAGTCGATCATAAAGCGCTTGCTGCACTTCGCTTACAACTTCGTCGCCTTCGTGCAAAAACAATTGCGAGATATGCGAGTCTTTGAAGTAACCGGCGTGTTGCATCAGGCGTTTGCCCGCGCTTTCCGATCCGTTGTAGGCCAGACGAATATCGTTGAACATACCGAGTTGAACTTTATTCAGCGTGGTATCTTTTTCGAATGTTTTCTTCTTTTCTTTCAGCTTGTCGAATGCCGCTTTGACAAGGTGATTGTATTTGTTATCGCTTACGTCTTCGCCTTCCAACAGCAGGGCGATAGGACGGGCGAATGCGCGTTTAATGCCGAACTGTTCCAGCATCGGTTGCGCGACGGGTTCCCACGCACGCAATTTCTTCAGGAAGTTTTCACCGTAGTTAAAATCCTCTGCGCGATACATTGCGATCAGAAGTTTCAACAGAGCGTCAGCGCTCCCCGGTGCGGCTGCAATACTGATTTCCATACTCACCCCAAATTCCGTAACACGTAATCCATGCGTTCAAAGTTGTTCGCATATTTCCGTGATTTAATGTCTGCGTCTGGCAGTTTCACACCGACGTAATAGGCCGTATGATTCAGGCGATATTTTTCGTCTTCTACCACGCGGCCTTTATCGTCTACGCACATCAACAGGTTGTCGATGAAATCTTTTTCGCCATCAAGACGAATGCGATAGCCATAGAACAGCGTCATTGCATTGGTCTGCGCGTAGGCGATAATTCCATCATCGTTTTCCGGCAAATCACTAACGAAATGACCGCGTTGCAGCATCGGAATTTTCAGCAGGCGCGGGCCAAGGTCACGCCATGTTGGGCGGTTCTTTGTCAGGCGTACAATCGTGCCAGCCGGTACAAACTTTTTCGGTGCTGCGCTCGCAATGGCTATCTGGATTTTCATTACGGAATCCCAAGAAATTTATTGAGGACGGCACACAGTTGTTCTTTGACTTCGGGAATGCTGCGCTCCGCGTCAATGATTACCCATGAATCGTCAATTTGTTTGTGGTAGGCATTCCGCACACCTTCGAAAAAGTCCTGAGATTTCACTTCGAATTTGTCGAGTGCAATACCAGAAGCTTTTCGAATTCCGTACATCCGTTTCATCATCGTCTCTGTCGTGATATCCAACAGCAGAGTGATATTCGGTTTGCGCAGATACGGCATCATCAAATCGTGTACCGCTTGAGTTTCTGGCGTGTACTGACTTTGATAAGCCAAGGTCGATGCGTAGTAGCGTTCACTGAAAACGTGGTAGCCGCTTTCCAGTGCCGGAACAATCATGCTTTTTGTGTGTTGAATTCGTGCGCCATACGCGATCATTAAATCCGACGCTGGCGGCAAATCATATTCAGGGTCTAACGACAGCATCATTTCGCGAATGCGCTCAGCGAAAGGCGTACCGCCGATTTCCCGTGTGTATTTCACCTTTGCATTTGCTAGAGTGAAATGCTCTTTCATGTAATCTGTAGCGGTGCCCTTCCCGGCGCATTCGATACTTTCAAGAACAATGAATTTCCCCGTCATTCCAAATATACCCGCTTTGTCTTTTTGATATTGCGCTTGGAGTCACCACCACGCCAAGCGAGTTTCTTATACAGGTCAAACTTTTTGGTATCCGACACTTCACGCGATTTCGCACGTAACGCACAGCGCACCCGGCCCGTGGTTGTCAGTGTCAGAATGCCCACGCCTTCCTCCTTTAATTCCGCTTTGATTTCATCGTACTTGCGGGACTTCAGGATGGAAGGTGCGAACATGAAATAAAACTTGTTCGAATGACTCAGATATTTACGCCATTTAGAATCGGCGCGGAAATCAGCCAAACAGCTTTTAACTTCGATACCAATTATCTGCGAAGACAGGCTCAGCGCCATCATGTCAATACGAGCCTTACCCCAGCGCTCGACGCCCACTTCCCTGTGAACGCTGTACGTTTTCTTCACGTAATAATACATCACAGCTTCGTGAAGTTTTTCCGTGATTTCACGTCTTGTTAATGCCTTCGCTTTAGTTGCCATTTAGTCCAGCTTCATGATTTTGTAATAGGGCACGGTGACGCCTGATTTATCGTACAGGTTCAAGAATGTACGCATGGCGTCTTCGTATTGTTCGAACTTGAAACGGTCGGCGTAAGACATGCGAATGTCGGTGACAATATCCACGATATCCGCATCGTTAATACTGTCGCGTTTCATGCGGCCAACCAATGCACTGATTTTCTTTTCCGTCTGGCTGTTGTGGGCACGCAGCGGGAATTTAACCCACTTGGCTTTCAGCGTTATGTGATCGTCAGTGTAGCTTTTCATGGTCTTGTAAAAACGATCCAAAGGCTGCGAGTATTTCTCAGGCGCTTCTTTGTAATCGGGCAATTCCACGGCAATAACCGGCTTCAAATACAGCACGCCGAGTTCTGTCGAATCTTTCATATCAGGCGTACCCTGATTGAGTTTCTTCAACGATCCCGGTGTAACGGTTTTGGTGGATTTCATGTTGGTGCCATACGTGACGATTCGGTTTTTCGTCTTGTACAACTTAACCTGATATTCCAAGTGCGGAGTGGATTCACGCAATTGCGCTGCCACGTTTTCCAAATCGCTTTGGTCGAGGACTTTATGCGTGTACCACGACAGCCAACCGTTGTATTTATTTTGATGCAAACCAATTGCTACGATTGCATAAAAATCTTCGGTGGATTCACGTGCGATTTCTTCGTGCGTACCGGCCATGATGATGCCGAAACCAAACGAGTTAATCCGGTGCATTTCCGCTTGGAATTGCGGGCCGTGGTTATCGTGCATCGCCGCCATTGCTGCTTCAGGATCGAGGCCGCGCAGCTTGTTGCCTTTCGCGTATTGGAACAGGTGAATCATTTCGTGCAGGATGGTGTTAGTAAACAGCACCCGGTCAATCATGGTCGATTCGTTAATGTGGAACGTATAAACCGGTTTGTTATTCAGCCACTCAAGCTGTGCCATCCCCCAAATTTTACTGTTGGCGGATTTCTTGAATTTCACGACCGGGCAAGCGCCGTTGAAATACAGCTTGTTGTAGTAGTCGTACATCGGTTTAACGTTTTCGAATTTCGGTTCGAAAAGCAGGTACGGCGGATTGTTTACGTCCGGTCGCACAGTCAGCAATTCTTCACTCATTCCTTCCAGAGCTTTGCCCTGTTTCAGCGTGAGTTTAAATGCGATATTCGGATCGTCTTCATGATGCACAACGTAGAACTGGCCGTGCCGGTACATGTCGAATTGATCGCCCATTACAAGCTGCATATCGTATTCGTCGTTTACGTCTTCGTAAAGTAAATCTGCCTCGTTGATATAACGGTACGTTGCCATTTATTCAAATTCCTGTTTGTCGATGTAGGTAATTCGCACAGCATTTCTGAGCGGGCTATTCAGTACGTCCGAATCAGTGACGCCAATCGGGAAACCAAACGCTGCCGGGTCGGTAAGGTACAGGTAGTAATTACTCGACAGCGGATAGCCCAATGAAATGTCGCGAATTTCCACATACTTTTCAATGTATTGCGATAGTGCAAGGTCTGGATGTAGCCATTCCCACTTATGCGCAAGCACAATAAACGTCGGCATTGGAAAGCCTGTTTTCTCACGTTCAAATGCTTGCAAAATATCCTGACTGATTTGTTGGGCCAGCGATGTATAACTGGTCTGACAATCCGAATGCCCAAGGCGTAAAATTTCGGTGCGTGGAGTCGATGGAAGCTTGCCCGTGTTTTGATCTTTTGTGGGCACCACGCTAAAGACATTTGATTGGTCGTAAGTGCAGCCCATTACGCGGCTTCTTCGGGTTGATTAATACCCAAATGTTTTTCGATTGCATCCAGACGTTTCAGCATGGACAAGCACATGTCTTCCAAGTCGTGAATGTTTTCGAATGCAAGGCCCATCAGGTTGCCATAAACGACTGCGAGTTTGCCATTCGACATACGCACGGTCGCGGCTGGAATTGCCTGTTTAACTTCTTGTGCAATCAGGCCGGTGTGCATCACGCCCGGTTGCGAAATCAATTCGTACATGTAGCCGTACATACGACGGGTAATTGCCAAACTGTTTTCGATTCGTTTGATGTTGGTTTTCAACGAACGGTCGGATGCGATCGCCACCTCAGTTTTGCAAACGATTTGACCAATTTGCGGATTAATTTCAACGGTGTTTTCTGTACCATCGTTGAAGGTCATCATGCCCATCGGTTCGGGATCGTCCGGGTCTTGTACAATGGTTTTTGTGAACTGCAAATTGCCGTCAAATACCTGCGCGGAAATTGCATCGCTGAAGTTGATAAAACCGAGTTCACTAATATTCAGTTCGCCGGTCAACGGCCCGCCAGTTGTGGGAATGTAATCGCCTTTACCACCGAGGGAACTTTCGATCCATCCGGCGTTGGTAATTGGCAGACCATAACCCAATTCCCAGTTGGTGATTTCGCCGGATTCAATAACCCGAACAATCATGCCTTGTTTACGTGCTTGAATCGGGATTGCGTCCCGCTCTGCAATGCTGTTAACGATACGGAAACCGCCACGTAAATCGGTATCCACCAAAAGATAAAAGTCACCGGTTTTAGAAAACCGTTGGGAAATGTTAGTTGCCACTGCTGCCTCCAATAAACAGCACACGAATAACACCGGTCTGATTAACGAAGAATTTCACTTCGATATCGTCGTCAGTTTCTTCGATGCTATCCGGGGTAAATGATCGTTTATGTTCGTCGTAGCATTGAATAAAGAAATCGTCGGCCAGCTTCGGAATCGTTACAGAAAGCACATTGGTTATTGTGATCCTTTGCGCTTGAACGAATCCTTCCAAATCGACTTTGCGGACTGCGTGGTTCGGCAGCGTAGGGGCTTTAGGGAGTTTAATACCCGAACCCAGCACCTCGGGGTTGAATAACTTTGTCATGAATCATACCTTTAAATTAGCGGAGAAACACAAAAACCCACAAAAGAGTGGGTTATTTCAAATACGTCGAAGGTTCATCAGACAGGTAACGTCCGATTGCCCGTGGCATATTCTGCTTGTGATGCGGAGGCAACGGCGCTTTAATCCAGCGAATACCATGCGGATCAGAACGACGATTACCAACCAAAAGCTCCCCGGAAAGGAATGTGCGAACGCATTCAGGACTAGCCATTATTCACCCGCCTTACGCACGGCGTATTCGTCCATTGCGGTAATTACAGCGTCACCCAATGGAATTAGTGATTTAGAAATACCGACCAACATTGTCGCATTCAATATAACTGCGGAACTCGATGCAGCGGCGTCATAAAGGAATGTTGCATCGCCGTAATAAGTGGTATTTGCCGGTAATGTTTTCCCGACAGTTACACCCGGCGCACCCACTGCACACAGGATTTTAAAGTACGCGACTGGCGTATTCATCACCCGGTTTAATGCAGGCAGCAGGTTGAACCACAACACAATTTGCTGTGCTGCGTATGCTTCAAATTCGTAGGCATTCATTTGTTGCAGCGGCCCGACGACAACAATTGTTTGTACGCCATGCAGCTTGCCCGAAAACAAAGGGCGAATTGTCCACGAGCTATTTGAAACACTCGTGATTAATTGATATTCCGTTTTATCTGCAATGCAGTAAACGGTCATGCCTACCCGCCGTGCGCTCAAAGGAATTGCGTTGCGTTCTGCAATATCGGCAACGCTTCGATATCCACCGTGGATATCTACGTCTTCCACTAAATATGTATCGCCTGTTCGTTGCAGGCGTGACGCCAATGGTGTAGGCATTTATAAATCCTCAGTTCGTGTCCGAGCGGGACGAATCAATTGTATGTTGTCCGCTCACTTTTTCATCGCGGTTGCCCCCAACCTTTAATGCGTCATTGCCTTTAATTTCTACGGTGCGTTTGCCGTCAACGATTAATGTGTAATCGCCTTTTACGTGTGTGTAAGAACTCCCGGCGCCACCGCTGCCTTCGAAGCCCACACCGCCCGCACTCTTCGCTTGAATCGCTGCAATTTTTAAGTTTGATGCGTTCGCCAAATATTCGGGAACGTCACCAACGCCACTGCCTACAATCTGCGTTGCTTTGCCGACAATGGTTTGTGTGTAATCGCCAAGGAATACAAAGTGCGTATCACCCGGATTTAACACGAATACTTCATTTGTTGATTTGTCGATAATCAGTTTGCAGCCGTTTGGCAACACTGTCGCTTTCCTGTGCGGGTAATTCTTTTCCGCTTCTTTCAGGATTGTTTTCTTGTCACCGGGATACGGCGCAAGCTGCGGTTTATGCGGATCGCCATTCGGATAACGCACGCCGACTTTCGCGCCTTTATGCGGAATATCAACGGTGCCAGAACTGGTTTGTTTTTCCGCGTCATCAGCGTAATCCTGATTCATCGGCAACGCCCACGGCAAATGATTGTCGGGGATTGTGTCGGGATGAATACCAGTTACGCGAACGCGCACACGACAGGCTTTCCGAGGATCGTTATCATCGACAACAATTCCCGCATAAATGATTTTGTGATCCAGTCCCTGACGTTGCAAATGCTTTGTAGGATTCAGCGGCCCGGTTGCCATTTAGGGTTGCACTCCGCTCATTGTGTGCCAAATCATTTTCGCTCTTACTTCCAAAGGAATTCGCATCATATGGAAATAGAAAACGTTGGCAGCGCTTTCGTGTTCAGGATCGACTTCACGGTACGCAACATCCGCTACATACGACGAACAATAATCCGTGTATTTATCCCGCTGCGGACGGTTCATCATGTATTCAGCTTCGGCAATCATTTCGTGATTAATCTTTGTGCCGGGAATGCCGGTGCGATTAACCATGTAATTCAATTGCGCTTCTTTATCCATCAATTCCCACATTTTTCAGTCTCCAGAAACAAAAAAACCGCGCCGTGCAATTGCTCACAGGGCGCGGTTGTACCTTTGCGAACAAAGGGAAAGCTAGGCATTGAATGTCTTTTCTTTTTCACTATTGCGAACGTAAATGTTTTCGGCTGTATTGGTAGGTTATCCCGATGCCGCAAGTAGTGGGGTTTCCAAATCCGGTAGCGCCTATTCCATTCAGGGGTTGCGTATTGTGCTGGCTGTATTCGACATTACATTGCCTAGCCTGTGATACACGTTTTATTTACAGTTTTTCCGGCGATGGATTGCCATAAATAAAGACGTTCCATAAACGAACGCGGCTCACAAATATAAATTAGTAAGGCGTTACCGTCTTTGTTACGTTGTGGCCGGTGCCTTTGTCTTGCATAAGGCGCAATTGTTTTACAATCTTTCTATTAGCGCGTTCATTCGCCAATTTCTGATTGGTCAAATAACGGCGCTCGCCAGTCGAGGTATGACCAGCCACTTCAGACATTTCACCGAAGTCACGATTTGCCAAACCAACCATTTGACCGTTATTACGGGCCAATACGTCGGACTGTGTTCTGTCGAGGTTGCGGTTATAAATGCCCTGAGCTTCAGCACGGAATGCTTCGTAAAGGCCGGGATTATTGCGCGCCAAAGACATGATTTGTTTGTCATAGTTGGTAGCGAAACCACCTTCGCCGCCACCGCCGCCCATATCGTTTGGATCAACAATACCGTATTTCTTTTTCAGTTCTTTTACGCGCTTCTGGTATTCGTAAACCGATTCCTGAATATGCAAATCGGAATCCTGTGCAGCCAGCAAACGGTCGAGGTTAAACCCGCCAGCAGCAGCCATAACACGCATTGGAACTGGCACGCCTTTATCGGTAAGCGCTTGCAACATATCCATGTATTGCTGATCGCCTTCCGGTTTCAAAGTCTTTTCCCAATGAACCGAAGGAATCAACAAACGAGAACCGTCATTCAGGCGCTCATACGAACCGAGGATATCCATTTTATCGAGGCTGTTGCCTTTGATAATCAGCTTACCCTGTTTATTCAGCGTGTAACCTTTCATTGCGGAAATCATCGGGAAAATCTTGTTATACAAAACTTTCCGCGTCAGATAATCACGTTCGGATCGCACACCGTCAATGAAGAAAGAAGTCGATGTATCACCGTTTGTATATGTCGCGTCACCAGAAAGAAACGCATCGGAAATACCGAGTGCTTTCATTTTGATGCTGTCGATTGCGTCTTTGTTATCGAAGATTGTCCAGCCGCCTTGCGGGTCACGAATTTCCTCAGTGGAAATACCGCCACGCGTAGCAACAACAGCGCCGATTGGGTCAGCGTCCGCGTTCATGAACATATCCATAACCGCTTGCATATCCGCGAGCGTCGGTTCCCATTCACCGGCACCGTCAAGTGTTACGTGCAAAATACCTTTTTGACGCATTGCAGAGCGAACCAACGTTCCACGGAAAAGGTTTTTCTCCAGCAAATACCACGGCAAAACCCGGCGCAAATAAGATGTGCCAGTGCTGGTGGAACCGGAACGGCGCGGAACATAAACCGTAGATTTCGGATCAAGTTCTAGCGCTTCGTTGGAAAGCTGTTTCATCACGTCGGCACCGAGGAATTCACGCAGCGCTTTTACACGCGGAGAATCGGACGCCATTGTGGAACGAATATATTCAGGAAATGCCACGGTAATTAGTGGGTCAGTTCCGTGAAAAGGAAGCTGGTCGATCTTTGTGTTTTCGTAGGCGTGCGGCATGATTCGCGAGAACACTTGCGACGTGCCGTTATACAGCAGCGAGCCAACGAAACCGCCTTTAACGTTGTAGTCAACCGCAACGTCTGGCATCAAAGTTCTGATATCCAAACGATCCAAGTTTTCTTGGAAGTCGTCGGACACTTTCCGGTCGAGAATACCGCCGATGGTAAACTCGGAAAACATCAGTGTAGATTTGATATCGACAATGGAGCCGGAAATGCTGTCGTTGTAATACATGTCCGAATACAAACGCATGACCAGTTTTTTCTGTTCAAGGTCTTCGGAAAACACGATATCTTTTAGCAGCGGATCAATGTCGATTTCAATCGGCATTTGGGAAAGGGAAGCGTTGCCGCTACCGGCTGCTGTTGCCATATATTCGTTCATGTCTTGGCGAGTACCGTAATGGTTCGCGGCTGCGCCCATTTCAACAGGTGCGCGACCGGGACTCGACGGCGATACTGCGGAATAACTGGTCTTTTTTCTCAGTCTCATAAAATGCTCGCATTGGTGGCGTAGATTACGCTCACGTTGCCGCGTCGATTATCGTGCCAGATAACATCGTCGGTGGTTAATCGTCGTAGGTGATAAAACTGCTCTACGTTATTTGCATCTTGATTACGCCTGCCCAGTTCGGTGTTGGCGTCAATCGGCAAATCAGCGATATAAAAATTGCACTGATTTGTTTCGATAAATCTTTCCCACATTTTACGCCCGGCTGGGGTGTGGGAAATGTCGGTACGCAACGCGCCGTAATGCTTGAGGAAAAATCTCTGCATCACAAACCGCGCTGTTCCCGGTTCATCTGATCGAACTTCAACTTGCACAACGCGACTACCGAAAAACGGATGCTCGACAACTTTGAAATAACACGAATAAATAATATCCCTGTCGTTCAATGTGACAATCAGCAGTCGGCAATCCTCAAGGCCCGGAACGCTTGGGTCTTTTGTTTCGTATGCGCGGTAAGTATCGTCACCTTCTTTCATGAGGATGGCATATTTACAGCGATTAATCAGACCTAAATAACGGTCACGATCTACGTCAATTCTTTCAATAAGCGCGTTGGCAAGTATCGGCATTTCCTTTTCCTACTATGGTCTATTGCTTGGGGATTAAAATGTTACCGTCCAAGGTAATTGTAGCCAACCCTTTACCGTCATTAACCTGTGACGTTCCTTTCGTATAAAGCTCGCCAAGAATGCGGCCCAACTCAGGATTTTTAGCCCCCAGCCATTCGAAGCCAACGCCCGACCACGTTTTAGTTGTCGATTTACCCGGATACGCCTCGTGAGTAATAATCACTTTAGCGCGACCATTTACCATCATGTCTGCGGGCATTTTAAAAGTGGACGGTTTAGGCTTTTTTACTGGCGGTGCTTTACCTCCGCTAACACGCGTGATTACGTCACCCGTTGTAACGGTTTCTTTCGGTGGCTTGGCAGCAGGTGCCGCTTTGCCTTTTGGCTGTGCAGTCGGGGAGAGTGGGGTTGTATCGTAAGGAGGTCGGTCGAAGTTATCGCCCAACTTATATTGAGGTTTCACATCGCGAATTCGGTAGATGAAATAGCGGCCACGGCTTTCGGCTGCTTCCATTTCATCGAATTCTTTCTTCGTGACTTTTTCGTAAGCCCACGAGGCGCCATTGTGAAAAGTGATGTAAAGAGTTTTTTCCTTTGGATTGTAGATTGCAGTACGCAGATTACTACTGTCCAAATCAATCTGGAACCAACCTTTAGGGAGGCTTTCAGCGGGTAAATCTTTTCCGCCTACCCCTGCATTTACAGTTTGTCTACGAATCTTTCCTGACCATCCCGCCGACTTATCCTTAATCATTGTGATTTCGGCATCGTTCAAACGGAATTGAATATCAGGACTGTGTTTATGTACGACGAAATACGCACGACCAACTTTTTTCACACCGTAAACGTTGCCGGGGTGCAATTCCAGTTCGTATTCTTCGTTGTGGCGCGGCTGGTCGAAAACCCGCTCTGCCGCACCTTCGTCGTATTGAAACCATTCGTACTTAGTCAGGTCTTGTTTCGTTGGCATTTGCGGATTCCTCAAAAATCTTGTTTTTCAAGATAATTCCGTAGGCGCCCATTACTTTGTTGAATGCCATGATGCGCGAATATTTCCGCCCATCTTCCTCGTTGAAGGTGCGACCGTGTGCGGTACTGCTTTCACCAAATTGCGTGACGCCATTTTCAGGCACCAATGCGCAAAGCGTGGTAGTCGTGCCCGGTACGATCCAGTAATGCTCAGCAACGATTTTCGATTCAACAAATTCCGGGGTAATACGTTCCATAGTGTTCACCATTTTGCCCGAACTGTGTCGGTTATAGGTTGATCCGAAACAACAAAGATTTTGCTGTCTGCGTTTCCAGCGTATGCAAATGCAATCAGCATGGATTTGGTGTGCGGTGTTAATCCGCTTAAACCGTTTGCGTGCTGCACGTATGCGTATTTGTCGCCGCAATCTTCTGCGAGGAATTTACGCCACATGATCGCGCCTTTCTTTCGCTGTCTTTCGTCCGACGCGAGTATGCGGCCCCCGGTACAGAAATGCAGCATGACCTTGCGTGCAAAGCCGCGTTTGCAGTTGTCTAATTGCCAAACGTTTTTCTGCACAAAAACTTTTCGTAAGTTTGACTGACGGAATGTTGCGACCACACAGATATAATCAATACGTCCGTGCGAGTCGCGATGCACCAGCAGGTTGTCTTCGTCGTAACGAATAAGGCCGATTGGATTTCGTTCGCCGTCGAGGGTGAAGAAACTTGTCGGCTCCTGTTCCGCACGTTCCATAATCGCTTTGGAAGGTGTGGGTTTTTCCGGTGCATTTCCGTAAGGGTGTGCGATACTTATTTCCATCAGCGACGGCCCCCGCCCATAATCATCAACGGCGCACCGTTTTGCATTGTCAAACCGCCACCGCCACCAGTACCAACAGCAGCGCCAGCACCACTACCGAGTTTCGAAGCGCCCAACGCATTAGGCCGCGCAATTGTGAGGTTCATAGGTTCTGCCATAAGCATGCCCATATATTCCTCTTCCATTAATCCCCAAAGCAGCAGGGCCATTGCACGCCAGTTATCGTCGGTATATCCGTCGCCTTTCCCTACGCCTTTCAACTGATCTTTAATCGTGAACATTTGTTTGAACAAGTGCGCCACGGGTTTGTCTTTGTAGAATGCGCGGTAATCCGAGTCGAGTGCATCCAACAATTTCGAAACTGTGATTTCTGATCGCGGTAGGCGAATGCTGCCCTGTTCCATACGTGTACGAACGCCGACCATATCCACGTATTTCAAGCTGTGCTGTTTGGCAATAAAAGACGGGATATCCTCGTTTGGATCGCCCATTTCCAATTCAGCATCGCTCAGCAATTTCAGACTGTTCCAGCGGTCGGCCAGAAGAACCTTTACGTTTCGCGCTTTCATGATTGGAACAATCACGTTGTCGTAAACGAGCGAGTGGTTAATCTTGAAACCCGGTAGCGGAATAATCTCACCTACAAGGTCTACACATAAATTAAAATCTTCGTCCAGTGTTCCGCCTGCAATCGAAAAACTGTTGTCGTTTAGACCGGCGTCGATTGCAAGGATCGAAGGCTTACCGCTCTTCTTGATCTTGTCGATTTCACCGAACATATACGACTGACCAGCACGCTTGCTGTTGCGAAATGCAGCGTGCATTTTCAATGCGTTTTTTCGCATTGTGTCTTCGCAATCCATGATGAACTTGTGGTTAGACAGGAACGGGTTCGAAATCAGTGGTGGGTTTGCACCAAAGTTTTTCTCTGCCGATTCCGGGTCTTTCCGATACGCTTCCATAATGAATGTGGAATTGCGTTTAAAGTTCGGGTTTACTTCCCACGTTGCACGATGGATACCGTGCATGGATCGCGATTCCTGCGCACGCGCAATCAGCACGTGAATCATATCGTTTTTTGCAGTCGGAGAACTTACGTTCATGGCGTAGGCCGGGAACACATCATCGTATCCCCGTTCAATCAATGCGTCTGCCGAAGTCCGTACCGTTGCAAGGCTGTTAGCCAATGCGTCGTAAACTTCGTAGGCGTTGATTTTAACTTTGCCCGAATCTTTTTCAGCGTCGAAGTATGCAATTTCGTCGATGGAAAAGAAGCAGCGCGTTCGCCCCCGCATTACCCGTTTGTCTGGCCCCATCGGGTGATATTGAAGTCCACGAACGCGGTAATCGACAAACGTATCAGTGAGTTTGAAAAGACGTTCACCGTAAACGTTTTCGTAATGCCGAAGCATGCCATGATATTGCTTGAACCAATTGGACTCAATGAGAGCGCCATAGAAGGGCGTCCACAGCGTATCCTTGGCTTGCGTGTACGTCAGCGCCGCAAACGTCCCTTGCAGCATCGTGGTACGCGACAGGCCGTAAAACTGTGCAGGTTTTTGCAGCTTTAAAAGTCGGTGTAAGTGATAGGGAGCCAGATAGGAACCAACGGTGTGTGACTTGCCGCTGTTGTGGCTCAAGATACCGCCCGTGATGAATTGGTGGGTCACGGGTAGCGTGAAATCGTAGGTCGCCATTTCACCAAGATTTTCGACGACTGCGATAGAGTCCGAGAATGTTCCTTTGCTCCAAATATCGGATTGCAAATTGTTGAACACTTCGTCTGTGAGTTGAATGCACGGCCCGATGATTTGGTGGGGATATCCGGCATTCAGTAAGAGGGCGCTAATATCACGCAATGCAGCCATTCCCACAAATACCCGGCGCGGTTCTGAGAACACGCCTTGCAGGAAAGATACAACGTCCTGTTCACGAGCAACGCGAAGTTGCAGCGGCAAGACACTATCGTAAAACGCACGGCCCGCTTCACGCGCTTTGCCGTACTTGCCTGCGCCGAAAACACGCTGACCATAATAAATCAAAAGTTCGTCGTCGATTTCTACGTCAGAAAGCTTTTTGAATTGCCCGCTGATTTCGATAGGGTGTTCGACAGTGCCAGTAACAGAAAAACCCATTGCCGTAATTACACGGACAACGGGTTCGGGCTTCGCATAGAAAAACTGCGAGGTATTTTCCATTACATCGCCGTTGTGAACTCCGAGCGTGAAGTCAGAAAAACCTTCAGGTGCATTCGGGTTTACTTCGTCAATGTGCAGCAGTCCGTGTTGGGTTAAAACCGGTGTGCTACCAATGACGCAACGCTGGCCCGCGTTAATTGCCAGTTCGTTGTAGTACGGCGCAATCTTTTTGCGGATCGCTTCAGAACGCCCCATCCCGCAATTCGGGCAAACGCCGTGGTGCAGGATGGAAACTTTACGCTCTAACTTTCCGTAGGTGTCGTCAACTTTGTGGCCGTGAAAAAACCACTCAAGATCGGAGCAACCTTTTTTGTAACAGATATCGTTGAACGCCGTCAGTCCCCAAATCAATTGTTCAAGGAATGGGCGTTCATCACCGATAGTTCCGAAGCGGTCATCCGTTACCCACGTATAGAAATTCGGTGCGAGCGGCAAATCACCGTCGTCGATTTTCATATCCTTGGGCACGATAACTTTCGAATCCATCAAATCACGAATTGTTTTTGCAATGTTGATTTCGCTGTCAACATCCATACTCGTGATTAAGTTGGCCGCGCTCTTACCCATGTTTTCGATATCGTCATGGACTACAGCGCGACCGTTTTGTTTCAGGCTGGTCAAATAATCAAATGGATTATCCTTTGTGACGATCAGCCGTTTGTCTTTGGATTTCTTTATAATCATCGTCGAGTACCTGTGACGCCCCACTGTGAAGTTGCGGGCGAAGGTTGCAGCGGAGTGCCGCCTTTTTCTGGTCGAATTCTTGCATGATTTGCTTCCCGTAATACTTCGATTTGTCTTCTTGCAACAACGCCCATGTCATGTTTCTGCATGGCATCCATTGTTTTTTCTGCAATAAGCTCAGTCATTTTCATGAGGTAGGCATCTTGTAGTGCCGGACTCAAATTTGTGTTTTTCACAATTGTTGCAATCGCATCCAACCGTGAGACTGGAACGAATGCGCTAAGCAGCGCACCGTCCATTTCCAAGTCAATGTCGAGGCCGTCCCGAAGGGCAGCCTCCACGTATTCCGCTGCATCGTCTAACGCACTAAGCGTAGCCGCACTGGAATAGAACAACTTTTTAAACGCCGGGATTTTTCCAGACAACGTATCGTTAAATTCCGCCAGTTCGGAATCAGGTACTTCTACCTCATTCATCCCCAGCGGCATTTCAACTTCGTCGTAGTAATTAATTCCTTCGTGACGCGGTGATTCTGTTCGCGTCTCAGGAATCGACATGGTGACGCTATCCGCATAGCGCCATCCCGGTATCGTTGGATCAGCAAAGAAAACACCGTCGGGCACCGCTTGATGATCGACGTAGAAAATATCCTGCGTGGGGATAACGTCGCCGCTATCCACACGAGTATTTCCTGCAATTAATTCAATCTGCTCGTTCCGCGTTAACGGTATTTCAGGAGAGGGCGGGTGGCCCATCATCAGAACGGAGAAGTTTGGTTTTGCCTGTTTTCTTTTTCTTTTTAAGGGAAGGTTTAAGGTCTGTGATGATTTCGTCTCGACCGATTCCCTTGGTTTTCTTTTTCTTGAGCTTTTTAGGCCCGCTTTCATTTTCTGTTTCGTCGTCGAACTCAAGGTTGCCTCCACCGCCACCATCCATTGATTTCTCGCCGGGGTTACGCGCTGTCATAGTTGCGAAATCTTCTTCAAGTTCGAAGGCCATCAATTCGCCGTCACGGTCTTTAGAAACAACCACGGGAATTACTTTCAGTTCACGCTGTTCTGCTTTGGAATAGTTCCACTGCCAGAGTACGTCGGCGTGTTCTTTCATACCTTTCGAATATCGCAGTTTTTCGCTTTCGTCATCCAACTGTGCAAGCAGGATTACCAGCGCGCCGGTTTCTTGTGTGTAGTTCTTCGCCATACGTGCAGCGTCCATCAACGAACGCCACTGGTCTGCGCCTGCTTCTTCAGTCAACAAACCAACGTAGTCGATTACGATAACCTTGTAACCAAACGGCTTGGCAAGTTGCAAAGCTTCAGCCATCGACAGACCGCCTTTCGGGCTGTGCGTCGTGTAGTTAATGCCGTGCTTTTTACCGTGCGCCCGAAGCTTTTCATTTGCCTTCAGGATTTTCCGTTTGTCTTCCATCGTCAACTTGGCGTGCTTAAATCGCTTGAGCGGAATTCCGGTCATGTGCGACATGAGACGTTGCGTTTCTTGAATTTCCTGCATTTCCAAAGTGATTCGGAAAGTGCTCATGTTGTTTTCAAGATACATGTGACGACAGATGTTCATCGCGATAGTGGATTTACCACCGGATGTTGTACCGGCCAGAATTACCACACCACTGTCGGGGAAACCGCCGTTAGTTTTGTCGTATTCCGTGTAGCCGGTTTTGATACGTGGTAGCGTTTCGTTTCGACAAATTGCGTCGATGATTTCCTGACTGTTGCTGTCCGCACCGAAGTGCAGGAAAAACGCATCTTGTTGCTTCGCAGCGTTAGCCCTTGTGATCTGTTGCGTAATGTCCAACAGCAATGCTTCTGCTTCGACTGCCGGTTGTTCCAGCGTCTCCACAATTTTCAATGCAACATCACGCATGATCCGAATCTTTCGAAACTCTTCAAGAGTCTCTAAAGTTTCACGCATCTGCGATTTTTTCGCACACGGTTTTTCCCGTGTTTCTGCGAGTAGATCGCGAATGTCTTCGTCAAGGCTGGGGTCTTCTAGCAAACTCTTCCAGCTAATAATCTTGAACCGCTTTTTAGCCAGCTTTGAAATCCGCTCGAAAGCTTTTCGCATCACTGGCGTATGAAAGAGGTCTTTATTAAGTTTGCCGAGCCACAGAGTCCGCTGGTCTTCTGGAATCTTTTTGGTCGTTACTGTTAGCAACGCCCTTAGTTCCGCAGTTTGACTGTGAATCTGCATTTACTTACCTGCTAACGGGCGTCCGGTTGATTTTTCTGAATCTCTTTTAAATACTTTCTCCACGCCTGCGTTTTGCGGCGTTTCAGATTGATATGGCATGGCACGCTTTCGCCGTTCACTGGCGCCGGATGAATCCCGACGATATCCAGCAATTGCAGAGACGCGAGCGCGCAATCAAATTCAACCCGAGTGACGTTGTAACAGGTGTGCTTTAAGTCAGAAAATAGACGCACGTCAGTTTGGTTCTGCTGCACTTTTATCAGGTTGTAAAGTTCAACCATGACGTGCCGCTTATAGGACTCGGTAGCCTCAACTTTCCACAGCGAAAAAGCTTTCGACTCTCGGTCGATCAGTGCCGGTTCACGGGCTTTGACTTCCATCAAGCGTACTCCTTGTGCGCGATCAATGTGCTACCCACGTTTTGAACAAAGCGCATAAACGCTTCGCGAATAACGCCGAGGTAGGAAGCCAGAGCATTAAGGAAAGTCAGGTGCGAAACACGGCGTTGGAAATCCGCGTGATCGTCACCAACTTTGATGCTGCCTTTCTTCACGAGATAATCAGTAAACTTGTCGTCATTCGAACCGGCCATGATTTCCAGCGCGGTACGTTTGCGGCCCGTGAATTTATTCAGGATGCGCTCATACATGATTGTAGATTCAATGCTGCCGTGTTCGGAATGCACTGCACCTTCGCCCATGAGGCGGTCGAATTCGCTGTCGGAATCATCCACTTTCAGCGTTTGATTTTCAGACTGACAAATCAATTCGTATTTGTTGCCACCGAAACCATCGGCGCCAGCGTTGACCATGCGGCGGCGCTTTGTGGCCGTGTGCTTGTCACACAGGTTATTGGTTTCGTTCGTTGCAGCGCTACGCAAATAATTCAGAATGTACGCTTCTGGTTTCTTGGTCGGGATCAGCGAGTGGTATGCACGCAGAGCCTTGCAAGTTAGGTCGCCGTTGAAATCCGTCAGCGCCCCGTTTTCGCCTTTCACAACAAACCGCAACTTTGTGTAGACTTTCATTTTGATATGCTTCACGACTTTCGCGACGTAACTTTCAAACTTGTGCTTATCGACTTTCATCGCTTTGAAGGTCACGTCGTAAACCGTCAGGCCACGCGCTACGGCGTATTGCTTGACGCGATTTTTAACAGTGCGACGGGCGAACACTTCACGCATGGCGATAATGTCAGCGGCGCCGAGATACGCTTGCAGCTTTACATAAGTGTCCGCATTGTTCGGCATGAACGACAGGAACAGGGCTGCGTATTTCACGTTCAACGTAAGGTAACTTTTTTCCAACAATTTCAATCGCAAGTCTTTGCCGCTCATGCCCGTAGGCTTGAGGTCAATCGACTTAACGTTGGCCTGAAATTGAAAGGCAGTATTTACACCGGCCAGACACAGAATACATTCCTCAATTAAGCGCGCCCCGTCTTGGGTGTGAGGATCAATTCCGATTTGCGAAATGTATTTCACCAACATTATTTTGCACCCCCGCCACGTACACGCACAATCACATCGCCTTTTTTCACTTTCTCTTTATCGCCCTTGTCGCGTTTAACATCACGCTCAACAAAGTTCGACGGCTTGTCTACGCTGTAGCCTTCAGCGGCTTCCGCAACCAATTCAATCAGGTTCGGCAGACCGGCTTTGCGGGCCTTGCGAATGCTGTTACCAGCGAATACATCGTCAATGGTAGAAACGGCGCCGGTCGGCGTGCAATCCACCAGATTCAAATCGTACTCTTCTTCACAGCGGAAACGACGGGTGATTAGTGTTTCGGTGTCAGGGTCAACCAGAGCGCCTTTACGCAGCATTGCCGCGTGCATAACTGCAAACTCTTCCTCGGTGTGAATCACTGGACGGCAGTTCTCACCGTAGGTCAGCACGCAGCGACCATCGGCAGAAATCAGCTTGTAGTGTTTCGGATTTGCGTACAGGACAAACGCCTGCATAAAGTTCGAAATGTAATTGCGATTACCGGCCCCACGGTAACGCACAAAAACTTTCTGCATCACTGTCATTTTCTGTTTGCGTGTGCGGGCTTCGTTGAAGAACAAAATACCCATTGCCCTTAAAGCGTTATCAGGCATGTCACGCACGAGGTCGGCCAGCGCTTCCAGCTTAGCGGCCCCGAGATTACCAACTTCTTTTACATTTGGAATGAACTGCTGGCAAGGTTTTGAAGCCTTTGTTTTATCCAGCTTTGCACAAACTTTCTTATTACCCTCAATAAGAATTTCACATTCGAATCCACTGCAATCACCACAGCTTGGCGACACCTCTTTGAGTGCCATTTTTACCTTGCTGTTGATTCCCTTTTGAATGCTCATCTTCCAAATAGCCCCTAGTTCTCAAAGTTTCACTGATCGCAAGTAGCATCGCTTTTTCGAGCGAGCTTACATTCCTGTCCGCTTTAAACAGTTGCAGTGCTGTGTGCAATGCAGGGGGCGCTTTGAATTGCATGACGTATTGTTTCCCAACAACGGCTTCGTCAGACAAAATCGCCTCGACCAATATCTGTAGATACGGGCCTGCATTGTGTTCCATAGTCGGAGTTGACCAAAACTTCTTGTTCGATTTCCGACCTGTCTTTTTTCTTGCTACGATGGCAAGTGAATGCGCATGTAGCAAATTGTGACATTGTGCGCAGAGGGGGATTTGCAGGCTATTCTTTCCGCCAAGCGATTGTGGAATTGTGTGGTGCCAGTGCAACAAAGCAAACCACTTCTCACAAATCGTACAATCCCCTTCCTTGTAAAACTCTGTCACTTAGTACGAGCCGGAGTCGGACGCGTGCTTAAACGCGGCGCTTCGATGTTGTGGCGCGGGATATCCCACGTGACTTGAGTATTATTCAGCGTCTCGGCCAGCATTCTGCGGCTGTGTTCCGTGATTAGCCAAACAAGGGCAATACCCGGATTATTCGGATTACGAACAATCGTGTCAGATGCCATAACCAACTTCGTACCCGAACGTTTTGCAGCCACATTGATTTCACCAATGATATCAGTGATGGCGTCATTCAGTTCGTCTGAGTTCTTTACAGATTTCATACGCTGCTTGTCTTTGGTCAAACGCAGCGAATCTTTAATGCCAATCTTTGAAAGCTCGACACAAAGAAGCACTTGGTTTTCCAAAACGAGGAAGTGATCGCCAATGCGTGTAACTTGCAAATCGGCGTTTTCCAGTTTGCGCGGATTCTTGTATACGGCAATGTCTTTAAACACTGGCACAACAGGAAAACGAACAGCAGTGAACGCGTGTTGAATCGAACGGGGCAGGCGACGATTCAAATCTTTGTAAGACTCGGAAAGTGCAGCGTATTCGTCATCGTGTTTTTTCACGAGTTCGCGTTTCAGGCCGGAAGCTTTAGCCTTGTGTTGCGGATCAAGCGCTTCGCGAATTTCCAGATAGGTCGTGCGGTTCCACACGCAGTCTGGATCGCGTTTAGGTTTGGTTTGTCCTGCTTCAAGCGGGAGGTACGGTCGAATCGACCGCAATTGAGATACAGTGAAATTCAAGCTCAGGAAGCGCATCACGTCGAGGTCGATTTTAGTCGGCTCAATTTGAATGCCCATGATCTTTGTCGAACCCGGATCGAATGCTTCGATCAAACGTTCGATTTCTTCCTGCTTGTCTTCGTCCGCTTCGAACGTGGTGCGCACTGCTTCTTTGTTAGCAGCAGAAACACCGCCGTTAATTGCTTGGCGCAAACCAGCGTGCATAACACCCAATTGTTCCTTGGAGATTACGCGGATTTCAGTCAAGTTCTTGAACTGTTTATTGCGCAGACCTTCCGCCGTTTCTTTCGCCCACTTGTTAATGCGCGAAACCCACGACTTTGTGCCCGAGGGAAGGGAACCACCATTCATAAGGATGATGGCTTTGTTGGAAACTTCTGTAAGCTTTGCTGCAATTGCTGTTGGCGTGCGCAGTTGGTTTTCTGCCATGCCTTCTTCATACGCACTGAGGGCGTCAAGGATTTCGTCAAACACGGGTTGTTTCCTCATTTAAACGTAGGATAGGCCAAAAATCGGCCCGGTAATATGAAATTACCATTCGCGCTTTCGGTTCTTTCGCATGACTAACATGTATTCGTACATCGCCGGATGGTTTGGAATCCGAACGCTTACATGATAACCCGATTTCCGATAGCACAATACTGCACCTATATTCTTTTCCATCGCGTGTAGCATGATGGGAAAGTTACATTCCTTGCGTTCAATGAGTAAGTCGATTTGCTCCAACATTTTTGTAGCCACACCGAGGCGCTGATATTTTTCAAGCGTCACAACGTTGTGGATATAAACGCCGTCATTCGAACCGGTAGCCAAAATATAGCCAACCGTTTCATCCCCCACAGAAGCCACAACCGTAATGCTCCCCGCACGCGGAATGTGGTCTGCAATGTAACCAATTGAATCTGCGCATCCATTGGAAATAATCGACAGGCAAGTGAAATCAGCCCGTTGATAAATCCGATAATTGATATCCATATACCAATCCCTATTATTTGAAGCGTCAGTAATACGTTCTATTGGTTTGATTAGGAAAGCTTTTCTAACTTCCTCTAACCTGTGAGTGTGTAGCACTGAGGCAACGTCGCCCAGCCGGCACATTCTACCTAGAATCAATGACTTACGCAAGCTTACGGCTTAGAGGACGTTTCACCCCTACAGGCCACGCGGGCCGTGGGTCTGGCAGGGCGCGGAGGCTCTAGCACAGGTGTCTCCAGCCTGTCAAGCCGGGGCCGACGGGAGTACACGCCGCTTGTCACGCTTCATTCGTTCAATGCCCACTTTCAATTGAGCCGTTCGATATTCAGCGTCATTGAATTTCATCACTTCACTTTCGGGCAAATACTTTTGCTTCTTATATTCGTACCCGATTGCTTTGTAGAATTCGAACATGCCTGTAATGTTTTGGCATGGCAGGAAATAATTATTCAACTGGCAAACATTCGGGTCAGGATTCGGCACTGGTTTTTCGCGACCAATGATATCGCAAGTGGTTGCCCAACCTTCAATCAGCATTTCGTAATCCTGCTGATCTTTCAATTGATACCAAACCACATCATCACGCGGCGCACAAATTCGCGCACCCGCTGGCCCTTTCAATTTCAGATGCGGCCATGCGCGGTAAATTTCTCTTTCGCGATAAGCCTGATAGCTGGTGACACTGCGATAAAATCCATCGTCGGAGAATTCAGGCAAGGTCAAACGGAACGCACGCAAATCAACGTGTCCGCATTTTTCAATTGCGTAGTAAGTGGCTGGCATAACATTTCCTCAGTAGCATGAGATAAACATTTTGGTTTCGGTGCCGCACTGGTAAGTTCTTTCGTTCTTCGGTTTATGGAGCTTGCCGCACATAGAGCTTTCGGCCTGCGCTTTTTCGTGGGTCAACACACAGTTAGGATGCGCCCGTAAGTAAACGCTTTCATCGTCGAAGTATCGCATCAGATAAATAACCGCGAAGCATACGATGATGGCGATAACGCAGCCGGATATAGACGTTTGAGTTTTTGCCATTTGCCATATCCCATAAATGGAAATAGGGCACCACGAGGGCACCCTATCCAATGTAACTTATTCCGCGTCTTCCTCACCGTTATCGGTGGCGGCAGCTTTAGCGGCTTTTTTGGTGTGCGAGTTTTTAATCTGGTCGAGGTACAAATCGTAGCCTTTACCCGATTCAATTTGCTTGCGGCACCATTCGTAAATCCGAACTGGTTTATCGAGGCCCAACTTCTTGCAGCCTTTCAACATCAGTTCTTTGTTACCGTCTACCATCGCTTTAAATTCCATCCACGACAGCACTTTACCTTTGAACGGTGTGCCATCTGCGAATTTCATTTTGTTACGCTGGCCGGAAACTTGGCCGGTTTCTTTCAGGTATGTGTAGCAATCCCATACCCGGTCAAAACCCAAACCTTCGCCGTTTTCGTTAGCCACGTACAGACGCATTGTCATGTTCGCTTTTTGTGGGCCACCGAGTTTATTTTTGAAGGCGTGACATTTGATGTAACGATAGGTGTCGATACCTTCGCCGGAAAGCGACGGCTCTTCTTCCATCATGCCTTTGCCATGCGGGATAGAAACCGGAGTCATACGGAAACGCGCATCTGCGAAGAATCGTAGTGCAGTACCGCACGGCTCTTTTTTATCTGGCCCGTACATTGCCATTGGAACTTCACGCAATTGGTTAATGCCCAATACCAATACGCGTTTTTCTTTCATGCGGCCTTTAACACGTTTGATGCCATCGGCAAACATACGCGCTTGCGAAGCCAGACCGTCTTTACCTTCCTCGTTATCGTCAGCGCGACGGGAAAGCATAGCCGGGTAAGAGTCAACAAGGAACACAGCTTGCGGCAAACCATGCGGCGCCGGAACTTTGAATTTGTTGTACTTCTTGAAATACTTCGCGTCGTACAAACCCTTGCAGAGTTTCTGATTCGACTTCGTGTTTTCGTAGATGTAATAGTATTCACCATCAATCTGCAAAACAGACGGCAAAGTCTTGAGAACTTTTGCCAGACCATCGAAGAAATCTTCACCTACAGCCGGAGCGTAATAACGGATGCGAGGACGGACAATATAATTGCCTTCCTTATCCTGCACGCCGAAAACTTCTTCAGCTTGTGCAGCTTTTCCGTTGCCGTTGTATTTCCACATCTGGTTCGCGTACTCAGCAGAGAACGAACCTTCGTAGTCGAAGAAAAACGCTTTACCACGGAAATCTTGCTTACGGATAATGGAACCCATCACCGTTGTAGCGAGTGTGGTTTTACACGATTGTTCTTCGCCGTAGAATGTGTACCAACCACCAGCAACCAAACCGCCAGCCATCATCAGGTTTACGCAGAGCATACCTGTGTCTAGGCGATCTTCTTTTTCGTTTACAGACATAGAGGTCAGTCCGACCTTTTTCTCCATGTCGTCAATTTCTGCTTCGAGGTTCGCATATGGATCGAACACCGGGCCGGACGCTTTTACCACCGCTAACTTCTTTTTCTCCGCAGCCGCAGCCTTGGGGGAAAGATCGAGCTTTTTAGATTTTACAACCGCTTTTGGCATAGAGTCTCCAAGGTAAGTGGGGCTACCGAAATAGCCCCGAAGAAATCACAGGTTATTCATCATCCCAGGCGTGCTGGGGGTGGTACAAGATATCGGCGACGGCTCCTTGCTCGACG